CCTCGAGGCCGAAAAGTTTCACAAAAATAGTCTATTTTTATGGTTGCAGTTTTTGGAGACCATCAATTACATCACTGGTTTGCAGCCACAAGTTTAATTTCCTTGCACACTGGGAAATCCGAAAATAGTGGTTACTGGAGGGTGAAAATGTGCGATACAAGGATTCAAGGGTCTCAAACAGATCGTCAATATCGTGGAACTGATAGTATCCGACGGTAGTCAAAGGCAGACATGGCAACGCATAGTTTTTGATGATGATGCCGCCTCCTTGTGCGATTTTCATAAAGTATGCAAAGATCTCTGTTTCCTTAAATGCTACCTCGTCGTATCCCAAGATACAGTCTACAAGCATCCATATGTGATCGGAAACGTCGTGCATATTATATGCATAATGATCGTGTGATATCCTTATGACACTATGTAAAAATGATAAACCCAATGCGAATATTTGTCAATGTGTAGCTGCACGTAGTGAAAATCGCAGTATCAGATAAAGTGCGGCGTACGGACAAACTGCAATGCGCGCCCAACCCCGATGTGTTTAAGCATAGTTTGATAACGTGACACCTTCGGACCTGGCCAGGGTCAAGGGATGGTGCACAATATAGACGGACATATTATTCTTATATCGTTTTCATCAGATAGTGCCAAGACTAAACTCCCGAATCACTTGCAAGATGCTGGCATCCAAACCTGCGACATCTAGCATTCCACGGTCCATAGGATCGGCGATGGACACGGATGTTGCGGATGTAGCTAAGACGATTAGTTTTGCATTGGGGTTGACCTCGTCGCGATATGTTTGTAACAGTTTGTGTGGCGGAACAGAGTTGCAGTTTGTTTCAGAGTCTGTGATGACAACGAAGACATCCACCTCCCATTTGTTATCCAGTGCATATTGGATCGGTAAACTACAATCGGTTGTACCAAATTGCATAGCTGCACATCTCTTGATCACTTTATCCAAATCGTCGTTCTCCTGGATGTTGAAAGGAACAAACTTGTCTTGGAAACACATGGTCTTTACATATGGTTCGCGCTTCACCATCGTCAACGCGATTGCACATGCCGCTTCCCGTGCTGTGAGGGTACGCATCCCACAACACATAGAGTGCCCCATGGAACCACTTACATCCAGCGCAACCAAGAAGCGCTTTGACGACGGCATTACATTCGCAAAGGCTACATGGAATGCGCTTTGAAGGGAAGCCTTGAGAACCTCGTCGTCCACCATCTTCATTGCTTGAAGGATTTGCAAGGGATGCACGCGACTAGCTTTGATCGCAGCTTCGGATCCGATAGAGGATGCAAGACGGTTCGTGTCAATAGATAGCTTGCACATCCGCGACAAGTTGCGCAACATGGCATGGTAAGGCATACCATTCTCAATGAATTGTTCCCAAATAGCAGGACATTTGAGTAGCTTTTGGTTGCCTACGTGTTCCCATCCAAACCGATAGTCGCGGATGTATGTGCGGGCGTGATCTTCATTGGAAGTGTACCGAAGTTCATGTGCCGCTTGCAGGTATCCGTGCAAGCTGCTAAACGTATGTACATTCCACTTGTCTGTAACATAGGCAAACACCTCATTATATTCCACTTCCTGTGGCGAGGGATGCACCAACCGCAGGATGTCCTTTGGTGTATAGCCACCACGGTTCTTGTATTTGGTAAACTGGTAGGCCAGATCATGCGGTGAATGGGCAAAGATCCACTCAGATATGCAACGACGCGTGTTGCTACCCCAGCTCAGGTTTGGCATATAGGACAGGAACTCGGCAAGTGTGGAGAAGGTACGGCAGATCTTGACAAGAAAGTGGCGGAAGATGATGTGCCGATAGGCGTCGGAGTATTCCGCAATCTTTGCAAGGGCGTATAGACCATACGATTGTTTTGGAGCACGGCCTTCATCCGATACCTTACAAATGTATTGTATCATGTCTCCGCCTCGGCCTGCATCCATAAGGCGCGTGATTGCACCGCATGCCATGTCTTTGAGGCTTGTGCCAGGAACATAGCATGAGCTTTCCGATCCAAGGATCACAAATCTGCAGAACTGGGACCAATCATCAACATGGAAGGAGAATCCACCAGAATTGTTCGCTTCCATGATTCTGATCATAAAACAAAAAATGTCCTTAAATGTCTACTTGCGCTTTCCCTTACCACCTTCCGAGCTAAACAGCCCACCTAGCGCATCAACAAGCCCATCAACTGCCACCCGTCCCACCTCCAAGCCTGCACCCGCCTTCACGTACTGTCCGAAATGGGTAGCGTCCTTCACAATCACGGGTTTGTCTTCCTCGTTCGCAGGCATGCGCTGGTACACTACCTTCTGCTTTGTACCTTCTTTGGATGCATACATAGCCTCATCAGCAATTTCCTTCATCTTGTCAAACGCAACAAACTTCTGACCGACAAGCTTGCTGCCATTGTATTTCTTCACCAAATCACCATCGGGAATGTTGTCACCATCAATGTCTATCTTTTCAATCACAAAACGATAAGGCATTCTATATATTACGGTGATTAATGTTTCCACCTATGACCACAAGAGATGCAACGGAAGAATGCGGTCATGGGCTCATCTGCAGAGCGGATCTGTTTCTCGTAGTAACTGATCTTGTTCTTCTTGCACTTGCCACAAATGACCTTGTCTGTCATGGACACCTCTGTAATTTCGTAGGCGACCTTGTTGCGGAGTAGCTCTTGCTCGATGATACTCCTCCACTTGTCGGGATAGAGAACATCGGGTGACATGTATGCAATCTCGTGCGGCTTGAACTCATTCTCGTGAAGCCGTTCCATCAAACGCGTGTTTTGAATGTAGCTGTTCTTTTTGAGGTTTGCATAGATGCTACGAGCCTTGGACACGTAGACCTCGCGAAAGAGTTCAAACTGCCACGAACAGATGATGTTGTTGTCTTTGGCATAATCAATCGTAGCATTGAGAATGCCGATCTCCAGATCTTGCGCTTGAATTGGCGTCAGTCCGATGCCTTCAAAGAGCGTCCTTGTTTTTTCGCGATGATCGGAAGCATTCGTCGTCATAGTTACCCGTGGTATGGTAGGTCTCTTGGATCAATTTTTTGGGTATTTACTTAAGCACTTTTTGCTATAAAAAATGAAGCGCGACGAAAGCATACGTCGGAATACGATGGAGATTGAATCCTTGCTTACCGAGTCTACGAACCTTGTAGAGGTGTACGTTTGCCCGACAAAGGTCGACTATGCTACCAAGCAGTGGGTCAATGTCGGATGGAATGCACCTTACAAGCTCGGCACTGGATTTGGAGTTGGAAACAAGCAAGAGCTCAAAGAATATCATCATCGGGATCTGACATACATGTACGACCTTGCGAATGACGGTCAACGGGCATATCGGAAACTTGCTCAGAACGAGGCCGCACATCGGAGCATGTATGCAGTATCCTATTTGGAGGAGACCGTACCAACACATCGCTTTCCATGCACTCAAGAGGTAGCCCACGAGGACACCATTGTTCGTACCACGTACCGCATCAACAACCGAATCCACTTCATCCACGATACGGACAAGAACCAAAACAACTACTATTACTTCCGTTATCAACATTCGGATAATGTAGATCTAAAAAAGATTCAAAGTGACTTCAATAAGTCTTGTGGTTACCTGCGCAAGATTGGTATGGTGCAGTAGACATCTTATGCCTGTGAGATAGGCTCGTATTTTTGGAACTTGTCATTGAACTTGCACATGAATGGGATGCTAATCGTGACGGTAAGGTCCTTGAACACCTTCCGCAGCATACGACTGGTAGCAAGGGTTGGTACATGTGCAACACCCAACTTGTTGCTACCATTTTGTGCTGCGTAAATATCGTATACATCGGGATTCTCTGTCTTGCGCAACCACATGACGCTCTCTCCTTCCTTGGGCGCATTGGCGATGATGGTCGGTTGGGACACCTGCTTGCGCGTAGGTGATGGTACGTCGTCCTCCTTCTTCTCACGGAACTCAGGGTTGTCTTTCACCTTACGGTGCACCTCCTTGATCACGGAATCATCAAAGTTGTACAGTTTGGGCTTGTATTGCAGGAAGAAGGGCCAATAGTAGATGCCACGGTTTGTGTATGGAAGCTTCTCCGAGAGCGCAATGAGATTGTCAAGGCCGTCTGTGGTTGCATAGCAATAGCACTTGACCTGGTACGTGCACACGTCAATGAAGGGGTCTGGGCGATAGGAATCAAGAATGGAGTATGCGTGCTCGAGCCGTTTGGGAAGTGGGATATCTTTGAGATACTTGCCCTTGTAACCAATAACATCATTGATGAGGAACAGCCATTGGCCCATCTTGTCCTTTACCATCTCACCCTCCATTACGGTTCCATCAAAGATCGCCTCATCAAACATGCCACGTGCCAGAATGATGCGGGGCTTCTGGTATCCTGGCTGGACCTTCTTGTCAATATAGTAAATGATGGGGACATCTTCATACCTGGAGAAGTAGATGTAGTACGGGTTGCCATTGCTACGTAGGCATGCCAGGTGTGGGGCCCTGTAAACATGTTTCACAGTCTCCTCTGTGAGACTATGCCAATGTCTCTGAAGGATCTTGATTTGGTACAAGCTCTCCAGTTGGTTCAGGATAACATCTTTTGTGTCCGACGACTTGATGTTGTAGGCGACACGGTCGCAAAACGAGATAACACCTGTATGCATGATACACACGGAGTGATAAAACAAACAAGTTTCATTTTTTAGCAGTTAAATTCTTAAGCCAACTTCATGTTATTCTTCCGCACAGCTACGCACATCGGCACGTCCACGATGGGAAGGTCGGTGGAAGGTGGCTTACTGTAGGGGCAGTCAGAGATGAACTTCACGGGGTAGTCCTCTGGCACAGACTCCCGTGCGGGCTCGTAATACCCATCCAACATTTGACGGCTGGCTTCGCGCTCCTTGTCCTCGGCCGTCCGTTGTTGTTCTTGCGGATCCATCAGGCGTGGGTGATATGCTTGTGCATTGGCCTGAATAGGAGTCCGCAAGATATTGGGTAAGATTACAAATAGGAAAAACACTACCGCAAGCACGATAAGAAAAGCCCAAAATGCATCCATATTATCTCTAAACAAGTGTTACATATGTTTCTTGATAGCCTCTTCAATCTTGCCAACGTTCAGCCCCACCACCATGTCCACCAATGCACCATCCTTGCAGAACAACAAGGTGGGTAGGGCGGACACCTCACACCCACCGCCCACGAACTTGATGGAAGCAGGATCCACCTCGTCCACGTTCAGCTTGTAGATGTGAACCTGAGGGAACACCTTTTGAAACTGGTCAAGGACAGGTGCCAGTGTGCGGCACGGACCACACCAAGGAGCATAGCAATCAATGATCGTCAGAGAAGGGGCGGAGATTGCAAGATGTACGGCATCAATGTTGAGAAGTTCAGCAACCATTTGTATTCTTTCCGCAGAAGTAAATTCCTAATCATCATCCGCAATGAATGTGTACTTCTTTGTGGTAGCCTGATCTTCTTCTTGAGGTTCTTCATATCCACACACCTCGTACCCGTTTTTCTTATAGAACTGGATCCTACGGAAACCTTGGTTATTAAAGAGGGAGAAGTTGTCCCATATGTCAATCACTAGCGGCACATACTTCCGCTCGTGTGGTTTCTGACGCTGAATCCTTCCCACTGGTTGTTCAATGGATGATACGGGGGACGCTAGCACGAGGGTATTCAGAGATGGCACATCAAAGCCCTCTGCCGCAATGTGGTAGGTAGCAAGGATGAAGTCTTTTGTCTCACTCTTTTTGAGTTCATCTTGGCTCATTCCACCTACATAGTAGCCAGTGGTGCCAAGGTTCTTTGCCTTGATCATCTTTCGGAGTGTCTCTAGGTGGTTGCGGCGCTCGCTTAGTAGGATGACTTGCCGCCCAGGTTCTTCCTTCTTGATGTCTACAAGGGTATCAATGATGAGTTGGTTCCGTGGTTCAAATGCGCAGATAGCATTGATCATTTGAGCTACATTTCGTTTGCCATTGTACATGTGGATCTCACGGCCATATGATGGGTTTGGATCATAGAATCGCTTCACGATCACCTTTAGCTGGTTGTCGCTCCGTTTGCGGACTTCGTACACTGGCTTGCCGATGTGCCACTCAAACACCTTTCGTAGGCCATCCTTCCGATTGGGAGTTGCCGAAAGTCCAAGTGTCCTTTTACAAACGATACGTGGAAGGGCACGACTGAACACTTCCGCACCAATGTGGTGGACCTCATCTATTACCACGAATCCAAAGTCGCGGAAGATAGAAGCGTCGTACTCGCGCATAGCCAGGCTTTGAAGGCTTGCAATCACGATGTCCTTTCCATCAACATCCACCTTGCTTTGTTTGATGGTGCCCACAGATGCCTTGGGCACATATTGTGCAATCCGCTCCTTCCACTGGTCCATCAAGAACCCCTTGTGGCAAATGATGAGGGTCTTCTTCTTGAATACGGTACTAAGGTAGAGAGCTAGAACCGTCTTTCCAAACCCGCATGGTAACACAAGCAGTCCTCCCCCGCGCACAGGGTCATTGGCCGCCTCCACAAAGCGTTGGATAGGTTCGTCTTGTTCGGCGCGGGGCTTTCCCTCAAAAACAAGTCCAGGTGCGTCCACGCCGTCGCGCAGAGTGACTTTGGAAGGCGCCCCAAACTGCTGTAGCCCGAAAACCTTTGGGATGTAAATCCATGTGCTATCTTCTCGGTAGACTGGGAAAGGTTCCGCATCTGCGTTTGGCATATCAGGATTGACCTTGGGTTTGGCCATCAAAGTTTCCTTCAGGTAGGACACAAGCTCTTCATTGCCCTCTTTTTCAATGGCATAGCCCTTGGAGCACAGCCACTTGCGTGTGGGCTCGTCAAATGCACGACCTTTCATAGGATCCCTGACCACCAACTATATCTCTTATCAAATTTTGTATAAGCTTTAAGTTAGAGTACACATGCTGTTTCGGTTAATCGCACTTGCTTTGCTGTTGGTGCTTACACTTACGCCCACCAGGTACCTGAATGTGTTCAAGCGCCCCGACATCCAGTTCGTTGCAGCTACATTTACGGTATTGGTTTTGGTGGTGTATGACGTTTACGCGGGACTTGTGTTAAGCTTGGGTCTAGTGGTCTTGTACTTCCGTCTATACAGGCAAGACGTAGCCTTCCTGGACACTCAGGATGTGCGTAGCAAGGGACCTATGGCCAACTTGGTAGGCAAGTACCTCACACCCGAGCATCTCCAACGCGCCCAGGACAATGTGGTGGATAAGGCCGATTTTGACACAGAGATTGTTGGTATCAAGGGCGTTTATGGCGAACCCGTGTATGGCGCCCAGGGTCTTGATAACAGCATGCCTGGACTAGAAAAACCGAAAACATTGTCGGGGTCATCATTTGAGCTTTAGTTCACGTTGGGTTCAATATAATCTTGAACGGGCCCTGGTACGTAACTCGAGCGGCCGCGCAAACGTTGTGAAGCCTTGATGGAGAAGACAATGATGAGGATGATGCACATGATACTTATCATCACCGAGCTTCCCATAAAGATGCGGAACATTAGGGGACTCAGTTTCCCTCGTTGCAAGGCAATGAATGCTACCATCTCCACAGAGTACAAGAAGACAACAACAGACAACACAACTATAAACAATAGTTTTTCCTTTTGGTAGCTCCACAAGAACAACCAAGTAATCAGCATGGCTAGAACCATCAACCCGATTCCCATGAAGATGCTTCCCACAATAGATGTGCTTTCCGATTCCGAGACAAATTGTTCAATGCCATTAGTGTTTGACAACTTTTGTTTCAGAATTGGTTCGAATTCGCTGGGCATGACGTCTATAACCTGAAAACATTTCTTTTTGTTGTGTAATGAAAGAGCCTATCCTATTAGGGTTGTTATTGGGCTTATGTATCTTGTTGCTTGGGGCGGTGATTGTTATTGGTTGGCTGTACACAATCCAAGTGCAAACGAAGCAACAAGCCGCCGAGACCAAGATTGTGTTTGTAGAGAAAGAGGTAGCTACACCACAGCGGGAAACTTCAGGGATGCCTATATACCCCGCGAAAGACCCAGTGTATCCTTTGCGGACAGTGGATACTGACTTCCAACAGATCGGGACGCTGACCAACATGGACGACAAGGAGCCATTGATCTTGCCCTTGTTTGGTCGACCCATGCCAACTCGGAAAGAAAGGTGGGAATACTACACTGCGACAGATAAGTATCACATGTTGAAGATCCCTGTCATGTTCGAACAACGTGACTGTCTAGAGGAAGTGGGATGCCGAGAGGTTTACAACAAGGATGCCGTTTTCATTCCTGCGTATCAAAAGGAGTTCAAGGTGCAACTATACAAGTACCGCGATATGAACTACAACCCGAACTTCCAAGTCACGGCGTAGACAACGACACCTAGCAACAAGCTGCGCACAAGGATATCATACCGTTCAAGCAGAGCTAGTTTGGGCACTTTGGTGTAAAGCACTTCCAATGTCTTAGGGAAGAACAAAACGAGTGCGGCAAAGGCAACTAGAGCAGCGTGGTAAAGGATAGTCGGTTCATAAAGCTTCTTTTTCTGTTTCTTCACAGGGATAGGGACCAATGGCTGGGGAGGGGCGACGGGTTGCATAGGAGGAGGCATAGGCATCGTGGGAGCGATGTTAGCTTTGGTAGCTGTTTGGACCTCCTGCTCCATCTCTTGTAGAACATTCAACACTTCAGGATCGTCGGGAAGGCTAGCAGTCACAGGTGGCTTTCCATTCGGTAACTGATGGATAGGGGTGCTCATGGACGACATGCTTATACAGAATCATGACAAAGAAAATAGGTTGGTAATTACGCAGATTCACAAGGCACGACAGAAGGAACGTACTTGTAGCAACTGCCATTCACGATGTAATAGTATTCCTTGATGTCCTTCATGGGGGGTGGCTTGATTACGACGCACTGGTGGTCCTTACATGCCCGTTGGAACATCATGGATAATGCGACACCAAACAAAGCGGAAACCATAATGGAACCGACGCGCGTATAGAACAGGCGGTTGACGACCCTTTGCACTCCGTTTGGATTTGGGCGAAAGAACATTCCTCTGATGATCCCTCAGAAAAAATAGGTTTACTCCACAATGGGTTGCGGTTTGATCTTGGTTTTGTCCTTGGGGCATTCCGTCTTCTGGGCCTGGAATACGAAGCACGTATCCGCACTATCTTTGTAGACTACCTTGCCAGCATTGAACGGCGTGGGGAACTTGACGATCTCCTTCACAGCAGGTGTTTTAAGGTAGGTGTACATGATGCCTATACCAAACGCAATAAAGAACGCGACGAAATGAAAATGAAACTTGTGTTCCTCCATCTAATGTAATCTGATATTTTTGGTGTATATGCGTTCTTGTTCTACACCATCCTTCAATACCTCGGGAACCTGGAGACGGATCCAGTTGTGTAGAGCCTGAGCCTTCCGACCTTGTGGCGACTGCATCCAAGTGTCCCATAGTCGTGCTTTTTCGGTGCAGTACTCTTCGTATTGTTGATGCCGTTCGGCACGAGGCAGCTCAATCCGCGTCATGTATTTCTCATGGGCGACGGCTTCCTTGGAGGCAACATCCTCTACATGAGTCCGCCATTCCGAGAAAGTAGCACCAACCACTTCGGCTGGCACTTTCGCATCATTTGCAACGTGGTCCAACAATGCCCTAGTAAACTTGTTCACCAACATCCCTATACTACAAAGAGAAGTGTAAAAATGATTAACCGCGCATCGTAGGCCAGGGCATGGTATCCTCAAACAGGCTTTTGAAGTGTCGTGACACACTCTGATCACTAGACAATTGTTCCTCGTAAAGAGAGCGGGGAATGTACTTGACCTCTACCTTCGGTTCAGGGCATGTTGTTTTCTGATCATAGTACCCTTGAACAAGTAGGAACATCCCGACGAATAACAAAAAAATCGCGATTGCGTTCATACCTCTATTAATCTACATACATTACTTCTGTTCATCTTCCTGCCGCGATGTCCAAGTGTCTTGCTTGGATAGTTCCTCCACGATGGCCGATGTGGTGGTGGTGCGTTCTTTCTTACGCTCTTCGTAGATCTTGTCCTTCAGGGCCATGTTCTCCTTGAACTGCTTCATGAAGGTGTTCAGTTGGGTTTCGGCGTACTCTTGGTTTTGGATATCCTCGGGGTTGGGAGACCAAGGGCACCAGCATCCCACCTGACCAATAAAGATGTCAAACTTGTCGCCCATCCGCTTGAGCACCTCGGCACGGGTTTGAGCCTCCTTCAGGGTATCAAACACACCACGAACCTTGATGCCACGAACCGAAGTGCGGAATTCGTTCTGTTCATGGAACTCTTTCTCAAGGCGGTCCGAGTGCGATTGCTTGAAGAAACGGTAGTCGTCTTGGAGCACGCTGGCATCAAACATGTGAGGGTACGAGTCTTTCAGGTTCTTGAGGACCTGGCCAACCTCGGGGAACTTCTCGGTCACCTCATCGGCGACCTTGTTGATATCCGCGACAAAGCTCTTCACGTACTCTTGGAAACAGTACACCTCCTTGTTCGCCAGCAGGTCCTCGGGGGACAGGAATGAAAGGCACACGTAGTTTTGTCCACGGAGCACGGGATCCTCCTCTAAGTAATCTTGTTCTTTGGTGGGTACAAGGGTCATTTACAGGTCGACCTCGTGTAAACCTTAAATACTTTTGTCAGAATGCATAGTAATGCTGACCATTTCAAAGCGCGACGTGCACGTTTGGGTGCTAAGTTTACCAAATAGTCAGCGCCGCAGTGTCATGTCCGAGCGTCTAGGGAAACACAACGTTCCTTTCCAATTTATGGATGGTGTATTGGTGGACATGGAGGATCTAGAGGCGGAGATGCAACGGCACTCGGAGTTGCTGCGGGTCCCTTTGCCAAGTACGTCCAAATTGCCGAAAGGTGATCTCGGATGCTTGCTTGCGTACTTGCACATGTGCCGTCGGATTGTGGATGAGGCGTTGCCATGGGTATTAATCCTAGAGGATGACGTTTTCTTTAATCCCAAGTTTGCCGACCATATTGCTACCATGAATCTTGCAGACTACATATGCAGTGATTGGACGTTTGTACACCCCAACTATGGTTATAGCACCCTTGGCCAAGTAGTGACATATGTTGGGGCAAAGAAAGTTCTAAAACGGGCGGGCGACATACTCCGAGTTGGTTTAGCAATAGACCTTGCGCTCTTCAGTGACTTGTTGTCGGAGCTACATTATGCCGTTTGTTATGGAACCGACAATTGGTTGGTAGACCAAGATACCCCGTACAATGAAAAGGAGTTCTCAGAAAGGATGCAATTGAACGAGTCCTAAAGATTTTTTCTAACTGATTATTATAGAAAATGGACTACACCTTTGATACTCAAGAAATGTTTACCCGTCTGGTTAAGTACCTGATGGAGGGTCTGGTTGTCGGTATTGTTGCCGCCGTCCTTCCTTCCAAGAGCCTCTCGTTCCAGGAGATCCTGCTGCTGGCTCTTACCGCCGCCTCGATCTTCGCCATCCTGGACCTTGTTGCCCCCGCCATCGGTGCCAGCGCTCGCCAAGGTGTTGGTCTAGCTACTGGCTTCGGCGTCATGGGCTTCCCCTAAACTAGCACACTTCTTTCCGTCGTTTTTGTAGCTCAAAGAGACTTCTTGAATTCCCAACCCAAATCCGCACAAATGTTCTTGAAGATCTGGTCTTGTACATACAGTTTTTCCCTTGACTTGAGGAGTGGGAAATATTGGAGGTACTCGTCCATCCCCAGAAGTTGGAAGAACTTGTACAACACATAGCTGTAGCTCAAGAAGTTCTTGCGATCCCGAGGGCAATGCTTCAAGAAAGGCCCTTGGATCTCCTTGAACATGCTGCACAGCTTCTCCTCCAGTTCTGGTGGGAAGTGTGGTGTCGGAACACCGTTGATTCGGTTGATGATGTAGTTGATATGTTCGTAGTACTTGTTGATCTTCAACTTCTTTAGGATTTCCCGCATCTTTGTGTACGTGATCTTCTTGGTATCTGTGATCTTCTCTTTCCGAATCTCGGACAAGATCTTCTCGAAGACCTCCTCAGGAATATCCGTGGACTCCTTGCCCTGAATCTGGGCACACCATTCTTTGCAATCCCATTGTATTTCTACAACGGCCCGACTATATCTTAAGCTATCATCGATGCTTGCTAGGCATCTCAAACCCATTCCCATATAGTCTGTGGGCGTTCCCCGTGAGCTAGCATAGCGCTTTTAGGGGCTTCGCTGCGGATTACCCAATCCTTGACGTTTTTACCGTTGGGTTCGGTCATTACCCGAGTTCCTTGTTACAGTTTCCCGCAACAAGTGGTAGTCAAGGCTCTAAGGGACTTCCCGCGTGAGGTTTATACTCCTCAAGAGAATGTCGCGGAACTCACGTTCCACTAGCAGGTAGCACACATTTCATGCCTGCTGTTCCACTCCAAAGAATTAAAGTGGTTGATACGTTTGTAGCTAAAGTGTGAGGCTTCTTTGCTCGGTTGCCGTAGGATCGGTCGGTTTTGCTCGACAAGCAAAAGTTCTTGGTATCCGCATTGGGAACATACCATAATCCCGTCTTGCTGGAGGCAGATGAGCGGAAGTTGACATTCTTCACAAATCCCGAGATGCTCGTAGTTCTTTTTCCGTACATAGCTGGAATCCACGGCAGCGAGGTACTCATCTACAAGTGACGATTTGTCCAAGCCTTGTGTAGTAACAGGAGGAGGCATAGATGGGCTCGGTCCTGGACTGAACACGTCATCCTCGTCTTTTGCTTCCGACGGTGTGATGTGCAATGCCTCCAAGATACTCCGTGAAGAAACTGGCAACAACTTCTTGCGCCCCTTGGTTGCCCGTACGGGTGCCAACGAGATAGATTGTGTGTTTGTGTAAGTCACTTGGTTTTCCAATAGGTCGTAGTACTGGAACAAGATCTTTGCCGTATCCTCGTAGTATTCCACTTCATCCCGACTATCCCGTAGATAATGGATACTCTTGTCCAAGATGCGGACCCGCTCCCGCATGAAGATATTACTAGACCAAGCTACGTCATAATCTTCGGTGTCAATCAGGCATGCGCCTTTCATGTCTTGGATCATGTCTTCGTATTGGCGGACCTGTTGGAGAAGATATTCCCGTTCATCAATCATTTGCTTCAATTGTTCCCGTCTCTCGGAGAGTTGCAAAATCATGTTTTGGTGTTTTGCATCCAAGGTGGACGCCTCTTTGGAGTTTTGCGAAGTGACTATTCGTTTCTTGGAGCTTTTTTCTTTAAACATATACTCGGAGGTTCCATAATTCTTAAGTCGGCACCCAAAAATTCCGTAAAAATATTTTCTTGATTATAAGTATACAAAAACAATGGGAGGAGGATTGCTACAACTCGTCGCTTACGGTGCTCAGGATGTTTACCTCACTGGTAACCCCCAGATCACCTTCTTCAAGGTGGTCTACCGCCGCCACACTAACTTCTCGATGGAAGCCATCGAGCAGACCTTCAACGGCAGTGCTGGCTTCGGCAAGCGCGTGACTTGCCAGATCAGCCGTAACGGTGATTTGATCAACCGCATCTACCTACAGGTTACCCTGCCCACCGTGTCGGGTGCCCAATGGGTTGACTGGGTTGGCCTCAAGCTGATCAAGAACGTTGAGATCGAAATCGGTGGTCAACGCATTGACAAGCACTACGCCGACTGGATGTACATCTGGAACGAACTATCGCTACCCGCTGGTAAGAAGGATGGTTACAAGCTGTTGGCTGGTGAGAACGTTGATGAGACCGCCGCTACCACCCTCTACATCCCCTTGGAGTTCTGGTTCTGCCGCAACGTTGGTCTGGCCCTGCCCCTGATCGCTCTTCAATACCATGAAGTCAAGCTCAACCTTGAGTTCGAGGACAAGAAGAACCTGGTCAAGAGCGGCAACGGCCCCACCGATGACCTAAGCAAGGCCAGCCTGTGGGTGGACTACATCTTCCTGGATACCGATGAACGCCGCCGCTTCGCTCAGCTAAGCCACGAGTACCTGATCGAACAGCTACAGTTCACTGGTGATGAAATCCTGGTGAACGGTGCTAACCGCATCAAGCTCAACTTCAACCACCCCGTCAAGGAACTTGTGTGGGTTGGCGTGAAGGACAGCCTCACCAGCAACCAGTGGGTGAACTACACCGACAACGACACCGTTGCCAGCGGCAAGAACTTGACCACCATGGCCAAGCTACAGCTGAACGGCCACGACCGCTTTGCCGAGCGCGAGGGTGCCTACTTCAACCTGGTGCAACCCTTCCAGCACCACGAGAACGTGCCCACCAACCGCGGTATCAACGTGTACTCGTTCGCCCTCAAGCCCGAGGAGCACCAGCCCAGCGGTACCCTCAACATGTCGCGTATCGACACCGCTGTCCTGTCGCTCACCGCTGCCGCCGCTGGTAAGGTGAAGGTGTTCGCTACCAACTACAACGTGCTACGTATCATGAGCGGAATGGGAGGTTTGGCTTATTCCAACTAGATATGGGTGGCATGGGAGACGTTATGTAAAAACGATATACGACCTTTTTTTTCCATTGGATATATCTTCGGCATTATATCGCAACGACATTCCAATCAACAATATGTATAAAAACTGATAGTGTGTCACAATCCATACAATCCTAGACACAATGAGTGTGCATGTAATTGACAAAAAGATTATTGGCAGTGTGCGAGGAAAGGTAGACTTGAAGTACAAGTATAGAATTCAATATGGTGATGACAAACTCATTGCTCTGAATTGGAAGGACTTGGCGTACCCCATCGTCTATGACGACCATCTTGATGGGGACATGGATAATCTGGGATGGTTCTGTAATTGCGACACATATGTGTGCAACAGGAGCACTGGCATGACCATGCACCAATATGTCTTCCAACTTTCCGACAAAGTATGCGACCAAGGACAAACCATTGATCATATCAACCGATACAAAACCGATAATCGTTTGGTCAACCTGAGAGCTGCAACAAACAGCGAGCAGATATCCAACCGTGCAAGTCGTTCGGACAAGATTCCTCCCTTTCCCGAGCTTCAAGAGATTGGTGTCACCGAGTATCCGAGGCATGTACGCTGGGACAAGTCTGAGAAGAAGTTTGTCATTGAGAAGCACCCAGTCCTTCTCCGAGAGGTGCAAGATGGAAAGCGTAAGAAACCGTCCATTAGTGGATCCAAGTCGGCAAACATCACGGTCTTGGACAAGTACAAAGACATCCTAGCTCGTCTCCGTGAGCTTGATGATCAGACCGACCATACTTTCAAGGCCATACGGGAAGCACGTAAGCATGAGTTTGAGGAAATTGTGCGAGCAATCAAGGCTTATGATGGCGTGACGGAGGAGCCTGTTGAAACGACCGTATGCGACATTACTCCAGAGAGAAGGACTGCAGAAGGGCGCAAGAAGCCTTCCAGTCTTCCCGAAGGATGTGGTGTGACCGTGGATATGATACCTAAGCATTGTTGGTACCGTCCCGAGAGCGACACACGTGGTGATGCTTTCCTGTTGTCTCACCATCCCGCGCTTGGAAAAAAAGGATGGTCCACCACTTCGTCTAAGTCAGTGTCCACACTGGACAAGTACAACATGTTAGTGGAGAAGCTCCAGCTGCTCACCACCGATTCCAACTAGTTTTGTAACACAACTTTTGTGATGTGCGGAAAATATGACAGTTGATACCATTTCAGATCAGGAAACAATGGACGGCATCCAGGAAGCAGATCACGATCGCCTCCAGGCTATGATGGAGCGTATCCATACGCACCATAGTGCACATGGACTTGGATTTTACATGTCGCATTGGACGTGTGTAAAGCGCATGTCGTATGATATGGTGATAGATAGAGTACTTGTGGGGATTCGTCCCTCGTATTATGCAGATTTGTATCCATGTGGCACATTTCAGTGCGGTGGATGTTTGCAACCTTTTCAAATAAGTCATGTAAATCATTGCCATTACAATTACGACCTAGACTACATCGTATGCAAGGAATGCAAGGTAAAACAGAACGGAACCGAGGACATGCCCCGCTTCCCTAGGTTGTGCACGAGGATCTATAGCCCCCTGGACATAGATGGTAGGGAAGACATTGATATTGTGGATAACCTTCCAACTGGCGACCAAATCAATCACAAAAAGGAGATGGCAAAGACAAAGGCATCAAAGCTTGCGGACATGATGCACCTTCATTACATAGATGGCAAGATTACGGATGATATCTGGCAGGAGGTGCTTGCCAAGAGGGTGATCCGCAATATGAAAAAGAATGTAATCAGGAATTGGCGGTTGCGCCTCGCCCAAACACTTTACAACTGTGCGGAATTTGATAAGCACACATCTATCCAGTTGGCAAAAACGATACCACTTGCATACCACCTTTAATGCGACTTCTGCACGCGGATCTTCGGGATGTTCTTTTTGGGCTTCATGACACTAGGATTGTACTCCTCTTCCTCATCGGGTTCAGCGGCAAGTCCCATTGCACGACGCTCCTCATCCATTGCTTGCATATCCCAAAGCTCCTTGGAGCACAAGCGGAATTTGTTCTCGCAGGCTTTGAACCAATAGACCTGATCTTCCAAGCGGTTGCTTTGCACCTTGTTATCAATGACGAGGCACTCAAAGTTCTCGGTACATTGATCCATGACCTGGTTGAACACATCAAACGACGGGAACATACCAGCGTATTGTTGATAGATACGCTCACGGTTCTTGATTTGATTGTCGCGGAAGATGAACACATAGTCCACGTTGGCACGCAGATGCGGAGGGATACCAAGGGGGTATTGCATCGTGATCAAGAAGAAGACCTTGTAGTGACGTCCATTCATGAACAAGCAGCGAATGTTCTTGGAATTAGGCCATGTCTTATCATACAAGCAATCATCCAAGATCAAGAATGCACGGGGATCCAAATCAGTACGACCGAACTTAGCCTTTTCTGCATTGTACTGATCCGTAATTTTTGTTTGTCGGTCCAAGAACTTACCAACAATGTTCTCATCATACTCATCGTAGACAAGCATTTTGGGGACCCACGGCTCAAAAAAGTGGTTTGCCCGCTCTGTGGGACTGATGACAACTCCTACGGGCATGCTTTGATGGAAGGACATGATGTACTTCATACAAAAGGACTTACCCACATTGCGCTTCCCGATAAACAAGACCACACTATCGTCCTTCAAAGTCCGTGGATCGAACTTTTTCATTTCAAGTTTCATACTTGACCTTGATCAGTAAGGATATAAAAAATACATCGGAACACACGTATCAATGTTCCAAGTATGACGCAAATGGTGGAAGTCCTACTTGGATATCTTCGGGGATTGCCTTGACCATTCCCGCTTTGTAGTTTGGTTCAATCTTATAGTCATCAAGTGTTGGGGTACCGCCAGTTTGACCATTCCCCTTCCATGCATTCCCGATAAAGAATGACAGGAAAATGGACACAACTAGGAGGAAGAAGAAGAGAGCGATCCGCTTGCCTGTGGATGCAACCTCTTTGTTTTCCCGCCGTGCTTTTGTATCTTCATGAGATTGCAAAAGCCAGTACAGCACAAGCGCAATCACCACGGCACTGATAATGTAGTACATGCTATCATAAACACCATATTTCAACGGGATGCATTCCTACGCGCTAGAAGAAGGAGTCTGTCTTTTTCACTTTGAGGTGCTTGAGCTTGTGCTTGCGCATATGATCTTTGTTCAACAACATGGAACCAAACAAGATCTTCTTCTTGGAGGGTTCATTCACTACCTCATTCTCTTCTGTGACGACGGGCACATCCTCGGTTGTTTTCCGAAGTGAGACAATGTCGTCATCATGGTCGTGCACGTGCAAGTCTGGATCAATGTCTACACTCTTACGCTCATCCACTGGAATCACTTCAAGCCGCGATCCTGTCTCAGAATCCGATTCGTGTACGACTTCCTCTTCCGACTCTTGCACAACGATCTCGGGTTCAGGTTCCTCTACAATCTCAGGCTTTGGTTGATCTTCTTCTTCGGTTTCAGATTCCTCTTGAGGTTCTTCTTCGGTTTCAGATTCTTCTTGAGGTTCTTCTTCGGATTCAGATTCTTCTTGAGGTTCCTCTTCTTCTTCTTGAATTGTCTCAGTTTCCTCTTCTTCTGATTCGGTTGATTCAGATTCTGTTTCTGTTTCTTCATCGTCGCTTTGTACGGGCTCCTTGGGCATTTGGAGTTGGATGCTGGTGATCAACTGGTCCATAGGGATGTACATACGAATGGCAGAACGGATCGCTTTCCGTGCAAGGGATTCAATCTCAATCATGTTTTGTTGTAGCTCAATGCTCCGAACTTTATGATAAAGCAAGTAAGGTTGCTTCCAAAGTTCGCGTGCACAAATGACTAGGCACCGATGATAAAAGTTTTCGCCCGCAGGCACACGGAGTTTCACGGAGTCTGAATCCAAAGTTGAGTGGTTTGATACGATGGCAATCTTGACATAGGTAATAAGGATAGCACGGATAAGGTCTGTGATGTATGTGCAACCCGAACGGTCCTTGGCCGCCGCAAACTCTTCCTGAATCAGGGTCTGGTTCCACGAGGGGATCACACCCAATTGGTCTTGAAACACGGCAAGGACGCCCTTGGAACGGGCCTCGGGCTTGTTGATGCATTCCTGGTACACACGCTGGAAGCATGCGATCATGGGCTCCGCAAACACGTCGCAAAGGTGCTCCACATACTCCTTTTTAGAGTCCAACAAACCTTGAAGGACAGAAGCATTTGATTTCTTCATACTTGAATCAAATGTACAAAATCATAAACCCCAAATGGGCGCGCTTTACGATATAGGATTAATGTTGAGGTTGTAAGGGTTGGACTTCAGTGAAGCTAGTACACCAGGGTCCAATCGTTGTTCGTTGCCATTTAGGGCATTGGGTGCGCCACGAGACAGTTCACAAGGGCTCATGTGCATGGCGGTCGTCTGGTTGACACGAGTTACATTGCCCGTTGCACGAGGAGCTAGACTATCTACCATCGCTTTCTTGCTGTCCACGTCCACATAATCGGGGTCCAATCCAGTGTAGAGACCACCCGCGTTCGGTGTGTAGCCAGAAGCAATGTTGAGAGCCTCGCGTGTACCGTCAATCTCGGCGTTGCGTTCCGCAGCATCCGACACGGGACGGAAGTCGTTTGTGCTCTTTGATGTACCATAATGGTCATTGTCACTGACGAATTGCTTCTGGGTGTTGGGAACTTGGACTTCAATGTGGCTGTAGGCACCTGTCATCTTCTCCACAGGGCCTCCAATGAAACCAAATTCGTTCTTCGCTCCATCGGTGGTTTCCTTGATGGTTGTCTTTGCAACGGCATCGGGGCTGTAAACAACGACCCTGTATGTTCGGCCGCTGATGTTGCGGGTTGTATCTTCCACGGGCATGGTTTCGCGTGTGGTGGTTTTCGCGTCGTCCATCAAGTGTGTGGTACCTTCGTTGGGACCTTTCAAGTTAGCTACTTGTGTATCATGGATGGTCGTTTCCTTGATGGTGGTGCGCATCATGTGGTTCACGGGGTCGTACAAGGTAGGCTTGCTTGGAATCTGAGCGGACATGGTACCGTAAGTACGGGCGGCATCCACAGTGTACTCCTTGGGTGTGTGGCGAAGGGCGTCTATGAATGGAGCTACAATTGCTTTCACAACCGATGTCAAGTTGCTAACCACGGTCCGTGTCTCGGTGGTCATGCGTTCGTTGTCATACACCATGATGGAACCCTTGCCGTAGTCATGTTTGTCACCCTGTCCAGGTTGAGAAGCTCCACTAGCGTGTCCTTCATACTCCACATGTGTCTCCACGCGGTTGGTAGGTTTCACGTTCTGGACGGGGCGGCCACTCTCCTTGAATACGGAACCAGTCGTCTTGAGCCATTGGTCGGGTGTTTGTTCATACCATGTGTCGGGGCGGTTCTTGGCAAACTCTCCGACGGCTCCACGTTGGGTGGTTCCCTTCATGGGGCCTTGTGGGCCTTCTTGAAGATTGACCTTGGGTTTGGATAGGGGGCGCAACTCATCCACTGTCTTGTAGCCCAAGTAATCCGCAGTATCTGCTTGTTGGAACCCCCCAGATGGATCCGCAGAGAACCCTTTGTTTAGGCCAGGACCTACGCGTATCTGTTCAATAGGGAACTCGTTGCGGCGAGCGACAGGGGCTTGGATGTGGGACATGTAGTAGTCCGCGTTGTTGGGCATGCCACAAATGTTGGTGTAGTTCGCGGTTGGTTCAAAAAAGCATTGTGTCTCTTGCTTGTGCATCAGGAGGTCTCCACGGCCTGTATGGCTCTCCAGCAGGGTAGAGTTGGCAAAAGGGTCCAAGCTTTGTTTGGCGGTTCCACGAAAGTATGGCTGCATGTTGTTGTGGGTGAATTGCTCCACTGGGATGTCTTGACCAGACAAACTTGACACATACTTTTGGTTGTCAGGGTATGTTTTTGGCGCCTCTTGAGGTGCAAACATGCTTGCATAGGCAGGTTTTGGCACTACCCCTGTTGTCAAAGGCGATTGGGCATTAGCGTACATCTCACCTCCACGACGCTGCTCGTCCTTTCGCACAGCGGTCCAATAATCTGACGAGTAGATATTGTTCATACTAGGTTTGTCTCTTGTTTCAGGAACACCAGGACCACTCTTGCGAAGCATGTCTCGTTGTTTGTTCAATAGATAACCCATTCCCGTAAGGGCGGCTCCAGCATAGATTTCCATAGAATCTCCTCTAAGATAATCAGACAAAAAATACAGTTTGCATTTAAACACGGCACGATTTGATGTGGTAGACGTGTTCAATCTTGAGCTCAACATCCCCACGAACGACGACCTTGGGTTCAGGCAGGGTCTTCTTGGTGCCGATGTAGTGGAAGGTCTTGTTGTCCGAACCACGAGTGGTTTCACGGATAGCAAAGCGGATCTCGGTCTTCTTCTTGTTCTTGCCCTTCAGGTCCTTGAAAAGGCTCCGCGCTACCTTAGCGGCAACGTTGTAAGGGGCCTTTCCAGTGAAGCGTCCACCCGTTACATCAACTTCTGAGCTTTCGATGGTAAATGTGCGTTCCATATCTATACTATATTGTAGAAATTACATCTGGCTGATCTCCTTGCATGAACGGTACGTCGTGGCAAAAGAGTTTCCAGGAGCCGAAGCACCACAGTTGGCGGGAGGTGTCCATGTTTGGATGGATGGCATCTCAGCGCTAGCTGTAGCTACCTCGTTGGTGGCCTCTTGAGGGGTGGGGATGCAAGGCACATGGTTGTCTTTGGCGACGATGCGGTAGTTCACATTCCATTCGAAGGGCATGATGGCGCGCTCTTGAGGGTCCCAGCACAGCCACTCCCAACGGTTCCATCCAGTGCTACGAAGAGTGCAAGGAGGGTTGCTGAGGCGGGTATCTTCCGTGGGAGGGGCGCATGCGCGAGGGTCTTTGGGAGCTCCACGAACGGCACAAGCTCCGTTGGCAGAGTACTTTCCAGGTAGGTAGTTATCGGCACTGCACTTGGAGCTTTTGTAGTTGAGTCCGCGTAGCTCGCTGCCATCATCTACGGCACTGCCAGGAGCGCATGTGTTGGGACCCCAACTTTGGAAACGGTAATAAGGATCGGCGGGGATGTCTTGTCCACAGCCAGTGCAATCATTTGAGGGAGTGTTCAACATGTACATTCCAGGTCCAATGGAGCGACGAAGCTTCTCCTGATAGGTGCACGAGTCTTGTTGCAAGGAAGCTTGAGCCATATTCTCTCTGAAAATAGTGGGTAAAAAAATTACCGTCTTAGCACTTGTTGTAGTTCACGGATGGTGGTAATGGGACAGAGCGGTAGGAAATCATCTGGCAAGCGGGTAGATGTTTCTTGCTGGTGTCAATGGGGGCCGTCTTGTCGTTCACCACCACCCCTCCTTCATCCAATGGGCGGGCAGCATTCTTGGTGCACTTGGTCATGAAACGGGTCTGTCCACGAAGGTCGCTCTCAAGGTCCACCATGTTTCCTTGCACGTGCGATACAGCGGTCCCGCCAACCAGTCCTAGCTCGTGGCGGCACTTGTCTTGGTGTTCATAGCGGAAAGGGCTCAGAACATAACTAAGGATGCTTACATTTTCTTTTAGATTGCGCATGTAAGTGCATGAGTCATATGCTGCACGGTTGAAGCTCATGAAACCTCTCTATCAAATATGGAAGATTAAAAGCGGTTCTTGCGGTCCATGCTCAGTCCGCAAGTGGACAAGAACTCTTGGCGCTTGACGAAGTCACGTGTGGTATCTCCTCCGCGCACCCAGGGTTCTACCAGGTGGTCAGGGTTCTGCACGTCCTTGACGCAATCGATGAGTGGGGTGGGCTTGTTGGTGGTCAGCTCCATGATGGCCTTCTTGCAAGGGTATTGGATACCTTCTAGGGTTCCAGAGGAGGTTCCTTGGGTGATAGGCATCTCCACATCAGGGTTGGGGACACCAGGCTTGAGGTTGGGGCATCCTTGGAAGATGCGCGAGAACAATTGGATGTGGCAACGATCCCGTGTCAATTGCGCGGGGTCGTTACGCAGACCGCTGTATTGATCCACGATGCAATCATCGGCAACGCCATAACCAACACGTCCGCGCAGGTTCACGTGGTCATACGCAAAGTTGGGGAAACGGGCATTGGGTGCTTCACATTGGATAGGCAGCTCTTGGTAGACGCTGTAGTGATAGATGGACTCGTTCTGATTATCCTTGGCCTCCTTAGCACAGTCATCGCTGCATACACGGCGTGAATCTAGGAACACCGAAGTCATTATATCTACTCTAATGAGAATATAAGAATAAAAATGACCTAGCTCGCAATTGTTCGGTATATGTTTTGTGTGCAACTTAGGCCTTCGCCCTCCTTGCAAGTGGGCCCAGTGCCATACAACCACTCAGCAAATCCGCCTTGGTCGTTGGGGATGGTTGTGGATGGTACGGTGTAGAATTCCCGCTGAGACGACATCTTCCCATACAGGTCCCCCACGTCACGGTACAAGCGTGCATTGAAGTTCTTATCAATCTGGTTTTGGACGGCGGGATGGTCCAAGCTGCACGCAGAGGGACGACTTGGGTTGTAAGCAATATCCGCTACCGATGGGTTCATGAAGGGGTTGTCCACCGTAGACCGCACACAAACGGTATTGTCCACGACGGCAAGGTCCTTTTTCTCCAAGAACTTTTCTGCCTTTTGCTTTTGTGACTTCTCAAACTGTGTGATGATAACGCTTACAAGCGCTGCAATGATTCCAAAGAAGAGGTACTTGTAGTTTGCCTTGATCAGTGCAAGAAGTAGACCCAAGTAGATGAAGAAGCGCACCAAAGAGTTCAGCTTCTCCTCAAACGTCATGTTGGACATCGGCAAGATCACATAGTAATTGTCCAACGTCATGAACCCTTGTAGGTCCTCGTACCAAATCTTTTCACTCATCCTCTACATGTCCGTGCACATTTTCTTTTCCTTCTTGGCGTTTCTTCTCAAGCTTGCGCCGAAGCTCTTTTGCCTTCACCACACGGCGCATGTGTTGGCTAGCCGCAGCAGTGTTGGGGCGGGTGCGCATTCCCCCAGCATTTGGCTTGGGACCCAGACCCATGGAACCCATCATATTGGCGATCTTCGAGAAGTCAAACCCGCCATCGTCGTCCCCGCTACCTCCTCCAAACATCGAGGCGAGGTTTCCAAGTGCTCCAAGCTCCTTAGGCAGGGCATTCCCACCAAGCTGCGTAGCGAGCTTCATAGCGTCTTGAAGAAGGTTCTCTTGCTTGATTTCACCCGAGCTCATCTTGGAGATCATCTTCTGGCTGACCGTGCCAAGCAGCTTCACGAGACCACCATCAGGATTGGATAGAGCCTTCATAATGTCGCCATCACCCAGGGATGCTTGTAGATCATCCACATTGACCTCTTCCAAGATCTCCTTGGCAAGCTTGCCGAGCGATGTGTTCTCAATATCGGCCATGTTGTCCATGAAGCTCTGTTTGGAGACCTTTTCCGCCCGCTTGCTGTACAGGTTGGAGAGACGATGCATCAGGTGCTTGATCGTGTCGTCTCCGAGAGAGTCAATCTTGTTCTTAGCGTTGTCATCGCCCATGTTCCGTAGGATGTCCAGAACTGCGGACACATGCTCCGAAGCGACCTCGGTGCGGAAGATGGTGAGAATCGTCAGATAATGGTGAAGAATGAGTGGGTCTTTCATCACGCTTTGTACGTGGACGAGCGGGATGTCCTTGTACAATGATACACTCCCGTTCTCGTTCACCCAAGCGGTCAAAGCTTCATCGGAGGCATCTACCGCGCCATATGCTTCCCATGCCTCCGCGGATTGATTGAAGAACGTGCGGAACTCGTCGGAGAGGCGGTCATAGCTTTGGTAGTGTTTCTTGATCCCACGTAGAATCTCGCGGGCATCGTGGCTTTCGTGCTTGGCGTCACGCGAGATAGACTTCAGCTTCTTCAGAAGATCAAAATAGTATTGATTGAACACGTGGTTGACGGACGACATGAATAAAAAAGAGGGGACCATAATCCTTAAATAGAAGTGCCCTTGAGTTCTTCGTACTTCTTGTCTAGGCAAAGCAAGACCTTGAAATACTTCCACACGACCTGTTTGTTGTCGTCGCTAAGTTGGACCCAGCTATTCTTCAACTTGCGAATAAGTTGGGAGGCTTGGGTGTATGTTTGCTCATAATGACTGAAATCCTTGTTGAGGAAGAAGTCATCATTCTTATTGAGGATATGTTGTTCATACTTGAGGGTCACCTTCTCGTGGAACATGCGACGGATGAGCGTCTTGTCGGCCATGATGATGCCCTTAATAGCAATCTGATACAGCTGAAGTTCGGCGTCATTTGGCAATGCTTGCATCAGATCCTCGACAAAAGTAACGAACGTCTCATTGAACTTTGCCAAGTAGTCCATTTAGATTCGCGTTGTTGTTGGAGGAGGTATCATGCTAGTGTTTAAATGATTTTCTCCACGGAGATCCAGTTCGCGCTGTTGCCGAATCATGTCAAGGTCGGGCAGGTCTTTTTTACTTCGTGTCTCTTCTTGGAACGGCACGTCATTCCCGACATTGTTGCCCAGGTCTTCTACGTGGGCCCAAGTGTACACGCGATCATCAAACTGTGCTGCATTTGTGTCGTCATATGCCGAGAACATGTCGGCAGCAGAGGATCCAAGTACAAAAGCACTGGGGTCTCCTTGTGTTCCTTCCGAGTTCAGTGGCGGGGCAACCTTGGGTGCCTGTTGTACCAAGAGTTTGCCGCTCCCAGGCAAAAGCAGAAAGTCAAATACTGCCTTGCCGTACATCATCTTCTTGTCGGGGAGTGTCATCAACGCGGGCACCGAATGAATGGATGCGGGAACGGGTTTCCCACTTGCACGTAGTGTTTCGATACATACCAGATGGATACTGTTATTCGTGTCGTGCCTCTTGATGGTGTCTAGTAGCATTCGGCAGTGAGGGCAAAAGTCACTGTAGAACAATATCATCTGTCGTCTGTTTCGATTTTCCGAACAAACCTTTAAACGCAATTTGACATGACTTAAAAAAATGATCCACGTATTGGATAGAGTCTAGGAAGTAAGGATGTTTCGCAATTACCAGTTTGATTCCAAAGACCCGTCTCAGTGCCACAGCTTTGAGGTCCATGGAGTAGATGTGTCCATTGTGAATGGCATTCGGAGGAGCATCCTCACCGACATTGAGGTCGTCGGTTTTTCTGGAGAGGAGAACCCATCCTTGGAGATTGTTACCAACACGGGACGTCTACACAATGAAATCATCATGCATCGCTTTGGCCTACTCCCGATCCATGTAGAAGAAACCGAAACGGATGCCTACCCTGCAAACCCACTTTACTTTGAGCTACACAAGAAGAACGAGGGAGATGATACCGTCAACGTAACCACACATGACTTCAAGATCGTAAAGCGCAACGACATCGCACTAACAGATGCCGAAATCTACCGCCTGTTCCCTGTGGACATGGTGTCCAAGCAACCAATTCTGATCACACGACTACGACCCAAGGAGGAGCTACACGTGCGCGGAGAGGCCGTCAAGAAGACCGCACGTTTCCATGCTGGGTTCTCGCCTGTTTCACTATGTACCTTCCACAACATGCAAGACCCTGTACTTGCGGCTACTCAAGAGAGCGTGCTAGACAAGGAGCGGGCCTTCCTGCGCAACGAATTTGGCGACCCTATTGCGTTCCACTTTGACATTGAACCCAAGCTAAAGCTGTCACCACGCTACCTAGTAAGCAAAGCCATTGACATCCTTATTGCCAAGGTTGGGATGGTTCTACAAGAGATCTACCAAGAGCATAGCGACAAGGTGGAGATCAAGGTCGGCGACACTGGAGGCGTTAACTTCACATTCCTTGGCGAAGACGATACACTTGGCAACCTTCTACAATCCTACCTCCACGTCAACTTTGTACGACCCAAGAAGCAGGGTGCCAACGGCCATGTGATCTCATATGTTGGATACTACTGCCCTCATCCTCTGGATAACACAATGGTTCTAAACCTCCGATTTGATGACGAGACCGAGAAGAAGCCCATCAAGGACTACATCGACACCCTAGCTCTCGCAGCACGTAACCTTTCCGCTCACCTACAAGATCTTCTCAATGCATGGTTGCGATTCGCACCTAAGTCATAAACAAATTTATTCTCAAAGAAGAGCAGATGTCGTCCCCCTCTCTAGTATATGAAGACGAGATACTTCCAGAGATCGAAGTGCGGGAGCTATTGACACTGGAGGAAGTGTTGCGTGATAACCCCACATTCATCGCTTTCACACGAGATGAGATGATAGAACATATCTACAACCTGGTTGGCGACATGCAAAAGACAACAACTTTTGTTTCTTCCATATTTGACTACAATACACCACATGCTCCAAATGACAACATCATCCCTGTACTTCAAGCTACACGAAGGAACAACAGCGACCTGGATGAGCAACTGGACAGGTTCCAAGACATCATGCGCGCACCCGACTACAAGCTACAACAATCTTTGTTGTCCTTCTTCCAATATCCCTTGGAACAAGTTCTCCCAACAACCGAAGGACAAGGGTTCATCCCTCACAAGAAGACCCTGGTCGGTATCGCGGGATCTATGAACGATACTACCATTGTGTTACCTACCGACAACGCGGTGCAAGCACTGTATGGAGCTGCATACCTGCTACCTAATGTGACCAAGGAGAGCTACCTATTTGAGCGGGCACATGCTACCACGCCCCAATACAAAAGCACAGAAGTAGTTCAAACGACAGATCTTGATTCGGTACATCCTTCCTTTGATCAAGTTGTAGCTACATTAACAGAAGTCCCCGACATCCACGAACTACGTCTTCAATTGTCCAAGTACGGTTATGACCTCCTGCATCTGACGCAAGACCAAGTCGCAACACTCGTTCGCAAGATCCAAGAGCTGCCCATGCCGCGTGAAGAAAAGGACAAGAAGGGCAAGAAGCATGCAAGTATTGTGGGACCCATCCAATGGCGCGACTTCTACAAAGCTCTGGAGCAACTTCCGATGCCGTCGCTCGACAAGGAGAAGTACCGTGTAATCTATGATGCCTTCACCGCTTCACTACCACCCCAAACCGCCAACGTTGATATCCCAATGGATGGAAGCCAGATACTAGAAGGTCTGCGCTCAGGCCGTTTCTCCTTTGATGAAGTGGTCAACTTCTTGAAGATGATGCGCAACAAATTTATCTTGGATGAATCCTTTGCCGCATTGAAACGCTACATGGACATCAACCCCGATGAAATACCCGACAACATTCAATCAATCGTTAACAAGTGGGCGCGCCGTCTAGACAAGTACGAAGACCGCACCGCAAAGGTGTTCCTGAGCCTGTATCAAGATATGGCGGAGGTCAAGAAGGGCAACGATACAAGCATGTACGACGGCAACCCCTCCCAAGAATCCCAACAGGTCTTTGAGGAGACAGAGAACGACTATGTTGCCGATAACGATGACGAGGACGACGACGTACCATTACAGGAAACAAGCCATAGCATTGATAACTCCATGTTTGAAGGATACTCAGATGGTGTAAAGGAGGTCGTGATTCCTATCGTGCGCAAACTGCACAAGTTGTCTTCCACATCGGGCGTCTCCTTTAACCTCCCCGACATGGTGAAGTTTGTAGCTCCACGTATCGTACGGATATCCTTCCAAGAGACCTTGGTACAAGCCCTGCCAGACCTTGCACAAGACATTCGTAATCAATTGGCCGCTGGAAACTCGGATGCTGCATTGCGTATAAGTTCCACCATTGTGCCATCCGAACTCGGGATGCGCACACGGGATGTCGTGAAGCGTATGTACAAGGAGTACCGTGATGTGTTGCGAACGGCGTTCTTGACGTCGTTAGCTTGGGTTGTACTGGATACCCAACGGTTGGCCATGGATAAACAGCTTGCGTTTGATCCCATGTCTGGTATGTTGAGTTGTATCCAGGTGTGGTCTCCGTTTGGTCCACCTCTTGTGAAAGAAAGCTCAAGGAACCCCGAAGGTGTGGTGTACTATCTAGCTTGTGTAGCAGAAGATACTCATATTGTTGATGAGTTTGGGTGGAAGTCCGAAGACATTGTGAAGCATGTTCTTGAGTTTGTACATGAACATATGTCCGAAACGGTGTCCCAACTGAAGGAGCAATGGCTCGTATATTCCAAAGAGAACACACAAACGTCCAACAAGGCCAAACAGGCAAACATCTCGTTGGCAGAAGCGATTGAGCAGAAGTTGAAGAAGCGGATCCTCACAGACTTTGTCCGAGCATTCCTCTATATTCCAGGGATGCTATCGGCAGCAAAACATCCCAGCTATGCCGTGGGTTGTTGCATGCAACATCTTGGGCCAGAATTCCACGCAGACAGCGATTGGAAAGAATTGAAGAAGCTCAAGGCAGTGAAGGATCAATTTGCCAAAAAGAGGATGACACGTACGGACCGACCTGAACTAGGTTGGCTACAAGCTGAGGAACGCGTAGCAAAAGCGCAAACCGTGTTGAGCTACATTATCCCAACCATAGAAGAGACATCCGTTCATACCACCGTAACCCTTTGGCTTGAACTGGCACGCGATCTAAACATGAGCCTATTGCCACCAGCGATGGTAGATACATTCATCCACGACCCATCCAGCGTAGACGGCGTGGTTGCCGCCAACATTCGCATGGCTTTCAAGACTGCTCAAAAGCGGGCTCCAAATGTGGAGACGTTCATCTTGAAGGAGGCTTCTGTGGAAGACTTGCAACGCTTGCTAAATCGTATTGCCGTGGTGCTAAGCGCGCAGAGTGTCATTTACAAAGATCAGCACATGGAGAACATGTATTTGCAAGGTTCCCTCCAACAGATCCATCTTTTCAAAGAGACCTTGCAAAAGTTGGATGGCAAGTACGACCAGATTGATGCCGCAACGTTGCTACATGTGTTGCGGTATGTGGTCTCTCGCGCAATGTGCCTACCAGCAAATCCAGAGGATGCCCATGGTGACAAGCTGTTCTTGACGGAGATGGTGGACGCGTCATTCCTTTCCAAGGTTCTAAAGAACGTGGTAGATACGGTTTTCAGTACAGTGCAAACCGCTGCCATGCCGTCATGGGAGGATCAACAGAACTTCATCACGAAGATGCGTGAGCTACAAAAAGTAGAAACATTGAAGGTCTTGAACTCCCAGACGGAAGACGATAGACAAGTGATCGTAGAAGCGAAGAAACTAGGCCTCTACAAGACCACATTCACCCGCCCCGATGACGACGGCGATACCACCAATACGGCACAAGACTATGATTATGATCAAGAGGGCGAAAACGAGTTCCGTTATGGTGGTCAGAACCGAGATGACAATGACCTAGATGATTTGAACTAGTTTTTCATCAAGACTAGGTTTGCTTCTGCATTTTTTCTTTGCAAGTCGTTTTGTTTTGCTACGACCTGTCGTACCGCCTCATCATCTGCGAGGACAGTGGACCAATCGCTATCATATGGCATTTCCGTGTAGCTCAAATACGGTTTTGCAGTGACAGGGAACATCCCAATGCTATCTTCATACACGATCCCTTGCAAGGACATCTCCAATATGGAAAAACTCCAAACCTTTTGTGTTTCGTTGTATTCCGCCAACACAGTAGCAAGAATGTGCTTGCCATGGTACTTTCCTTCACGGTACAGAACCGCTTCCATTTTCAATACGTACTTGAAAGGGATTGTTACGTGCATTTTGCTACCGATCAAGCGATCGTGTACCACTTGTATCTCGGGTCGTTTGTCGGGGTTGTCATAGGGTAGTTCCAACGCCTTGGATGCATTCAGTGTCTTTGCAAGATACTCAATGAATGCATCGTATGCGACCGCTACTTGTGTTGGTGTTTGTTGGGGTTCAAGGTCATACCAGTCCACCGCTTGAAGATACTCCGCACCTTTGGGGCATGAATATTGGAATGTTGCCCGTAATGCATTCTCATAGGTAGCGTTGTCAAACTCGTAATAGTAGGCTTTCTGATACTTTACATCCAGATTGATGGGGATGCTTGATTCCACTTGGTGATGGTTCCAAGGATCGGGACCTTCGTTACTGTCATTGATTTCTTGGTTTACAGCTACAATATTGTCTCTAAAGTGTTCCCGTCGTTGTGTATATATCCACGTGACAAGGAGGAGGATCAACAATAGTGGCACCCACCTCGACATCTAATCAATTCATAGAAACAAATGTTGGCAACCCAGCCTTGGACCTTGCATCATGATCGTTTGGGAATGCATAATCTGGAGACTGTAGGTCATAGTACTTGTTCTTATCCTTTTGTTTGTCACAGCACATCGGATCAAGCGGGTCCTTGCACTGGTAACAAAATGGTGCAAATACATCGGCGTCATTGTATGTTTGGAACGCCGTCCGCAAGACGCCTACTGGCATTTCACAGATTCCTCCCTTGAGACAACCACCTCGAGAATTGGCGTAGTTCTTGTTCGCTTGGAAGAAAGGGCAGTCACTATCTCTCACACACGGCCTATCCCAAGTCGTTGGTTTTTCTTTGGGCTCCCCGTATGTTGTATAAGGTGAATCACACAACGCCTTTTGTTCTATGCTCAAGTCCCCGTAACAGCGATAGGAGGGGTCTAGTGCTTCAGGTGATATGGACAACCTGGTCATGAACGTCTCTTTAGACTCCTTGGAAAGCCTATACAGGCTCATGCTAGTTCGCAATAGGGGACCGTCCTTCTCTTTGTCCATCACCAACGCTTTGGACGACCGTGACTCTCCAACAAATAGGCCTTTGACATCTACGATGACCTTTTCCACAAGAGGGAAGAATACTTTCACACGGTCAACATCAATATTGCTCCATCCCACTACAGATACAGATTGAGACTTGATAAGGGAGTGCATGGGGCTGTTGGGTACCACAAAGGTGATGATGAGATCTATCCCATTTTGCAGTACCTTGGGAAGGTTCGACCAATCAGCCATAGGAACCTCTACGATATTGACAGCGGTGGATGGAATGCGATAGCCATTCAACACCGCCCGTATCATATGCAGGTCCGTCCTGTCCAAATATCCTATCGTCCGATTGAACAGGTTGTAAGCACAATCCAACTCAAACATCTGCGAAGGAAGACCGATTCCAACAAAGTACCCGTCCTTCTTCTCAATGAGTTGTGCATTCACGGAGGTCATGTACATGCTTGCGTCCACTGGATCTGATATCCACATGACAGAGCTCTGACCTGTCGGAATGATGTTGGATGGGATGGTTTTCTTAGCTTGCATGTGTCGGTATACATCCATCAAAGACTCCCCCGTGATGTTGTGAATACTGTACTTGCGTCCCAACCAATTGTTGAAGTTTAACTTGTTGGTAGTGTATACAGTCTCGGCTGGTGAGGAGAATCCCTCTTTGATTACAAAGCTTGATACTACAACAACAAGTATGAGTATCAAGACCGTATACAATATCATTTGTGCCCCTACACAAAATGAGCAAATATTTTCTCAAAGGGTTATAGCGTGTGTACATGATTGCGCTTGTACTGAAACGGTGGCATATTAGCCTGCTGTTGTATGTGTTTGTGGTATCGATATTGGTCGCCATTCGGCCCGCTCTCATGTTCAAAGCCGATGGTTCGCCCAAGAAGTGGGGTGGGGTGATTGACGAAGAAACCTCCATCTTTGCGCCTGCGTTCATGATCCCACTTTTGGCAGTGTTGTGCTATTTCGTAGCTTCTATGGTGGAAATGATGACCACTTAAAGCACCCAATGTATTTGTTTTGCATGGAGTACCCCCTTGGCAACGGGTGGATATGGAAACAGCTTGAAACCCATATTCAGGTAGACAAGGTATCATTATCTCCCGAATCTTGTGTGTTTGTGTTGGGTGCATCGGGTATAGGAAAGACGTTCACGGTTGGAAAGGTCTGTTCTGATGTGGATGTGTGTTGGATTCATAGCCACAACTGTAGCAATGCCAAAGAGTTTCATGACATTCTTGAGAAGCGTTTGCAAACCAACTTGGTGCAACGTTTGACACAGACTTCTCAGAAAAGGGTGATCGTGATTGACGAGTTGGATACCCTATTACAATTAGACAGGAACATCATGACTGCACTCAATGATATGTTAGAGAAGAAGCGGTCACACCAGCCTGTCATATGCATCGGTCATCATCAACTTGAAAAGAAGATCAAGAGCACATTTCCGAAATCGCAGGTGTTTGTGTGTACACCACCTTCGGAAACCGAGATATGTTTGTGGCTCCGCAAGGTGTCGGACGGGGCATGTTCGTATGAGACCCTATTGCAGATTGCCGACGCTTGCAATGGGAACGTGATGTATGCACTTCAATTGCTAGAAATGGAAACCAAGACAACATGTGGTGACGATGGATCCAAAATGGTTGGAGACAAGATGGATGACAACATTCAGTTCCAGAGGCTCTTTCAGAATCCTACACGAGACGAAGCTGTGAAAATCCTGTTGGATGATCCATGGTTGAATCCTCTCCGATTCCACGAGAACCTCCCGAAGGAGCTCACACAGCGGAAAGGGCTCATGATGGACAAAGAGCGATTCTATTATGAGACACTAGAGGCATTGTGTGAATGGGACTCTATGATGAAAGAAGGGATGGAGCCAATGATTGCCATCGAACATGTAGCTAGTATGGTCGTGCAGCTACAACGACTTGAAAAAAAGAAACGACAAACGGATGTATCCTTGACAGACTTTACCAAGGTCTTTAGTAGCCTTTCACTGCAGAAAAAGCATGAAAAACTTATGTACTCCACAAACTTGGAGTTTCCGTGGAGTCATGCGCAAATTTTCTGTGATTACATTAAGTATAGATAATGGCTGATAATGCTGCTCCTGTTGACCTCGCTCCTTCGGCACCTCCAGCTCCCGCTGCGGCCGCCGCTCCCGCCACTGCTGTTGCGGATGCCGCCGCCAAGGCTGTAGACAAGGCTAAGAACGCTGTCATGAAGAGCCCTGGAACCGTGATCACCATCTTGATTGTGGTTGCCGCCGCCCTCTTCGGTATTGCCTACCTTCTCTACTGGTTGATCAACAATGCCCTCATCAACAAGAAGGCTTACCTAATCCCCGAGACCAAAGTCCCCAAGCTTTGCACGGAATTGACCAAGATCAACGGTGTGAACAACCCCATGGCCAAGAACGGCAAGCGTATGAGTTTCTCGTTCTGGATCTACATCCACGATGTTGACAAGTACAAGGGTGCCCTGCGCCACGTGATGCACTTGGGAGACGAAATCGTTCTCCACGGCTCACCAATCGTGTACCTGGGAGCTAACGACAACAAGATGTACATTGCTTTCAACACCATCAACGATGTTGTGTACCCTGGATACATCTCGTCCACTGATGAGGCCGCCAAGTTCAACTACCTGGTGTCCAAATACGGTATCACCATCGACTACATCCCCATCCAACGCTGGGTCCACATTGCCGTTGTCGTGAACGAAGATACCAACAGCGGAAGCATCAGTGCTTACGTTGATAGCGAGCTGGTGAAGACTATGACCACTGGCAAGCCTAACCGCGCCGCTACTATCAGCGATGTGTCCACCATCCAGAACCTGAAGCTGGACAAGGCGGGTGCCATGTTTGTGGGTGGCTCCATTGGCGATGAGATTGGCCCTGGTTTCTCAGGATTGGTGTCCAAGATCAAACTGTACAACTACGACTTGAACGTCCGCGACGTCTACGGCGACTACCGTTCGGGCCCCATTGACAACCTGCTGGCCAAGCTAGGGTTGCCCGCTTACGGTGTGCGTACCCCCGTTTACCGCATCGGTTAAACGATCACCGCATCAACATGTCCTCCAGATATTGGTTGATAATCCCCCGATTTGGAGGTTCGCTGGTGTGAAACTCATAACAATCCATTACATACGAGTTCCTTTCTTCCCCATCGTGCATATCAAAAACTATGTACATGTCAAAATAATGCAACAAACACAGTTGCATCAGGTCGTCCACTGACAATGTAACAATGCCGAGTGGAAGCTTGCTTCCCTTGGTCTGCTTGTTTACATATCCAATGTAAGAGTTGATGCCATCCGAGCATCTCTCAATGATCCCTCCTTGTTCTTGAATGCCCGCTAACTGTTCTTGGAACATCCTTGCGTGTTTGACCTCCGTGAAGCAGATGAGGTTCGTCTTGCTAAAGTCCGTTTGTTGGTCCATAACATGGCGATGAAACCCGTACAACGTGTTCCGCGTTGCAACGTGGTGGACCTTTTGACCACGCAAGCTCCGCGGTAGACCTCCGTATGGATTGAACCGTAGCATTGTCCTATGTACTCTACAAGTCCTTATATGACCACGACGAATTTTTCTTGCACATGTATAGAGTTCTGAAATGGCAATGTTTGGTCCTGCAATGCAGATTTTGGTCGCTATTCTGTTAGTGATTCTATTGTTTGTCATTGGCTTCTTCATCTACAACATGGAACTTGCCAAGAGCATCCGTGATGCTGGCAAGCTCAAGAAAGAGACTGTGATCTTCAATGGTATCAAAGACCTGAAGATCGCTAACAACGAGACATACAACACCGTGAACAAGAATGACATGACCTACAGGGACATTTCTCCCTCGGTGAACCAAGGATCGGGTGCCGAGTTCTCGTACAACTTCTGGTTGTACCTGGATAGCTCCGCGTTTGATGTCCCTGTGCAAGACAACATCGTGCGCCCCGATTCGGGTCTTGCAAAGGACGACCTGATCCTGTTGGTACATGGCGACAAGACTCCTTACACTTACAAGAACCTTTGCAACACGGACAAAAAGGATATCATGGTCAAGTGTCCCCTCATCAAGATTCAACGGGGCGGTGATGTGTTGGCAGTGGAATTCAACACCATGTCAAGCCCCGATGCTGTGCACGAGCAATCGCGCAACACATGTACGGAAACATCCACCGATTGGAGCATGGTGAACTCGTACAAGATCGCCCTATCTGGTCTGCGTAATAAGGAACCCGCTAACTACAACAAGAAGTGGTTTATGGTAACCGTGATCATCCAAGATACAAGCCCCACCGACCCTCTTCCCTTGCGCAACAAGGTGCGTTGCCGTATCCTAGTGAACGGCGTGACCGAACTGGACAGGTTCGTGGATGGTGGTCTAAACGCGCATGCTCCCAGTCTATTGCGCCAAAACCTGGGTTTCCTTCACGTTGCCCCCGTGGTTACTTTCGGATCCGCCGCTACTGATAAGACGCTGACCGTACCGAGCGCACGCCAGGTATACATGGCCGACCTGTCGTACTTCAACTATGCCCTCAATGTGGACGAGGTGAAGTCTATGTACAAGAGTGGATACAACAAGCAATACGCCCTTTCGGCCAGCCAGTCGGATCCCGACACCGCTTTCATGACCGAACAATCGGTAGCTGGCGATAAGAAGAGCTTCTATGCTTTCTAAGGAATCAAACGTACTTCCATAATGCCAGATGCTTTGGTTCTATGTATCTTGCAGTTCCGTGGAAACCTCTCTACCAAGTATTTACACGAGTCCTTGGATGACTCGCAACGGTCTATGCCCCGACTCTGCATTCCACCTTGTGTTTTGTAATACGAAGTACAAGGAGCAATGTGGTTGTAGCGCAACACGGATCCGTACTTTTCGTAGTACAACAAGGTTCGTTCAAAGTCTTCTTTTTCCTCTACCGTGATTTGAATGGACGGGTCGTTAATACATGCCCACAAAGCACCTACGCAGAATCGCAGATCGGTGGTCATGTACGGCAAATCTTTCATGAAAAACCCGTTGCGAACGGGATACACCCCGAAGAGACGGGTATCCGATATCATCAGAGTGGCGAAAGCACCTTCCACCCATGATAAGAAAGCGTCCCCCTCCAGACTACGCAATGGGTAGCGCTTAGAGCTCTTGGTATCTTTAATGGTCATGTCCTCTTCCATGTACACAACCGACCGAATATCATCATCCATGCACAATATATGGGTACCCTCGGGGAAGAAGATTGTAATGAAGTTGCGCATGTGATGCAAACCCAATGGCCCCGCGTGGACACGGAACTCATTCTTGAACCTTGCATACGCCTCGTGTTCCTCTGCATCATCTACAATAAAGATGTGGATCTGAGACGGGTCAATATTGCAACGTAGACAGAACTGGAGGCTACATTTCTCCAATACATCCGAACGTCGGTAGGATGGGATAGCTACAACAAAACTCATATACATGACATGATCAAAAGTGTTTAAGTATTATGAATAATGTTCTATCACATCGATAGGATTTAAGCATGCCAGGTGGTATTCTTCAGCTTGTTGCTGTGGGGAGTCAAGACCAATACATTACGGGAAGCCCTGAAATGAGCTACTTCAAAGCAGTTTACAAGCGCCACACGAACTTCTCTATGGAAAGTGTTCGCCAAACGTTCTTGACGAAACCAATGTTGGATTCCACATCATCCACCTATATTTGCAAGGTCGGTCGTGTAGCTGACCTGCTAGGAGAGGTCTACTTGAACTTTCGGTTGCCAGACATCTACTCCACGGACAAGCACCGTTTCAAGTGGGTAAAGAACATTGCCCAATACATGATCTACTCGTATTCTGTTCGTATCGACGCTCAACTCATTGATCAAGGGTATGGCGAGTGGATTGATATATGGAACGAACTGGCATTGCCTGCAGGGAAAAAGGCTTCCTATGACACCATGACGGGTAACACTGCCGATATGACAAATCCAACCTCGGACAAGCTCCAGACCATCATTGAAAACAACCGTTTGCGGTACACGTACTACCCTGAGGCGACCGAGGGCAAGCCATCCATTCGTGGCCGCCGCATTATTGTGCCATTGCCTTTCTGGTTTACGAAGAACCCAGCCCTTGCACTACCACTGATTGCGTTGCAATACCAAACCATTGAGATCGTCCTTGAGCTTCGCAACGTGGAGGATTTGTATCAACTCTATGATGAAACAACGGATCAGTATGTGAGCCCCTCACAATACCGTCAAATCTATGCCGCTGATGACCCATACGTGTCTATTGGTAGGTTCCTTACTCCAGCTGGAAACGGTCCAAACAACATCGACATTGATGCTTTCCTAGAATGCAACTTCATCTTCTTGGATGAGAATGAGCGCCGCGTTGTAGCTGCATCTAGCATGGATTATCTAGTGGAGCGAGTGTACCGAACAGAACTTGGTGGCGTGGTTCGTCAGGGCACGATTGATCTCGTGGTATCCAACCCTGTGAAAGAGTTCATCTGGTTTGGTCGGCGTGGGGACGTAAAGCGCACGAATGGATGGAGCAATTTCACGATGACAAACCCTGAGAGTGCCACGTATCCTATTATGAAATCTGCCAAGATCATATGGAACGGCCTTGACCGTATTGAGGAAAAGTCGGGCGAATACTTCAACATGATCCAGCCCTTCCAACACCATAGTAACGGGCCGCGTCAAGGGCTTTATTGTTACAGCTTTGCAATCCATCCTGAGAAATGGCAACCGAGTGGTTCTTTCAATGCATCCACCATCAACAAGATCCAGTTATATGTAACAACAAATGAGGATGTACCAACAGCTTCGCTCAAGAACCAAGAGTACGACTTTGTTGTGTACACACTGTACTACAATGTGTTCCGTGTCATGGGTGGAAACGGTGGCATGGTATTTGCCAACTAGTTTTTCTGAGGAAACATTAGGATGAACTTGATTGTAATTGTGTTAGCTGCACTGCTCGTATGGATGGCATACATCATGTACAATTCGTACAGGGCGATGGAAAAAGAATTGCGCGAGATCCGTCTCAAGTGTATGGGTACAACACAAAGCAAGTACCAAGAAGACCCTACGGAGAAGGTGAAGGGCACTTTGCTGAGTGTGCTCGGCAAGCTTGCTAGCATGTCGGCATGAGAAACGACTTAAAGTCGAAACGCATTTAAATAAATATGGCACCTAAGAAGCGAACATCAACACGTAAGAAGGCTACGGCCGACGTACAGGACCCTCCCGAGCCTGTGGAGGATGTTCCGACGCAAGAACAACCCGTTGCTGAAGAAGAATCCAAGGAAGAGCACGTGTTGTTGCAACTTCCCATATCCAATGCCCAATTGGACAAGTTACTTCATGCTCAAGAGATGAATAGTATCCTTGAGTATACACCAACCATCCAAGAGCCAGTTCCGTACAGTGCTCCCAATCACTTTGCGAGCGATGCAGACTACTTGGAGGTCATGGTTGATAACAAAGCTGAATGCTCTACAGTTCAAGGTGCGGTTGAATCCACGTGTCCTCCATGCAAACCCAAGAAAGCGAAGGTTTGCTTCTGGTGTTGCCATGACGTTGGTCATATGACATTTGGAATGCCGATTCGGTACGACTTTTTGAACAAGACATTCACGATGTATGGTACATTCTGTTCCCTGGAATGCGCTGCGGCACACAATTTCGCAACACATCTCGGAAGTGATCGTGCGTGGGAGATCCATAGTTGGATTCAGATGCTAGGCAAACGGTATGGCTATGTGGAGCCTGTGCGTCCCGCTCCCTCGCGGTATCTCCTACAACTCTTCGATGGTCCACTGACTATTGACGAGTTTAGGAATGCGCACAAAGGCCAAACACGCACCTATGTATTAAACATCCCGCCGCTCATCAGTGTCAACTCGCAGATGGAAGTCGTGAACACGTCCTTTATTGCAAGCAAGGAGTCCAAGGCGATTGCAGAGAAGACAGTCAGAAAGACGGCAGAGAAGCGCAAGACCCTAGACGCAAAGATGAACCTCACCATCAAAGAAGAAAGTACTTAAGGAAAAATTGATTACTTTTTATGCCAATAAGCGGCATGCTTACAATGGACGCTCCTGTTATACCAACGCCTTACCGCATCTCAACCATCACCTGCAACGGATTTGTGGGAACACAAGTAGACATCATCCAGTTTTTCAACAACGTGAACATTTCGCCGACGGCCCAGCCTGGGTTCGTTTACAGCGAGTACAAGGGAAAGCAGTTTCGGGGAGCGAAGCCCAAGACCAAGCGTGGGTCTAAGGTGAAGAAGACGGACGAGGACAAGAAGTGCTTTGACAACCAGGTTACAGTAGTGTACTGTTTTGCGGATGGCTACTTCCCGAACGTCAAGCTCTTCCGTAATGGAAATGTTCAAATGACGGGTATCCGAACGCCCGAGGATGGGCAACGTATCATTGAAATTGTCGCTTCAGAACTGCGGCGAATCCACGAAGAAGGCGTTACAAACATCGTGTCCGACATTGACAAGCTACACGCTTGCGACTTCAAGATCCGAATGATCAACAGCAACTTCTCGGTTCCCTACTCGGTTCGCCGTAAGGATCTCCACAAGTTGCTTATCTCACCAGACTATAACAACAATTGCAATTTCCAGGGTACCACGTATCCAGGGGTGAAACTATATTTCTACTGGAACTCAACAAAGAAGCACCAGAATGGCATTTGCCAGTGCAGCAATCCATGCTACGGCAAGGGAACTGGCCATGGCGACGGAGAGTGCAAAAAAGTAACCGTAGCTGTATTTGAAAGCGGAAACGTCCTCATTACGGGGGCGAACACAAACCAACAGATTGACGACGCATACCAATATATCACCAAAGTCCTCATCAACCACGTGTCCACATTGAAAAAGACGTTGCCTCCACCTTGCCCCAAGTGATTTATTTTACGCACATGAAGTTCTGCTTCATGTTGTCATACGGTCCATGTGCAAAGTATTGCACAGTGTTGTTGCCTGGCCGTGTGTATGTAGGCATATGGGCCATACCTCCAGGTGGAGGGTTAGCGGATGCTAGGTTTTGGGTATATGTGTGTGCATCAGGAACGACGGGTACATTGGCCCATGGTGCATTTGGTTTGAATGCCTCCCCAGTGTAGAGACCTCCATTCACACTACGAGGGGGAGCTGGGACAGGCCCTGACCATTCAATATAGCTGTATGTAAGGGTCATAAATATTCTCTATAAGGATATAAGGAAAAACTTATTGTTTTGGTTATGAGCAAACGTAACCGTCTAGATGAAGACGGGCTTCCGTCAGATGAAATCATGACCATCGTCCGCGAGATTCGGGAATACACTGGGTCCGACAAACGTCGCAAGGCTGAATTTGAGAAGAAGTACCCCGATTTCGTGGAGCGCTATCCTATGCTGTTTCAACTGGCATGCGAGCCCACGTTTGATCTAGATCGGTTAGAGTACATGATCAAGCTGCGGGAGTCTATCAAAACGCAAGAAACAACCCTAGAGGATGCTTCCAAGGAGATCGGCCAAAAGATGTTTGATATCTACGTCAAAGATCGCATTCCCGAACCACCGAAATAGATATGCAATTTGTTTTTAAAATGATTCGAAAAATTTGAACGAGTCATGATATAAAGGATAAGACCAACAAGCGTATAATCTATCCTATCAACTACGTTCACTACCATGGAGACTGTTCCTCAGAATCTTCGCGAGCTTCTGCACGAGGTCCTGTCCGCTCCCGTTGCGGAGGGATCCACTCGTGCGGATGTCCTACTATCGGTTCTGCGCAAGCACCATTTCTGGCCTGCGCTTCAGGTGAAGAAGTTCTTTGATCGCAGTGGACTCGTGCTGCTGCACAACACCTACAAGCGGACGGATGTGGAGAGCTTCCGCGCCCTCTACGACGAGTGCCGCAGCATCGTGCTCGACCTGGATGCCCCCGAGGGTGAGAACATCGTGGTCACTCTGGCTCACAGCATCCCCGAGCGCCTCACTGTGCAGCAGTACGACATGATGAAGAATGACACCGACAAGTGCGAGCTGAGCTACGAGGGCACTGTGGTGACCGTGTACGAGCACAAGGGGCGGTGGTACTTCGGCACCTCGTCGTGCCCGTCGGTGGATAGCTCCAGGTACTTCCACCCCACGAAGACTCACGGGCAGATGGTGGATGAGGTCATCGCCAAGCATTACCCCCACGTGGTGCCCGTCTTTGAGGAGGGGACGCATCCCAAGGTCGTCCAGCGCGAGACCTCGCGGGCCCTTCGCGACGCTTTCGCGGCCAACCTGGATGTCAAGAAGGCATACGCGTTCCTTCTTGTCCACCACGAGAACCGCCACGTGATGAACTACGCCTCGGAGTTTGGCGAGGACAACTACAAGGAGCTCTTCCACATCAACACGCGGGACCGCATCACGCTCCAGGAGGATGATCTGACCACTCGCCCGCTGGAGGGGATCGGCATGAACTACGCCAAGCGGTTTACCACTGCCGATGAGGCCATCGCCTATGCCCGCGAGAACACGGACGTCTATGGTGTGATCGCGCGGACGGTTGCGGGCAAGATGTACAAGGTCTCCGACGAGAAGATTGTTCTCCGCGAGGAGTGCGACCTTGGCAACCCCAACAAGTGGCAGAACATGCTGTGGGTCTACATGCAGAACAAGCCCCACTACCACATTGATGACTACATCAAGCAGTATGCGCCTACCCTGGAGTTCCCCAAGGACAGCCTTGGGCGCGACATGGCTCCCACCTACATTATCCACACGGTTATCTGCACGATGCGGGATATCCTCTACAATATGTACGTAGCTACCACGAGCTACAACCACCACGTCAAGAAGTTCCGTATGAACCGCGAGCTGGATGGTAGCCTTCCCCCTGTCCTCCGCTTCCATCTTGCTCAGCTTCGTCACCTGCAGGTGGATAGCCATACGCATGGCACCCTCACGCCCAAGGCTGTCTACCACTACATTTGCCACCACCAGACGATCAAGAACATCCGTACGCTGATCAACTTCTTTGCTTCGCACGGCGGGCATCAGATGAAGTACCGCCAGGCCGAGTGCTTCGGTGTCCTCAACCAGCTTCTTTCCGAGTAAATTTCAAAAGCGAAAAATTAAGAAAACATAAAATCAAACGCCATTTTGGCATTCACTCCTTTTTGGTTTTGGATTCAACCCAAGATAGTATCCAAACATGGTGTTTACACCCACTAGGTAATGTACCAACACCCCCATCATTGTCCACACGATGATAAAGATCACCCATCCCGACACCGAGGAGATATGGAATAGCCATCGTCCTACCGCAAATGCAATCAGCAATGACCCGACCCAATCAAAGATAGCCATGTCTAGTACCTTGGGCTTGCGCAAGTAATCAATCGTCGTGCACTTCTCTGCCATCCTCTAATGAACATGTACAAAAACAAGTGTAGGCATATTGTATAAAGATGGGCGTCATATATGCAAACGCCTTGAACATTTCAGGTAAGCTACAAAACATGTCGTTGTACACCAACACGATGGGAACCAATGGGTATAGCAACATTGTCGTTGAAGATTCCCTCCATGTACAAGGCAGCGTTTTCACATCGGGCCGCATGGATGTCGGTAATACCATTTTTGCAACCTTCCGCTTGAATTCCAACCTGCCATTCTCCAATAATGTAACAGAGCTAAGGGCGGCATCCAATACATTCACTATGGACTTCACATCCACGGACATGTCGGGCATGATGGGCATCCCAATGACCGTCCCTTCTTCCAATGTGTTCAACCAAGCGACGGGTGTTGTGACTGTGCCCGTCAATGGACTCTATAACCTAGAAATGCAAGGTCATTTTGAAAACGATCCTGCCAAAACAAATGTAGAAAACGGTGTGTATTACTACTTCATTAACCACCCGCATCCCGCCGCCCGAGTGCAGGCTCATATGACATCAGGGGATCTAGTATCTACGTCGCACACCACATTCTTGCTAGCAGGTGACAAGTTTGTCCCCACATTCTACTCCAATGATTCAAATGCGCGATTGGTGCCAGGAAACGGAGAAACATATGTTTCATTCTCTGTTGCAGCAACCGTCACACCCACCCATAGCAACTATGTACGATTGCCAGTTTAGATTTTGCGGAACACCACCCAACGGTTCAGGAAACTGAACTGCTTTTGCACCTCATCGGCCTCAAGTTGAAGGACATCATTGTCAAGGTGTGTACGCTTGTGCGGGTCCTCGGGAACGTTAGCACGGATCTCCGCAAAGGTGTGTGAGAACAACGCGGTATCCGCCAGCTCCAACCCATGGGCACTTGCGTGTTGTACCAGAGTATCAAGGTTCACCAGGAACTCAGGGATCAAACGGTTTGTATTCTCAAGATACACATCAACCAGCTTCCCAAACGGTTCCTCGTCATCTGTTTTGTAATTTGAATACCGCTTGACGATGGCCCATACAGTAGCTTGGCCATCTAGCTTCTTGCCTTCCGCAACACCATTTGCGGTGCTTTCTAGCAGACCATTCACCTTGTCGCCATCCATGAATGTTGCGATGAAGATGCCATTCTTTTTGAGGTTTCGGGAAACATTAGATAGGAAACCATGTAGCTTCTCGGGCGTCTGGAAGAAGTAGTGGACAGCAAACATGCACGATACGACGTCAAACCCACGTGCGGCACGCCCCGTGATGTACTTCAGGTAGGGAGCGGGGGCAACGTTGTCACGCCGATATACGAGGCGTAGGAGTTTCTTGGACTCCTCATCAAACTCGTTGGCCGCACTACCATCGTGCAGGGGAAGAGCACAATCTCCAATTGCAAATACCATGTCGGGGTAGATGACCTTTTCCACACCACCGATCGTTGTGATCACCTTCCTCTTTTGTTTTTGCACACGAGCATAGGATCCTTCCCTTGGATGTGTGATGTTGTCACGTACAAGATCTACCCCAAGGACGAACCGATAACCAGCATCCCGCCACCGAGGTAGATCACCCGCCATACCACAAGCAAGCTCAAGAAGTGCGTCACGAGACTGGGACAGATGGTACAACTTCTTCTTGATACCCTGGTTGTGGAAGTTCAACATGTGCACCGACAACATGTGTTGGCGTGGGATCTCGCGTGCGTAATAGGTATCGTCCACGCCAAGGAGACGCTCTTCCAGTTCGTCAGGAGCATCACCAGGTGCGGCTTGCTGAACACCAGTGATCATCGCTGTCGTCACAGGGTTATGGATCGTCCGCCAGATGCTCATCGCAACACTCAGGTCGTTCGCAGTCTTGCTCAGTTTGTTCGTGCGCTGGAAGATACGGGTTTTGTCATCCCGTACCCGCAACGGCACCCAACGACGGGAAGGATGGACCTTGGGATCGGGGTTGTAAGCAAACTCTACAATCGTCTTGTTGCTGATGATATCACCATTCTCTGCCTTGGCAACACCATCCACGAGCGGGACATGTGCCTCTTCTACACCCTTTTCATACTGACTGATCGGTTTGAACAACTTGGCGCGATAAACCTCCCCAAGATTACGGGTGTGTTCACTGTATTCACGGTCATAGCGCATGCGTACACCTTCCATCACGGTAATGCTTTCCCATTGGGTAGCATTGTACCCTGTGAACAACTTCATAGATACGTAAGGCTGCTTGGTAATGGGATGCACACGCATATGGTCATCGGTCTCCACAAGGAAATCAATGGTGTTTTGCTCCGATGGCTTCCATTTGAACACACGATCCCAACGCACATTCTCGGTGATCTTCACGGGTTTGTTTGGGTAGTATCCAAAGACGGGCAGGTCGCGCGGGGTGAACACTAGACCATCAATCTCATAAGGTAGCTTGGCGGCATTGCTCAGAACTTGCTTGCAAACAGCGAACATCCCATCACCATCCGCAGGGATGTGTTGCTTGACGCTAATATCTAGGTATCCATCTTCCTTGATGTCCCAAAGCGATGTTTCAATGATATCGGACAGCTTGCTGACGCGGCTTGGCTTGCTGTTGTGGATGAGGGGAAGGTCCATCACGCTCTCTCCTCCCAAGAAGTAGATATCAAACGCCATGAACAGGTCATTTTGGTCATTGTCCTTGCGCTTGGATGATGGGACATACTCTCCATCCACCAGACTGGAATGCATCTTTTGCGACTTTGCCCGCAGCCCCGTGGAGCGCACATCAAGCGTATTGTTGATCAGGTATGCATGGCCGTCTGAATGTACGTACAGAAGAATACGCTCACCATCTGCCTTTTCGGTCACAGCATAACCTGATTGGATGCTAACGATACCATACCCAACATCGGGGTTCAAGATATGCATCTTTTCAAGCGTGATAGGCTTAGGGGCAAAGAAGAAGTATGGCTTTTCACCGTTGTCTTCCCTGCGCCTTGTCTCCACGAGTTTCTTTTTGATCAGTGTATGGTAACCGTGAAGGACCTCGTCTTGTTGTTGCTTTGACAGTACGAAGTAGTCGTTTTGAATGGCTTGAATGTAAGAGACAATGCCACCAATGACATGGGATGGGTCCTCTCCCATCTTCTTGCACTCCATCGATACTTCATAGGTAGTACCACCCGATGTCACTCCCGAGTCCCGCATCAACGTGTAAGGCTCGTTGCTCCGTCGCTTGAAGCACAATATGTACGTGAAGTCATCGCTCTCATACATGAACTTCTTATGGAGGATGTAGTACTTGGGCACATCAAGCCACACACTTGGCTCTGTCTCAAGTTGCAGCAACCGTTCCTCTTGTACCACCGAAAAGACAGATACGGGCAACTCATCGGGGAGCATGTCCTTGCTGACGAGAACCCGCTGCTTCCAGGCATGTGGTGTGCAAGATGGCGTCTCGTGATGACAATACCGTGTGATATTGGCAACTCCCTTGATCTCAAGGATCAGTCCAGACTGGTCTCCTTCTTCGGCAACAACCTCAAGGACCTCTTCGTGAACTGTTTCCTTGAGGTGACCTTGAGCGCGAAGGTTTGCCCAAACACTTTGAAAATCTGCAGATGACCAAGGCTTTTCCATGTGTTTGAACTCAAACAACCATTTCCTATCAGGTTTTTCGGTTACCAATTGCATGTGAGATATCAGGAATGGTAACATGTTTTCCTTGGTAAGCTCCATGATGACTCTATAATCACAAAAGGAATTTTCCTTATATCTTTCACTTTTTGTAGTACGTCAGTTGGACGTCTCGTGTGCACTGGATACCATCCCATCGGTAGGTTTTGTCATTGGCAACAACCACTGCATTCAGCAGGTAAGAACATAGCTCGAAGAAGGAGTCGGGTGGGGGCGCAATGCCAGTGTTGGAGATGTATCCCATAATCTCGCGAGAGCGACGTGGGCCAAGCAACTCTAGGCCTGGATTGTTTCCGACAAACTCCTTGACTTTCTCGATGAAAAACGACTCTGCCGACTTTGCCATGCGAGGATTGTATGCGGGATATAGGTCATCGATATATGCAAGAACCTGTGGAATCAGCTTTTGGACCTTTGGCTTGGGTGCGGTACGTGCTTGAGGCGATGGAGCATGTGCCGCGGAAAGGTCGGGTTTCCTTTGGGCACATGTATACGTATCCACTTGCATCCATTTCTCATTCCCGATCTTGCATACAGCGAGACCAGCGGGTAGCTGTTGACGAAGTAGTTGAAGCATATCTACTTGCATCAAAAAGTATGACCAGTTACATTAAATACTCTTCATTTTTTAAATCACTTTTCACGTTCGCAGTAAGCATCACCTGCTTTGCAAATCTCTTTTTCAGCAGGTAAAACTTCATACTAGAAGATACCCTGTTCGTTACGACCTTCTTATCTTGCTTTGGATCGGCAAACGCCAACGCTGATGCATCACCCTCAGGTTGCCGCTCTTGGCTTCGTTGTTCGTGAATGTTCTTGTTAAGTATGTCACATAGAGACTCGTACCGCTTGACTTCGTTCTGAGACTTGTTACAAAAGGCTACATACGTCTCAAGCTTGTTCAACATATCTTCCGACAGCCATGACATATTGACAAAAACACCATTGTTGTTGCGGGTGTAGTCACATTTGTTACTGTGCAAGAGCTTGAATAGTTCTTCAATCTCTGTATGTTCTAGTTGTTGTATCGCTGTAACCAGCCGCTTGCATCGCTCTGTTTCCATATGACACCTTATATGCTAGATTCTTTAATACGTTATTCATCATCTACGTAGTCATCCTCCTCCCCTGCATCATCACCATCATCATCCCCGTCTTCATACTCCTCCAGCAAGTCATCCACCTCCCCTTCTTCCTCCTCTTCCCCGCCATCCATCAGTGTCTTGGGTTCTTCAGCGTCTGTTTCTTCTTCCTCTTCATCCTTCGCACCCTCCTCCTCGTCTTCCAGGTCCACCACGTCCTCCTCCTCCGAGTACACTTCATCAGGGTTGATCTCTTTGTCCTCGTCTAGGCCTTCGTCGGCGTCATTTGGAGAGGGGGCTTTGGGAGGCTCCTTGATTGCCTTTCCAATCACCGAGATCTTGCGATCGTGAAGTTGGTAACGCTTTCCTAGAACCTCCACGAAGATCTTGTCTCCCATTTGTAGCTCCTCAAGGTCAATTTCAGATACGATACCGACCGAACGCTTGGGAATAATGATATCCAACACGGGCTCAATCTTGTCACCCACCTGGAGAATACTCTCCGCATGCACACCCAATGCATTCTTGTTTTTGACCACCGCTTCAAACACTGAACCGACGCCTGGGTTGCACACCTCCGCCCGACATACCATATCAAACTTTACGTGGCCATTGAAGTGCTGCTTGATGAATGATCCCGCCGACCTCTTTACGATTTCAATGCTTCCAGGACGAATGTAACCATATCGCGTGCATACACCCTCTAGTGAGGAACGTAGCTTGTGTAGCAGTACTTGCTCGAAGTTGACCAGAAGGTCAGATGGGGCAAGTTGGATGTTGGTTCGGAAGCGGATAGGAACAAAGATATCCATGACTTCACTCACTTCTACACTGTAACCTAGATCAATTTTTCAGGGTCCACCTTAAATCTGTTTAGGTTTGAAGGTAGGCAAGAAGAACATACGGTCTCGTTTTTGTAGCTCCACACCCAACGTGAAGCATACTTGTTCTTTGGTAAGGTCCTTTGCCGCTTCGACATTCACACCAATGTCGGTCAGGTGTCCCAATGTCTCGTTCTTCCTCAGAGACTCGCATACGACACCTTTGCGCTTGCCTCCCGCAGGTCCAGGAATCCATATCTTCAACTCGTTATTCAAAGGCATGTTTGGTTTCTTGATATACTTGTGTGGTTCCAAGACCGCAAACAAGAACTCGTTGGTGTCGGGACGAGCTACAGATTTCCGTTGAGCCTTGATCGCCTCCGTCTCCGCAGAGGTTGCCGCACGGAACATGCTCCTATCATGGTCATATAGATATGCCTTGAACTCGGTAGCCTCAAAAATGTCGACAAACCCAATGTAAGGCCCCTTGTTCGGGTTCTTATGACGCGGGAGCTCGGATGCTGCAATGAAAGCACCCTCTGCAAACAACAACTGTACATGTGGTGCAATGTTTGTAGGAAGGCGTGCCCCATACTGTACAATCTTCTTTGCAAACACAGGCCAACACTTAGAGTCCAAAGACTTGTAAATCAGTAACTTGCCGACGTATGGGTCCGATGTTGGCTGACTTGCAATGATAGCTTCCTTTTCACACACATCATCTTCCTTTGTACGTTCTTGTTCGCCGATTACTTGAAGCTTCAACGCCTTAGGAGGTGTTCGGACTGGTTTGACAACGAATCCGTCCTTGTGTGCATGTAGGGTACCAAGCTTTCCCAAGAAGTTGATCTTGCACGCTTCCACAAGAACCGACATAGAAACCGTGGGGTGCATACCCACCGCGTCTTGGAGTTCTTGCAATGTGAAGAATACACGCTCGCGATTCTTGGTGATGTACTTTTTCAAACGTTGGAGACCCGTGGGGAGCAGGTGTACGTATATGTCCCTGCGCACGCTGTGTTGGTCAGGTGTACCCGACGGATCCGCACAACGTGGGTTCTTGTTGACGTCATCCCCATAGTGGTAAGGTACCAAGGTCCCACGCGAAGACTTCAGTATAACATCAAAACCAAACAGGTTCTTGGGGAAGTAGTTCACGTGTTTCAACAGCGGGCAATCAAGTGCCATGTCACGTATAGTGTTCTCTACCTCCTCCATCTGTTTCGCCTTCCTTGCAGCAATCTGATAGGTCTTGAGGTCTGTACTCTCTATGTTGTCCGATACAGCTACATGAAGAAACACGGAAACATTCCGTTCCTCCAATGGCAGTGACACATGGGAACATGTGCGGATCGCGCGACCGATTACCTGATCCAAACGGTTCAAGTGGTACCAAGGGTCAAGGACATGAACCTCCCGCATGTTCTTCAGGGACAACCCCTCTCCAGCTACAGGTGACATCAAGACGACCTTGACAAGCTCGCCGTGTTGGTTGCGTGGGTCATTGATGTCCTTTAGGAGGTCCTCAATCTTGGCATTGCCCATTGCTTCCACTTCTCCCGACAGAATGCAATAGGACGGGAACGGCACCCCAGGATAACGCACTGGAGGGTCCACAATGTCCGCATTCTTCAAGATGTTCCTAGCACCATGCCTTCGGAACCCGAGATGCTCTAGGGCTACTGCCATGGGCAAGATGCCACTCCATACAAACTGGGAATAGATCATGACGATGCCCTCGGACTGCCGTATCAAGTCACATATCCGTTGCAACTTGGGGGCATACTTGCCAAGCTTGTCAGGATGGGGATACAGAGGTTGTTCGCGAGGTAGCAAGTAACGGACTTGGACTGGGTCGTTATCATTTTCTCTTTCAAACACGGAGAAGAATCCCTTGTTGCCTACCTTTGCCTTTTTCCCAGCGGGATAACATATGTTGTTAGCTTGATGTAACACGGCATCGCTCTTTTTGAATGTAGCTAGAGCATCCTCTTGATATGCGGACAAGCGAGTAGGGACAAGACCGTCACGCACATGGCGTTCCCAACCTTCCTCCGATTGATACATGGGGATCCCACTGTCCTTTGGTGAAAGCCGTGCGGCGAATGTGAAGGGGTTTGTACCCTTGATGTAGCTAACATACTCTGAGGTTAGTTGCCGTAGGAGGGCAAAAGCGCTCTTGGATGCCGTGCCTTGCGACGAGTACAAGGAAGGCAACCTCTTGAGCACGTCCTTGCGCTTGTCATTTGCGCAAAGGATGGACAGCAACCAGAAAATCTCGTCGGTTTCATTGTACATCGGGGTAGCAGATAGCAAGACCATGCGGTTGTTGGTTCCGTGTTTAGCTACATCTAGAAGTGCTTGAGCTACTTTTTTGTCGGTTTCTTGGATGCGCAGGTTGTGTGCCTCGTCTACAATGATCACCCGATTGGAGATATGTTCCTCGTAGGATTTCTCCTTCTTCCACCGTTCCACTTCACTTGCAAACCCTTCGTATGTAAACATCTGGTACCGAGACTTGATGAGAGATAGAATCTTCTTTTTCATTGTTTCTGCGTCATGTGTACCATTGACCATGCGTCGGTAGATATCTCCAGTACACTGCTCTTTCAAGAACTCGGCATCCAAAAGCTTAGCTACATTAAACACCTGTTCCTCGTAGGACTTTTGCAAAGCGGACGGGAGGATGACCCACACCTTGGGACCCGCACGGGCATTGTGGTCCGCCAAGAGGGCCTCTGCAATGGTGATTGATGAGCACGTCTTTCCCACACCAAGTCCGTGGTATAACAAAACGCCTCGGTATGGCGAGTGTTGGGACAAGTAGTGTTGCATGAGGTGTTGATAGGACATTTTCTCAAACCCCGCACATGATTGCTTCACCTTTGCCTCATACTCTGCCTCGGTAGCAGAGGGTGCAATCGGAGGAACCACAAAAAACTGGTACTCCTGCAGGGACGCTACCTTCTCTTGAAACTTGGGGTCTCCGTGATCTGGATAGGTAAGTGTTTGCATTTCCTCTAATAGAAAGCTTATAAAAAGGAATGTGCTATTTGGATGAGATCATGTGGAAATAGCATTCTGCACATGCCCGTACATCAGCATCCGCGCGATGCATATCCTCCGCGGGCTCCCTCCCGAATAGTCGCTTGTAGAGTTCAATCAGCTTGGGCCACTTCTCGTTCTGTCGTGTCCCCATTAGCATCGTGCACACACTCTTCTTCTTTTGCCAAGCCTCCGCAATATCATATGCACGATAACGGTGGAGCTCAGAAAGAAGGACGCTATTATCAAACCTGATGTTGTGTGCTACAATGGTGCTTACATGTGGTAGATACTCCGCCAGAGCTGTAAACACATCTTGGATTGGAACACCATGTTCGGTTGCATGCTCTGTTGTGATTCCGTGAATGTTTGCCGCAACCTCGGGGATCACATACCCATCGGGCCTGATAATGAAGTTCTCGTGGCGTTCCAGCGTGCCATCCTCGTCATACAGGTTCCATGCCATTTGTACGATACGACAACCATTCCAAGCGGCGGTATTGTTCACGGGTACACCACGGGGTGGAAGACCCGTTGTTTCTGTGTCAAAAACAAGTGTCTTGGATGGGGTGGTCATATTTGAAGTTACGCTCTCCCCCTTTAAATCATCATCCCAATAGATGCTCCATGATCTTGTGATGAGCCTGACGGAAGAGTTCTTTGCGTTCGTGATTGTGGGATCGGATGTGCTCCAGCGTGTCCTCAAAGCTGAACCAACGGATAGCCCGTACCTCTCGGGCCTGGTTGATGTTGCTGGGATCCACGGAAGTATTACGGTCTTGAGGACCCTGTAGACGTGCCACATAGTAGACGTGACGGTAGAGTACATTGTTGGTTCCAAAGAAGATCTCTTCAAACGGTGGTAGTCCCTGTACAATCTTGATGTCTTTGGATTCAAATGCGGTTTCTTCACAGAACTCACGGACAGCACAATCAATATCTTCTTCGCGAAGACGGCGACGACCTTTCGGGAATCCCCACTCTGGTTCCACGTAAGGACTGGGTGAACTCTCTAGAAGAGACTTCAACGTCACAAGTTTACCTCCAATATGTACACCATCTCGTAGGGAATCAAATTTTCTTTTCGCTTCATAAAACTCGGCAGTATGCTTGGGAATGGATGGTTGGAACCATATAATGTTCCATAGATCCTCAAACGGCTTCATCAGCAACATTTCACGCTCGGAAGAAGCCATGGCGCCTAGAAGTTGGCTGATGTATGTGAGCTGATCGGGCTTGTACTTTCCACGGATGAACTCCATGAAGGACAGGCTATCCTTGCGCTGGATCATGAGGTACTCAACTTGGTTGTTGCGGAGTCTATAACAGATGACACCGAAGCTCATTATAGGATGTGGGCAATCTTTGTACAAATGACCATGTAGCCCACAATTACGGCATGTATGTGGTGCCATGTCCTTATGCTTATGCTCAAAACCTGGAGGTGGGTTCTTCATTTGTACACATGATGCATATCGCGAAATCTTTAAATCGGATTTCATAGTAGAATGGGCATAACTCCAGCATATTGGGGACCGTGCGTATGGGCATCGATACATCTGATCTGTTTGGGTGCACCCGAGCAATTTAGTGGAAACCAGTTAAACTACCGCAAGTTCTTTGAGTCATTGCCATATGTGTTGCCATGTGATGCGTGTAAACAACACCTAACGGAGCATCTTGAGAAACACCCGATGGATGCCGCGCTTGCAGGAGGTCGCGACTCTCTCTTCACTTGGTCTGTCCAACTCCACAATGCTGTCAACCGTTCCTTGGGAAAACCAGAGATGACCGTAGAACAAGCACGTCACCATTGGGACTCCGTAGCAAGGGGTGAAAAAGCAAAGGTTCCTGATGTTGTAGCACCTCCGACACAAACACGGAAGTACGGACTAAAAGAATGGATACTAATGCTGATGGTATTGATCATTGGTATAACTGTAGGTATCCTACTTACACAGCAGCGAAGTTCCCGAAGGCTTCGGTAGAAGCGGGGGCGGGAGCGGGCTTCTGGACCTGGAAGCCTTCGGCGGAGGCGGCGGCAACCTGTTCCATGCGCTTGGCCTGCTCGGCTAGGTCATCCTTCTGCACGGGCACACCAAACAATTCCTTTTTCTCTTCCTCTTCGCTCTGGAAGGACTCCTTCTTCTCTTCCTCCTTGGTCTCCTCGCCCTGGAAATACTCGCGAGCTAGCTTGTTGGCACCGACTTGCATGTGTTCAAAGGTACCAACCTGCTCAAGGTCCTTGGTGATGCTGGTACCGTTCACCAGCGACATCACACCCACAACAACGATGATCACCGAGTAGATGAGGATGAAGATGGAGCCGATCCAAGCGTAGGCACCGCACCACCACTTCTGGTTACGGAAGCCACTGCCAGTCACCAAGCAAGTCAGCTGGAACAGGGTCAACAGGATGCTGGGCAGAGCAACCACGAACATCAAGACGATGAACATGAACTTCTGACCAATGGGCACTTGCTCCTTGCCGAACAGGATAGCAAGAGCAACAACGCCAAGAGCCAAGAGGATGGAAACACCAGCGTATTTCGATTGGGGAGCACCAACAAAGATGTCGAGTAGGGCCATGTGAATGTTCTATAGTTAGTAACGAGAAAATATATAACGGCTCGTGGGGAATAACAGAACTTAAAGATTTTTCAACATAAAAAATGAAAGTACATCCTTTTTCTTGGATAAAGGAATCATGGGTATCCCTCATTATTTTCAGGTCTTGCTACGGAACTATCCGAACATCTTGCATGTAGCACGTCCCAAGCGGTGCACGGACTTCTTTGTGGATTACAATGGCGCCATTCACCACGCGGCAAACAAGGTCCTATCCGAAGAGCACCAAGACTACGAGAAGGCGGTGCTCAATGCATCCTGGACCTATCTCCAAGATTGCGTGGGTATTGCGGATCCAACGAGGATGGTACATGTTTGTATGGATGGCGTCGCTCCGATTGCCAAGATGTGCCAGCAAAGGAAGCGTCGGTACCTATCCGTGTGGAAGGCCCAGAAGTCGGGAGATACCCCCAAATGGGATCGCAATGCCATCAGCCCTGGTACGCCGTTCATGGCCCAGCTACATGCCCACATGCATCACGAGATCCGCGAGCGAGACATCCGCAACAACGTCCATTACTACTTTAGTACATCCGACGAAGTAGGGGAGGGAGAACACAAGATCTTTGCTCGGATTGCAAGTCTCCAACAAGACTCGGTCATCATCGTGCATGGGCTAGACGCAGACCTGATCATGCTATCACTGATTTCGCACAAGCCAAACATCTTCCTCATGCGTGAGCCATCGGGAATCTACAAAGACATGGAGACGGTGGATGGATTCATGTATGTGGAGATCGATCATCTGCGCAAAGCTATTCTTGAGGATCTCCGCATCCATTACGAGTGGCCAATTACACTGGGAATGCTAGATAACCCATATGACGAGGGTGCATGCAACGTCCTTGATACATATGTGACACTGTGTAGCATTCTTGGAAACGACTTCCTACCACACCCTGTTACTCTATCTCTCAAGAAGGGCGGGTATGAGAAACTGCTTCAGGCCGCTCGGGGAGCTTGGGAGAGGCACGAAGTGTTCATCTTGCCCGACGGGAAGATCAACTTCCAGTTCCTTGCGGACGTCCTTGTGACACTCGCTAAATCCGAGGACAACGATCTATGGAAGCTCAATGAGGAGTATCTTAAGAAACGTGCCTATGAGAATCAGGACGATCCCTTGGACTGTTACCCACTCAAAAACAAGGATCCACTATGCAAGGTAATCTACGAGAACCAGCCCAACAAGTGGCGCACCTTCTACTACAAGCATCTATTCCATACGCGCATGCACGACACAACAGTGATTGCATCCGCATGTCGCTTGTTCACAACGGGTGTACTGTGGGTGTACCGTTACTATAAGCGCAACCCAAAGGATCATGCATGGTACTACCCGTTCAGCTATGCGCCTTCCCTGCGAGACCTTGCAAATTATGTGTCGGGCCTTACGCCCACCGAAGAGGATAGCATCTACTCGTCCTTTACTACACCACCCTCCAAGGGATTCGTCCATCCTCATGTGCAACTCCTGTGTATTATGCCAAGTGAGAGCAAGAACATTCTCCCGAAACAGGTGCAACGGGTCATGCAAGATGACAACAAAGGATGTACCTATATGTTCCCTAATGATTATGACATTCAAACCTATATGAAGATTCACCTTTGGGAGTGTACGCCCGTCTTGCCCGTCCTTGACATCAGTGGACTTGAAAAGGCACTTACTTAAGAGCAAAATGCACATGACATAAAAATGGATGCACTCCAATGGAACGACGTCCTCCACATGAAAGGGTACCTTTTGAACATGGACAAGTGCAAGGACCGTCTTGAACTGTCTACCCAACGGCTCGCAGCGGCAGGATTTACAAATGTGCATCGTTTTGGCGCGGTTGATGCCGAGCTTGATGACCTGCCAAATGCATGGAAGGCACATGGATCACCGCGATTTGATCCATCTGATTCGGAGTTTGTCAAGTACAAGGGTAAGCAGGCATGTGCACTGGGGCATTACAACATCTGGAAAGACATGATAGACAATAACATTCCTGTCGCGCTGGTGTTTGAAGATGATGTAGAATTTCACAAGGATTGGGCTACACTTGCACCTGCCTATTGGGCATCTACCCCACGAGACTTTGACGTGCTTTATCTTGGAAGCCAGATGGACATTCCCGTGTCGGGCCACATCGTCGTATCTCCTGTATTCTGTACGCATGCTTACATGTTGACTCTTGAAGGAGCGAAAAAATTATATCATTTGTGTGTGAATGAACCAAAAGGCACACGCACCATTGATTGTATGCTGATAGACCACATGAAACAGATGTACTTTACGCGTGGAAAGTACCATGCATTCCAATGGTATGTTTGGAATGGGACCTTATTCCCCGACGAAAAGGCCAAGAAACGGGAAGATTGGGCGAAGAGGAACACAGGCCTCGTGTTTCAAGATTCTGACCTCGGAACTTTTGTGCGTCCCTGGTAGGAGATATAAAGAGAATCTACTGATACTTAATGATGGAACTTAACCAGTTGATTGATTTTTGTCTAGGAAGCAAAGGTTCCCCCTTTGATGTAGCTCAAGTAGCACATCGTGTTTTGAAAGACCGCTTTCGTTACAAGGGCGAGCAGGTATGGGAGTATTGGGACACTGAATGGAAGGTTGACGAGAACCGACACGCGTTAGATATGGCAATCAAGGTAGATGTGTGCCAGGTATTTATGGGGCGTGCCATGTATTGGCAAGAGCAATCCATGTGCGAGAACATATCCACGCGCATTGATTGTCAGTTGCGAAGTCACAAGTTGTTGGAGCTTTGTCTAAAACTTGGTAAGGACAGGTTTGTGAAAGATGTAATCAAGGAAGCACGGTCCTTCTTTTCCGTGGACTGATTAGTACCTATTTTGGTCTTTTTGTTGGGCATCGCTTGCTGCTTCCCGCATGCGTTCTTCCCGTGTCATGGTTTTGACGGACACATACACACTATCATTTGCGACGGGTTTGCTGTCCGAAACAATCATGCTACCCATCTTGTCTGCTACCGAATGGCGCAAACCGTCTTGTGAATTCTTCAAGTCCGTAGACAGACGGTCTGTAAACTCCTTTGCCTTTTGGTACGTAGGCGAGGTCTTCTTTCCACCGTGCCCAGGAGTGCCGTGGAACTCCATCGGTGGAGCCTGGTCGAGGATCGCTTGGTATCGGCTAAAGCAGTCTCGCAAGAACGTGATACCATTTGCGTTACGGTCCTCTAGAGGGATGAAGATCTCGCAGTAAATGTCGTCCGCAAGCTTCTTGAAGGCTTGAGAACACGACAATGACTTGGACACAATGTCACCAATCTTGAGGTAGGACTCGTATGTTTGGATGATGGCAATACCGACATTTACTACACCCACACCGATACTAATGTAGCGTTGGACAGTGGTGTTAAACCCTGCAGAACCGAAGGACGCTACGCCCGAGCACGACGAAAGAACAATGGATGGGAGGCGCAACTTTGTCTGGAAATGGTGTGTCTTGGTATACAATGTCATATACTCTTTTGACAACTCCACGCAAATGTCGTGTAACATTTTCAAGTACTTCTCTTCGGCATCATACCAACGCATTTTGTATTATGCCCACAAAATTTTAGCTTACAACATAGACTTTACTCGTGCCAATAGAGTTTTGGGAGTCATACGATCGCGCGGATCCATGGCAATCATGCTTTGAACCAGCTTTTTGTAGCTACCCAGAAACTTCTTAGTGCAACCCTTGTCTGTAGTGTAGGGGTACATATCCACAAAGACTGTACCTACCGAATAAACATCTACGACATTGGCAACCTCTTTGAAGGCCCCTTCCAATTTACTTTTGCTTGAAAACTCCTGAGTCCATGCTACAAACCGCTCCAAGTCTTTCTTGACGTCTGCTTCAGGGTACAATTCAAAGAATGTTTCGCTTCGGGTAGGACCGTAATGTGTGATGTTCTTGAGGACCTCTTCCCATGTGTCGCAATCTTTCTTGCCACATAAATGCTTGTACATCTTGTAGAAGATCTTGTACTCTGGTGGATATGGAAAGTATGTGTGCCGCAAACGCCGAATGTTTTTGGAGGCATACACGTCTTTCAAAGGTATCATAAGACTGTAATCAATCATGATAGCTTTCTTGGCAGGTGTGATCAACAGGTTAGACGCCTTGATGTCCTGGTGACAATACCCTTTGTCTTCTAGCAATACCAACCCCTCAAAGATGGGTAACATCAACTCCAAGAACTTCTTCTTAGACAGGTTGTTGCTTCGTACCTGCTTATCCAACCGCTCACCTCCGTACGGCATCGTCAGTTGATACAATGTTGGATTGTTGGGAGCATACATTACATCGCGAATTGCCTCACACTCGGTAGCCGAGGAGTTGCTCAAGACGTGATCCACGGATGTGTTGCAATACTCGGATGGAGTAAGGATGTTCTGTCCGTTTGGGTCAACTGTAGCTACAATTTTGGAGGCCCGAACCTCTTTCATGAAGTCCTTTTTGTCTACAAAGATCTTTCCAACGAGGTTCTTGGAGGATGTTGCGCGGATCTTCTTTGCAGGTGAGTCACAGGGCACCTGCGGTTTGAGAACACAACCAAAAGAACCTTCCCCAAGAACTTCTGCGCTCATACTCTATAGTACTCGTTTGGTTTTTATCTTTTGTAACATTTTTCTACTGTAAGGATGCCATTTATTGGGCTAGTCATTACCAGTGCGGGGTTCCTGATACCAGCAGTCCTTAGTTTTCGCAAGAAGAACATTCGGGATGCCGCTGCAACAGGATTGTTAGCCGTTACAAGTGTACTCTATCATGGCACGCTTCATCCACTAGCACACTTGGTGGACGACTTGTATGCTCATGTGATTGGTGCATTATATTTTGCCGAGTCTGTGCGAAGACGCTTCAAGTACAGACGCAAAAGCGACATCGCAACATTCCGCCTTGCATGTGCATCCGTGTTGTGCTACTATGTGCAAAAGAACGTGCCGAAAGGTGTGCAAAGCGCCCGATGGCACATGGGAGTGCACCTTTGTGCCAACACCGCATGGACAATATATATCATGCATAAACATTAGATATGAAGCACTACCCAAGCTCCCCTCCACAAGTTCAAGTACGGGCCGTCCTTGAACAAGAGAAGAACGAACTGGTAAAGGAGTTGTGCTCATCAAAGTACACTTTGGATGGTCTTCAAGCATTTGTCCAAGCGTGCACCACGGTGTATACATACAAGATGCCGAACCTCACCCTCCGTATCGTTTGCACACCTGATACACTCCCACCCGAACAGTTACTACACCGTTTGTGCAAACGTGTCCAATGCCTATTGTCAATGCATGCAAGTCATAAGATACTTGACTATGTATTAGTCCCTTATGACCATGATCGCAAGGTTCCCAAAGGCACTCCCTTCTCGCCTGAAAACATCAATGGTGCATACACGTACCCTTCACGCGGCAAGGTGTTTGTTTACCGTTACGAGGAGTTTCCCAAGGTGTTTCTGCATGAAACTTGTCATCACCTTAGCTTTCACACAGATCATTGGGATACCGTGGCACTTATGAAACTGTACCAAGCATTCTCTATCAATCCCCAAGGCTGCCCTCTTCGATGCTCCACCGACATCTTACCCAATGAGGCCGTCGTTGAGGCTTGGGCAGAGATCTATCACCTGAAGTTCATGGCACACGAGCTTGGAGTGTCATTCGGCGACTTGTTGAAGAAGGAAGTCCAACACGCACTTTCACAGTCCAAAAAGGTGCTAGAATACCAAAAGAAGAATTACCCACTGTGGAAGGAATCCACGCATACATTCAGTTATGTAGTTTTGCGCACAATCCTCTTAGCTCATTGGCACGAGTTCGCTAAACTCCCATTGCCCTACAATACCGTTGATGTCACCAACTTCATGATCACCAAGTACAACGAGCCTTCGTTCCAATCACACCTGGATGCGGCCCGTGTGCGCTCAGATAGCATGCGCATGACATACTTTGGGGATTTTTAATGTAGCTATGTTACAGAAAATGAGCAAGTATGACCAGAGTAGTCCGTTCATACAATCTATCTTGGATGCGTCTCTGTCACAAGTCTCCAAGAAGATCTACCTTGGACGGCTCAAGGTTCTGTTGCAAGAGCAAAAAAAGGACATTTACACATTGATCACCGACCCGAAGACAACCTTGCAATGGCTGGAAGAAAAGTACCCATCCGAGCAAACCAGAAAGAGCTACATTAGTGCCATTCTCGCCGTGTTTCGGCACAACAAAGGCTTGAAGGAACAAGAAGAGGATGCTTACAAGGTATGGTATGCAGCTTTCTCGGACATCCACAACGCCATCGAGGAACGGTACAAGCGGAATGAACCAACGCAGAAGCAAAAGGACGTGTATGTTCCATTCCAAGATATTGTCAAAGCACGAGATGAACTGGACAAAGGAAGTGATGAACGGCTATTGCTATCTATGTACACATACATGCCACCCTTGCGATGTGACTTCAACAAGGTACGCATCTACCGTGCAACGCTCCCACAAGATCACGAACCCAACTACATCCATATGCATGGTGACGAGACCAAGCTTGTCCTACACGAATTCAAGACACAAGGCAAGGTTAACAGGTACGAAAAGGTCCTCCCAGAGGCCCTTGTGTCCGAGTTGCGGGATAGCCTTCAACATCACCCGCGTACGTGGTTGTTCTTGGATAAGAATGGCAATCCGTTTAGTGCCAAAACTTATACACAATGGGCAAATCGCATCCTGGCGAAGGTGTTGAAAAAGAAGATGACTGTGTCTATGATCAGACACTCATTCATCAACAGCCTGGATTTTAACAAGTTGACAGTTGCGGAGAAGGAAGCAATTGCAAAAGACATGGCTCACACGATCGGTACACAAGACCGTTACCGACTCATTTTCAATCCATGAACACAACGCACCTATGTTTCGGTTCTGGGATACCTCGGGCCCACCGTTCCATGGATTTCACGTCTTCATACAAGAACATTGGCCACATGGTCAGGCTTGCAGCGGCATTGCAGAGTGTGATTGCGGCTTTCTCTGTGTAGAGTGTTTGGGAATCTGAAGTCGACATATGAAACATGGTTCGTAAGGTGCCATAACCACCCGTACAAAGGATGTAGCGAATCTGATTCATTTCAAAGTTATGGTATGTATTCCTTAAGCATATTGCTCGGACAAGGGCATGTTGTCAGATGAATACCGACACACAAACAAGTATTGCCACAATGGGGTCGTAGGTAATAACCTTGGCTAACATAAATGTTTCTTTTTTCAAGGATTTTGCCAATAAACTTAGCAGAAACATAGCATGGATGTTCAATATCGCTATGCTTCAAGTGAAGATAAGTCGCAAATGCGGACTCTAATGTTGTATGCGGTGTATACTTGTCAGGATGCAACTCACAGAATTTTGCCACGAAGTCATCCCATTCCTCAAGAATGAAAGGAAGGACTGCATCCCAATGGTTTTTGCCCACACAGTTTCCCATGGTTTGATGGTGGAGTCAGAAACAAATCAGTTTTTCTTTCCACGAATTTAAAGAACAGGACCCTCGTACACATAACCCATGACGAGTGTTCCCATTGTTATTCCAATACATGCAGGTCCCGACATGTCAGATGACGATTGCATAAAGTGTTGTGAATGTTGTTGCTTTCCGTTATGCATGGCAATGAAGCTATACACGTACATCAAAACCAGAGTAAACAAACATGAGTATATACATCCTAAAGTCAATACTGAAATGGAAGATACTACTACCATCATTGAATGTCAGAAATCAATCGGACACGATGTTTGGGAATTATTGAACAAAGGATCGCATAATGATCTTGTTGTGAATACTATCAAATCACAGCCATATGAAGTACAAAAGGCTATTTTTGAAAAACTAAACTGGAACTGTGGTAAGGAAAGATTATTGTACTTGCAAGAGCGAGTATGGAAACGTGCATGATGTTTAGACACCAATCCAGACCTGGTGGATGGTGTCCTTGGTGTAACCATTGTTGAAGTCATCAACCTCCCAGCGATTCGCCGAGCGCCATGACACACCACCGCGGATACCCCAATGGGTTTGGCCATTCTTGAAGAAGGGGAACTCGGTCAATGCGTAGTCACCTTGGTTGGAGAAATAGCTGTTTTGTTGCTTGGGCAGAGTCGAGTTTTGATCTTGCATAGCTGTGGTGGAGAATCCATTAGGCATGTTTCCCAGACCAGTCTTGGCGTAGTTGATTACACGCGTGTCCGATGTGATGAAATGGATCTTCTTGTTGCCTGTCATCGTTCCAAAGAACCGCATCTTGCTGAAGCCACCGCATTGATCATAAACTTGAGTGAGGAACTGCTTACCAAGATGACCCCATGTTTCCTGGTCTGTGCTTCCATCCGTACCAAGAATAGCACCCTTCATTATAGGGAAACCATCGCTACTCTTGCGGATGAACAACTCAGGGTTGGTACCACCCTTGTGTACATAGTTCAAAATCAGTAACCATTTCGTAGACGTTCCCGCGTTAGGATCCGCGGTGACATCCACGTAGACAGGGTACACAAAGTTGCCGATCTTGAGGGAGTACACGCCACTGTTCACAACAACGTTGTTAAACAAGTCCTTGATGGTTGTGGGTGCTGACAACGACAATGGGTATGCTGAGCTGCTTTGGATAGCAGGGGTAGCCATGATAGGCTCCTTGGCCAAGTTTGCGATATCAGTGGGTGCCAAAGCGGTATTCCACCACGATACTTTTTGGATGTACACGGGTCCATTCGTGATATTCCATGTCTTGCGGTATTGATTGTACAATCCGACAAAGAACTTCTTCTTGGGCTTAACATTCCACTCAAAGTTGTATCCAGTGTTTGTGAGGTCATATGTATTGATAAGTATACCATTCACATACATCTTCATCACGGATGCACTAACGGTTACGGCATAATGGAACCATTGGTTGTAGGAAGGTGCATCCGCAACATTCCATAGATCCGAGCCCCAATTGAAACTAAAGGCATCCTTGTTGTTGTTCACGCGGTGGCGGAAGTGGATGCGCACCTTGTTGTCGTTGGGAGCCCATGACTCTCCTGTAGCGGGGTAAATCCACATGCCAGGCGTGCGGTCTACACCACCTTGTTCATCAGAGTTCCAGTTTGTCCAATCATCGCTTTCCCCATGGAATATGATGTTGCGCCAAGTTTTGTGTGGCTTCTGGACATTCAACCACATAGATATTGTGTACTCGGGTGCCTTGGTGAAGTCAATACCCAAAGGAGGGTCAAGCGTCCTGTACTGGGAAGATAGATCCAATAAGTTATCCACAAGACTTTGGCGCGCAGTAGCAGATGTATCTGGCATGAATATGTTCGTAGGGTTTCCAATAAAGACGTAGATGCGATCACCTGATGACACGTCATTTGCGGTAACGACAGAGCTGAGGGTCTTACCAATGCATTGATTCATGAGATCAATCATGTAGTCTACCGTGCTTGATGCCAGGGTTTGGCGGAAGCTCTCTAGGCTCGCCATCTGGGTCTCAACGTTGGTCATTTGAGAACGAGTGCTGCTGATCTGCGCATCATACAGGAATCCCATCTTGCCCTTGTTGTAAGAGTAGCGATCGGTGGGCACCACGGTGAAGGTCTGGTTGCCATTGGCGCGCTTCCAATAGATCTTGAGGCCTTCTCCGCCACGCCACTCGAACATACGTGCGTAGATCTTGACCTTGCCCGCGGGAAGATAGAACCCAGTACCCGAAGAGGTACCAGGGGCATCCAGCGAGATTCCATTGGCATCCATGCCATGGTAGCCGTAATGGGTAGCAACCAAGACATTGGCAAGGGTATCCGAGGATGTAGAAGGGGTCGTCTCACCAATGAACAATTGTCCCGCATCATCCGAGCTGATCTTGAACTTGTAATAGTCCGACTCAGGGATATCAATGTACCCAATGTATTCGAAGGCGGTGAGTTCGGTAGGAGTGGTCTCAAAGTTAGGATCGTTTGTGGTCCGTTGGCGCATGTTACGGACTTGGTTGGTGAACACATCGTTCATTTGAGTGTTGTTGTCGGCCAAGGGTCCAGCAAACCCTCCTGGGCGTTGGAGAGTGGACGGCAAATCGTACATCTTTACGATTAGTCCTGGGTAAAGATAGGTGGTAGTATCAGCGTTTGCCTTTGCGGTGTTCAAGGCATCCAAGTTTGACTGCAATGCTTGGTATTGAGCAATGAGGTCATTGTACTTGGTGTCAAGGCCACTTAGCCCCATAGACAGATCCAGTTCCGCGGGGATCTTCATAATAAACTTGTCACCCACGCGGATGGATTTCAGTGAGAAGCTCAAAGGCCGTTTGGTGAGGGAGTTGGTGCGATCGCATATGTCCGTGCTGATCGTGTAGATTTGAGCTGTCGGGATGTCCTTGGGACGGAAGTAGAGATCCTTGGTGTTCGCGGGTTGCACGAAATCAAACAGCATACGATACAGGTCGTTGGGTGCAAGGTAAGGCTTCACGGTGTTGTTTTGGATGTAGTAGGCGGCATACTTTGTGATCTTCATGTTCAGGTCAATGTCAAAGCCCAAGAAGACATCGGTGTTGGTAACAAGACTAGTTGCGGGCATGGCGCAAATGGATTGTTTCACATTGTTGTATTCAAAGTTATCAAAGTTGACCTTGTAGTAATATGAAGCCGAGTTGTTGAATGTTGTTGAATAGCCTTCGTTGGCATAGATTGTACCCTTGTTGCCGATTGTTTTCGCCGCTTGAACCGCTTCGGCTTCCGAACCGCGTTCTCCCCAACAGAATGCCCAATTCTTGGTGATGTTCGTTGGTTTTCCAGCGGCGGTCTTGTCGTTGTTGGCATCAAGCGTCGCTTTGTCCGTGAAGTCAAACTTTTTCTGAGACTTCATGTCGGCAAGACCCAACAAACAACCCCGCCCGTTATCGGGGATAGTCAACGAGGAACGGGCCTTGAGGACATCATTCACATATGTCTTCTCTAGTTGCTCGGCCGCAGTCAAGTTCTTCTTTTTGTCCAATTCCTCCTTGCGAAGCTTCAACATAGTGGATGGTTTGTTGAAATAGCCAGCTTTGCAACTTTCTTGGTACTGAGTGGGGACATAGAAGACGCCACAGTCAAGGTTAGGCGGATCGTCAGGGTTGCGATCGGATGTCAAGGTATTCTGAAACTTTTCAATCTCATGCATCTTTTTGTGGTGTAGGATCATACCAACGATAACCGCGCTCACCAGGAAACCAAAGAAGTCAATGGTTGACGAAGTGAAACCCGCGGTCTTAGCCCCCATCATGGCAACAAGGAAGGCAACAGCTACAACAATAAGCTCAGGTTGCTTGCTTGCTGCCCCCAACAAGACAAGCACGACCGCATATAGAGCAGTTTGACTTTCCAGCAGCATTTAAACACTCTATCTATTATAAAGAAATAAGAGAATCATTTAGAGAGGCATGCCGATTGAGGATGTGGATTATCTCAAAGCTAACAGCATACGTCAGTCGTATATCTTCTTGGTAGACAGTGCAGACAGAGACAAGAATGCATACCCAACACCTTCCGAGTATGTGGTTGACTTTACTACCCCGTTTCACAATGTCATCGGGTTCGAGGTTGTTCATGCCTCCATCCCTAGGACCATGTACAACATTGACGTCATCAACAATTCCATCACGTTCTTCATCCACACGAATGACTTTGATCTTACAAGTTTTAATGCAACGATGGCGGTAACCACGCACGTCACCCCAGGCGAATACACCATTCAAACCCTTGCCCCCGAACTAACCCGCGCGATGACTATGTATGTCAACAACAATCCCAATATGCCATACGTCAGCATTACGGCAGAATCTACAACGAACCCTCCTGATGTGAACAGCACACTCCGTTTCAAGTGCCCCTACCCATTCTTTATGGTTATGGGGTCTTCCACCATCGCCGAATCTCTCGGGTTTGATACCTTTACACAAAAGTCAGAGGCTGACGCCCCGTGGTTGTCTAAACGGTATGAGGCACCACTTCCAGAGATAAGGCAATTGTATCATTCCGTGGATCTTCCACCCGACATGAAACTTGGTGACGCACGTCTGGCTTTTGAGGGACCGCGTGGCGTCGTACGGAAGCTTCCCATCGGCACCACCAAGTATGTCGCACAACGTTTTTGGCTTACCTCCAAAGGGTACCTCACGCAAGTGTTTGCAGCACTCAACACAATGGTAGTGTCACCAGGAGATGCCGCGTCTTGGGAAATCCGCACAGGGACGCGCACACAACCCGATATGAACACCCCCGCCCTTGTTTCGGGTATGATCGCCGTATCGTTCACAGACGGAACTTTATCGGACAGCAACATCGTGCGTTGTGAACTCCAATCTCATACGTTCTATTGGCTAGTGATCAAAGCGACCCCTGACCTTTTCGTATACTACAATGACGTGTTGATTGATGAAACAACCCTCTGGGTATCTGAGGATGCAGGTCAATCGTGGGTGAGTACCGACAAGAACGGCATACGGTTTAATGTATCGGTGAACATTATTGTACAAGACCAATACCATGTGATCACCGCACCAGGAATCTACTCCTTGATTGGTCCAAAGTACATTGTGTTGAGGTGCCCAGAGATAGAAGAGAACAGCTTTAGGTCCCTTGCATATGGAAAACACCATCTCGGATTGGGCATGTTCAGGCTAGGTGTAGTCGGGTACAGTGAAAACCGCATGGACTTCAACAAGGTCCCATTGCGAGAGTTCCACCCAATCGGCAAACTGAAACGGCTCAGCCTGCGCTTTGAGCTACCAAATGGAGAGCTGTATGACTTCAAGGGTGTCAATCACACCATCACCTTCGCCATCCACTACTACGAACCAATCCAAAAGAAGAACTTTTCCACCTCCATCTTGAACCCCAATTATGACGGGAACTTCATTCAATACATGTACCGTCAACAAGACCAAGAATCCGATAGTGATGATCAAGAGGAAGACTTCAACCGAGATGACTTGAATATGTACCAGCAACGAGAACAATACTACTTGCCTGATAACCAATGGAAGCGTGATATGGACTTCATTCACCGCTTGCCGATGCAACAGTTGTCTGACGAAGAAAGTGATTGAGATCCTTGCGCTTGGGCTTGAACTCTTTCATCAAGGATTGCACGGGTAGCTTCTCCCGAATTGCAATCTCATGCAGCAAGTACATATTCTGAGAACAAACAATGTTGTACATCATAGTAAAAAACAACTCAGACAGCTCCATGATTCCATCCCCTATACCAATTTGCCCCATTCATTTTTTAGAAAGTTGCGCATGCGTATGAAGGACTAACCGAGCTGAAACCTTCAATGAAGTCCTCCTTGGTCTCTTCCTCGTCAGCAAAGTCCTCCTTTTTGTCCTTGACAGGGGCAGTTGCCTTCTCGGAAACGTCCTCGATGCTAGCATCCAACTGGTTCAAGAACTTTTCCACTAGGGCCTCGGTAAGGATCCCACCCTTCACAAGCTCGGTAATCTGCTCGGTCGACAACTTGTTGTCCTTCAAATCTTGGAACAACTCTTGCTCTTTGGGGGTAAGATCCGAAGCAGCACCACCCGACGATTCCTTCTTTTCCTCCTTCTTATCCTCTTTGTCTTCAAAGTTCTCTACATTGCTAGAGAAGCATCCGTAGATGACGAAGATAATGAGCCCCACTAGCAACAAGACAGCAAGAGTAATTAGTACGGCGTTACGGTTTAGTTTCATATCTGATATACATTGACAAAATAGTTTACTTTGCATTGACAATCCTCTCTATCTGTTGGCGACGGAGCGTGATCAAACCTGCTTGTGGGCCAAAGCAATCTAAGACAAATTGCTGATACAACTTCTTTTGGGATGGCTTACGGATAAGCTTCAGTTGTATAGCCCCTAACATGTTGATGATGCATGTAAGGTGCTCCTTTGAGTGTTGTGGGTATGATGAAAACAGGAAGTTCATGTACAACTCACACAACGTATGGAAGGATGCCAGACGGACCTTGTGAAGCTCTACGTAGCTGACACAATAGTCGGTGTGGTAGATACCAAAGAGCTTATGGTTCTTGTAGGTCACGAAAACATGCTCGGGTACAAACATGTCGCCTTCAAACTTGGAGCTAACCTTCAACTCCTTGTCTCCAAGGTCCTTGATCACACGTTCGGCGACTTGCACGACGTTTTCAGAGGCTAGAATGTCTGCGTATGTGCCCTTAGGCCATGAGAATGCTAGCGAGTCGGTTTTGAACAGCATGTGTTGGATCTGTTGGCCCCCAAACATGACATAAGGCTTGTCTTTGAGCCATGCCATGAACTTCTCCACTAGCTCGGTTGGCGCACCCTTCTTGTCCTTGAACTCGTCTTTGGTGTGCGATGGGCACTTCTTTGGGGGAAAGACCGTGTAAAAGTACACCAAGCGTTGGTACACCTTCGTCCAACGGTGTGCATCATTGGGGTGGGACAACATGAGATGGAGTGACATTCGTAGAAAGTCGGGATTGACTATCTTCAACCCAAGCGACCCTTTCACCGAACCACGTGAGAGCTTTTTGTACACATGTTCGGGTACATCCGATATGTCAAGTACTTGCAATCCATCCACGAATACCTTGTATGTGTTCTCGTGCAAGGCCTCGCGGAAGCTAGCAAGCTCGTACCCCTTTTTCTTGTAGGCTTGCACGACACGATGAGCAACCCCCTTGGCATTCTTGGTAAAGACGTCAATGTCGGGCATGGTCTGTTCAGGGTAAAACTTGAGTTTCTCTGGCATGAGGTCATTCAATGCGCTTCCACCATACATGAGGACATGTTCCTTTTTCAAGAATCGCACAGCTAGCTTGAACAGAGGGTTGTATTTCTCGTACTGGCGCCGTTCTAGTTCATCCGCCTTTCGGTCCGCTATGCTTTTGATCTTTTCTAATTGACGTTCAATCGCGGTTCTAGACGTCATTTCTCTACCCATGTGTGCTAAAAAAATGTAAGTGTGTTATATAGGAATGTTTGACGGCACTGATTTGTCACTAGCATACGGCGCTGTTTATGAACCCGCTTTCGTGCCACCGCCAGCTGCTCCCCCTGTACCACAAAACCCTTCACTAGATGTGCCCAAGGCTACCGCTCCCCATGCACAACCTCCTGAGGTGCCCTACACGCCCCCTGCGGCCATGTACACCCAGCAAACACCACAAGCTCCTGCAAACCTTTTGCCCCCTCAAGACTCGTTCTGGGATCGCTTGTCGCAGAAGAAGGTAGACGTGACCAAGCTGTTCGTGCTTGCCATGGTGGTGCTACTAGGTATTTCTATGGATCGTGTAGCTACGCACTACCTGACCTCATATGTAGGCAAGGCCTTCTTGAGTGATACCCAAGAGTTCTTGGTTCGCTTGAGCTACCCTGTGATCGTGATTGTGGTTCTGTGGCTAATCAAGGCGCTTGCTTAAGATGCATGCTCATTTTTCTTCCGTTGATGATAGGGATCTTCATGTCAACAACGTTGAAGAAAGTTAAACGGCGGCATGGTGGTGCTTCTTTATTGAAGAGCCAACAAGCCGCCCTAGACCGACTTGCAGAGGTCAAGGCTAGAGTCGGACTTGACATTCGTAAGAAGTTCGGACGTAAAACCAAAGAAGAGAAGGAATGGGATGACAGCAACGACATTGCCTTTAAGACGTGGACAAAAGACATCACTTCCTTCTTTGCACAAGCTAACAAAGGAATCAAGAACCCAGATGATATCTTGAGGGAGGCAACGGAGGTATTAAACAACGCCAGGGTATCAACGACCATGGGTGCCCAACCTGTTACGGCAATCCTTAACACACTCGGGGCGGCATTGCATGAAGGGGATGATAACTATGTTCCCAAAAGCTTTGCAAGTACGTTGAACGAAGAAGTGTTCAAGATTGATCCACCCGAGCAACAACGGTACATCATTGAACGCACACACGACAAGTGCGAATTCCTTGTCGCAAAGATCAACCAGGCCGTTTTAGATAGAGAGTTCATCACCAAGAAATCCAAAAACAAGGACCCGCGAGAGAAGATATTCAAGGAGAACTTGAATGACTTGAAGACCAAGATTGGTGTCCTTCAGATCTTCTGCTCAAAACTACGAAAGAATGTTGACAATTACTATGATGTCTTGCAAGCTGTCCAAAACACGAGAAAAGCTCTTGCAAGTGTCCTTTCTATGAACGACGTTGCCTCAAACTACGATCTAGATGAGGTATTTGATGCGTTGGACGGTATGCTTCAGGAGGATAGTGAGTTCTTGAAAGCAGTGCAAGGTATCATCAAAGGTACGGATATTGATCCCGTGGAACTTCCCAAAGTTGAGGAGGAGGTTTCCCCTGATGACATCAAGCTTGTCTTGCCTGACGACAAGAAAGAAGAGCCTAAGACGGAAGAACCGAAGCCAGAAGCAAGCAAGAAGGAAGAGCCAAAGCCAGAAGAAAGCAAGAAGGAAGAGCCAAAGCCTGCAAGCGATCAACAAAACAAGTACCCTCAAGTTCCTCCACGACAGCCAATGTATCCACATCCCATGGGCATGTACCCCATGCCACCACCTGGGCGCAATCCAAGGGGAATGCCACGTGGTCGGCAAGGCGCGTATGCAGCCCAGCCTGGCATGATGATGGATCCTCTGATGGCCCAACAAATCAAGGACCAAAACAACATTTTCCTTGCGATAAAGAATCTAATCAAATCCGTCATTGACAGCTTCAAGAACACCCATTCCAGGATCCGTATCTACGTACTGATCTCGTTAGTGATCACATTGTTTGCAAGTATCTTGTCATTGGTGTATCTTGGATCCGCATTCGTGACCTTTGCAAACACGCTCTTGGTGAAGAACCCAGTGAACGAGAACTCACTTGATTACCGCATCTCACGCATGGGAGCTAATATTCTCAATCCCATGAACATCTTCTACAGCCTCAAGGGTTTCAACTATGTCTTCTTCTTGGTACTTCCATGGATCCAGGTCCTCACAGCAGGATTCGCTCTCATCAACCTGGTGAAGAAATCCGAAAACGGTGAACAACCCTACGCATCCAGTACGGTGATCATCTTGATGATTGCACTGTGCATCCAGGGTGCCCTAAGCTTGATCTTCAACTATGTCGTGTTCTTCAACGCATACCGTGTATTCCGACTGGTCCACAAACGCATCACCAACTTCAACATCTACATATGGAAGCGTATGTACAAAGGTAGTGACAAGAACAAGTTCTACGAAAACTTGCGTGAGGTGCAAGCGAATCCTTTCAGTGTACGTCAGGCAGCTGCACGTTCCCTTTCTGCGCTACCCAAAGACATCCCCGCAGAGGACCTCGCGCGCGCTATGTTCACCGTGACGATGTACTTCCATTACCACAAACTTGGCGTCAGGAATCCCAGCATCTACAATGCCATGGATCAGTTTGACCCCTTACGATTGTTGGTACCCAACACATTCAGTCCCGCCGATTACTTGTTCCGTCAAGGCACGTTTATTGATGACGTAGCAGAGCAAGTAGCCGCCAATGATTCCACGTTCTTGAGCAAAGAGATCAAGAACAACAAGAAGCTGATCAATGATGCGGTGGAGATTCATGCAGAGTGGATCGCGGAGGCAAACAATCGCGCGAATAGCATTTTCCCCGACGACAGCATGATACCTTTCTTCCAGATGGCCATCATCATGCTCATCATACAAACGCTACCCTTCTTGATCTTGATCATAGTTTTCAAGAAGAAAGAGCGTCGCGAAGCATTCTTCCGTGCATTGAACATCAACCGCACAGAATAAATTCCTTTTTATTGTATTTCTTAGGGTAGGGAATGAACAAAACAGAGATTGCAGGTGGTGACGGTCCTTCAGGAGATCCAAAGCAAAGCTTTTTTGAAAGAATGAGGGCCGCGTCTGCAGCAAGGGCCCAATCGCAACAAGTAGCGGCAACGACTCCAGAACCCGTCCCTCCCACGGTAGCAGCACCACCCGTAGCTGCTCCTGGTGCTACAACAAATGACATGGCAATGTCACCAGGTGGCTTGAATGATGCATTTGAGACAATCTACAAGATATCTGCAATCTTGGTCGCAGTAGCATTCGTTTTGGTAACTATCATGTCGGCCTTTGACATATTTTCGTTTTACTTCAAAGAGGTATTCCAGAAGTTCAAGCTGATTATTGATCCAAACCTGATGAACAAGGACACTACCGATGTGCGATCCATGGACTACATATTCAACAAGCAAGACGACGAACCATTCAATATCTTCTTGGAACAACAATTGGTTGCATTCATGTTCATTGTCATAGCGTGTGCAATGATGGCCTTGGGCTTGCAACTCGGATCTTTCTTTGCACTCAAGTTGTTTGCCACCGTGCGAGGAAAGCCTTTTGAAGAGCGGGTTAGGATTCCAATGCCATACCTTGGACTGATCTTGCTGGTGTTGTTGGGAAGTGTGATGTTGAACTACATCTACAAGCAACGCTTTATCAAGGTCACACAGCCTACACTCAAGGCAGTAAAGGGACGGATGCGTGAGATCAAGTCCTACATCTACACCAACATGACTAACGACTCCATGTTCTTAAAGGCCCTTACCCAAGACGATATGGACAAGGTGATGCAAGCGCTCTTGGACAACGCCAAAGACTCCAAAAACGCATCTACCTTGCGCAAGATGATGTTTACCCTCAACTTGTATACTTACTTCCGCACACAGATACCCGAACAAGATCTGAACTATGACACAATCCTAACCATGTTTACAAGTGAAGGCATTCGGTTGCAAAAGCTCGACCCCACCATGGTATTCTATTACAAGACTCCCATCTTTGTGCCGAACCTATATCCTACATTGCGCGAAAAGCTACAGCCCGCGCTAGGTGATCGCGAAAGGACGTTCCTAAAGGACCTAGGGATCATCATGAAGGAGTTGAACAAACGCCTCACAAAACTTCAAATGATTGGTGATGGGAAGAGGAGTCTCAGTGGCTACATGTGGTATGCAATGATGGCCACAGGATTTGTAGCTACTATTTTGATGGTCGCATTAGGATATGTCTTCTTCAAGGACAAATTCTTCAAGATCTTCCGAGGTGTACTGAAGCTTTTGGGACAAAAGGATCAACAACAACAAGGACAACGCTAAAAAGAAAACTGTTCTCCACAGTAGGGAGACAACATGAGCGATACGTCTTACGTAAGCCAGGTTGAAAATGCTAGTGCAAAAGTAAAACCACCTGCAAAAGGAAAGTTGGCCTTGACAGCTGCATTCTTTGCGATTCCAGCATTCACCGCTTTCATCATAACTTCTCAAGATTCAGTGCGAAACAAAGTACACAATCACATCGGCATCATCATCAAGATGTGGGTGGTAGTTTTCGTGGTTGCAAACTTCATTATATACAACCTCGCGATTTCACAATACAAAGCCTTGCGCCAATCACAGCTTGTGCAAGAGTCGTGCGCGGACAAGACCGCTTTTGAAGGTGAGACAGTTCGGTACAACATGTACTACTACATTCTCAACCACAATGGAGAAACGAGCAAGCTCTTCTTGCACTTCTTGATAAGTGCATTGATTATCTTGGATATCTTGATCATTGTGAACCTGGTGAAAGACCCTTCCACTACCTTCTTGTCATGCGGATTCTTGTTCCTCACGGCACTGTTGCTCTTGACCATGTTCTTCATTTTGCATCCATTGGGCTTTGCATGGAATTCCACTGACGAGACCGACAAGTATGGCAAGTATTACAAGACCATGCTCGCTTTTGTGCGTCAGATCAGGAACAACAGCAAGTCCAAGGTCCAAAACCCACCCGAGTTTGAACAACTCCAACAAGAGCTGGTTCGTCGTATCATGATGTTCAAGCAATCGCCATCTGTGGAGGATGCCGAGCTAGAGTTCTTTGAAATGCCCGAAGAACGGTTGTTAGAGTATATCAAGCTAGGCCCACGTTATGACTCTACACTTATACTCAATGCATTGAGCTGTGACAACATCTTCTCCGACTGCAAGGTTTCAAGGTTCTTGGGATACCTTGTCAAGAGCAAGCGTGATTTCTTGCCATCGTCTATTGTGAACGAAAACGACTTGGAGAGACACATCATACAAAACATTATCCAGACGGACAACCTGACAGACAGCGAGAAGGAGAAAAAGGCAAAGGCAAAGTTGCAAACTCTAGACATGACCAGTGTGTTGAATTACATATCCTTGAACAAGCCAATCAATATGACCGAAGCTGCCAAGTTCCTGGAGACCCGTATTCCTGCGGTAGGTTCACCATCCGACAAGAGGTCCGCTGGTTGTGACCGTTGTGTTAATATTGATATGGCCAATTTGAAACCCATCCACAAGTTCTATAACAGTGGATTGGCACAGTCATCCGATACAAATATATGGAAGGACAGCCTAAAGAGGTTGCAAGATCTATCATTGGCAGTGCGCAACCTTCAAAGCCTCCAATCCTATGATCCTTCGGAATCACTCCAAAGCAAACTGAAGTTGATTTTCACGTACCTCATTGTCGTACTCATTGCGCTGTCTTCCATCATCTTCCACAACATCTACAAAACCCGAGATACTCTTGTTATGACACTCTCTATCTTGGTTATCATCGTGTGCTTGATCATTATGGGAAGGATTATGATATAAATTTATGCTTGTTTTTATAAGGGAATTGCGAGCATGAGCACTTCAAAGTTTGATATAGCTGCTCTACAAATCAAGATTGGCGAGGATCGTGTCACGTATGGACAAAATGAGAGCTTCCCAGTCAAGGCTAGCACACTAAAAATCTTGAAAGGAAACACAATTCCATTCATCGTTGCGTGGATTATTCTTATCATTGCCGTCGTGCAAATTAGCAGGGCGCAAACCATTGGTCGCCGTCTACAAGAGGAGTGTGGCGAAGAGTATCTTGAGCGCGAGTCTATGCGGTACTTGCTGGTCAACAAGTACAAGTCTATCCGTGCTTCTTTCAACATCGTTGTCAACCTATTGTTGGGAGCCTTGGTTGTTCTTTACATCGCTGCAATCCTAGAGTACTTGCGAGCAAACAAGGCCATTGGCATTGCATATAAACAACTTGGTAATCCGCAACTTCGCATGCCAAAGTTCCTGGGTATGAGCATCTTCAAGTTTGTCTTGCCTGCACTTGCATTCGGTGGAATTGCAATCTATGGAGCAGCGTGGGCATCAGAGATTGGTGTATGGAACGGCAAGATATCAAAGTACAACACGCGGATTACAAAGTCGGTTGCCAAGGGCCTACAAGCACTACTTTACATCATGTACCTAACGTTCATCTTGTATGTCTCTGTGCTGATGTTCGTGTTCTCTAAATACAAGATTCAATCCCACCTTGGACCTATTTTGATATTCGGCTTGTTCATCATTGGGGTGATTTTCATCTACCTACAAGACTACTTTGATCTCCACAACTCAGCGATCGTGCCGTATGCTCAAGCAGGAAACGACATGAACAAATACTTGGGACTTCTTCTCAAAAACAACAGCCAAAAGTACACAATCACACAGTATCTCCAAGACAACATCAAGCGAGATAATCCAAAGGTGGAAGGTGACCCAATCATAGACAATTACAAGGACGAATGGTTCTCGTACACAATGCACCGTCGTGGCAACGAGATCTTGAACATCAACGAAAGCAACGCAGAGATTGATGTGTACACCCTCAAACGTTTGTGGAAACCATTCGTGTTTGGTATGCTCCGAAGCCGCAGTGACATCAGCCGTGATGTTCCAAGGAACACCGAGGAGACAGACAACTCGTACTTTGCACGGTTGGATAGCATGTATGCAGTGGATTATGCCGCTCTAAAATCTCAACTTGGCAACATCATAGAGCGTGAAAGCAATCCATCCGTCAAGGAGGTATCCATCCCAGGTACGGTTACATACACCCGCTATGGGGCATTGGTGCGTGAATTCATGGCAAATGCACTTCTCTCCGACGCCGAGAGGACGGATACAGTGGTACCGAAGGAAACCATCTTTGAGGTGATTGACATGTACACAAACGTAGCAAGTGATAAGAAGCAGAACGTGAAGGACATGTTCACTAGGGATACACGCCTCCGTGATTGCAAACTGAAATTCAAGCAAGCCGTGGGAACGAACAACATTCCTTCACACGATTATGCCAACGATCTATACAGCCTCACATGCCTTCACATGAAGAATCTGGATCAAAAGTCCATGTCGGTTGTCTCCGTCAAGGATGTCATCGATGAAGGAAACCTAGCGGATGACCTCCGTTCGCTTGTGCGCAAGCAGTTGGAGGACTATAGCAAGGGCCTCACCGTGACCAAGTTCCAAACGCTCATGCGGAAGTTGCGGTCTATAGATGGACCCATGAAGGATGGGGCTTCCAAGTTCATCAAGCACATCTTCTGGTTGTCTGTCATCGTGATCTTCTCGGGTGCTTTCTTGTTGTTCCATAAGCTCTACACGCGTACCGAAGATACCGCCGAACACATCAAGATGTACGGATCCCTCTTTATACTGACGATGGTCATCATCGTTTCGACTTACGCATGGTTTATGGGAAACGTGAAGTAAAAAATTCTATGTGATATGGTAAGGGAATCGTGAATGGATCGAAGCTTACTGGATAAATCATATTACACCCGTAACTTTGTAAGCACGGGAATGCCAAAAAGCAACATGTTACAGACCTTCTTCAGTGAGAAAAACGTGCGCGATTTCAACCAAGACCGTTACAATTGGTATTTACAGATGTTGCAAGGAGTAATGAATCCATCATCAAAAGGCATCGTTGACACCGTTTTGACCATTGAACAAAACAACAGGGTCATGCGAGATCGTGTAGAGAAGAGTGCAAAGGAGATGGCGGAAGGATTGCAATACATTTTGAACAGCAAAACGGAACCAGAAAAGAAAGAAAAGTTTGTACACTACCTAAATGGACAACTTGGAACGAATCCACTTACGAAAAACATTGCATTGTCAGGTGGTAGCCCAACAATCGACAATGGACCATCAAAGGTGTATGAAGCAGCCGACAAAGAAATTGTAGAACCCATTAAGAAACCAGAGGATGTGATGGATGATAACATCAAGAATAAACTCATTGAATACAACAATAACCCTATCACATCACCAAAGAACGAGCTTATCACAGGAACTGATCGTATTGTGTTTATTGCGACCACCTTCATCCTGCGCGCGTTGTCGTTGTTTATGGTACAATGGGCACTGAACACCTACATGGTGCGGTCATTCCAAGGCGCTTTCAAGTTGTACATTGGATGTTACATCAGCTTGTTCATGCTGTGGGTGACGCTCACAAATGCTTCCAGGAGCATCTTGTTCTTCCGCATGTTGTTCTTCTATGTGAGCACAACCCCCAATGGTTATGGACGTGTCATTGTTCATCTCTTGGTACAACTATTGTTCTTGCCGATTCCATTTATTGTCCAAGACCAAAAGATGAACGCTGTTGACACCGACTTCACCTATGAGAAGCGCCGCTCGATCCAGAGCACTGTGTCTAACTTCACATTCTTCATGTGGTTATTGACTTCCGTGATTGCAGCGAAATACTAAAAGAAAAATAATATACCAAACGAAGTAGAGTTGCTATGTCCGATGATTGTAAGAAGTTGGATGATAGTGTTGCTAAAATCAAGGGTGCGGTGGATACCATGATTGGAAGTGCTCCTCCGCTTGATGATCGTCAACAAAATGGTCTTCCAGATGCGCTTGTACCACCGAATGATCCTCAGCAGTATGGTCCTCAAATTCTAGATGATCCTCAACAGGTTGGTGTTCCAGATGCGCCTGCTCAACCGAGTCCAGGTCTTGATGATGAACAAGCAAGGAAAGCATTTGAGGAAGAACTAATCAGTGACCTTGGTGGCAGTGATCAACCCATATCTGCTAGCAACCTCAATGTGAATGCACAAGTTGGATTACTGTTTTCTGAAAGTGACGGCTCAAATTCAAGCAGCGAGGCCAGCCCATACTGGCAACACGTGTACATGTTGTCACAGTATTTGAGTAGAATCGGGAAAGTTATACCAGCTAATGCGTCTCCTGATGAGTTGCGAAAGATCCTAAACGGGTTTTATCAAGTGTATGACTTTGCACAACAAAAATTTGTAAGCACTTCATTTTCAGCATATCCATCATTCAATTCGCTCGTATCTCCATCACGTGCAGTTGAAGCACTGGATAGCTTCTTCTCTAAGAATGAAGATTTGGAACGCATACTTCGGAACATGTTTCCAAACCGTTTAGAGTACTTCCAAGAAATTTACAAGAACAAGAATGACTACTCACAACTACGGAAAGACATTGAGCGAATCCAGAATCAGAGGGAAATTCGCACGCAGAAGGAAAAGGAGGTTGTATCCAACATAACTCTGATATTGTCTATGATGCCCGACAATGATGCAAGAAATGAAATGATGAACAAACTGAACAGTCTCCTTGAGTCATATGAATTGGATGTCAAGTTAGGACCTAAACCTGCTAACTCCAATGCGACCAAGCAACGGTCATTCAGTGGTGGTCGCTTGAATGGCATGGCCAAGAAACTTCGAGGCCTGATTCATAAAAAAGATGATGCGCCTTTGCCAGTTGCACCTCAGAACATTGATAACAAGTATTACAATCAATTTCAACCGATTCAACAAGTCAATGACCCGTTGCAGTCCACCAATGTTCGCTTGCATTTGCAAAACTTCCTGTTGAACCTGTTGAACCGTGCCGACATTGACAAAAAGCAAGCGCAAGCGGGCATCGAAGAGCTAAAGGCTACCAATGACGTCGTCTCTGTGATGATCCGTTTGATTCGGAATGGTATCCTTCCAGCTGTGCTCTCCAATATGAAGCCCCAAGAGATTGCAGCGTCCATGGATGTCCAAAACCGCGCCGTTCTTGCCGCATTGCGATTGTCCCTCGTCTCCCTTTTCAAAAACGAAGGTTTTGACGGGATTGCCGATAAATTGGATGCCGCAATCTCCGCAGCGAATGCAACCTTGTCCTCAACAATCCTCGCAACCCGCGCAGCCCTTGATGCACTCATGAGCACATTCAAGCAAAAGCAAGTGGTGGATGAACTCGTGTCCAAAGCGGACTCTATCAACACGGCCGAGGACAAGACCAAGGCGCTCCTTACAATCCTCCCTCCTGGCATTAGCCTTGCGTTGATGTCCGCATTGTCGGCATTGCTGGATCGTCAAAAGGTAGAAGCTAGTATCCAAACCATTGATGCAAGTGGCGAGGTTGTTGCACAAACGAAAGAGGCCCTGCAAGAGATGAAAGGCAAGGAGGACTACCAAACGCTTCTTTCACGGGCGATGATGTTGTTGATCCAAGCGGGCATGGCTACCACTGCGGCAAGTGCAGAGGCAACCAACATAGACAACATCATTTCCAAAATCATGCAAAGCGATGAATTTGCCAATGTCGTAAAGAGCAAGCTGGATGAAACTACACGCGCACTTACCGAACAGTACACTGTAGGACTTCAGCAATTGCAAAATGTACTTACTCAAAACATTCCCGAAGTAGATGATTTGTTAAGAAAGCTTAGGGAAGGTGTAGAGTCTATGGGTGACCTTGAGAGGAAACAAGCTCTTCTAAAAGAGAATAGTGAGGGCCTTGGTAGGATCATTGGTGACATTGCTGACATTGTCAAAACAAAATCTCAAGGAGGAGGTGGTATGCATGGAGGTGATCAAGAGGCGATTGAGAAGGCCAAAGCCGTCCGCAAAAAGCTTGACGACATGAAGAAGCTACTGCGCGGTGTGACAGATGCCTTGGGTGGCTTGAAAGGACGGTACGAGAAGTTCAAAGGGTACACCGAACAAGCTTTACTTGACAAAGACAACGCTAATTCACTCGATGCCGAGAGGAAGACAATTGCAAGCACTGAAAAAGAAAAACTGCCTGCAGTGTTGGATGCATTTGAGAAGAAGGTTTTGGGTATGTATGCATCGGTGAAAGACGACGGAAGCAAGTTTATGCAAGAACTGTCGGGCATCGTGAAACAGAAGAAGGACGACTTGAAAACTGTTCAGACCACAATGCAAGAAGTGTTCGACAATGAGCCCTCCAACACCAACTATGTGCGCCGTGGAATGGAATTGAAGATCGTCATTGAGGGTGACTATGATCAGGAGGGGGCCGCTGGCATGGGCTTGCTTAGCAAATTAGACACCCTTGAAAACATTGTAAAGACCGAATTCGAGGCCGCAAACACAAAGTTGAAGTCCATTGCCGAGGGTATCAAGGAAGACCGCGAGTACAAGATTCGTGAGAAGCAGGTTCCCATCATTGGTGCTCCGTACGCAATGAATAGAAATGGACAAGGTGGTGGTGCAGCACTTACCAAAGACGATCTTGGTAGTTTTGAGAAAGTTGCCGACCACATCATTGGTGTCATTAATACAGATGTGTTGAAAAACATGGTTCAGGTGGTGGATCAAGACTACTTGCGCAAGACAAACCATGTGATGTCGGCGGCCATTGGAAGCGAGCCAAACCTCTTCCAAACCCTTTACCAAAACTACTTGGACACAAAGGCTACATCCAAAAGCAATGCGATTGCCGCAGATCAACTGGTCACCAACTTGCAGTCAAGCCGTTTGATTCCTCGCGAGGTCCTAGCTGTTACAACTCTAGACAAGGTTGTGTTCGTCTTTGTGACCTTGTTCATCCGCATGTTTGCATTGTCCATAGTGGAGACCCTCGTTGACAAGGGCATCATCAAAAAGCTTGCATCTGGACTCTCCATGTACCTGATCATGTACACATTCATCATGCTCCTGTTCGTAGCGTTTGTGAACATTGATATCTACCGCATGCGCATCATCTTCAACTATGTGAACTTGCACGCCAATGGTGGCCTGCTCATGCTACATATTGGCCTCCTATGGCTCTTCAGCTTCCTAATCTTCCTGATCATGTGGCACATCAACATCCCTCTCAAGGGCGTCAAGATCGTAGCCATTTCCCCTGAAGACAAAGCAGACCTGATGTACCGATTGGAAGTCGTGTCCATGATTGTTTGGTTGTTCCTGTTGCTGATGATCGTGATTTTGTAGTGAAACTACTTGTATAATGCTTTTTGCTTATTTGTGCTTGCAAACACATCTTTCGGAGGAGGATCGTCTACCCGCCCGTGCCGTAGTGCCCCTCGCAGGTGGTGACTGCATAGATCTTGGTCTTCCGCACGTGCTCTTGTGCATTGACCTCCCTTTCCCCGATTCCAAATCCGAGCCATGCAACGACACTTTGCAGGGGGAACGGGCTTGGGTTCCATGCGACGGACCACCTCCACCTTCGACTTAGTATTGGGGACAATCGCAATGGGCTCCTTCAACATACTTGCGATCAGCTTCTGGGCATCCAAGTCATATGCCTCCGCTACCTTGTGGAGTAAAGCGCATTGCATGTCATAGAGTTCTTTCTCTAGGATGTCAAAAATAAACTTGGGGACACACGCCATGTTACACACTTGTTCTGATTTATGATCCTCTCAATTTTTCTCATTGTTGCTTTGGTTCACCTCAATGAACACAGAGATCTGCCGATTCATGTTCATCACAAACCCTGTGTCGGGACCATCCCCACGGATCTCAACAGTATCATGCGTAGTATAAACCACCTGATGATGCGATTTTGTTTCACTGTCATCACTAATCACAATATTGTCTCCGATATCAAAAGCTTCCATATGATTTGCACCATCAGATGCATGTGAAAGCCCATACACCGCATTGCCGTTTTGCTTAAGTATCTTGCGTTGGATAACCCAACCATCGTGCCCCAAAGACAGGTTGTTCTGGAAGCAATCGCGGAGTGTGATGGTCCAAGGCGCGGACAACAACTTCCATGGCTTCAAGGTCTCCGAGACGGGTCGCAAGGTGATCCACTTCTTGTCTTGCTTGTCCACGACCAACACCACGGTGACATGTTGCTTTCCCGCTCCTTCAATGTTCAGCTCATAGTACGGATATTGCGTACCCACATGCGGTACCATTACTTGCAAAAGCTTAGCACTAGAGGTGTCCACCTGGCTAGGGATGGATACAGAGGGGATAAAAGGCGTCCGTTGTGTCTGATACAACCACAATCGGTCCCAAGAGTTCACCGCAATCAGCACGCCTCGGTTCTTGAGGGCGGTCTCACTAGGGACTACAATGGTGGTTGGTGGCAACGCAGGTGGAGCGGGCGCACCATCCACAGGAGCCGCTGGAGCAGTTATAGCAGGCGCGGGGGCCTTGGACTCGTTGGTGGTTACCGTCAAACGCCGCGACAACTCCAACTGTTGCAACTTTTTGAAAAATGGATCCTCTGAGTTGTCTGTAGTTTCTACTTGTTCCATTTTTGGAAAGTCGGATTCACTTGGCCTTGGTGACAAGGGTGGCGAGGGTATAGCCGCTTGTGATTGATGTTGTGTCATTGCCGTTCGCATTGCAACCATGGTCCGTTTGTTCAGATCTTCAATAGATCCGTTGGGACGCTCCTGAGCAATCTTCTTCATCACGGTTGCTAGCGTCCCCGAGAAGACCTGATCGCTCACCGTAATGTTTTGTGTGTCTTTCAGATATTGTTTACATACCGATCCGATGTATTCAAAATTGTCCTTGGACAGAAACTTGGCCATGAAGGGACTGCATGCTATCCTTTTAAGCGCTTTCAATGCTTGCATTGTACCCACTCATCTTCAAGCGGGACTGATACATCTCGGCGTCGTTCTTGAGGACTGTAACCAGGATCGCTTGGTTGTATACTTCGGCTGACTTTACGACATGTAGTGCATGGGAGAACGAAACAATAGGGACCGCTTTGGCAACAATCTTTGCCGTCTTGTTGCTATCCGCCCATGACGAATAGTGCAAGATGACACGATAGAATGGTTCAAAAGATACGTTCAGAGCCTTCCGCGTCATAGTAGCATCCAATAGATCGGGCGACATAGCAGCGTTAAGACGACTTGGCCTCCGTTGCACAAAAAGCCTGGATGCCTTGGCTGTGAGCGGGAGGGTGGGGCGGCATTGCACCAAACGCATATGCATCATTCTGTTCTATTTCTTATCCGATAAAGTCTTATTTCCTTTTTTGCCCCCACGCTGCCGCGGCCGATAAAGCACGCTACGCAACTTATGAACGTCTTCATCACGGACGTCAATCTCTACGACCTTCTTGAACATTGTCGCAGGATTGTCTTTCAATAGCGTGAGCCACCGTAGTTGATACGCCATGGAAAATACACCGCATTCGGTATTTTTGAACTGGTGCTTCTTGCGGTTGTATTGGATATTGAAGGTAGCTTTATCAGCTCCAGGCAACACCTTTACCTGTTCCCGCACGGTCTCCATAAACCGTGTGATCTCACTGGGAGGTGGCATGGCAACCGAATCATAGTAATAGGCGCCAAATGACGGTAATGACGGGTCTATGCAGATGAACAAAGACGTCCAATGCGACCCATCCTGGTCATGTTTATCCAAATTTGTGATGAGGCCAACATAGCGAATCCCTTTTTTGTAGAAAGAAGCTACATTGAGTGTGCAAAACTCCTGGAACAGGCACGTTCCAAACACATTCTTCGCTTGGAAATCAATCGGATACACACCCAAGAACTTGTACTTGTACGATTGGTTCTGAGCATAGTCATATTGCTCCATGACATCTTCTATGTCGTAGTTTGTCAACCATGTATACTCGTCTTGCGTCCATTCCTTGGGTTGAACGGGGCGCAAACTCTTGGCAATATCTTGGCTGGGCCGAGGTCCTTCTAATGTATCCACCCAGCATGCCTCCTTGCCATCACCCGAACACAAGGTGGACATCTTCTTGTTGAGTGCGTTCCAAACACCCATTTTGTCCATCTTGGAAACCCCCTTGATTCGGTTGTTGGGATTGCTTTCGTTCCAAGCCTGAACAAGGCGCACCAATGCTGGTTTTGAAAAGCATGTTTTCTCCTTCTTGAAGGTCTCCGCCCCTGCTGGACTACAGTACATTCTTTACGTCTACCATAGGAGATAGAAAGAAAATTTGATTCGTCACCACGGTAATGGTGAGACAATACAAGACCTTCCACGATATTTGTGATTGACGTGTGGGAACTTGGCTTAAAAAATATCCACCTCTATATTCCAGGAGAACCCACTCGGGACGACAATGGATGAGTTCAAGCGTTATCTATACCAGTTTCGGTGCGAGAAAGGCCAATCATACACTCATACCAGTATTGATAAACCCAAGGTATCCCTTCATGTGCCGAAGGAAAAGGCCGTAGAGTTCAATGCGGCGTACACGAAGGCGATGGTGATGGGATGTGCTCTGCATTTGACCGAGAAGCCAACGGATCCGAGTCCGATGCGCGCGGATCTGGACTATCGGTTCATGATGCCCGAGAACAAGGAACTCAAGCGGCAATACACAAAGGACGACATCTGCCGCATCCTACAACACTATTATGAGGTGCTGTCAAACTACCTGGAAGGCCCATCCGAGGCATGGACAGCATACGTTATGGAGAAGCCCGCTCCCACCGAGTATCGTGGCAAGATAAAGGACGGAATTCACATTGTGTGGCCCGAGCTGGTCGTTTCCCACACATTTCAGCATCTAGTGCGAAAGAAGGTACTAGACACCGCTCAAGCGATGTTCAGTGGCATGACCTTGTGTAACACCTACGAGGACATCATTGATCAGGCGATCATTGACAAGAACAACTGGCAGATGTATGGAAGCCGTAAGCCTGAGTCCCAGGCCTATCGGGTGACACGTGTTTACCAGTACGACCCCTCTTCCAAGAGCATCAAGGAGCTCTCGGCACCATCCGCCGAAGAAGAGTTACGGTTCGTGTCATTATTTTCTATGCGCCACAAGGACAAACCTATCGTGCAAATCAAGGAGGACAAGGCAGCCGAAGTGGATGAGTATGTCAGGCTTGTGCTTCCCACCATGGACGAGCGCAAGAAGACCAAACTACACACTCAGATCTTTGGAAAGTCCATCAACCATACAAAGAACTTTGTATCGGATGAGGAGCTTGCCCTTGCACGTCAATTAGTGGCGGAGTGTCTAAGTTCCAAGCGTGCAGAGAGCTACGAAGACTGGATCAAGGTTGGATGGACCTTGCGCAACATTGATTACCGTCTTCTTGATGCTTTCAAGGACTTCTCCAAGTGCTCGTCAAAGTACATGGAAGGGGAATGCGCTACGCTATGGGACAAGATGAGGATTGATACCCTAGGGATGGGTACGCTGCGGTGGTGGGCGCGGCTCGACAATCCCATTAAGTACAATGAGATCCTTGACAGCAATGCGATGACCCTCATCGACCGTTGCATCGGGTCGGATGGGGCCCACTTCGATGTAGCAAAGGTGGTCCATGCTCTCTACAAGGACCGTTATCGCTTCACATCCAAGGATCTATGGTACACCTACAAGGAGGAGAAGCACCGTTGGGTGCGCACACGGGAGGGGCTTCAGCTTCGTATTGTCCTTTCCAACGAGGTATGCAGCAAGTTCATGGAGCGTGCCATGTATTGGAGCACAGAGGCCATGCGGCTTCAGGAAGGCCGCGACATTCTAGAGGACAAGTCCAAGAAGCTTACTTCCATCGCGTTGAAGCTGAAGCAAACGGGCTACAAGGATAGCCTCATGAAGGAGTGCAAGTGTCTGTTCACGGACGAGAAGTTTGAGGAGCTCCTTGACAGCCACCCTCACCTCATCGGATTTGAGAATGGTGTGTATGACCTTCGCATGCACGAGTTCCGCGATGGCCTTCCCGATGACTACATCAGCTTCACCACAGGACGCCATTACATGCCTTATGACGCATCTACATCCGAAGCGACCGAGATTGAAGCCTTCTTCGCATCCGTGTTTACCAATGAAGAAGTCCGTAAGTTTATGAAGGATGTGCTTGCCTGCATCCTTGATGGTGGAATCCGTCAGGAGAAGTTCTACATCTTCACAGGCTCGGGGTCCAATGGTAAGAGTAAGATCCTGGAACTTGTCCAGAAGGCGATCGGTGACTATTTCTGCATCCTTCCGATTGCTCTGCTAACTCAAAAGCGTGTAGCGAGTAACTCGGCCCAGTCTGAGCTGGAGCGGACTAAGGGTCGGCGCATTGCCGTCATGCAAGAGCCAGGGGAGAACGAGCGTCTCAACATCGGGCTGATGAAGGAACTGAGCGGTGGCGATCGCATCATGTGCCGTGGTCTCTTCAAGGAGCCGATTGAGTTCAAGCCCCAGTTCAAGATGATTATGACGTGCAATGAGCTTCCCGAGGTTCCGAGTGATGACGGTGGTACTTGGCGCCGTATCCGTGTCGTGGAGTACACCTCCAAGTTTGTGGAGACGCCAAGCAAGACAAACAAGAAGGAGTTCCCCATGGACCCAGAGCTTTCGGATAAGTTTGACCGTTGGGCGGACATGTTCATCAGTATGCTGATTGATCACCATTGTAAGATTGATCCCAAGAATATCCACGAGCCTTTGGAAGTCCGAATTGCCACGGAGGGTTACAAGAAGAATAACGACATTATCGGACAGTATATCGGCGAGAAGATGGTTGCCGACGAAGACAGTACCGAGCGTATCCTTCTCAACAAGGTATACACAGACTTCAAGGTCTGGGCATATCAAGCGGTGCAGAAGGGGAAGAAGATCCCCGATCGCAACCAGTTCCGTGCGTACATGGAAAAGCAGTTTGGAGCGTACCCCAGCGACGGCAAGGGTTGGCGTGGTGTTCGTTATCTATCTGCCGACACTGCCGAGGAAGACGTAGAGTAGAGTGCAATTCCGTTCGTTTTTGTAGTTTAAAAATTGACCAAAAGAAATTTAAACAATACGTAGTATAGAAAAACATGGCGCTCAGCATTGATAAGGTGCTTCAACACATCCGCGAGATGTTGGAGATGCGGGGGGACGATGTTTCCTACATTGAAGAACATGCGGACGCGGTAGCTCGTGCCCGTTATTACACCGAGTTTATTGAACTCAACACGGACAACACAACCGTCATGTTTGCTCTGACCAAAGAGGTTCTGAAGGACGTGATGAAGGAACTCAAGGACAGTGACAACCCTCAGCAACTGATTGACAAGTACAAAACCAAGAACTTTGTCCTCGTTGTCGCGGAACCACCCTCGGCTGCTACCTCAAATTCCCTTCAAGCAAAGGACAAGCAACTCAATGCGGTTGGTGGTCTCCTTCAGGTGTTCCTGATGAAGGAACTGATGTACAACCCAAGCAAGCACGAGCTTGTTCCCAAGCACGAGAAGCTGGCCGAAGAGGAAGCAAAGGCAGTAATGGAGCACTACATGATCAAGAGCAAGCTACAACTCCCCGTCATTCACCGCACGGACGTTATGGCACGGTGGTTGGGACTGAAGCATGGGGAGATTGTCAAAATCACCCGCTACAATGAAACATCTGGGGAGTACTACTACTACCGTTGTTGCATGTGATGTTTTTTCTGTACAATTGAGTAGAGATCTTATCATGTTTGAGGACTTGTCATCTGCGCAAAACGTTCTACGTGACAAGCTTGAATACATCAGTCAGAACTTTGTGGAGGTTGACTTTAGGAACAACCTTGTGTTCCGTGGCACCAATACTACGGCTCCCTTCACGGATATCTCGCTGACAAACTACACAGCCCCCACCGATCAGGTTACATTGAATGACTTGGTTGTCGCCTTGCACAGTGGGTTCTCGGACTTTGAACGAGTTTTTGGTAACGATATTGTCACAACTACTGCGGTGGATAACAACATCCTATACCGCGATACCAAAAACGCAAACTCGGCATACGCTACGGGAACACTCTCCACGGTCAACACACACCTTGGAGCTACAACCGAGTTGTCATTGACCAAGTTTGTGAACCCCAACTCGGCTCTAGCTCTCCGTTTGAGCAAGATCCGTCGGTTGTATTCGCTGTTGGAAGGAAGCAACTACAGCAAGTACCAACAACTGATTGCCAATAAGAACATCAACACGATCCGCTTGGAGGTCTCGGATTTCCTCGTTGGCAACAACCACGTTGGCAAGTACATTGTGAACGCTCCCGTTAGCACTAGCCGTACAGCAACCGATAACCAAACCTCATTGACCTACATGAAAAACACCATTTTGGACCTTATGTCGGCTCGTTACGCTTCCACCTCTAGCTTGATCGCCAATGGATTGACACACACCAATCTAAATGTAACCAACTTCACATCCCTCATTAACAATGACGCTAACAAGAAGATCAAGTACGCCCTTCCCGCCAACATCCAAGATAACATTGTGTGTCTATCGCCGATCAGCGCCTCACCCAAAGAGGGGTACACTGCTTCCATCCCTATCATGAACATCAATGATAGCAAGGAACGCTGGATCACCGTCTCATTCTACACTCGCATGCGCCAAGACGTGAACAACAACATTTCGGACATGGCTCCAGGAAACGTGGAAGCGTTCATCTTTTTGGATGACGTAGACAAATCATACACCCCTAGCGTGTTGAGCAAAGGCACACCATGGTACGAAAACAGGGCATTTACTGTTTCAAACGAATGGCATCGCGTTTCGGTCACACGGCGCATCAAGTTCTCGCCCGATAGCAATGGAAACCTCCCCAAGGGCAACGTATCGTTCCGTATTGACAACAACCACAATGGTGAAACTCGCCAACACATTCTTATCACAGGGCTACAAGTCGACGTCTCGGAATCCCCAACTCATGGTCCTTCCACCTTCAAGGTCCCCTTGTTCGGCGAGAACACCAACTTGTTCGTTGTTCGCCGCCTCCTGCTGATGTATGAGCTCATGGCTACCTATTACATTGCTGTGAAGGTGTTGACGGCAAACTATGAAACCGCATCTCAAGCTAACAAGGACAAGTATGCCCTATTTGTGGACACGGTCTACAAGTACATCAACAACTTCAACAAGAACTTGTTGTCTACTACAAAGGATCCCGTCACGAATGCTCTGCCTCCTATGGCCCAGTTGACGCAAGACATCAACACCAAGATTGCCGACTTCCGCAAGAACAGCAAGGACATCAATGAATTGGACGTTCAAGTGAGTGACATGAAGACGGTCCTGAAGGGCGAAATGGACAGCCTTGCAGGCAAGCAAAGCACGCTCAAGAAAACCAAAACATTCTTGATCGTGTCGCTGGTTATGGCCTTGGTTATCGTCCTTGCAAGTGTGGTTACATACCTGCTTCCCATTGACCAACACAAGAAGTTGATGATCGTGGGCGTGGTTGTAGCACTTGCGGTTGTAGCTACGGTTGTGTTCAACCTTGTGTACAGCAAGAACGTGGAGAACTTCGCTCAGTGTGGTGCTACCTTGTCGGACCCTGGTACTTGTGTGGGTGGTGCCATCATGGCCCAAAACAAAGACTTTAAGGTCAACGCTTCCTTGTCGCTTGCCGATTGGGAGGAAGACTACCTGACCAACACGGTGAACCTTGCCCTCATGTTGCAAACCTATGTGGGTTATGGCAATATCAACTATGCCATGCAAAAGGAGAAGGGTCACTACATCCGCGTCCAACAACAACTGGATACCTCAGGTTACCAGGTGTCCCAAATCAGCAACGTGTTCAACCTACAGAGCTACACCAACCGTGCTCGGGTTTCGTTCTTTATCACCCTTGGCGTGCTAGTCTCCATCACCGTCGCGACCCTTGTAGCTACAAGCAAGTTGCCCACTCTGCGCCCCTGGATCTTGGGTGTTGCTAGCGTTGTGTTGGTGTTGTCTGTTGTGTTCTACATCATGGATACTTCGGGTCGTGTGCGCACTTCCGCTGAAAAAGTATACTGGGGAACTCCCGACACATCCAAACTCTAAGGAAGTTTTTGGATGTTTTCATAGTACAATTGTGTAGGTGTTTTTTCTTTGGCATCCATCAAGCCTTCGGATACCAACCACTGTCTAGAAATGACGTTCCAAGGGTGTTGCTCATTCATTAAGACAAATATGAGCAAGTAGTACAAGATTAACAAGCTAATGGCAAACACGAACTTGCGTGTGCTTAGGTAAAACATTCCGAACAAGATGAAAGACTGTGTAATTGGGTGGGAGATGAGCTTCTTTTGAGCGGTACTGAAGTTGAATACCAGATGCCGCGCGCCGACTTGTGCAAGGAAAGCAGATGCAATGCCAAGGACATCGGGGCTGCTGGGTATATAGTTCATATCACTCTACAAAAACCATAGAAAAATGCAGCCTAAAACGGACTTGGTTGTCCAGGTGCAAAGTCCATATCATTATCTTGGAACATGGGGTACACTGGCTCATCAATGGAGACGGATTGTAAGGGTACTCCACTTGTGTCCACAGTCTCCAACTCGTACACCTCAGGATAATCATCTACCACCAACCCATGATTCACAACATCACTGGCATGCATGAGGTCAATGTCGTGTTTGGATGCGATGGTTTTCCGTCCAAGCAAGTGCAGATCCAAGAGGAGTGCAGCTACAACAATGAACGAAAGTGCGCCCACCACGCGATCCCACATGATGAGGTAAAACACTAGGCCCAATAGAATAATGAATACCCACGGGTGCTCGTAAGGGGCGATCATCCAGGACGGGTAAGGGGTTTTGGGGCGCAAGCTGTAAAAGATCAAGATGCCGATCAACAGGCCCGTCACCAAACCTTTCACAATTTCTATCATTCCGCTACCATATGTGAAGGTAAAAGAAATATCTTGCTAGCTGTTAGAGTATTTATGTATTGCTCGTTGCAAGAAGCATACAATGTACCTACGTTTGATGCGGCAGGCAAGAAACGTAAGTCTTGTATGGTACAAGCAAAAGCATCTGCGGATGCGTACGATCCTTACTTTCCTGAAGCTGGAAAGGGTGAGACCGCTGCATGGAAAAAGACGGTAGAAAACTTCCAAGGCACGGGTTTGCGACAAGGCGCTCAAGAGAACACGGTCACCTACAAAGGACAGTCCATGGACTACGACTACTACCGCAAGGCCTATGGCATCAGCACCCCGTCCATGGCCGAGCACTTTGAGGGACAACAAGCTCCCAAACCCAAGAAGCCGCAACCCCAATGCAACTCGGTGCACCCTCAGCGGTATGAGATTCCCTTGAGTGATGAATCCAAGGCTATGTATGACAGTGCCATGAAGACAGCCCTTACACAAGAGACAAATGCGACGTTGGCACCATTGAATGAACCTCGGAAGGTAAACATGGATGGTGTGGATGGGTACTATGACGAAGACCTAGAGCAATACCTTCAAACCAAGGACATGAAGGCTGCTCCCATCACCATCCCAACGCCTATCGTGAAACAAGAGTTGAAGGCGGAGCCATATGATCCCGATCAATCACCCTTTGCAAAAGCGATGCAATACTTCCAACGCGAAGAGAACAAGACCCCTTTGTCTCGCGAGGAGGTACCGAAGCCCGTCCCGACACCCATCCTACAGAACCCATGGTCAAACATCTGGGATATCCTCATGTTTGTGTTTGCGGGTATCTTGATCATGTTCCTTTGCGAGCAGCTGTTCAAAATGGCTATGATGATTGGTATGAAACGCACGGTGGACATGCTAGAACCATACCTATTGCAAAAACTAGATTAGGCAATCTCTACGTCGTATTCTTTCTCGTCAAAGACAATGATCCCTGTCCCCGACCAATGGCCATACTTGGAGATGTCGAACTTCTTGTAGGGAACCCAGTTCCAGAAATCGCGCATCTCGTCGCTTTTGTAGATATCATCGCAGACCATGATACCTTTGAAACCAGCCTTAGCTACAGCATTGATAATGTCACGCTCTTGGATGCCATCATGAGGATCCACATCCAAGAAGATGAAGGGGGTCTTTGCCAGTTGCTCTACGTCTTGAAGACAGTTCTTCAGGAGGAAGGTGATGTTAGATACATCGCGTGCACTGGGCTCGCGAGGCTTGGTGAAATGATCGTACAGGTCGTACGACAGGACATGCACCTTAGGGTTGTATGCCATGGCAAGGGCACTGTAACCTACATGGGTCCCGATATCAACAACTGTCTCTCCATCATGGCATTGGCTAGATAGGTGCGCTAGTAGCTTGTAATGCTCTTGCCCCGCATCAAGAATGAAGTAACGGTAGTATTCGTGCCAGGCCGCATACTTGTAGAAGTTGCGCAGTTGGATGTCGTTCAAACTTGCATCAATCTTGAAGATACGAGTCATAGTAGATTCAAGGATGCAGGATGTCTTTATATCAGAACAATCGCAACTTGTTCTGTTTCAGGGTCGGATTTGTAGCTGCGGGGGCTGGTAATGTAGGCTCCGACTTCTTCATAGGCTTGATTTCTTCAGGATCCCATGACACGTATACCACAAACACACTAGGGGGAGGTAGGAGCTGAACAAGGAATCCACTTTTCCGCAATTGTTCAATCACGTACTCGGTGCATTGGGTGATGTTGTAAAGCGGTAGTCCCACAATCATGCCAGGAATCTCATAAAACGTATTCATACCTCCGTGCGCCGCAATATTCCGTATCCGTCGGTGGCACATCTCTAGGACCTTGTCAAAACACAATGTCTTGTTTGTTTCCTTTTGGCGCTTCATGCGGTATAGCTCATGAAGTGATATTTGCGGTGCCATCGTCAAATTTCAATGCTTACTCTATGATTAGAGAATCATAAATACATCATGATTTATCCGCATATCTCTCATCTAAGCTTTAGTGGCGGTGGCCTTTGTGGGTTATCCTACCTTGGCATCATCCGTTTCTTGCAAACCGAGCGCCTCACACACTCCATTAAAAACGTAGCGGGCACATCCATGGGTTCCTTCTTTGCTTGTTCGGTAGCATTAGACATTCCATACGCGAAACTAGAAACGCTGATCAAGAATCATTTCAAGAATGGCCTATTCTACGAGGCGAACAAGATGTTGAACATCATCCATACGCTAGGCATTGATGATGGGGAGACACTTGTTGCGCCCTTACGATTGTACATCCGAGATACGTACGACCAAGATGACATCACCTTTATTGAACTCACCAAAAGGACAGGAAAGAACCTGGTTATATGTGCTACGTGTGTAGAGACCGCAAAACCAATGTACTTTTGCTTGGATACAACGCCACATGTCGGTATCCTCCAAGCCGTGCAAGCATCTATGACGGTGCCCTTGTTTGCACGCCCAATGCTCATCCAAGAGCGGCATTACGTAGATGGGGGGCTTACTGACAATCATCCAATTACATACTTTGGGAACCCACCACCTGCTTCCCTCCTAGCCGTTAAGATCAGTGCGGATGTATCTGTCCCATCGGATGTGATGACCTCGTTACCGTCCTACATCAGTACATTGTTTAGCACGCTTGTGGTCCACGCAGACAAAGAGTACCAACGTGCAAAATGGTGCATTATGCTAAAAGATCCGCCCGTGGAGTTTATGCCAATGACGTATTCAAAAGAAGGTTTGTCTCTAGATGTTTCGGAAAAGGATATTGATGCCTCTATTGCATATGGGTACATGAAAGCACAAGAATGGTTTACAAGTACTTCTGTACCTGGGCCAGAAGATTAGCAGCGGTACGCTCTCCCTCAAACTCATGAGCGGTACCGTTCACAACAATGTCCACATGAGGGAATCCCTTGACATTCTCGGGGACGCTTCCACTGGATCCATCAATCTTGTTTACCTTGATGCCCTTCTTCTCGGCTTCGGGCACAAACTTGTCCCATTCGGGGTTGAACTCCATGCAGTACTTGCAAGTAGGTAGGAAGTAGTAGTTCACGGTAGCTGTCTTACCCGATTGGAAGTGTTCACGCTTGTTCAAGAACATGTACACAATGAACAAACCAACTAGCAACAAAACGAGTACAGAAACTCCTTTCCACATATTGCTCTTTCCGCCACGTGACTTAATCATCTTCTTCTACAATATCTGGAAGGAAATTTTCCTCATCCTCGAAAACAACGTGGTATGTGCTCCCATAATGCTTGAAACCACGCGACCGTGCGTCATGTAGCCAATCCAAGATCATGCGCTTTTGGTGATCATCCATATGATACAGAACAAGTAGATTGTGGGTCATTGCATAGGCTTCCAGGTGCTCCTTCATCACAAGCCATACAGCCGTACTGACACATAGCACTCGGGCAGACCCACTCCGAAAGGCTTCCAAGCGGGACAAGAAGAGCGGACGTTCGTCGTCCAGCAAGTCTTCTGAAATGTTGGTCACCGAGTGGTCGGCATTCCGTAAATGTGTCGCAATTGTGATCATGTCATCCTCACTTCCAGCAATGACGAGCGTCTTATAGATAGAGGTTGACTCAAACAAGTCATCTAGAGCTGCACTCATTGTTAATACCTTGCCAAGGTAACCGTCAAAAACCTTAAACCAATTAAAGCTTTATTGTGTTCGACTTAGATAGCCATCAATGGACAACGGACCAATTGTCATCGAGTTGGATCAATTTTTAAGGATAGGCAACTGCCGTACATCCGAAGTACTGGTTCAAAAGGCGTCGTGGCTACAACAAACATTCGAATGCTTCCAAGAGACGGAGAACTCCGCACCCAAACCGCGATGGAACAAAGTAGAGCGCCCGTCTCGTAAAGCTGACAAGCCGCGTATTGGCAACCGTGACCTATCAAATGAGGCTATTGCACGAAAAGACTTCTTGGGCTTGATGAATAAGCTTTCCTCCACGAACAAGGAGCACATGATCAAACAAATGCGGGCCTCGTTGCGCCCCGAGTTCAAGACTATGTACGTGCAAATCATCTGGGATTTCATGCTTCGTGCACCCGACTTTCAAGACATTTACAGCGATGTGTACCTGAATCTATCATGTAACATCGACATACGGGATGACATTCAGGAGTTGTGGACCAACTACTTCACGTCAAAGAACTGGATCCCCCCGACAAGCATCCTAGAAAACAACGAGGAGTATGACGAATTTTGCGAGTATGTGAAATGGAAAAAACGGGCGATTGCGGCAATCAGGGGATGGATCTATATGTGCAGAAAGATGTTGTTGGACCAAAAGTGTGAACAACAACTCTTTGCCGCTCTGGTTGCCGATGTCAACGAAAGGGTACAAGCTGGTCCGTGCAAGGTATTAGAGGTGTTGCTTGAACAACTACTCGCATTCTTGGCCCATACCAATCATGACATGCACGCCATCACCCCATGCATCGGGGTTTGGTCTGAACGCGCTCCAAGCATGCCACCGAGTATGCGTTTCAAATTGTACGATGTGAGAGATATCGTTGTTAGAAAAAATGAACGAAAGAGGTAGGTACATATCAAGATGGATTTCAAGGAGACAATCTTGCGTGAGCTGGATGTGTTGCGGAAGAAGGAGCAACAGGACAAGCAGGTGTTCAAGGCTCGGGCGTACAGCAAGGTCATAAGCCAGATCCAGACGATAGATGGTCCCGTCCGCAATTGGGACGACATTGCTAACATCAAAGGGATCGGTGAAAAGATCCATGACAAGATTGAAGAGATCTTCAAGACAGGTACCTTGGAGGCAGCCGCAAAAATCCGCAAGGAACGGCCCATTGAAACGACGGATATGTTCATGAAGATTTACGGCGTGGGTCCCGTCAAGGCCAGGGAGCTCGTGGAGAAGCACAAGATGAAGTCCCTGGAGGACTTGCGGAACCACCCCGAACTATTGAATGACAAGCAAAAGATTGGTTTGAAGTACGTGGAAGACCTTATGTTGCGGATTCCACGCCTTGAAATGCTAGAGCACGAGAAGCTGTTACTGACCCGTATGAAAGCCGTGCACAAGGACTTTGAAGGTCAGATTGTGGGTAGTTTCCGTCGCGGGGCAAAGGACAGTGGTGATATTGATGTGTTGATGCGTTTGCCCGACAAATATGATACAGTTGTAGCTACAGAGTTGTTTGCCAAGTATTGTACGGAGCTACAAAACATGGGATACATCACAGATATCCTTGCACTCGGTCCCAAGAAGTGCATGGGTGTGTGCCGCCTTGAGAATGGCAAGGCCCGTCGCATTGACCTGCTTCTGACTCCAACCCACGAGTATGCGTTTGCCCTGCTGTACTTCACTGGTTCCGACAAGTACAACGTTGCCATGCGCAAGCACGCTCTAGAGAAGGGTTACACTATGAACGAACATGGTATGAAGCCTATCAAGGAGAATGTCCCTGAAGTGCCAGTTATGAAAGAGGAACGCGACATCTTCAACTTCCTCGAATATCCTTACAGCTCCCCTTCACAACGAGACGGAAAGAAAATTGTCTAAACTAGGTATAGAACATGGATCTTGCATACATCGCGTCCGTTATTGGCGGTTTCATCGGAATCATCCTTTTGGTAACTACATACATGTACATTGACAAGTTGGAGAAGATTGGTTGCCCTTGCGCCGACCATCCCTACCGCAACTTCATCAAGAAGTACTGCATCTTTGCCATTGTCTTCCTATTGGTGACAATGTTCTTCCCCGCTAGCTCGGCTGTCCAGCTGCTAGGCCCCATCGGTGCTACCGCTTACATGTTCGTGAAGGTTGCTTATGTCATTGCCACCGTGATCTTCTTCGTCCTGGCTCTGATCTATGTGCGCTACCTCATGAAGGAGAAGTGCAAGTGCTCGGAGGACATCCGCCGCGAGGTTCTGTACATCTGGGCCATCCTAGAGATCGTGATCCTGGGTGCCCTGGTTGTGATCCCCTTGATCATCACCATCATCGGTGGTGCCCTTGGCGTCGTCCTTGGTGGCGTGAAGTCGGTGCACAACTCTGCCGCCCAAGTCCAAAACATCGCCGTGAACCCCCTCAAGAGCGTGAAGAAGGTCCCTGGCGCCCTACGTGACTCGGCCAAGGCTGCCAAGAACCTCTTGCGCCGCAAGTAAATAAAGTACATTAATGTTCTTTTTCTTCCATATTCATGTTTACATAGCCCGTCTCTCCAGAGCATAGCATCACATCCACGATTCCTGTTATCCTCCTCAGCTCCTCCGTAAGGTGATGCTCTTCCATAACGTTCAAGTATGCGTCCACATGGTCATCTGGTCCGAAGGCCTCTTGCAAAGGGCGTTGCTCTAGGTCAGAGTCTAGGATGTACCCCTCCAACACATCGTTATAGCCCTCGTCCCAATCAGGCACTTGGAATCCGTTCTCTGACAGTACTCGCTCCACACCACGTTTAGCTTCGTCGTCAAGAGAATGCCCGAATGGTACAAACAGCAGGGTGACTGATCCTTCTGTGTAGAAAAACATCATGATGTACTTTTTGTTACTGTTTGTTTTGTTTGTCAAATTTTATAGTTGAAGGGTGCGCTTGCCCACCATGGGCTTGCGGGTAGCACCGCGGCGTTTCGTGCCAGCTACCAAACCGTTGAGATCGGCAGTATCTTCGATGATAGAGGTGATCTCCTCATCCGATACCGACATAGTCTCGTAGCGGTTCACATTGGAAGGAGGACGCGATGTAATCTCGGCACTTACGTCGTCAATAATGTCCTCAATGTCACGCGGGCCTTGCATACGGGATTGCTGTGGTGTTGCGGTGGGCATGGTAGCGCGTTGTGGCATGCCTCCGCCCCCACCCATACCTCCGAACAGGTTGCCGACCATGCTAAACAGGCCTCCACCAGGACCACGAGCCGCTGCGGTAGAAGATGGGCCTTGACCCATCATGCCACCCGTCATGCGGTTCACGGCGGCATTCTGGAACTGCTTCATCAACTGAGGATCCGAGCGGATAACATCCTCCACGTCGGGGACCTTGCTCTGCTTGAACATGCTGTTGGTCAAGTGGAACATAAAGGCGGAACCCGAAAGGGACAAAAGTAGACGGAGCTCGGGCGCCATCTTCTTGCCCGTGCCCTTGTACTTGTCGTGTAGCTCCTCAAAGATATCATCATAGTCATTCACATTCTCGTGCACCTGTTCTGACCAACCATCTAGCTTAACATCAAAGGGATCAAACTTGGTGTTCAGGAACTCCACACCAGTCACGAATGCCATCATCATCTTGCGCTGGAATCGGATACTGGCATCCACCTCCTTTTCACGCAGGATGCGATTGAACTCCACGCGCATCTCTTCAATATCGGATTGCAAGGAGAACTTCTTCGGGAGACGGTAACCCTTAGACTCCAAACGATCCATCTGGTATAGGATCTCTTTCTTCTCGTTCAGTTCCGATTCTAGCTTGGAACGCTCCGCGGCAAGACGCGATGCCATGACATCGGGCGAGTGCATACCGCCGAAGACAGGTTTTTGAGGTGTGTTGGGAATGCTATCATCCGAGTAGTCTGATGACGAAGCCGAGTGAACACCACCATACCCCGAAGCTTTCATAGGGGCAGGGCTGCGATCGCTTTCCGTGGTGTATTCCGAGTCACTGCCACTTCCGCTACCACTTGACACCGACAACACATCGCTGCTCACCTTACGCTTGTTGATCAGGAGATCGGCCCCTAGAGAAGGACCAGCGGCCCCCGAAGGAATGCGGAATGCAGGCCGAGAGAAGTCATTCTTATCGATAGACATGACTTCATCCTCGTCGTCCGTTTGGATCATAATTTGCGACGCTTGCATGGGGGTACCTTACTTACACACCAATACTTCTTTTAAATCATTTCATACGCACAGGTTGGGGCAAACGCGTTCAATCTTATAAGAATGCTTACGCAACCACGCTACCGATTGGAGCAGCGCATCCGACATATCATCCTTCTTTTTGTAGCTCTCAAACACCGTTTGGAGTTGGGAGTTGGTGCCAATGTAACACTCCGCGATCTTGACGGCCTTCCACTTGTTCAACTCATAGCCTGTCTTGGCATTGTTCTCCGCCTCGTACGTATGTCCCTGGAGCTTTCCCGATGCCGAGATCATCATCGTCTGACCCACGCGCCCTTCCCAATGGCGCCTCAGCTGGAAGTAGCTATAGATGATCATCTGAATAGACTTCATAGATCCGTTCAACCGCGAGGGCTGGTTCTCAATCAAGACGGTGTCAATATGGGAATGCCCGTTCTTTTCTAGAGTGTGCATTAGCTCATCCAGCTCCAAGAACAGCCTCAATGACAACTCTTGCATCGCTGGGATCTTCTCTTTCGGGGCCGCAAGGGAAATGATCTTCCAGACAAGCACATTTGCGTAGTCACGATCTTTCCCTCCAACTCCTAGCACGCAACAAGCTAGGTTCTTGATACCAATATCAAAACTGACGATTACTCTTTCTTCCTTTGCTTGACCTTCTTCCATATCGCCTCTTGTAGTTGCTTAATAACACTAGATGTGAATCTTTTTAATTCATTTTGGATGATGAGCTTCCGCAGATGTTTCCAAAAGTCGTCGTTTAGATATGCCTTGTTCACGTCAACAACCGCCTTGCATCTAGCCGCTAGCCATAAATAGGTAGAGGACAGGGCGTGCATATCATCATCATGCTTTGCTACGGGACACATCGCTCCTTGGTTGACTAGACTGTATATCAATTGCTGAATGTCGGGATGATCACGCGCTTCATGTGGGATGAGCTCCAACAGATGTTCAAATACGGCGTAGTTGTAATGTGGACATAGCAACAAGCGGTCGGTTTTGTCGGTATACACTGCGTTGTTGTCTACCACAATTAGCTGATGATTGAGGATGTACTCCTTTTCTGTTTGCGTCAGAGGACGTTGTTTCGTGATAGCTCTACAAATGCGTGGGTAAATGCGCATCAACGACTTGCGGTAATTGCCAGATCCATCCATTACACAATCGTCTCGGGTGAAGATTGGGCGTTGAAACTGAATATCCAGTGATTGTTCTACCCAGTGGATCTCTTGCAACGCCCATTGCCTTTCACTAGCAGTGTAGATGAAGAAGTAGACCTCTGGAAAGAACCGTTGCATCGTCTTTACAAAGGTTGCAAAGCTCGGGCGGATCAACTTGGACGATCCATGAAACGCTTTCGGTATCTTTTCTGCAGGAGCTTTTGCTTTGAACCCATGCTTCTTCAATACGTTGCGAACATTGAAGGAATGCGATTGGAAGTCAACCTTTCCAACAATCGTGCCATCCCAATCAAGCACAAAAATGTACGGTAACTGCGGTTGCATAGAATCCCTATTGATATATGATAATATCTTGTGTAGGCGGCTCTAAAAAAGTAGTACATATGGCTTACGAGCTGCACATCGTGCAAGTGGGATCATCGCGGCGGCACACGAACACCTCCTCCGTAGGCTTCTTCGGCGACACCGAGTTTCCAATGGTGGTAGCGTCAATGGAGAATGCCATGGTCTTGGCCTTCGGACGGGTGCGTAGGTAGTACATACCCGTCTTCAGACCCTTCTTCCACGAGTAGAAGTGCATGTTGGACAGCTTGTTGAACTCGGGATCTTCCACAAAGAGGTTGAGACTCTGCGATTGGCAGATGTAGACGCCACGATCGGCCGCTTGATCAATGAGCACCTTCTGCTTGAGCTCCCACGAGGTCTTGTAGAGGGCGCGGATGTCCTCGGGAATCTCTTGGATGTGTTGGATGCTCCCGTTTCCAAGCAGGATACGGTTCTTGAGGTCAATGTTCCATACTCCAATTTCAATCAGGTCGCGGATGAGGTACTTGTTGATAATGGTAAACTCACCCGCGAGGGTACGACGCTGGTAGATGTTGCTGGTGAAGGGCTCAAAGCACTCATTGTATCCTAGAATCTGAGATGTGCTTGCAGTTGGCATGGGTGCAAGAAGCAGGCTGTTGCGGATACCATACTTCATAATATCGGCCTTGAGGGTATCCCAGTCCCACTGCCCGAATGGCTTGGCATTCCAGAGGTCAAACTGGAGTTGCCCTTGTTGCGCGGGAGATCCCTTGAAGGTGGTGTAAGCACCGCGGTACTCTTGTAGTGACTCCTCTTCCGCGGTCATGTGAAGGTGCTTGCGGATCTCGTTCTTGCGGTCCTCCGAAGTTTCCTCATTGTCCAGCTCCACACGTAGTTCATCACGCTTCTTAGCGATGAGCATGGAAGCCGTAAGAGCACCGTGATACATGGTCTCAAACACCTTCTTGTTGAGCTCCGATGCCTCCTCGCTGTCAAACGGCACGCGCATAAGGGCATACATATCCGCAAGACCCTGCACACCGATGCCGATAGGACGATGGCGCATGTTGCTACGCTCGGTCTTGGGGGTGGGATAGAAGTTGCGATCAATCACCTTGCATAGGTTCTTGGTTACCACCCCAGTAACGTGGTGCAGCTTGTCGTAATTAATGAAGGGCTTCCCGTTCTCATCCTTCTCTACGAAGGCGGGGAGGGCAATGCTTGCTAGGTTGCACACTGCGGTCTCATCGGGGGAGCTGTATTCCACAACTTCCACACAGAGGTTGCTGCTCTTGATGGTTCCAAGGTTCTTTTGGTTGCTCTTGCGGTTGCAAGCGTCCTTGTAGAGGATATAAGGAGTGCCCGTCTCAATCTGGGACTTGACAATAGACATGAACAGGTGTTGGGCCTTGATTGTCTTCTTTGCCTTGCCTTCGCGCTCGTATTGATCATAGAGGCGATCATACTCCTCGCCATATACATCACACAGACCAGGGCACTCATCGGGACAGAAGAACGACCAGTCCGCGTTGGCCTCCACGCGGCGCATGAACAGATCGGGGAGCCATGCCGCAGTGAATAGATCCAGACACCGTTCCTCCATATTACCATGGTTCTTTCGTAGGTCAAGGAACTTCTCAAAGTCGGGATGCGAAGGCTCAAGGTACACGGCAATACTGCCGTTGCGCTTGCCACCCTGGTTGACATAACGCGCCGTAGCATTGAACACACGAAGCATGGGGATCACGCCCGTGCTCTCCCCATTCGTTCCACGGATGTGGCTACCCGTAGAACGGATCTGGTGGATGTGTAGGCCGACGCCACCTGCGTTCTTTGAGATCTCCGCAACATCACCCAGTGTGTTGTAGATGCCGCTGATAGAATCGTCTTCCATTGAGATCAGGAAGCAATTCTTGGCGACGATACCCTCCACGACGTACGAGTGATCTTCCTCCACACCCAGGTTGTACACTACTGTACTATCATCAGACGATGGTGTCTTGCTCATGATCCTCACAAATGTTTTGCCATGCAGCTTCAGAACACACGATGGGTTGCTTTCGCGATTGTTGAACTTTGCAATGCGATCATCTTCATACGTCTTTGACACGAAGTTAAGACACGCGCTCTCCTTAGGGATGGACATATACGCTGTTTGAGAGTCCTTAGCTTCTCCGCTGACGGTTGAACGGTATGTCTTGAAAGTCTCAGAGTATGATACCACAATGCTTCTGCTGCGTGCAAGCATGTACACATCCTTGACAAACTTCGGGTTGCACATTCCGACCCGCACCATGCCCTTTGATGTGATAAACCCGTCGGAAGTGACAAGGCCGCTAAGCAGCGCCTTCACGTGTGAAGTAGAGAGCGTGTGGAACATTGGGTTTAGGAACTTGCCATGGAAATACTCTCCAAACATCTTTTGGAACACATGTCCAATCATTGTTGAATTGAAGAGAATCTGGCATACAGACTGGTTGGACATGTTATGAATGCATGGTTTGATCCCAAAGAGCGACTCCCCGTAGTCCTCCACAAACTCAATCACTTCTGTATTGCGCTTGTCCACAGTGATCCCAATTCCTTTGGGAACAAGGATCCGCGCGCTGTTCTTTTGCTTTACAATATGACCATCGCCATACCAGATTCCCATGAACCTGCAGAATGACTCATCTACCACCCAATTCCGATGGATTTGCGACTGCTTCTTTGTAAATGTAATCTCGCCAGATCCATTCCGTAGATGGTTCTCACGCTTCCAAGTAGATGTGCACTCAATCACATCATTGGTCACAGTGTACTCGTACGAAATATTGTTGCCATCGCCAAGAACTCCCGAGAGAACTTCAAACACATCGATGATCACCTCATTGTCCTCCACTACATGGTTAGGGACTTCAATGTAATCTCCAACACGAAGACTTTCTAGCGTGTTCCACTGAGGCTCTTTGCCCCATTGGATCTGCTCCGACGTCAGGGACATAAAGCCGTGGTTGTTGGTTGCTGTAATCTTTGGAGTGCAATACGCCTTGAAGTCAATCAGGTGCCTGCCCACCAGGTTATTCACATGCAGCTGAGAAACCTTTTGGAACCGACCCTTGTGCGTAAGGACAAGATCACCAATCTTGACATCCTCAATCGGCTTACCGCCTTCTGAAGTGTAGACCATTGTGCCCTTGATAAAGCAACTTGACAGCTGAGGGCGTGGGGTGCCAGCGTTGAATAGCGTAGGTGTAGCATGGGTGAATTGGCGCGTGCTCATGAGCTGGTACGTCTCAATAGCATCCTTCACATCCCAACCGTGGATGCCAAGGGCTACGCGCATCCACATGTGCTGAGGACGCTCCACGGCGCGACCATCCACCTTGATCAGATAGCTCCGCTCCAGCGTCTTGAAACCGAAGTAGTCAAACCCGAAGTCACGTTCATAGTCAATCACCGAGTTGAGCTTCTCCTTGTAGGCCTGTACGATCTCCCACAGCTCGTTGGAAATGCGGGGTGTATGCTTGTTATGAACGTCCTTGGCATGGTATAGGATGGCCATGGTCTCGCTGAACGAAGGAGATGTGTTCTTGTGGTGGTTGCTGACGATCAGACGAGACGCAAGGATACCATAGTCGGGGTGTTCAGTGACAAGGGAGGCACACATCTGGGCGGCAAGCTCATCCAGCTCCGACGTCTTCACGCCATCGTAAATACGCGTGCACACCTTTTGGGCAATGTTGTGAGGATCCACGCCATGTAGGTCCTTGCACTGAACCTGGATACGACGCAGCACCTTGTCAAAGGAAACATCCTCGTGAGAACCGTCGCGCTTGATGACCCTCATTCTGGCAAATGTCTGTTAATTAGAAGTCAATATATTCTTAAGTCTTGAAAAAGAAGATAAGGACGCATCAATTTTTAAGGCTTGTTCGGGCACACAGCCGACCAGGGCACATTGCATTTGGTAGCATAGCTGCAACGCAGTTTGTTGGGCTCGTATTGGTCGTTCTTAGTGTCGTAGTAGTTCATAAAGTCGGGGTATATCGTGTTGCAGTTGACAGCGCCAGTGCCAACACCATCGGCTTCGTTGTAGTTACCGTTGTTCATTACCTTGCTGAGTTCCATCACACGCTTCTCGGTAGCTTGGTCGGAACTCCAAGCAACCGAGTTGTTGCCGTTGCTTACGGTGGAGAACTTGGGGTCGCGCACACACCTGTACTTCATGCGCAGTTTGTCACTTCCCTCGATACCGTACAGAACATTGGAGGGCGTCTTTTCAAGCTTCCAATAGTCAGGACATTGGATGTTGTCGTACCCGAACTGGACAACGGGGGGAGGCTTTGCGGTGAGGAGTGAGATCACCAAGACAGCGGTCACAAAGATCATGCCTCCGATGAAGGTGATAGTGAAAGGCAACATCGCGTCTGTGATGATCGACTTCCCATTGCTACTGATCACGGCGATCAGGAAGAGGATTAGGGCAAAGGCGCCGTAGATGCAAGCAACGGCAATTGTACCCTTGAAGTAGCTAGAGCGTGAGTTCTTGAACTTCTTGAGTTGCTCTTCGGTGTAATCTTGTCCAAGACTGCTGGTGGCCATGTACTCTAAGATAAAGATAGAAATTTGTGTTACATGAAGGACTTGATTTCAAGTACCTTGGTGCCCTTGGTCGTCGAAAGCTGGGCGCGTTCTAGCGGCATGGGGATGCTACTTGCGTCGCGCTTGTACATTTCGTATTGCTTCACGTTGCTTAGCACCTCAGGGACAACCCAATCTAGTACCTTTGCATTCAACTCGCGAACTTGAGTGACAAGATCTTGGTTGCTATGCTTGGCATGTTGGTAGTAGATGGAGCGCATAACAATCTTCAACTCGGTGTCACTTTGGCGTCCAATAACAGACTTGCCATCGGTTTCCACGTAAATGCGGTAACGGATGCCTTGTTGCAACGCTTCAATGTTTTCAGGTGAAAAGAAAAGCGAGTTTAGTGTGTTCGGAGCAATCTGCCCAAGTGTAGCCTCGGCACGGAAAGATGTGTTATCAATGTTCATACGTTGAAATTGAGGAATCTGGAGGGCGGGCGCGGGAGACAATAGATCCACACGGCCATTGATTGCAGACGTATCCGAAGTATCGTATGCTGGTGCATAATTGAGATCGTAACGCATTTCACACTCTATGATACTCGTACACATTATTTTTCCGCTTTTATCTTAGAATGGAACATGAAGCACGTAAATTTGTGAAGGACTTCAAGCTGCAGTCCAAAGATGGTGAAGAGGGCAAGATTGTGGAATTGGTAGCGAAACACTTGGATGCCCTAGTGTTTAATGTCGTCTCTCTCGCCGCAGTTGTCGTGATGTTGTACGATGAGCGCAAGATCGAGCCTAAACACCTAGTATCCGTGCGCGCCTACATCGCCAGCAAGTGCGATAGCAAGCGTTCCATGTCAGGAGGCACAAGCATGGCATCCGACTTCTACGGATACGACCATCCCGCTTACAATGTCAAGCACGCAGGTGATGGTGTGGTAGTGTCACAAGTGGATTGGTCTCGTGAGATTCGCCCCGCCATGGGTCCGACAATAGGCGGAGGGTCAGCAGCGAGTGTCATGCAAGGATCGAAGAATGCACGCAAGACTATTAACCATACCTTCAAACACTACCATACAAAAGTGTCCAAAACCGCGATGAAGGAGCTATTGGATATCTTGGACCATCATCTAGTTTGCTTTGCCCACGACCTAAAGAGCGAGGGCACATTGACTGTGAAGAAAGTGGAAAAGGTCTTGAAACTGAAGCGACACTCTGTGTTTGTTTAAAATTTGACGAACATATAAGGACATCCTATACATTTGTTTTATCTACCATGCAGTACGCACCCAACGTCTGCAAGATCTTCACCATTGACGCTAACATTGGCGCGGGGAAAAGTACGATTCTAGATTACCTACACAAGTTCTACAAGGTACCTGTGGATCCCGAGCCCGTCCAGAAATGGATGCCTTATCTCCAAGATATGTACCACCAAAACAAGGGGGCATTTGAGTTCCAAGTCCGCGTTTGGTTGGACCGTTGCTGGGTACAACAACGCCCCAATATGTCGTCAATTATCATGGAAAGGTCGCCCTACTTCCAGAGTTCCGTATTTGTCCCCGTCAACCTTGACAACAACAGGCTCACCGTGAAGGAGTACCAAATGCTACAAGAGATGTATCAGAGGAGCATGAACATGTGGTCACCCAAAGGATACATTTACCTGCGGAGCGATCCCGCAAAGTGCCTGCAACGCATCATGAAGCGCGGCCGCGACTCGGAAGAACAGATTCCTCTGGAGTATCTAGAGTCTCTGCACAAATATCATGAGAATGCCTATATGTCGGGTGTCACCAACGGCCTTCCGATTATTGTCGTGGACGTAGAAAACAAGAGCGTTTGTCAAATAGCCCATGAAGTATGGCAAGCGCTTCAGTTCTTGGGCATGGGTTCACCTTCCCTTCAGACGAGCTACAGTATGTAATGTGACACGCTATATGTTTTGGTCTTAAAATTTGAAACACATATAAAGTTATTTTTCTACTAGGCTTACAGATCACTAAGCACAATGGCTCAACCTAAGGGTGTCGGCGAAAAGTACAAGCAACATGACCTACGCAGTCACATTTACGAGCTACCCGACACATGGGCAGGATCGTCCGAGCTAACCACCATTGAGACCTTTGTGTACAACCCCGAAACCAAGAAGATGATCAAAAAGGACATCACGTATGTTCCCGCACTCTACAAGTGTTTTGATGAGGTCCTTGTGAATGCTCTGGATCATGGTACCCGCCTCAAAGCGGAAGAGGCGACTGGAAAGAAGGACATCAAGCACATGCGTACGATTCGGGTGAATGTGAACAAGGAAACTGGGTATGTGGAGGTGTTCAATGATGGCGATGGTATTGAAGTGGAGAAGCACCCAGAGCTCGGCATCTACATTCCAGAGATGATCTTTGGTCGCCTTCTGACCTCTGCAAACTATGACAAGGAGGAAGAAAAGGTGGTTGGTGGCAAGAACGGTGTGGGTGCCAAGCTGACCAACATCTTCAGCAAAGAGTTCAAGGTGGAAACCGTTGACCATCGCCATGGCAAGCTATACCAACAGCGATGGTTTGACAACATGAAGGAGAAGGACAAGGCTACCGTCAAGTCTTCCTCTAAGGCACCCTATACCAAGATCACCTTCCTACCCGACTATGTTCGCTTCGGGCTCCCTGGGATGACCGACGACACATTTGAGCTCTTCCGTAAGCGTACCATGGATGCTTGTGCATGCACGGACGCAACGGTGACCGTGTACTTCAACGACGAGAAGATCCCATACAAGACCTTTGAGAGCTACGCCGATCTGTATCTGGGACCCAAGGACGAGCACCCTCGTGTATATGAGTCTTGCAACGAGCGTTGGGAGGTGGTTGCTACGTACAGTGACACCGCACGCTTTGAGCAGGTCTCGTTTGTGAACGGTATCAACACCCTACGTGGCGGCAAGCATGTAGACCAGATCACCAACCAGATCTGCAAGGAGCTCTCGGAGATGGTCAGCAAAAAGAAGAAAAAGGAGGTGAAGCCCCAGCACATCCGCGACAACCTTATGGTGTTTGTGAAGAGTCTGATTGTTAACCCCTCGTTTGATAGTCAGAGCAAGGAAACACTCACCACCCAGGTCGCTAAGTTTGGGTCCAAGTGTGACCTATCGGACAAGTTCTTTGACAAGCTCTACAAGACTGGAATCACCGAGAAGGCGGTAAGCCTTACCGAGTTCCACGAGAACAAGAAGCTAGCTAAGACTGATGGCAAGAAGACGAGCCGTGTGCTTGTCAACAAACTAGATGACGCCAACCGTGCGGGCACCAAAGACAGCATGGATTGCACACTCATCCTCACGGAAGGAGATTCGGCTAAGACCATGGCAATCGCTGGTCTGAGTGTGATTGGTCGTGACAAGTATGGTGTCTTCCCCCTCAAGGGTAAGATCCTCAACGTAAAGGACGCGGCAACTGCCAAGATCAGTGCCAACGATGAAATCACCAATCTCAAGAAGATCCTGGGTCTTGAACAGGGCAAGGACTACAAGGATGTATCATCGCTTCGCTACGGCAAGATCATGATCATGACGGATCAGGATCATGATGGTTCGCATATCAAGGGTCTTCTGTTCAACCTGTTCCAAAGTCTATGGCCCTCCCTCTACAAGATGGACGGCTTCATCACTAGCATGCTGACACCTGTCATCAAGGCGATGCACAAGGGTCGGGGTGAGGTTGTGTCCTTCTACAATGTCACCGACTTTGAGCGGTGGAAGCAAGCGAACGATCTGCGTGGATGGACTTTCAAGTACTACAAGGGGCTGGGTACATCTACGGAAGATGAAGCGAAGGAATACTTCCGTAACCTCAAGATTACCCATTACCACTACAATGGAAAGACATCGGACGAGGGTATTGACCTTGCCTTTAACAAGAAGCGTGCGGACGACCGCAAGGACTGGCTCATGCAATACAACAAGGACCTTGTCCTGGACTTTACGAAGTCGCAGGTACCGTATGAAGAGTTCATCCACAAGGAACTCATCCATTTCAGTAACCGCGATCTGGAGCGTAGCATCAACCACTTGTGCGATGGTCTCAAGGAGTCTACCCGCAAGATCCTATTCACTTGCCTCAAGCGTAAGCTATACAACCAAGAGGTTCGTGTAGCACAACTAGCAGGTAGTGTTTCGGAAGTGTCCGCATACCACCATGGTGAGGCTTCTCTGCAACAGGCCATTGTGGGAATGGCACAGATCTTCGTGGGTGCCAACAACATCAACCTCCTCATGCCAAACGGTCAGTTTGGTACCCGCATCCAGGGTGGTGCGGATGCGGCCTCGCCCAGGTATATCCATACGCTACTTTCGCCTCTAGCCAGGAAGGTGTTCCGCGAAGAGGATGTTCCCATTCTGAAGCATCTAGATGATGATGGTGTCCCGATTGAACCCGAGTACTACATCCCCATCATCCCTATGATTCTCATCAATGGTGGTCTAGGTATCGGAACTGGTTTCAGCACCAATGTGCCGTGCCACAACCCCTCCGATATCATTGACCTGTGCATGCGGACCGCAAATGCTCTTGACCAAGACATCGGTATGATTGAAAATAGTGATGATCTATCACGTGCTTACGACACGATCACCAGCATCATGCTACCCGACGTCAAGCCTTGGTACCTGGGCTTCACGGGTTCCATCACTCCCAACAAAGAGAGTAGCTTTGCCAGCAAGGGCGTGTACAACTGGCTTGATGACCAAACCGTAGAGGTCACGGAACTCCCCGTGGGTACTTGGACCGAGGATTACAAGGATTACCTCACCGCTTTGATTACCAACGGTAGCAACATCCTCAAGGACTTTGAAAGCCATTACACTGCCAAGTCCGTCAAGTTTATCCTCAAGTTGTACCCCAACACCCGTGCGGGGATTGAGAAGAACTTTGAAACCGAGTTCAAGCTTGTATCCACCAAGAACCTCAGTACCAACAACATCCACCTTTACGGTGCAGATGGTGCAATCCGACGCTACAAGACCGTTCTTGATGTGTACCGCGAATGGGCATGCGTTCGTTTGATCAAGTACATGGAGCGCAAGCACCACCAGATCAAGACCATGGAACATGACTACAAGATCCTATCGGCCAAGGTCAAGTTCATCCAGGATATCATTGACAACAAGATCAAGGTCATGAACAAGAAGCGTGCCGATATTGAGGAACAACTCAAGGCACTGAACTACCCTCAACTACACGAGGCTACCGATGATGAACCCTCGGGCGGTAGCAACTACAACTATCTCCTCCGCATGCCAATCTACCAGCTGACCTTTGAAAAGAAGCAGGAGCTTGAGAAGGAGGCCGAGAAGCTTCACATGGCTATCAAAGCACTTCGGGCCAAGCCAATCCAACATATCTGGATGGATGAACTAAATGAACTCAAGACTGCATGGGAAACGCACAAGGAAGTTGTGGAGGAAGAGTACACAGCTGACCGCAATGGTGCCAAGGCCCATGGGCAGAAGAAGCGTGTTGTAAAGAAGAAGTAACTATAGAGAAAAATAGACTGTTTTTTGCGGATTTCTTTGTGGCCAAAGAAAAAATGGACCCCCCCCCCTCGCTCACCCTAAACCCCAGTAAGGATGCTCGCTTAAGGAAATTAAAATATCCCACTATATCTAGTAACGGCTCACTTGCATACAAAATGGCTCATTGTTGTACCTTTTGTAACTATAGCACGGAAAAGCGTTTCAACCTCAACCGCCACACCAGAACTGTACACAGAGACGAACTCACACCACCTTCCCCAAATGTACATGTTTTGCCCCAAAATGTCAGCCTTCCGCCCAAAAATGTCAGCCTTCCGCCCAAAAATGTCAGCCTTCCGCCCAAAAATGTCAGCCTTCCGCCCAAAAATGTCAGCCTTCCGCCCAAAAATGTCAGCCTTCCGCCCGAAAATGTCAGCCCTACGCCCAAAAATGTCAGCCTTGATGGAGGTGAAAACAATGACGACGCAGGTAAGGCTTACAAATGCGACAAGTGTAACAAATGTTTTGAACGTCGCTATCGGTTCATTGAACATTCTGCTAAATGTGAAGGGGGAATCAATCCATTACAATGCATGAGTTGTTTGAAAATATTCACAACACGACAAGCTAAGCATAAACACAAAGCTTGTTGCAAGGGGTTAGTAGTAGCAGACAAGCCCAACGTGATAGAAACTCAGAATAATTATAACGATTGTACAATCAACAACAATACAAACAACAATAACATACAAATCAATATCACAAACTTCAACAATGAAAACACAAACTACATAACCGAGGAGTTTGCTAGAAAATGTTTTGAGAACGGAGTCCATGGTGTAACTCCCATGTTGGATAAAATATACTTTAATGAAGATCATCCAGAGAACCACAATGTGAGACTACGTAGTCTCAACCATTCTATTGTAGAAGTCCATACAGAGAAGGGTTGGGTACCCGATGGTTTGGTAAATGTTATTGATCGAATGATTGCAAACTCTACTGGAACCATTGTTCTAATGATTTCCAACAACGTAACACCAACTACTGACGATGTATCAAAACTTAACCAAATCACAAACATTGCACCATCTCACCACAAGAAGATTCGTGAAAGGGCCAAGAGTAAACTTATAGCACGTAGGGACCAAGATACAACCTAATAAACGTATCCACACTCTCTGTCTAGAACATACTTTATGCAACGATTCGGTACACGACTTGGATACATGTGATAGATAACATCTATTTGTAGATCATACCTATCCTCTGATAAATTGGTAAGTAGACCTCTTACAAATCTATTACTAGAACCTCCTTTTTGCAATATGATAGCATTCACCAAAGCCATCTTGAACCTTCTCAAGTCCCTGTAAGAAAATGTATCAATATAATCCAGTATCTTCTCTTTGTTCTTCTCAAATGTTGCCTTGACATCTATATCATATGGGTATTGATTGTAGTAACTAGATAATCTGTTCTTCATGCCCTAGATTATTTATGAATAAAAATGGAGGCGCCTAGGCACCCCCCTCCCCCCCCCTTGCTCTTTTGTGATCACAAAAGAGCACACAGTCACAAACTCGCGTTTTTGATCACAAATAATATCTGCAATGTCAGTAACAGATCATTTTGTGATCAAACAATGATCAACTATTCATGCAATTTGTGCAATTATAAGACACCACGTTTAAGCAACATGAAACGTCACGAGAATATGCATAATGTAGTAAGTACGTCCGACACTGACATTGAAAGGACATGTCGGTTTTGTGACGGAATCTTCAGTTCTAAAAGCAATTGTACACGACATATGGAGCGATATTGCTTGATGAAGCCCGTGGAACAAAAAGTTGACATGGAGGAACAAAAAGTTGCATTTTTGGAACAAAAAGTTGCATCTGAGGTACAAAAAGTTCCATTTTTGGTACAAAAAGTTGCATCCGAGGTACAAAAAGTTCCACAATCTTCACACTGTTGCAGTAACTGCTACAAAGAATTCACAAGCATGAAATCCTTACGAAGGCATGCAGACATATGTAAACACATTCAAAACCCCCTTGAGTGTGAACGGTGTCATAAGATTCTTTCTTCTAAGTCTACAAAATCCCGTCACATGCAAATATGTACTGGTCGTTCTAGTAATCTAGTTACTATGGATAGTAAGCCAACAACAAATCCTCCACCAGTTAATACACTATTCCAAAACATTGGCACCATACAAAACCAATGGAATCAAACAATCATCAATATCAATACTTTTGGTCAAGAGAACAAAGCACATTTGACTCCAGACTTCTTGGACAGTTGCTTGAGAAACATAACGGGCAAGGGTGTATGTGATCTTATAGAGAAAGTGCATTTCAATCCTGATCTACCAGAGAACCACAATGTTCGGTTGGAAAGCACCAAACGCAACATGTTGCGTGTCAAAGAAGAGGATAGGTGGCGTATATGTGACAAAACAGAAGTTATAGATAAACTCATAGAAACAGGTTGTCGTGACCTCCATGTCCACTACTTGGAATCCAAAATCAAGGAAGAGGATGAAATAGAACACTTTCGTGTAATATGTCATAGTCTTATGGCCATTTACCACAAGAATCCAGGAATCTACCATCCAATCTGTAGAAACATCTTTGCAAAGATATTGAACCTTGAAACAATTTACAAAGCATAATCACGATGGGTTTAAGGATTTATATAATTTACTATGTAAACATAAACAGGGATGATTGCACGCCCCAAAGTCCTTTTGCTAGATGTAGATGGCGTTGTCTTCAATCATCCTGTAGTTCTGAATCGCGTCGCATCCCGAGTCGTCAAGTACGTAGCAGATGAGCTACACATGAACATGAAAGAAGCAGAACATGTCAACAAGCTATTGTACTCTCATTATGGCCACACATTCCTTGGACTACAGAAGGTTTACAACATTGACAAGTCACATGCACACTTCTCTTACAATGTATATGACCCTGAGTTGATCTCAAGTATAAAGCAAGTTCAGTATGACAAGGATATTGTAGCTCATTCCAAACAAGTCCAGAAGCTGATTGCCAAGTGTGAAGAGAAAGGCATCCCAGTGTACTTGTTCTCTAATGCACCGCATGCATGGTGCAAGGCAGTATCACAGGTTACAGGCATCCACAAGTATCTTCATGAGGACAACATCATTTCATCCGATCATGCGGTGTTTCAACACAACGGCCATGATGGTCTCAAGCCCTCGCGCAGAGTCTATGATACACTCTATCGGTTCATTTCACATAGCCAACATGATGATATGATGCACATGGTTTTTGTAGATGATAGTTTTCAAAACCTAATGCCTGTAATTGGTGATCCAATGTGGCAACCTGTGTACTACCACAAAGAAGGCGCTTTCATTCGCAATCACCGTTTGACCAGTATCCATGACATTGCTGATGTCACACCTTTGATATAAAGGCATATATGCAAGGTTGTGTAAATGTACATCCGTCGCCTACCAGGTAAGAAAGGTGTACTCCTTGACAAAAACAACATTCCACAGAATCATGTATTCTTCAACCCAAGTGCGGATGGTCCGTATGTTTACATCCGTGCTACCCGCCACACGCGCGTAGATGAAACAAACTATGTGATTATCCACAATGACATCACGAAGACCGTTCACACAATTGAAAGCCCCATGGACAAACTAGCTCCCACGGCCAATCTCTTTCAAGGTATTGAAGATTTGCGCATTGTATGTTATCATGATCGTGTATGGTTCTCTGGAACATGCACACATGCATCGGATCATATGACCAATGAGCTAGTCGTTGGACACTTTGATCAAGCCTTGACCAAGGTGGAACGCATATCTGTTGTTGACATTGGTTCAAGGCCAGTCAAGAATGTGTGTCCATTCGTTTGGAAGGATAAACTCCATCTTCTAGATGCATATCTACGGGTTATCTACCTTCTTGAAGAAGAAGTGGATGAGAATACGAATAAATTCCAGAGATTTGTAGCTACAAAAGTGAAGGACATCACATCGGCCCAAGGTGTCCCCAACAAAGGCTTCCGTGGATCAACTAGCCCCGTTCATCTTCATGGCAATACCTGGGGATTCATCGTCCATGACATTATCTTCAATGACAACTCTACACTTGTGACACGGCTTGCATACTATCATCATTGGGTGGAGATGGACATGGAACGAGGCGTGGTTACGTACTTCTCATCGCCGTTTTGGTGTTCCCATTGGGGTATTGAATACATTAGTGGTATCCGATACAACAAAGAAACAAGTGAAGTTGAGTTGTTTATGGGTGTACAAGACAATACGCCCGTCAAATGTGTGACTACTCTGGCCGATCTTCGGGCTGGTAAGTAGTAGGCTTCCTTGCGTGCTGGATTAGTTCTTTTGCTTGTTCTGTGGTAAAATAGCCATGAACAAAACCATGATGTCCGACTGTGTACGGGTAGTAGTCTACTTCTAAAGAGAACTTGGGCCTATCCTCTTCTGACGGAACATTGAGTTCAAGAATCTCACAAGCATGTGTAAAGTATACATCCTCTTTGATAACTTCAAGATGGGGTTTCCTATGTAATTCACGATACATTTGCATCTTGTGTACTGGAACATCTTGGATACATCTCAACATAGCCGACTTTCTACGGAGACTAAATCCACCTTGTATGCCTTTGACACGTGGTGCTTGGTCCATCCATGTATAGTAATTGGCACCGACATAATCAAAGCGCAGCCACGATGGGTCTACGCCTCGGAACATGATACAATCCGTTTGGAAGATGAGGATATGCTCTTCGTCTATAGCCGACCAGAATTGGGCATCCATAAACATCACATTGTACAATGTGCATGTCAGGTTATCAAATGCCATTCCAGTCACCTTAATGTCCCATCCCGTCAACATACGAGATACCCATTCTTGGTTAGCTTCGGAAGTCCATACATGCAGGTTCCATCCCTCTCCCAGGTGGAACATGGTATTATAAATGACCCATTCAAGGTATGGGTGCCGTCTTGGTTCTACGATGACTGCTACCTTGTTGTTTGTAGACGAGTTCTGAACCTTGAAGTTGTTGGCTTTGAGTACATTGGTACACTCTTCAAGGTACTGCAAGAACTCAACGTGGGGAGGCATAAACACAGATTCCAAGCTGCACCTTAAATGCACTTAAACATTCACACCGTTGTATAAACAAGTCGCAACGCAATGTGTGGAATCTGGGGGTACTTTGCTCGGACGGGTCACGTCCTCAAATCGGAGGACTACGAGCGCAACGTCAAATACATGATGGGCCCTGCACGTCGTGGTCCCGACCGCTACACGGAATACCGTGGCCTCACGCACCATTTGTGTTTTCACCGTCTTGCAATCCACGATATGAGTCCCGTGGGAGATCAACCATTTGATATGACTGACAAAGACGGTGTTCGCCAATTGCTGATGTGCAATGGTGAGATCTACAACTACAAAGAGATCCAAGATTCTTATGGTTTTGATTTGGAGTCCAAGTCCGATTGTGAGATTATTGCCCACCTTCTCAAAGAACACAACTACAACATGGCCAAGGTTCTTAACGTTATTCAGGGAGAGTTTGCTATTGTAGTTATGCTGCAATATCCGAACGGTAAGTATCGTGTTCTCGCGGCCCGCGATCCGTTTGGCGTGCGCCCACTATATTACGGATCCACGGACAAGGGGTATGTTTTTAGCAGTACTCTATCGGGGATCGTTGGCCTGGACCCGACCGCTATCGGAGATCATCTGCCACCAGGAACATTCCTAGACATTTTCAATGAAACGAGTGTGTTGCATGGGTACTACGATATCCGCAACCGTGTAGAATCTCTTCCTTCCAATACTTCACTGCATGCGATGTACAAGAAGGTGACCGATGCCCTTATCAACTCGGTGAAGCGTCGCCTAGATAGCGAACGCGATCTTGGATTCTTGCTATCAGGCGGCCTTGATAGCAGCCTGGTGGTAGCTATTGCGGTGAAGATTCTAGGATATCAACGTCCTCGTACATTCAGTATTGGGATGAAACATGGCAAGGACCTGGAGTATGCCCAAAAGGTAGCGAAGTATCTAAACACAGATCATACCGAGGTCCATTTCACCCCATCGGAAGGTACACATGCCGTCCATGATGTCATCCAGACACTAGAAACGTATGATATTACAACCATTCGGGCATCTGTTGGACAGTACCTGCTAGCTAAGCACATCTCGGAGAAGACCAAAGTCAAGGTGATCCTCAATGGTGATGGGGCGGATGAGGCCGAATGCGGGTACCTCTATTTCTATTACGCCCCATCCGCGGAAGATGCCCACAAGGAGTCCGTGCGCCTTCTACGTGATATCTACATGTATGATGGACTTCGTGTAGATAGGACCTTGTCGGGTCATGGTCTGGAGGCACGGGTCCCCTTCCTTGATACAGAGTTTGTGGAAGCCTACCTATCCATCCCCGCCGACTTGCGTGCTCCCAAAGTGGGCAGCCAAACCGAGAAACAGTTCTTGCGTGATGCATTCCATGCTCTCTATCCCGACATTCTACCATACGACGTATTGTATCGCAAAAAGGAGGCATTCAGTGACGGTGTGTCGGATACTAAGGAGTCGTGGTTTGCCATCCTTCAAGAATGGGCGGACAACATCGTAAGTGACAAAGAGATGGAGGTGATCCCCCCGCGAATCTCTCACCTGCGTCCCTCTACCAAAGAATCCTACTTGTACCGAGACATCTTTGAAGGTTTCTTCCCTGATCATAGCCACGTCCTACAATACTATTGGCTACCGAAATGGACGAATGCTACGGATCCCTCTGCACGAACCCTAGACATCTACGAAAACTAGTTGATCTCCCTTTTGTATTTGGTATGTATCTATGTACCCAGCAAGTGTTTCAAGAACATATTTGATAGGTTCCGATGGTACGATCCGAGTCTCGTCAAATGGCAATGCCCCTTTATGAATGTCGGCGACTGTCATGTCCTTGCGAACGAAGATCATGTCAAGAGCACGCGGCGTGTTCTTCATCCACATGGCGATGCGTTTCTCCACATGAAGCACAAACAGCGCCGCACACGCAGGTTGTAGCGGGTCAAAGTCATCCATGAGGCCTTGCTTGATTTCGGCCCACGTTGTGAACTTGCGTTGCACAAACACCGTTTTCATCTAAACAGTCTCCTACAAAATATATGCAGATAGCAGGATGTCTACATTGTTATATACCGCACGATACATTTCATCTAATCATCAGGTGTTGTCATCAGGCGGCAGTAATATCTACAAGATTGCAGAGGCATCTACTACGGGTCTTGCGTACCAGTATGAAAACTCCAATGCACTTTTCAGATACAAGTTTGGTCAGGTACCATCTTCACAATACTTGCATTGGCAAACCTCCAACATCACTCTATCCACCGCTCTGACCCCAACCTTTGCAATTGAACCAGTGAGTCTTGTAGGGTTCAGTAACCAAAACACGGGTGTCACTGGATGCGGTGGGTTTTTCCAGTCAACAGTTGGAAACCGTCCTGTATTCACCTCAAACCAAGGCTATCAAAATGGTGCAAATATTTCTTTCACATCCGCCAACAACCAGTTTTTGTTTGATGAAAACCTCCAATTGAACATCAACAGAAATGGAGGTTGCACCATCTGTGCTTTAGTGAATATGAACAACACAGCTGTCGCAAATGAGGCCATCTTTGATTTATCACAAAGCACAACTGGGTATAGCAATAATGTCCGTTTGGCGCGGATCGGGACAACTGCCAACCTTCGCTTTGAAATCTACAATGGTGTGAGTTCCGAATATATGATTGCCGAGAATGCGATAACACAAAATGAGTGGTCGCTTTACACGGTCATCCTCGGTAGCAACCAAGGATCCTTTCAACAATTCATGATCAATGGACAAGTTGTAACGTCCCGCTACGCAGACTTCAATCGCTCGGACATCACTTTTAGCTACAATTACGTTGGAAGGACGGCAATCAACACGGCGGGCACACCAGCGGTATATGCAAACATGAATCTTGGCGGTCTTTACATGTATGATCGTATGTTGACTGATAATGAGGTCAATGCGGTACATAACTACATCTTGCAAGGCAATACCATTAGCAAAAGTCGCTTGAACAATGTCTTGTCGGCAAATCCATTCACTAGAAATGACACGTTGGGCGCAATGCGCGGTCCTGCGCACACGTTGGAGTGCAATAGTGGAGTTCGCGTCAATGCTATTCCCATGAACCCAAGCTTTGCCGCCGACATCTTCACACCGTCCGTCTTGATGAAATCCACCAGCATGCCGTACCCTGACTCGTCCAATGCATGTTTCACATTCAACCGAAGTTCTAGCCAATATATCAACTTTGGCACAACTGTAGCGCCACTACTATCCAAAGGCTTCTCTATGGTCGTGGAGGCGTCCTTCAACGATGCAAACGTCGCGAACGAACCTGCGTTTGAGATCAACAACGGACTGACAAATGGAAGCATGGTAAGCATATACCGTTATGCACAAACCGCCCGTATTGGTGTGGATGTTTGGAACGCTACAGCTACCATGAAAATCACTGCGGTGACACCTGGGGATGTAGTAACATACGGACAGCCTTTGTTGATTGCGGTAGTGATAGATCCGACTGCCAGTAACTACGGGTCTATTTCATTGTACATAGATGGGGTCTTGCAAGACGTGGAGTACAATGCCCGATTCGTATTGTCGGATAGAACCCTCAACAACACTTGGATCGGAGGCAGTTCTGTTTCGGGCGCATACTTGAATGGGAGTGTGTACCACGTTTCTATGTACAACCGCCCACTCACCCCCGCCGAGATTGCGAACCTGTATGTTCTCATGAATCGCGATGTACCACGTTTATCCTTTGATGTAGGTGGCCGCTCGGGTGCTAGTATGCTTTGTGTAAAGGCGGATGGGAACGTGGGTATTGGTACGGTGAACCCCGCGTGGACCTTGGACATCCTTGGAGACATGAAACTTGTAGGTACTGTTGTACGTACGCAACTCCTCCTTCAAGCAAAGGCATGGTACAGCTTCCAATCGGTCACGTCAGCATCTATTACCGATGACACAGGAAACGGAAACACGGCATACATGACGGGCCCTTCCTATAGTGTGATCACCGAGACGATCAACAACACGCAGATAAACTCCCTTCAGATAACCAGCGATGGTGTGACGACGCTCTCGGCCCCCTTTGTCGCGTCAGCAGGTGCGAAAACACTCATGTTCTGGATCAAAACCACCCGAAGTGGAGGCAATGCAAACCAATTGGCAATAGGTTTCTATAATCCTACAACGAATCCATCAACCGCGGGAGTATGGTTTTCCCTGCAGTTTGGTATACAATCCTACTATGATTTGAGCTACAATGGTTACAACAACAATTGGGCGAACGGTAGTGCAACAAACATTTGGGTAAGTGTTGGCAAATGGGTGCATGTTACGTTAACCATGGACGCTGGCTATGGCATCCAAATGTATATAAACGGGGTTTCATTTGGCAAATACTACACCGTGAATAGCATCCAATACTCTACGACTGCAACTACATATTACTACCGCAAGTTCCTTGGTGCTGCAACTGATACTTCCAATATCTTCCGCATACAAAGCGTGATTGGCACCAACCAGGTGGTATACTCTTTTAGGAATGTGTTATACTATGATCGGTGTCTAAGTGATGAAGAGATATACGCACTATATGCGTGCACATAAATTGTAACCTCTACTGTAGAGTACGATGGCATCCAGTGATACCGTCCTTTTTAAAAACCTGCGGATGGTGTCCAAGTCACACTACTTCCAAACACCACAAAGCAAGGCATTGCTTACTGCGCTTAGCGATGGACTCAAGATCACGGACCAAGTGGCATTTACAAGCTCCAATGCCAATGCCAACTACGACTTTTACCAGTCCCTTCAAGGACAATCTGTACAGTGGTCTACATCTAATGTCGCGCTCACCATTCCAAACATGGTGGTGGGTCTTGAAGCAAAGAGTCTAGCTTCTTTGGCAAACAACTCCGCGGTCACCACATGGGGGAATGCATCACAAAGCACTACCGCAAGCAAACCAACGTATTATTCCAGCACAGGTCATCAAGGCGGGGCCTACGTTAAGTTCGTTGGCAATGGCACTGCATCTGGACAGTTCATGTCTTTTCCTTCCGTTACATTGTCATTTGCAAATCAAGGAGTGACTGCATTTGCATTAGTTCGTTTTGATGGCACAACTGGGCAAAAATCGGAGCGTATATTCGATTTCAACAACTCAACCAATGCAAGTGGATCCATGATGGCCCTGAATAGAAATGGTGCAACGACAGCGATGGCTTGGGTGGTCGGGGAGGGTACAAGCTCACTGCAGTTGCTTGCAAACAATGCCATTGTGCAAAATGAATGGGCAGTATGGACAGGCACAATTGGCTCTGTGGCAAACACCAAGGCATGTTTGTATAAGAATGGTGTGGTCGTAGCACAAGCGAACAACACTTTGAACTTCACATCACGCAAATACACTACAAATGTCAACATTGGAAAGTCATCATACCCATCATTCGACAATTACGCAACCATGTCGCTCGGAGCAGTATATGTATTTGACCGTATGCTAACATCAACGGAAATTGCAACTATGCACGGCTACCTTTTGCAAGCCGCATCAACACTCAATTCCTTTTCAAATAACTATTTGTCATTGTTGCCATTTACCAATAATCAACCACTTACATACCCTGTTTACGCTGCTCCGTCGCTAGACTTCAATGGTAGCTTGCGGATTCATGCACTACCCGCGAACCCAATCATTAATGTGGATGCATTTACGAACCCTTCCGTATTCACCAATGCAAACAAACCGACGTTTGACACCAAAAAGCGCATCATCGCATTTACCCGTACTAGCACACAATACCTATCCTTTGGAAGCACGACTTTCAACATCGTGTCTCGTGGTTTTACCGCTATCATACGCTTTATGTTCACGGGGACGGCTGGCTCCAATGAAAGGTTGATCAATATCACCAACTCTTCGTCCAATGGCGGTGCATATGATATCTACCTTGCTCGTGACGGTACCAACCAGTCCGTGTCCTTTGAGTTGCGTGGGTCCAATGGAGCTACAACTATTGGAAGCCAAGTGATTGTTGGAAACATCTACAACAATGTGATCTACACCATTGCTGCTTGTTATGATCCAACAAGGCATGGTTCACAACAGATATGGGTGGATGGTGTGTTGGTAAGAACTGCGACTGGGGTTTACACATACCCTGCTGATACAACATACACCAATGTGTTTGTGGGAAGGAGCATGTTTGCTGCAGATGCATACCTCAATGCCCAAGTTTACAATATTGTTCTTTACAACACAACTCTTACAGAGGATGAGCTTCGGCAAGTCCATATGGTTCTAAGCACGGATGCTGCAAACAACATGCTAGAGGTTGGGAACCGTACAGGGAAACATAGCTTGGTTGTCAAGAATGATGGTAATGTCGGCATTGGAACGCACACTACAGGTCAAAAACTAGATGTTTATGGAAACATACGTTACAATGGCATTCTCATTGATACGGTTGCATCCACTGCGAACATGTGGTTGAGTTTCAAGGCACTTGCCAATGGAGCTGTAGCTACATCGACCGTAATTGCAGATGACACAGGCAACGGGAATACAGCAACCGTCACAGGAACGGGTTGTACCATCACTACGGACACTATTCAAGGTCAAACTATGAAAGTGCTTCAATATGTGAATAATGGAGCTACATCCGTCACAACCAACCTTATTGCAAATCCAACATCTAAAACCGTGTGTTTTTGGATCAAAACTACCCGTGCTACGTCTGCAACCGATGATATGGCTATCGGATTCTTTCCAACAGGCACAAACCCTGGCTACTTTGGTGGTGATTTTGCCATGATGTATGCATGCTCGGGATATTCTGACATGGGTTTCTTGGGGTATGGTAACGATTGGGCTATAAAGGTTGGAACCTTTGCCTATTCAAACACTGGCGCATGGTTCCATGTAGCCCTCACACAAGATGAGAACAACTGGGTGCAATTGTTTATTAATGGTGTTCCAGTTGGCGTGTATTATACAAGTAACTCCATATCTTACGGAGCTACAGCCACAACGGTGTACACCCAGAAGTTCAACAACGCGTCTACCCTTCCAACCGCAAAATTCCAGATCTCGAAATGGGTCACTACCACCAACAACACATTCAACTTTGCCAACATCATGTACTTCTACAGGGTCTTGACCGAAGCAGAGATTGCGAGCCTCTACCTAAACCCCCATCAACAACCTGTTATTCCTTCACTTGTAGCTCCAAACCAGACCCGTGTGACATCAAGTGTTGTGAACAACGTCGTTTATTCGTACAATACGGGATTGCAAATTATACAACTTGCAGGTGGTGCCTCATCTGCAGCCCTGAGTTTTGATGCTGTGAACTACCGCTACAATGTTCTACGAGCGGGACAAATCACCGTTTACCCAACAAACTTCACGACGAATCAGGGAACCTCGGATACCAATCTCACGTGGGGTGTTTTTGTGAATGGGCAGAACCGAGGGTCAAACATAGGTTACACGACGGTGTCCACGGATGTGGTTGTTGGGGATAATGTAGCTATCTACATCAATACAACGACACGCGCTGTAAATGTGCAAATGTACAATGCATCATCCATCACATGGATCTTGTAGGTCATTCTTTTTATAGAGATATCGTAGGATGTCTACAGACGTATTGTTCAAACAAAGGAGGTACGTGTCAGACAAGCTCCAACTGGTAATGGGGAATGACAATACCATTACATTTGGCAGCAATGTACTACAAATGACGAAAGGAATCACACACATCAATAAGAACACAGTGAGTGGGTTTGATTTTGCAGAAACGGATGCGTACGAAGCAATCCAATGGACCGCATCCAACTACTCGTTCATCGGTACTACGGCCCCAAAGTTCCGTCTTGAGAGCAAAGGATTGGCACTCACCAATGGCGCTTCTGTTGGGACTTGGGGAGAAATGTCACAGAGCACAGATGCGTACAAACCAACATTGTATACCTCTGGTGGATATCAGAACGGGGCCTATGTAAAAGGTGTTGGCCAAGGTTCGGCATCAGGGCAATGGTTATCTGCATCCTCTGTAGCTCTGAACTGCTCAACAAACGGTGGGATTACGGTTGCAGTATTGGCAAGGTACGAGGGCACTGCTGCAAACAATGAACCATTGTGGAGCTTCCCTCACTCCAGTGGAAATGCGTTCATGTTGTTTGCGCGGAGCGGGACTACTTCAGGAATGTTCATAGATGTGCGGAATGTGCCTTCCACAGGAACCGTGACCGATACCCTTTCGGCACCTGCAGGAACCATCGTCCAGAATGAATGGGTCGTATTCACATTCATCCAAGGTGCAACAGCAGGTAATCTGAAGGCAATCTACAAAAACGGAGTGGTGGTCGCTTCAGGATTTGCATCAAGCACTCTTCCAAATATTACAGTGGACGCATACCTTTGGCGCCCCGCTTATGGAGCACACTCATACGCGAATGCTTCCATTGCAGCATACTTTGCATACGACCGCTTGCTATCGGCAACCGAGTTCCAAGCATTGCATTCATATCTGATGATGGGATGTGCGCAATTGAATGGCAGGTACACCAACATCATGGCCGTAAGCCCATTCACACGTGTAGATGGGGGAGCATTATGCCATCCGCCCATTGGACAATTAGAGTTGAATAGCATCACCCGCGTACATGCCCTGCCGACCAATCCGTTGTTTGTGGTGGATGTGAACACGCCTTTATCTTTCTTCAAGAACACTACCAACTTGCCCACATTTGACAAGGTAGATGGCTCCATCCTGTTCTCTAATGTAGATGGCTCTGGTAACAACTACACCGCTACAGGGGGTGTCCCAAGTGCATCTGGGCAATACCTCAACCTGCCATTGTACACCTACAATATTGCAACCGTAGGGCTCACGATCGTCATGCGCATGCGCTTCGTGTCCGCCGCTGTTTTCAACAGATCGTTTGAGTATCCTTTTGCAGCTTGGGGGTCTGGAAAGAACGGTACATTTGGGCTCATCCGAAACAGCACGTCAACATCAGATTTACAATTTTTCATCTTCAACCCTTCCACTACTGCATCTGTTATGGTACTCAACACAAGTACCGCAAACTTTACACTAGATCAGACGTTTACAGCTACCGCTAGGTATGATCCATACAACAAGCAAGTGTCTGTCTGGTACAATGACACGCAGGTTGCCGTCACAACATATGAGACCGTATCAAACCTGGCAGATCGCACACCGATTGGTTCGGCGATTGGTTATGGATACGATAGTGCAATGTTCCATGGCCGCATGTATGCCTTAGCTGTCTACAACCGAGCACTAACGGATGACGAGATACGCTTGGCACATAACGTCATGTCATATGATACCCCAAACCGTACACTAGAGATTGGCACGCGCACAGGGAACCAAAACACCTCGTTGGTGCTACAAAGTGATGGGAACGTAGGCATAGGCACTACGAACCCACAATTCAAGTTTGATATGGTAGGTAATCTTAAGCTTGTTGGCAGTTTTGTGAGACAAGCCTTACTCAACAGTGTCAAAATGTGGTGGGATTTTGAGAATGTAAGTGGGTCTGTTGTACCTGATATATCTGGCAATGGAAACACTGGTACGATTACAGGTACGGGGTATAGTATTCTTACAAGTACTGTGAACAATAAAAGCATTAAATCGTTCCGCATAACATCAGATGCTTCGACCACGTTGGCCGCATCTTTTGCTCCTGTAGCAGGTGCAAAAACGATAAGTTTCTGGGCAAAAAGCTTCCGTTCGGCAGCAATCAATGCTGATCTTGCGATTGGCTTCTTCCTTCCAAGCGCCGCACCTACGTCGGGTAGATACTTTGCGATGATGTGGAACCCATATATTCTTATCCCAATGGCAGATCTTGGATTTATGGGGTATCAAAACGAATATACGTTGTATAGTACTACATTTAGCTGGACGACAAGCGAATGGGTTCACATCACGTTGACGATGGATGTAAGTTATTCTTGTCAGGTTTATGTCAACGGAGCACCTATTGGAATTTATTATGGATATTCCATACCATTTGCAGTGAACGGAAGATGGTATCATAACAAGCTCCCGAATGATGCAACACCATCAAACGCACTATTTAGAATACGCAGTTGGAGTACCACAACCGCTCTTACAAGTCAATATGAGTTTAGGAACGTGATGTACTTTGACCGTTGTCTTACAACCCCTGAGATCACGATGTTGTATAACATCACATAAAACCAGATAGAAATGTAACATATCAGTAGTGAGGACAATGACAACCGAGATCCCATATCCCGAGGTACCACCGCAAGCTCCACAGCCTGTGTATGCGAATCATAGGTATCCCGTTGGACAACCCAACATGCATGCTACGCGACACAAACATCGTGTAGGACGAAAAATAAAAATAGCCTTCTATGCTGCCATCTTGTTTGTTATCTTGAGTTACTCGGGCACATACCGCTTGGTAAACACTGCAGTCAGTGCAATCACCAACAAACCCTTTGATGTGGTATCCGAAGATGGTTCCCCAACCATCAAGGGTGTATTCTTGCACACCCTATTGTTCTTCGTAATTGCATTCTTGCTCCTTGGCAAAATGTAATGCCAAAAGGCGTTTTTATTGTTTTTCTATATTTGATAAGTCATGACTGTTTACTTGGCCTTGGTAGTGGTCTTCTTGGCGCCACGCTTGGGGGGAGGAGGGGGAGTGGGATCGTCTTCCTCCTCCTCTTCCTGCTCCTCCTCGGCGGGCTCTTCCTCCTCGTCCTCGGACTCAACCTTGAGGACTACCTGGGACTTCTTGGGAGCAGGAGGGGGTGGCACATCCTCCTCTTCCTCCTCATCGTCCTCAACGGGAGGGGCGGGCTTCTTAGCGACTGGCTTAGGAGGAGGCGAGGACGACTGTGCCATCGCTAGGGCATCCTCCTCAAGCTCCTCATCGTCCTCAAACTTGTTGTGGCCATGGTGGGAAGCACCCTCGTCCTCGCTGTCCACAACGAAGGTGAACTTGGACTTGCTGGGTAGCTGGAACTTGCCCATGAGCACCTTCCAAGTGCACCCGTACTTACCACCAGCGAACCAGATACCCGACAGCTGGATGACAAGCTGGACCTTGGCACCCTTGAGCTTGGTCATGATGCTCTTGAAGTCCACCTCGTTCTCATCCATGTCAAAGGAGTCAAACACGAAGTTGTCGTTCTTGTTATCGTAGGGGAGCTTGACCTTGAGGGTAGGAGGGTACTTGCCGATCACCTTGCCAGTGTCCTTATCCTTGTCGTACTTGACGAAGGGAGTAAACATCTTGTCGGTGAAGGCCTTCATACCATCAAAGTCATCACGCAGCCAGGTAAGGCGGTTGGCGAAAGCATCCTCCTTGATCTTGCGCTCCAGGTCCTGCAGCTTGTCGTGGAATGCCTTGAGCTTGGGGTTCTCATCCATGCCACGGAACGAGACGCTCAGGTCATAGCGGCGATCCAGCTTCTTGTCACCATCCACCGCATCCTTCTTCACAGTCTTCTCGTTTTCCTTGGCATTCTTCTCGTTCCAGTCGCCAATCCCGTAAGGAATGCTCATCATGGGGGTCTGCAGGGTAAGCTTGTCGGAACCATAGTTGATGTAGACAGTCTTGCTGCCATTGCTCAGAGACTTGACCTCAGAGTAACGGAGCTTGGAGACGTCCACGTTCTTGGGGAGGAGGGTGTTGACAGACATGTTGGAGATCTTGTAGAACCGTCGGGTAGAACGCTTAAATGCTTTTGGTTGCTTAAAGGTCGCACTTGACATCGTTTCAATCTGCAAATCAATTTTTATTCTGACGTTATGGTAATACCGATATTTTGACAATGTTCGAGTCTGTTCAAGCGAAAATCCTTGGTCTTACGGCTGCACTAGCCTTACTAATGTCGTTTATATCGTCCGTTGTGTCGGATGGTGCCATTGCCGCTATTCTGTCATTCGGAATGAGCATTCTCATGCTTCTGTTGATCATCTTCGACACTAACTGTGTGGTGATTGGCGGATGCAACGTGTGGGGATGGATCAAGTTCGCCTTTTCCGAGTTGTTCCTGGTCATCGGCATTGTCGTTGCAATCGTTGCGCTTGCCAGTAAGAAAAAGAAGGACCCAGTTGTAGCTACACCCGCCGCTGCTCCCGCTGCCGATACCAAGACTGCCGATGCTACCAAGCCTACGACTACTACAACTCCCCCCGCCGCTAAGTAAAAACTGAAGAACAAGTCGCTTCTTTTTATAGGAACCATGGGCACATGTATATATCGCAAGAAGGGTGCACATCACGTGCCATGTCACTCTCCCGTCACCCATGATCCAGACTTTTGTATGAGCCATCGTCGCTTCCGTAATGAGTTCCAAGTTCAACTCCATGCCTTTGTTGGACACAATTCTGTGAACGCTCATAACATGTTTGAGCTGGTCAGCCGTACATGGACCAACGAAATTGCTATAGACATGGAGGCGGCATTGCACCACCTGTTCTCCTCCGCGCAACTCAAAGAGATTGCCAAGGTATATGGTTACAACGGACCTGGACCCAAACATAGGTTCACAACTCATATATTGGAACATCTCCAACGTATGTACAAGGTGGCAAAACATCACACCGATGCAATTTGTCACGTTCAACGGCAATGGAGACAGTCCCGCAAGGTATCCAATGGTGGACCATGGCCAAAAACGCCAGCCGTAAATGACACGGACGTGTTCACGATGGAAGAGTTATCGGCGCTTCCTCCTCATACCATATTCAGTTATTGTGACCCACATGGATCCGTCTATGCGTTCTCTGCCCCCGATCTCCATTACGAGGTTCACACGAATGGGCCTAAGAATCCATACACCCGTGAAGAGATTCCCTCCTTGGATTTGGAACGGCTAGAGAACATGATGAAACGGCTACCTTGTAAACAGATGCCACGGCCAGAAGATACGTGGACGACATCTGATGATGCATTTGGCCATGCATTGGGACTGATAGAGCGCCTTCACGGCATACGCGCAAATGTGGAATGGATGACCGCATGGAACAAGGCACGGATCCGTCAGATCTTTTACGACTTCCATTGCAACATCACGATCCCTACACATCATATGGACCTGGACCTTATTCAAGCCGCATATGAAGATGAGAATCCGATATCATGTTGTTTCGCACTCGCCAAAGAGATGTTGCGCCTGGCAAATGACACAGAGGAGAGGTACCAGATGTACATGATATGCAATCTCTTCTTTGCATTTGCCAACAATTCGCGCCACTTCCGAAAGCACCTCCCCAACTGGATCTTACTTGGTGCAGCTACAACATGAAACAAAAAACGATAGATAGGTAGTGCGTAGTACTGGGTATAAATGGTAGAGCGGTGCACAACGTGTAAAAAGAAGTTGAACTTGGTGGAGGCATCATGTGGCAAGTGTAAGTGTGAGCGGATCTTCTGTTCTCTCCATCGGTTGCCACCTGATCATGAATGTACATACGACTTCCATTCAAGCAAAGAAGCGGACGCTGCTATAGCAAAGCTAATCACACAAAGAAAGGTAGCGGCTATTTAAAACGAACACAACAGGTACCCGCTACATATGTACATATCGTTTGAAAGAGGTTTACTTTGACAATAATTGTATCCCACGCCGCATGGGAATATGACAAGTGAACCTTGCTTGGGTGTGATTGTACACCCGCGTACACGCAATGTACCTCCATGTTCAACATCATTCAAAAACCATACGAATTTCGCCACCGAGATTTTTGGCACATCACCTTGTGTGCATATATGTAAGTCATTAGTCCATACATCACATATTTCATTATCTGCTCGCCGCATATGGCAATACTTTTGCAATGTGTATCCTGAGTCCCCCATGAACTTGCAAGGTACCATGCACGTTTCACCATCAGCATCCAATATATTCAAGTATGTAGCTACATGCTGACGTAAGCAATTCAACAAACATTCATCAAGCATATGGTCATTCATAAGAACACACATGTTTTCCTTTTTTGTGTTGAGGTGCAATACCAAAGCATTGCACACGTCTGCTTGCAAAGCACTTGAAAAAACTTGCACCAAAGGGTCGGTATCTGTCATCACACGTCTTTTTTTCAATCCATCCAATAAGTGCAATGGAGCATCATTAAACATATAGAGATTATCCCTCTCTGAGGGTGGATACAATACAACGCGTTTGGTACCATACAATTGATAATATATGTTATCATCCATGTCATAGTGAAGCATTGTATGTACTTTACCAAAGTTCAGCCAGATGTTTATAGAATCTGGTCTGGAGGGCTTGAAGGTAGTTGGTAGCATGATATCAATTTCCTTTGCTAATGGGTGTTGTACGATATAGCAATGTCCTTCATTTCGACGACGATATGCTTCTTTGAAGGGTATGCATTCAGTATGTGTCACACAAGAGGCATACTTTTCCAAGAATGCTGGTGGAAACAAAGGGGTCGTGCTTGTTGTTAGCTCAACGTCATGCATATGGTTCAATAGGTAATCTATATTGAGTACTTTGTTGTTCCATTCATGCATGCATTTATCCAAGCACAACTTGTAAGGTTGTGTGCTATTCACAACAACATTGCTATGTGTTGCTACCTCTAAAGTATAGTCTTGTTTATTAAAAATGTCCAACTCATCTTTGTTTGTGATGGTCCATGTGTTAATTGCTAGGTTCAAGCCATTATCGGACACATCCTCTGAGAAAACAAAGTGAAACCAGCCTGCAGGTATGTACAACGCATCTCCAGGGTTAAGAATCACCTCAACTTTTCTTGCATTATAGTACTTTGGGAACTTCATTTTGCATGGCTTGTCATTCTCAATAACAGAGTATCTTCGTTGATCCAAAAAGGTGTCCATAATGAATAGGGTATATGCTTGTCTTATATCGGAAATTCATCAAGTTTTGATGTTTTACAAAAAGTATCGGGAACGGAAAAGGTTGATTAAGCGGTTGACTTCAGGAAGTGGTTCTTGATGTAACGCTGTAGGACGAAGAAGGACACTTCCTCGTTGCCAGTGACACCCAGGATCTTCTTGAGCTTGGCATCGGGCAGGATGATGCGCTTGTTGTCAGGCTTGTTCAGGTTGTGCTGCTTGACGTAAGCGTTGATCTTGCGGGTGACGTCGGTGCGCGACAGCTCGGTGCCGCGGGGCACACCTAGGAAGTCGCACATCTCATCCGAGATCTTGGTGGGCTTGGCGAAGCCCGAGGGCTGGGTGCGGGCGTTGGCACGCTTGCGCTCGGTCTTCTCCACGAGCTTCTTCATGCGGTCGTATTCCTTGGTCAGGACCTTGAGCGAGTTCTGGGCCTCCTTCAGGGCCGAGGCGAGGACACCGATCTTGGCGGCCAGGTCGGCTAGGGGCGACACGGCATCGGTAGCGGGGGCAGCAGCGGGAGCAGGGGCGGCGGCCTTGGTCTCAACGGGCTTCTCAACAACCTTCTCGGCGGGCTTGGCCGACTTGGTAGCGGGAGTGGCAGCAGCGGGGGCGACGGTCTTCTTGGCAGGCATGATTGCTTGGATGAATTGTAAGTGCTTGTTATCCTTAAATCATTTTCATAATCTAAGACCAGAACTGATCAGAAAATAATCGAAGCGTTTGAATCAACAAATTTTTTCTAGCAATTTCAACACTTCCTCTTTTTCCTTATCGGAGCATGCATCCCATTTGTCGCGATGTATCGGTGACATCCGAAATTCAACGATCATGTCGTTCTTCTCCGATATTCCACGACCTTGTACCACAATCGGTGTATCTAGATCTTGGAAGGCTGGCACCACTACCTGAACGTCCTCCCCACTCAAATGCCGTAACGTCAATGTAGCTCCTTGCAAGTATGTTTTGAGGCTCAACTCCATCGTGGTATGCAAATTCCCGTCATCTAATTGAAACACCTCATGATCCTTCTCTACCATCAACACGTGGACAATATGAAAGGTGCCATCTTGAGCGTCGTACGTAAACTCGGTTTCAGGATACTCAGCACATGAAACGGTCACGCGCACAGGTTCCACTACTGCTTGCAAGAAAAACTGCACCCGTTTCTGTTTTCCAAAGTACACTTCCTCCAGTGTCACTGGAAGTTTAACCTTGTGAGTCTTTTTCGTTATGTATTTTGTAGCTACATCCACAAAAGTGTTTTTCACAGCGGACCATACATGCTTCTCTTGTAAGAATGATTCCATTTGTGTCCACATAGTTTTCCAATAGTCAGGATCCTTGTGCTCACTCTCCTTTGGTGGATGCTGTTGGTCCATCAGAATGTGGTATGCGACGGTCACGTGCTTAAAGTATTCTTGTTTTTTGTCCCGCTCCTCTTCGCTCGCTGATAGCAACTTGTCGGGGTGGTTTAGGCGCGCCAACTCTTTGTACTTTGCGCGGATCTCATCCTTGGAGGCACTTTGTGGTACTCCCAAAACCTCATAAGGGTTCATGCCTGTCTGGTATGCAATGATACCTTTTATATCATATAAAGCATGGCCTCGTGTGAGTAAGCAATGAAAGACCCCAAGCTGTGGAAGCTATTCTGTGAACGGTTCTCTACGATATTGGAGGGACTGCCGCATCACCATGAGATTGCACAAGGCATTATCCGCGATTGGGAACAATCTCCCAACATTCTTATGTACAGTGCGATTGGATTCCCCATGGCCGTGTACTGGGACCATATCATGCACCAAAAGTTCGGCAAGTTCCAACGAAAGGAGTGTACCTTCAAAAAGGATGTAACATACTTTGAAACTCCATTCTTCTTTGAACTAGACTTCTTACACCCGTCCAATACAAAGGCCATGGACCACATGCAAGAGCTTATCAAGATGATTATTTCCAGCTCTTGTATTCATTCAGATAGGCACATCATCTTCTGCAAAAACATAGACGCCATTGATGACATATATGCTTTCCGAGTGCTACTAGAACGTTATAGCAAGAACGCGATGTTTGTATGCACTACGCATTGCTTATCCAACATAGAAGCACCTATTAGGAGCCGCTTTTACACAATCCGCGTGCCGCTCTTTACCTTTGATGAGATCAACTTTATCATGTCCAAGCTGGATGTAGCTCTCCACCCCAAGCTACAAGAAACACAATGTCGGAATATCTACAAGGCGATTGCAATTGCAGATATCTGCCAATCACACCCAATCGAAGAGCATTCCAAGATCTGCTCTCATAATTTTCCCATGATCCATCAATTCTTTCAAGATTACAAGCATCCTACCATTGATCAGATCAGGACCCTGTCTAACAAGATATGCCAGCAGAATGTTCCCTTTGCATCGGTCGTAGAAGACCTGCTATGGTATGTTCCTGACGGCAAGAAGCTTTGGTTTATACAACAGGTGTCCAAGCTGCAACACATGTTGTCAACTACCAACAAGGGCCGTGAACCACTATATTACGAGTTCATGATTCATGTAGCTACATATGGGCATCTATTGAAAAAACAAATCTGTCACAGTTGATAATGAACGAGTATAAGCCTCTCGCAAAAGGAGGGTATGCTCAGGTCTACATTCACGAATCGTACAAACACATCCAAAAGGTGCAACCCAAGTTTACCGACGATATGTTGAACTACAGTGTGATTATTGATATGAGTGTGCACCAAAGCCTTCGTGGCCTACCAGGTCTTCCTTGCATCCAAGATCTAGACGTAGAAGATGAAGATGTGAACATGTACATGCCATATTATGGTAAGCCATTGCATCGCTATATCAACAAAATCCCCATAGAGCAACGGAAGCGCTATATTCTTGCTTGTTGTGTGCAACTAACGGAAACATGTATCCATCTTGCTGCAAACGGATTGCAACATACGGACATTAAGCCAAGCAATGTTCTCGTTTCAACGAATGGACAAGTTACGCTCATAGACTTCAACATAATATGCCCTCTCATGGTCCAAGATGGGTATGCGGTTTGGGCCCCATCCTATGGCACATGGACGTATTGTGCACCCGAAATCATACGCCTTGGCCAACCATCGGACACGTCCACCGTATGGAGTATTGGATTGTTGATTGCATATTTGTATAACAGCTTTCCAATCACAACCATGAAAGCAATGACAGAAGACGAGATTGCTAGCCGAGATACTTGGACAAAAATAATGGAGGAGCTACAAAAAGATCACCCAAATGGATTGCCTCTCCCCCAAAGTCTAATGCCAAACGACATGCAAGACATCTTTCATTGTTGTACCGTATGGGATCCCAAAAAGCGGATATCCTTATGGGAGCTATACGAAAAGTTGTACATGCTTTTGTATAACAAGGAACCCTCACCCATCATACCATGTATAAGGGAGATTGTAGCCGACCCTTGTAGTTGGGACGCTAAGGAACGAACTACCGCAATACAAATGATATGCAATGGTTGTCATTCAACGGACACCATGCACGGTTTTGCACGCGCTGTGAGTTTTTTTGATAGATGCTCGGGTATAGAAGCACCGATTGGAAGGCTAGCGTGCGCATGCCACATCTTGGTCATCATGATGTATGGCAACTATGTTTTTGATGATGAGAAGCTCATGAGAAACATGCGCAAATGCTATGGCACCAAGGACCTGAGTGATGAGGAGCTACAAGACTTGGTGTGGGCCATCGGAGAAGAATTAAACTGGGATCTGTGGGAGAAAAGTGCGGACGTGTACCTATCTGAACGCAATATCCCCGATGTATACTCAAGGCTTCTAAACGGCTTGTTGCAAGTCAAGCGCCCATATTCAATGCGGTCCTTATCTAAGGGTATTTAAGGACAATTGCATGAAAAATTACAACATGTTTTCACTTATAAATCACCAACTAGGTGAGATTGCATCACTCATACGATTGTTACACGACAAAAAGCAGGTATGCATTAACAAGCCCTCTTACCTGCGCGCATTGCAACTCTTCTATGTCACACTGCGACACACCCATCATGAGCTGGAAGACATTTACTATCATTATGTCCTCAAGCCGCAGATCTCATTGACTCAACCAATCGTGCTATCTTGTATTTGGTGCATGCACATGTTGTCTAACAAGGATGTTCCCGTAATTCCGACGGAAGCTCCGCTAGTTCATCTGGAGTGAGTTGGTACTTCTGCTTTTTGTGTATGTAGTTAATCACTGTATCTATCGTGCACTTACGATACATCCCGCTCTTGGTAAGAGACATCCACTTTGAGTTCATGTACTTGAACTTTCCACGTACATGTGGTAAGATGTCTTCAAACACCACATTGGTCTTCTTCGTAGGAGTGACCCTTTCATACGACAGTTCCACACCACAGCTTGTTTGTTTGTACCCGTGTATCTTCAACGTGCCCTTGTGCTCGTTTTGATGGCACTCCTCACAAAGGGGCACCAGATTAGACTGGTCGTGTATCCTTACCCCATGATCCACAAACCCATCGGAAGATGCAACTTGTTGGTACCTAATATGATGAGTTTCTGTAGCTACTTTTCCACAAACCTTGCACTCGCCCATGCACACGTTCTTGTTGTATCGTGACCACTTGCTTTCCATCAGTTCACTTGGCACTTGTTGAAGGGTACGGCGCACTTCATGTGCAACCTTAATGAAGGACTCGGGTAGAGACAACGCTTTGCATACCTCCAATCCGTACAAGCTGCTTCCTCTCCCATCACGCAATGTGCGATCATACGTAATTTTTCCCGTACCATTGTCCATCTCAATATGCATGTGGCATACGTGGAGGTCTTTGCACTCGGTCACGATTTGTAGGTCGGTGAGCTCATGCAAGTGTGTGGCAAACACGAATGCAGACCTCCGTTGGCGCAGTGTATGAATGCCCGCCGCTACGATAGAAATAGCGCTCACAGACTCCGTTCCCGCACAAAGTTCATCACCAAGAACAATACTGTTTTGATCGCAACGTTGTAAGATGTTACGGAGTTCTGCCATCTCTACGGTGAAGGTGCTCATGCCACGGTACAAGTTATCCATGCCAGAGATGCGTGTGAAGATGTGGTGAAACGGCTTGAATACCATGTGGGTAGCAGGTACATACATTCCTGATTGCGCCATGATAATAGAAAGGCCAATTGCCTTCATAAGCGAGCTCTTCCCAGATGCATTGATGCCGTATAGTAGCATTCCCATGCGCTCACATCGGGCGCCAAGTTTGACATCATTCTTTACATAGTCAGTTTGGCATGACAACCGTTCAATAATAGGGTGTCGTAGGCCCTTGCAGTCTATGAATGCAGAAGAAGCGTCATCCCTGATTTCGGGTTTGCAATATCCAAACTCGGTCGCATTGTGTGCATTGGTAGCGGCAACGTCCAAGTTCGCAATATAAGAAACGATCTTTTGGATATCACGGATGTGTTGTGCCTGAAACGATTCCATGTATTCCTTGTACCTAGATGTTACCATGTAGCACAACATGCGTTGCTCGGCAAGAATCTTGTTAGATGCGGCTTCAATGGTGGGATGTTGGATACGCAACACACTGCTCCCAGCACTGATTGGCTTGACATGGAATTCCTTGAGCGAAATGCCTCCAACGCCCTTTGCCTTTTGATTTGCCGCTTCCCATCTCTTTTTTGTCATTTGGAGGTAGTACCCATCGCGTTCATTGCTGTCCACCTTGCATAGGCAAGAGTCTCCATTGGGATCCAATGCGGAGAAGTCGTTTGCAAGTCCCTCTAGGGTCGCGAATGCTGCTTGCAACGAAGCACCGTGTTGATCAATGTCGTGATGAATCCCTTTGTGAAACACACTGCCCTTGACATCAGACAACACGTACTTGGAGCATTCCTCCATACTGAGTACTCTGGCATACGAATCTTGAAGGTTGCGAATGACATCTACCATGCATGGATCATCATGGATCGCAGCTTCTTTGGCAGCATCAAGAGACGTATGCAATGCGTACCATTCTACGGGGGAGAGTGTGCCAAGTTGCATTTTCCGCGCAAGCCTCTCCATGTCCACCACATTCTGTAATGACTTGCGAATAGATGGGACCACACATTGTTCCATCAGTCTTTCAATCCGATCATACTTGTCTTGGATGCCCTGCGACGAGATAGAGGGCGAGAGCAAGTACTCGCGGAACAAGCGCTTTCCAAAGCTGGTACAACAACGGTTGAGGATACTGATTAGTGGCTTATCATTTGGCATGCACCCAAGAACGTTCAGTTGGACCGCGCTATTGTATTCCAGTCCTAGCGATGCCTTGTTTTGGATAAGATGCGGTTTCTGCAATCTCTTGACCACCAAATCATTATGCTCAAACGCAAACATCAGCATAGCAACGTATGCTAGCCGTGCATTGTCCAGTGTCTCCAAGCCGAGCTCTTCAATAGGCGTCAACATATGACAACTATCACCGTATACCTTTTGCAGTATTTCTTGTTGATAGGTGATCTTCACCATGTGTGAACCAAGTGCCCCCCAGCGACGATGTATCGTCTTTGTGGATGATGATGCTAGAAGCGACTCAATCTCCTTTTGCTGAGCTGGAGTGATGTCCCCGAGAAGCATAATCTCCCTCGGTTGATACGCTTGAAGCATGCGATAAGCTTCATCCAGTGCGTACGACGGGTCCGCACATGTGGATGCTACCTCGTAACAAAACGTGTGACCTGTGCTTACATCAACGCCTGCCATGCCGACCGAGTAGTACGTTTGGTGATGCTCTTTGTAGGTATCCCAAAGGTACGTCATGAGGAAGTTGCTCTCTTGGCTTGCGGTCTCCATGATCATAGAAGGGCTGATGATTTGTGTCACTTTGCGCGTGACGTTGGGCGGAGGTGTTACCTGTTCAATCATAACTACCGTATAGCCATTGTTCACCAATGTTTGGATGTGTTTTGATACAGCATGCTTCGGAAACCCAGCCATGAGAGGGTTCGTACGACTGTTCTCAAGGATTGACTTGTTCTTCCTTGTGACCGTAAGGTTGCACAAATCACCAATCGTGTACATGTCAGCCCCAATCATCCCTTCTTCCGTTTGCACCCCATACAACTCAAAGAAGTCTCCGACTTGCATCAGCACGGTTGTATTCACACCGTACTTGTTGCGGAAGTCTTCACTATACTGGATGTACTCGTCATAAATCATGATTGTTAACACATAAATGTAGCTCCATTTTCTTAAACCGTGTTTAAAGGAAACGGGATACTGCAAGGCATGAGCAATATTTCACTTGAAGACATATATGTGCAATGCCCCGTTTGTGAGGAGCAGATACAAGCAACCATGTTTGCTCAACATACATTGTATCAACACCCACATTTCTTCGTTGTTTGGGCATCTATGAACATGCCAACCGTGCTGCAAACGGATGTGGACGATGAGGAAGAGTTGTCCTATGAGTACTTGCTGAACTTGTGTGATACTATTGGTTATCACAAAGTTGGTGTGAAAGACATAGACATGATAGCACCCAAGTGCAATACATGTGAAAAAGAAGAGATGTGTCCGATCTGCTTGGAGTCCGTCAATGAGCCACGGAAAACAGAGAAGTGCAACCACACATTCTGTTCATTATGTTTGGAGAAATGGTTATCAGAAAACAAAACTTGCCCATTGTGCATCCAACGTCTTGAAGACGATGAAAGTTAGATGGCATCAATGTCAATGTCTTCATCCGAATCGTCCTGGTCATGCCCCTGCGGTTCTTCGCCTTCATCATTATCGTCATCCTCCATGAACACGATGTAATCGTTGTTTGGGTTGTTCCTGATGTCGCCTGTCTCCATGTCGGAATGGGTGAGTGTTTTCACAATCTTCTCGGGAAGGCACCCGCTACGAAGAAGCTTGGACACCTCCTCATGGGTATACTTGTGGAACACATCAACCTTGTCGTCGCCAAACTCGCGCTTGGACACAAGAATGAGATCGCCTTTCTCAATGATCACCTTACCAGCGTATTTGCGCATGGATCCACGGATACGACCAACACGTACCGTACCATCACTGCAAGTAGCGCGTAGCCGTCCATTGCCAAGCATGTCCTGCACAATCCCATAATCTTGGTCCTCATCAGGTTCCAGTAGCACACGGCCCTTGCCACCCTTGGAGCGTTGCTTTGAGTTACGAATACGACTCTGATACATGGTTGTTCATCCTACACATCATATTGCTCTTGTTTTTAAATGCTAGTTTATGGTAGAATATGTTGAAGCATCGCATACTGTTTGCGGTATTGTACCTTGTGGTAGACATCGTGTATGTCGCCATTGCTAGCCCGATATATATGCAAGTTGTCAAGGCAATACAACAAAAAGAAACCCCATTCAATGTCTACCGAGGCATAGCAGCACTAGCCGCCTACCTGTGTATGGCACTTGGCTTTGTAATTCTTGTTGCCCCTGCGATTGAGCGCCTCTTAGCTTCTGGCATGTGCGCAAGTCGTGCTGGCATTGCCATCGGTTTCACATTCGGGCTCGTGTTGTACGGGGTCTTCAACTTCACAAACTACGCCATGTTCGCCGATTACACACCGTGGATCTTACTCCAAGACATGTTGTGGGGAGTAACATGGGCAACCACGGCATCAGTGTTGTATGCCATGTATGTACAAAAGAAACTATAAGATCACTACACTACAATGCGTGGTGCAACACCCATCGTCATCAATTCTTGCATGAGGAGCTTCATACTATACGGAATACGTACTTGAGTAATATCTGCACTGTTCTTGCATTGTGTGCATTTGTAGATGTTCTTCTCTGGATTGGCCGTGCAAATAAGTCCACACTGGCGGCACACGAACACCCTGTAGTTGTCCGAAGTATCCAACATTCTTTCTTTCAGGAATGCACTGGCACCATGAGCTACAATTGCATCCCTTTCCATCTCTCCAAAGCGGAGACCACCATTGCGTGCCCTTCCTTCCGCAGGCTGGCGCGTAAGCATTACCACGGGACCATTCCCACCACGCACGTGAGCCTTGTCCGCAACCATGTGCTTTAGCCGCTGATAGTACGTCGGTCCAATGAAGATTTCTGTTTGGATCATTTCACCAGTACGACCATTGTAGAGAATCTCATTGCCATACCGCTCCATCCCTGATTTCTCTAGTACCTTGGAAATGCTTTCCACCGAGCAATCCGTGAAAGGTGTAGAATCTCCAAGCGATCCAACATGGCATGCCGCCTTTCCCATGATGCACTCCATCAGCTGTCCAATGGTCATACGGGAAGGAATGGCATGAGGATTCATGATGATGTCTGGTACAATCCCGCTCTTAGTGAAGGGCATGTCTTGGTGTTGGTACACCATACCAATCGTCCCCTTCTGTGCACTGCGAGAAGCAACCTTATCACCAATGACAGGCTTCCGATACTTTCTGAGGCGAACCTTGCAGAACTTATAGGCCTCTCCATTCATCCCCGTGTAGTTCATATCTACATAGCCTTCGTCATTTGCTTTCATCGTATGACTCGTATCGCGTGGATGGATAACGCCTTGGATCTTGTGGGGCATCACCTTGCCCACCAGGATGTCACCACCATCCACGAATGTGTTCTTTGGTACAAACCCATCGTCTCCAAGCTTCTCATAGTTGTATGGCTTCATATGAGCAGTATTCGCCGTGTTTGGCTTGCAGAAGACTTCCTCTTCGCCCGTGCTATGGTTCTTGTTGCACTGATCACGGTAAGACTTGAAGTAGGTACTTGTAAACAGACCCCGATCAAGGGCCGACTTGTTGACCATGACCGAATCCTCCTGATTGAAACCAGTATGGGTCATGATTGCTACCACCGCATTGATTCCAGATGGAAGCTCGTCCGTGTAGGTGTACTTGGACAGCTTGGTGCGTACTAGTGGCTTCTGAGGGTAGTTGAGGATGTGTGCCATCGTGTCAATGCGCTGGTTGAAGTTGCTCATGTAGATACCAACGGCTTGCTTACCCATGGCACTGTTGCTGACCGTGAAGCCCGCGCCACCAATGAAACTGTGGTTTGCAGACTCCACTGTGATGTCCGAAATGAGACAGTGGCGCACATGCATGACCTTGGCAATAGGAACGAATATGGACGTCGCCTTCACCTGGATCTTCCGCATCCACTCCTCCTTGCCCATGACAGGTAGCTCCCAAACCTCCGCCGTCTTGACATGCATAGCATACTCCTTCTCAACGGCAGCATCCATGTGTAGTTTCTGGTTGTACCTGTAGCCGATGTCATCCTTGTTTAGACCAGAAGCCCGAAGAAGTGACGCCGTCGCATCAATCACGCGAGCATTCCCACCATAATGACCCGCAAGGTACTCTGCAATGACCCGCTTCTCCACCTTGGACACCCACGATGGTGTACGTAGCATGACGTCTGCCTCCAGCGCTGTCATCAGCATGCGGAAACCTGTATCATCGGCCCCATACTCTTGGAAACCGAGAGACTTAGCATCTTCGTGGAACATGTTCATGTCAATGCTTGTGTCAAACTTAGGAGTCATTCCACGTGACTGGAGGAAGCCAACCATGCGGGCAAGGATCACCATTTGCCATGAGTTGTTCATCAGGGGAAGGATACCATACGAAACTAGCCTCTCATCTACGCCCTCTACCCCAACCGACGTCAGGATGGTTTCTTCGGGCAGGTTATCACTTGGAATAGAAGGGTAGGTCGGGAACACCCCCGCTAGCGTGTTGTTGTTGAATCCACGCACATCTTGCCATCCCTGGTTCGTCATGAACTTGTGATCCTGGGTGGCCATGATTGAGCGTCCACTTGCGGTAAGAATCTTGTACATCGGCTTCTCGGCGGGGCGGACATACTGATGGATGACAGTTGTAGGAGAGGGAACCATGGTCTTTGGATCAAAGCAGATGACACGATCTCCTACACGTACATCCTTGATAGGCTTCCATGTGCCATCCATCATGTAGACTGGCTCCTCCTCCCACAAGCACTGGTAGCAGTTACGGGGGGATTGGTTGTGGTCCGAGAAGGGAATGTTTGCAGCAAGCACTCCCTTCATCAGACTGGGATGGATCTCACAATGCGTGAACTTGGGCGGCAGAGAAGTGCCCTTGATTCCACGGGATAGGTCGTTGGGGAACATGGATACCATTGCACTATCAATCTCTTCTACATCCATATACTCCAAGAATCCTGCCTCGTCGTCATCCATGGGCGCAATGTACTTGGCGAAAGGCTTCCGCTCTGCAAACTGGCTCCACGGCACATTGTTCTTACGAAGAAGGTGTTGGAGGCGAACAAGCGAACGGCCTTGCTCATCTTTCTCTACGATGTGGAGGGGGCGGCACATCCTTCCTGCCTCCGTATTCACTTGGATGCACCCTGCCTTCACATCCCACACCACAGCCGTGGTAGGAGGGATCACACCCGCACGCTTCTTTTGCTTTAGTTCATAGTAGACCGTAGAAGGCTCCTTGGTGTAGCCCAGGATGTCGCCATTCACAAACACGTGGACCGAGTTTGATGACCCCATGTCCTTCAAGAACAGCCGAGACTGGGCATGGTTTAGGTGGTCACCGTAGTGATATACTCCCAGCTCCTCAATAATCTCGCGGACGTGGGCGCTGCTCATGTTCACCGTGATGTGGGTGCTAAGTGCCATGTTCTTGACAAGACCGACCGAAGCACCTTCTGGAGTCTCCGAGGGACAGATCATCCCAAACTGGCTGTTCTCCAGCTTACGAGGTTGCACAAGCTTGCCATTCTTCTCCATAGGGGTATTGATGCGACGTAGGTGCGATAGGGTACTGAGATATGACATACGGTTCAGAACTTGGGCTACGCCTTGGCGAATGTTCTGGAAGCTCCCAAGCGTTTTCACACCCCAGTTACCAGTGGAGAGGGCATAACGCAGACCAGTGTCCAACAGGGTCTGCTTGAAGAACCTATGGATGTTCGTGGGTGTGATGATTTGCATGGGCGCTTGCGTGTTGGCACGCCATAGGTTGAGCTCGCGAACGATGAGGTTCCGCATCTCCTTGATCATCTTGCCATAGCACTGGCGGAAGAGATTGCTAAACAGCACACCAGGTGTATCAATCCTCTTGTGGATATAGCTGTCACGGTTGTCGTAGTCTTGGTATCCAAGGTGAATCCTCAGTAGCTTCCGCACCATGTACCCCAGATACAGTGCCTTCTTGCGATAGGAGGGTCCAACATGGGGCAGGAAGTCTTGGCGAATGGTGTTTTGTAGGATTTCCATCGCCTTAGCTGGCTGATCAAGGTACTCACGAGGGGTTCCAGTGGTTCCTAGAAGCTTGAGAAGGATCTGGAGCGCGTCTTCTTGGGTGTGGCACTCGCATGCGTCCTCGGCACAAGCACTCAGCTCCGACTTGAGACGCTCGTTTTTCACATCACTCGGGTCTAGTAGGATATGGTGAATGATGTCATTGTCGGTCTCAATGCCAAGCGCACGGAACATGACAAAGAGTGGGATCTCCGACCGAAGGAACGAAGTGTTTAGCCGAATGACCCGCCCCATGTGGTTGGGCTTCCCACTCAGGTGGAGACTCGTAGTCTTGGGAGGAAGGAAGATACCATCGGGCATGGAGCGAATCTCCGCATTCAGTCCATCTGCATTTCCGTTGGGTGCAAACACAAGCGTCCTGTTCTCACTGATCCGATCCTGGCTAATCACCACCTTCTCGTTTCCATTGATGATAAAGTAACCGCCTGGGTCGTAACGGCACTCATTGCCTCCACCCTCACCCAAGGTAGGGATCTGGGTGAGGACGCACGCCTTGCTGCGAACCATGATAGGGATCTTACCGATACAGATCCCATTCACAGTGTTTTCATTCCTCTCGGTGATGCCGTCGTCGTTGATGACCTCGGTTATGATATGCACATCCACATACAGGTTCGCTGCGTATGTAAGATTGTTCATGCGTGCAAGGTGAGGGGTCATGATCGTTTGGGTTCCATCCTGGCCAACAAACATAGGCTTGGCCAACGATGGCTGCATCACATTTATGTAGATTTTGTACGTGTAATCTCCAAACTCGGGCTTGAAGTTATGACAGACCTGGATCGGATTGAATCCTTGGATGATCTGCTGAAGCTTTTTGTCAAGGAACTCATTGAAACTGTCAATCTGATGACGCACCAAGGGGTTGGAGCAGTCAGCACCACCACCTTGCATAAAGAAGGTATCAAGGATGTCCCAGGTAGGTATAGTCTCCATCTTGTACAACACAACTGGAGATCCCTTGGTCAGCTTTCAATTTTTGAAATGGTTTATCCTTAAATAGACGATGTTCGTCATATAAGAAAAATTTTGCATCCTTTGTGTAAGTGAATCATGGCCAGCTTTGTGCCAATCGAAGATGATGCGTCATTTTCCGTTGTCGGCTCCAATTACAGTCTTGTGGCAAATTTTAGTTCGACACTTGAAAGCGCATACTTGAAGGTCTTTCCTCAAGAAAACTCAAATGCGGGGTTTATGTTCGGGGTATCAAACACAGTGTTCGTCTTGGGAGAAGGAAGCAATACGCCTCGTCATGATTTAACTATACACAATGGGAATGTCGGTCTCGGGGTGACCGATGTAGCACGATATACGCTGGATGTCAACGGGGACATCAACTTTAACCGCGGTTTCTACTGTCGGGATGTTCCTGTCCTTTTCTTCAACAACAGCAATGTCGGTATTGCAAACACGCACCCTGAATACTCTTTGGACGTATTGGGGAGCCTTCGTGTTTCAGACACCATTTACACTAGTAACTTGACCCTTCTGGGAAACACAATCCAATTTGATGCGGTAGCAGCAAGCAACTTCGTCATTGACAATCAAGCGTACCCTGGCCCAGCCCTTTCGGTCACACAAAAGACAGTCGGTGGGAATGGCGTGGTTGCACAGTTTTTTGACTCGGATGTGAGCACAACAGTCCCAGTGATGATTGTTGGAGATACAGCTAAAGTGGGTATCAACACGACCCTACCACTGCAACCGTTGTATGTCGTCGGAAACATGCAAACCACCAATACCGTCATTTCATCCGTTGCAACTGGCACACCGCCTCTGCAAGTCGCGAGTAAGACCACGGTTGCAAACCTAAGCGTGGAGTTCCTATCAGGACTAGACGCTTCATACTTTATCAATGCAACCAACCTTTCTGCAGGGACTTTGAATGCCGCACGCTTGCCAGTAAGCGGTGTATCAAGCAATCTGTATGGTAACAACTCTAACATACCAACTTTCGTAGTGGATGCAACGGGAAGGATCACCCAGGTGATTCAAAAGCCTGTCAAGGTAGCTTACAGCGATGTAAGTGGCCTTGCTACCGTAGCTACGACGGGCAATTACAACGATCTTACAAACCGAACCTTTGTGTTGAATGGGAACGATGCCATCTATATGAACGGGAATGTGGGCATTGGCTACAATGTGCCTCAAACTACACTCCACCTCACGAACACCCAAGGTGATACCCTGATGCGGTTGTCTGCACCCAACGGCGTAGCTAATGTTCTTGGCGTGGAGATGATGGAGGACAACGTACCTCAAACGGGGGCACGCATGGTGTACAACACAATGACCGAGCAACTCCACTTTCAATCCGTAGCAGGTTCAACCATTACTTCTCGCATGACAATCGACAGTGCATATGGCAACGTTGGTATTGGAACATCTGATCCGAAGGCGAAACTGCACGTACAAGGCGACCTCCTCCTTTCAGGTGGGATCAATGCCAGCTACATCCGTGGTACCAACATGAATGCCGATGATCTTACTGCGGGGACTCTAAATGCAGCTAGACTCCCGACCTCGGGGGTAACCTCGGGCACCTATGGAAATGCAAGCAACGTGTCTCAGTTTGTGGTAGATGCTACTGGTCGTATTACCTCCGCGACCAATACACAGATTGTCATTTCACGATCGGCGATTACAGACATTGTAGATCCTTGGGTCAAAAACGCAGCAAACGAGTTGTATTACACGAACGGAAATGTGGGCATCGGAACCACTATCGCAAAAGAGAAACTCCATGTGATGGGGAACATGCTAGTCGCAGGAACCATTGTACCTACACAGTGCAATGTGTACGATATTGGAAGTTCTAACTACCGTTTCCGCGACCTGTATCTCTCGGGTACAACCATTGATATGGATGTTGGGCGCATCTCCATGGCCGACAACCAAATCCGTTTCACTCAGGTTGCAAACCGTAACGCCTACCTCAATGCATATGTCAACGCAATCAATGCCACAGGTGATGTCACAGTGCAAGGAAACATCAACGCCGCAAACCTTGCGTCATCAGCTTTCATCAACACCACAAATGCGACCAATATCACATCTGGAACTCTGAATGAGGCCCGCTTTCCCGATTCGGGTGTAATGGCAGGAACCTATGGAAGTGCAAGCGTAACTCCTGTTTTCAACGTGGATGCGACAGGTCGTGTGAAATCTGTTACCAATACCAACATTGCCATTACATCAACCGTTGTAAGTGGTCTTGCAAAGTCCGCAACAACCGATACCACAAACGCTACCAATATATCATCAGGTACCTTGCCAACAGCTCGCCTGCCTGTATCGGGTGTTACAGCGGCTTATTACGGAAGTGCTTCCATTATCCCTGTAATCCAAGTAGATCAGTATGGGCGCTTGAGCACGGTCACCAACACCAACATCGCGATTACATCAACAGCTGTAACAGGCCTCGTCTCCTCCGCAACCATAGATACAACCAATGCAACCAACATCACAAGTGGCACTCTCAACGCATCCCGCCTGGCAACAAGTGGCGTCAACGCGGCTAAGTACGGAAGCGCAAGCGTTGTCCCTGTGTTTGATGTAGACCAGTATGGCCGCGTTACAGGAGCCACAAACACCAACATCGCCATAACATCTACAGTTGTCAGTGGTCTTGTCTCATCCGCAACGATTGATACCACCAATGCTGCCAACATCACAAGTGGCACTCTCAACGCCAACCGCCTTGCAACGAGTGGCGTCAATGCGGCTAAGTACGGAAGCGCTAGTGTCGTGCCTGTGTTTGATGTTGACCAATATGGTCGTGTCACAGGAGTCACAAACACAAACATTGCGATTGCTTCCTCAGTTGTCAGCGGCCTGGTTTCATCCGCAACCATTGATACCACGAACGCAACCAACATCACAAGTGGCACTCTCAACGCATCCCGCCTCGCAACCAGTGGCGTCAATGCTGCTAAGTATGGAAGCGCTAGTGTCGTCCCTGTGTTTGACGTGGACCAATATGGTCGCGTCACTACCGTTACCAACACCAGCATTGCGATTGCTTCCACAGTTGTGAGTGGCCTAGTTTCATCAGCAACTATTGACACCACAAACGCAACCAACATCACCACGGGTACCCTAAACGCAAGCCGCCTAGCCACATCGGGTGTCTCGGCTGCCAAGTATGGAAGCGCCAGTGTCGTTCCCGTGTTTGATGTGGACCAGTATGGACGCGTCACAGGAGTCACCAATACCAACATCGCTATCGCATCCACCGCGGTGAGTGGCCTAGTTTCTTCCGCTACTGTTGACACCACCAATGCAACCAACATCACGAGCGGTACCCTGAATGCTTCCCGCCTTGCGACATCAGGGGTAACCGCACGAGTGTATGGAAGCGCAAGTGTAGTTCCCGTGTTTGACGTAGATCAGTATGGTCGTGTCCTTGGAGTCACCAACACCAACATTGCCATTACATCAAGTGTGGTTACAGGACTGGTGACATCCGCTACTGTTGACACAACCAATGCAACCAACATCACGAGTGGAACCCTAAATGCTTCCCGTCTTGCGACATCGGGTGTTTCCGCTGCGAAGTATGGAAGCGCAAGTGTAGTCCCTGTGTTTGATGTAGACCAATACGGTCGTGTCACAGGAGTTACCAACACCAACATTGCAATTGCGGCAACTGCAGTATCGGGACTGGCTACGGTTGCAACAAGTGGCAACTACAATGATCTTTCTAACAAAACATTCGTTCTCAACGGGACAAACGCCTACTACACATCTGGCAATGTAGGGATTGGCACAAATGCTCCTCTAGCCGCCTTAGCAGTTGGTTACGGACCCACGGATGTAACAAGCACACTTATGTTCAACAGTGGGGATACCTCATCAAATACAGATAAAGTCATATTCACACATGTAGCTAATGGTTCCCGAATTGGCCATTCTGCAGGATGGTCCGTCAACCATTATGCGGGCCGCGGTGCCGATACTACAGGCAACTTCCGTTTCTACCTTGGTACGGGTACTGCGAATTTGTACAATGAGCGCGTGACCTTTGCCTACACTGGAAATGTTGGTATTGGTTCTTCCACCCCCGCGTACACACTTGATGTAAAGACAGGATCGGGTGATATCAACTTCATTGGCAACTTGTACTACAATGCCAAACCCGTCCTAAGCTCGGGTGTTCTGAATGCATCTATGCTCCCCACATCAGGTGCCTCCGCAGGATCATACGGAAGCGCAACAATTGTCCCCACTTTCAGTGTTGACGACAAAGGAAGGGTCCTTTCAATTTCCAATACAACCATTGCCATTGCATCCACATCCGTCAGTGGTCTTGCATCATCAGCTACCATTGACACCACCAACGCAACCAACATTACAAGTGGTACCCTCAACGCATCCCGCCTTGCCACCTCAGGTGTGAATGCCGCCAAATATGGTAGTGCATCCGTGGTGCCTGTGTTTGATGTGGATCAGTATGGCCGCGTAACAGGAGTCACAAACACAAACATTTTCATTGCCTCCACGGCTGTGTCTGGTTTGGTCTCATCGGCAACCATCGATTCCACCAACGCAACCAACATTAGCAGCGGCACCCTAAACACGTCGCGGTTGGCAACTTCGGGTGTATCTGCGGCCAAGTATGGAAGTGCTTCCGTTGTCCCAGTGTTTGATGTAGATCAATATGGTCGTGTCACTACGGTGACTAACACAAACATTGCCATTGCTTCTACGGCTGTGTCGGGGTTGGTCTCATCGGCAACCATTGACACAACCAACGCTACAAACATCGCGAGTGGTACCTTAAATGCATCTCGTCTTGCCACATCTGGTGTGACAGCGGCTAAATACGGTAGTGCTTCCATCGTCCCTGTGTTTGATGTGGATCAATATGGTCGTGTCCTTGGAGTTACCAATACCAACATAGCCATTGCATCCTCGTCTGTGTCGGGTCTGGTCTCATCCGCAACCACTGACACCACCAATGCGACCAATATTACTACGGGTACTCTAAACACGGCCCGCCTTGCTACCTCGGGAGTATCTGCCGCAAAGTATGGAAGTGCAAGTATTGTACCTGTGTTTGACGTGGATCAATATGGACGGGTGCTATCGGTTACTAATACCAACATCGCACTTGCAGCTACAGCGGTATCGGGACTAGCAACGGTTGCAACCTCAGGAAACTACAATGACCTTACCAACAAGACATTTGTACTAAATGGTACAACCGCATACTACAATGGAGGAAATGTAGGCATCGGCTACAACAACACTTCGTACAAGTTAGCGGTTGGCGGGGATGTTTACGTTGATAGCACTCTTTATGCATCCAACATTACCGTGCTTGGTAATGTCACAACTCTTAACACTACTACGTCCAACACGGAACAATTCTACGTCAATAATGCTGGTTCGGGGCCCGCTTTGCAAGTGACACAGACAGGCCCCCAACCTGTTGCCTACTTCTACGATGATGCCAACATTGCATTGGCCATTGCCGATGGTGGCGCCGTGGGCATTGGTACCACCAATCCAGGCTATCCCCTAGAAGTTGTGGGCACGATCAACATCAAGGGCGCTATTTACCAAAACGGAGCCCCGCTTGTCACTGGCACCAATGCAACCAACATCACAACGGGAACCCTCAACGCCTCACGCTTGGAGGCATCAGGAGTGACCGCCCGAGTGTATGGAAGCGCAAGTCTTGTTCCCGTGTTTGATGTAGACCAATATGGTCGCGTAAAATCCGTGACAAACACTAGCATTGCGGTTACTTCAAGTGCGGTTTCGGGCTTGGTATCGTCCGCGACTACCGATACTACCAATGCAACCAACATCACAACTGGCACTCTCAACGCATCTCGTTTGGAGGCATCTGGTGTGTCAGCAAGAGTGTATGGTAGTGCAAGCTTAGTCCCCGTGTTTGATGTGGACCAATATGGCCGTATAAAATCCGTGACCAACACCAGCATTGCTATCACATCCACTGCGGTTACTGGCCTTGTAACCTCAGCGACTACCGACACAACAAATGCAACCAACATCACAACGGGTACTCTCAACGCTTCACGGTTGGAGGCATCTGGTGTGACAGCACGAGTTTATGGAAGCGCTAGTGTCGTACCAGTGTTTGACGTGGATACATATGGTCGTGTAAAGAGTGTCACCAACACTAGCATTGCCATCACATCAACAGCAGTGTCTGGTCTCGTCACCTCGGCGACCACCGATACCACAAATGCAACCAACATCACAACTGGCACTCTCAACGCCTCGCGCTTGGAGGCATCTGGTGTGACCGCACGAGTATATGGTAGTGCCAGTATTGTTCCAGTGTTTGATGTGGATCAATATGGTCGCGTAAAGAGTGTCACCAACACCAGCGTTGCGATTACTTCAAGTGCAGTGTCAGGCTTGGTATCATCAGCGACCACCGACACCACAAATGCAACCAACATTACAACTGGCACGCTCAACGCCTCACGTTTGGAGGCATCAGGAGTGACCGCCCGAGTGTATGGAAGTGCCAGTGTGGTTCCCGTATTTGATGTAGATACGTATGGTCGCGTAAAGAGTGTCACCAACACCAGCATTGCAATCACATCCACGGCAGTGTCGGGTTTGGTGTCATCTGCCACCATTGACACCACAAACGCAACTAACATTACAACGGGTACCCTAAATGCATCACGGCTTACTGCATCGGGAGTCACTGCTGCGAAATATGGTAGTGCAAGTGTCGTGCCCGTGTTTGATGTGGATCAATATGGTCGTGTCACTGGAGTCACCAACACCAATATTGCCATTGCATCAACGGCTGTCACAGGATTAGTAGCATCAGCAACAACTGATACCACCAATGCATCCAACATCACAAGTGGCACACTCAATGCTTCACGTCTAGCTACTTCGGGTGTAAGCGCTGCAGTGTATGGAAGCGCGAGTGTCATACCAGTGTTTGATGTTGATACATATGGTCGTGTAAAGAGTGTAACCAACACCAGTGTTGCGATTACTTCAAGTGCGGTGTCAGGCTTGGTATCGTCAGCTACAACAGATACAACAAATGCAACCAACATTACAACGGGTACCTTGAATGCCTCACGTTTGGAAGCATCTGGTGTGACCGCACGAGTGTACGGTAGCGCAACAGTTGTACCTGTGTTTGATGTGGATCAATATGGTCGCGTAAAGAGTGTTACCAACACCAGCATTGCGATTGCTTCAGGTGCGGTGTCGGGCTTGGTATCATCAGCAACAACAGATACAACAAATGCAACCAACATTACAACTGGCACTCTGAATGCTTCACGTTTGGAGGCATCTGGTGTTAACGCCCGAGTATATGGTAGTGCTAGTGTCGTACCTGTGTTTGATGTGGATACATACGGTCGTGTAAAGAGTGTTACCAACACCAGCATTGCCATCGCATCAAGCGCGGTTACTGGACTTGTTGCTTCAGCTACTTTGGATACCACAAACGCTACAAACATTTCAACTGGCACTCTAAATGCTTCACTCTTGGAAGCATCTGGTGTGACCGCACGAGTGTATGGTAGCGCGAGTCTCGTACCTGTGTTCGACGTAGATCAATATGGCCGTGTGAAGAGTGTTACCAACACCAGCATTGCGATAGCTTCAAGTGTGGTGTCAGGCCTGGTATCATCGGCTACAATAGATGCAACAAATGCTGCCAATATCACAAGTGGCAAACTCAATACTTCTCGTTTGGAGGTCTCGGGTGTAACCGCTAGTGTGTATGGCAGTGCTACAGTTGTTCCTGTGATCCAAGTTGATACGTATGGCCGTGTTACCTCGGTGACTAACACAAACATCAGCCTTGCGGACACTACCAACGCTACAAACATTTCAAGTGGAACACTGAATTCTTCGCGTCTTGAGACCACGGGTGTTACGGCAGCGACTTATGGTGGCTCTAGTGCCATCCCCATCATTTCCATTGATCAATACGGTCGTGTAACCACAGCTACCAACGCATCCGTGCAAATATCTAGTACATTCCAAGTAAGCAACAACAATGCATACTACACAGCTGGAAACGTAGGTATCGGCATGTCCTCCCCTGATTACACCCTTGACGTTACGGGAACGCTCCGAGCCGTGGGTCAGGGTGGTTCCAGCAAGGCACTCGTCTACAAGAATGGCAACGTTGGCATTGGTTCAGAAGTACCGTCTACAGAACTAGAAGTCGCAGGTACAGTGAAGGCTATCAAGTTTATTGGTGATGGTAGTTTGTTGACAGGTGTTGCAACTACGGCCTCCTCGGGGTCATCACAATGGATCTACAAGGACTACATCACGTCCAACATATACTACAAGGACGGCAATGTCGGTATCGGTACCGATGCTAGCCTTGCCACGTTGCACGTGAAAGGTTCGCTGTTGGTTGATGGCGATCTCACATACACTGGGCAGCAGTTTATTGGCGAAGATACGAGATTCATTCGCAACCATCTACAAATTAACCCTTTCCGTTTCAGCTACAATCTTACAGCAACAACACAAACATTTATACAGACTATTTCAGGTCTGTATGCAGTCTATGCATCAAACACGGATGTGCACCAAAATGGTTACAAACTTTCGTGGATTGATAACAACAATTGCGATTATTCAGTGTCGTACTATAACACCACATCCAATACAGTGTTTACCGTCACCCTTGCAGAGCCAGCAGCTTATGGCGACATTATTGACATTACTGCATGGCCATCGTATCTAGACCCTAACAATGGCAAACTTCTTCCAGGGTACATGGTGCAAAACTTCTTCTCACAATGGAGCACCGTAGATACAGGGTCCAACATCTACTACACGGCAGGAAATGTGGGAATAGGAACGTCAAATCCCAAGTACCCATTGCATGTACACGGTGACTTGTTTGCAACAAACATCATCAGCTACTCCGATGCAAAATACAAGACTGATATCAAAACTGTGCCGAACGCAATTGAAACACTCACAAACATTCGTGGAGTTACCTACAAGCTTGTCAACGACCTCAACCGAACGTACATGGGTGTGATTGCCCAAGAGATTGAACCCTACATTCCTCAAGTTGTACACACGGATGACAATGGTATGAAGTCTGTTTCGTACGGAAACATGATTGGTCTGTTCATTGAAGGTATCAAAGACATCTACTCTTTGGTGAAAAAACAACAAGACGACATTGATGACATCAAACGATTACTTGCAAAGTAACACATGTGCGTGTATCATTTTTCTGATAATTATCTATTGTTGAGGTAGATGACGACACTCGTGCAACGCACCTTTCGGAAGGGCGAGCTGGAAAACCAGATGTTGCTGGATCCAGTAAGCAAATTTCGGGTGTCCACGCCTCAAACACTCATTGATACAGATTTTGAGTATGGCTTGCAATCCACAAAATGGGAAACCATCGAGCTGGCAAACAACATCCCAACTTTCTTTAGCCGTACAGGCGATGACCCCGTTTCTGTAACAAATGTTACATCTGTTTCAGGTAGCTACAACATTACAGTCGTAACTACTAGTGCACACAACATCAATGTCGGGACGCCAATCATCATCTATGGATTGACTAGTATTACCGCGGAAGGGTCGTTTACAGTGCTAAGTGTAATTGATGCCGTCACATTTGTCTACAAGGCGAAGGCAAAGCAATTGTATACGGGCAGCATTTTTGACACATACAACACCTATTTGTACCCCGCCCGTGTATTCCAAAGTACACAATATCGTTATGATGACATTATTAGCATCGAAACTGACAATCAACTTCCTTCAAAACTGACAGTAAACACTGTCAATCCTCATGGGTTTGCGGTTGGTTCTTCTATGATCTTGGCGAACTCTGTCGGACGCAAGTCATTGGCCTTTGATGGATCCTTGGTGGATCCATTGGATATCTTGTCTACAAACTATGATATTGCAACAAGCTCATCCAATCCGAGTGGCACCAACTACACATCCCGTGCAATTGTTCCTTACGATTGGCAATCCAAAAAGACGGTGTTCTTCAACTCAACTGCCGTAAGCACGTCTACAAGTTTCATTAATGCGGTTGGGCATGGACTAGCAACAGGGGATTCGGTCATGTACGTATCACCTGTGGGAGATACAACCGTTGGTAACTTAACAAACTACAACTTGTACAACGTAGTCAAGGTTGACAATGACAACCTATACCTTACAATGATCAATCCAACAATGACATCGGGTATCTTCTGGCGCATCGTGTCGGGATATTACAACGAAAACCCAGGGTATTTTGAGATAGTAAATGTAGGATATGTAGGATATACTACAGGATCTGTCACGGACATATCAAGTATCAAACACATCTTTGGTGCTGGATACAACCTAACTTCGAATGACAACTACTCCGTGGAGTACTTTGGATACTTCCTTGCGCCTGCTACGGGAACATGGACATTCTATACAAGCTCCGATGATGCATCGTATCTGTGGATTGGTGATGTAGCACTTTCAGGCTACACTACAGCAAATGCAGTTGTAAAAAATGGTGGGATTCATGGGGTCCAAGAAGCATCAGGAACAATCTCATTGACCGCGAATACATTCTATCCAATTCGCATCCAATTTGGTGAAAGTGGTGGTGGTGATAACTTGATTGTTTCATTTGCAGGTCCTGGTGTAGCTAAAACAACAAATGGAACTGGTTACTACTTCACCGAAGCTCCAAACTACACAACATCGGCATCAAAACTTACGCTCACATCGCAAGGTACCAGCACTTTTGGTCCACATGCCTTGATGAAAGCATACCTTGTTAACTCTGTTAATGCTGCTACAGCCGCACTCACGATTTCTCTCAATTCAACCAATGGTACGGGGGCGAGCCTAGCAGATAACGACCCAATCTTGATGTTTTCATACTACACCAACCGCAAGAACTTTGCTGTCCCACCCATGATTGGTAGCTATGACAACATATCACGAACGAACTACACAAAGTATTATGTGAGGGGAAATCCAAGCATCGGCGGTACTACTTCAACTATACAGGTATCAACCGCTCAAAATGGTTCCGTAATTGATTTCCGCTTGTCAAATGTGTTTGGCCTGACGTGGATCATACCAGCATACGTCCTCCAGGAGGCAGACTCCTTCTACTATAGCAACCACGGATTGACTACTGATCAAGCTGTTACATATACCGTCTTGAGTGGCACAGGACCAACTGGACTTACACCTAGCTCCACATACTATGTCGAAAAAATCAGTGAAGCTTTGTTCCGTCTGAAGGTTGGAACAGGAGCGGCGTCTACGGTTGACATCACAACCGTGGGTAATGGGAGTATACGCTTTAATCGGACGATCCCTAACCCAAATGCAAATACAATTTATATTCCGAATCATGACATCATCAATTACACACAAGTAACATACAAAAGGAACACTAACACTGCTATTGCAGGCCTTACGGATGGAGCTACATATTATGTGGTAAATGCGACTGCGGATCGGTTCCAACTAGCTTCCTCTATCACCCCTGTCACTGTTGTAGATATCACAGCTGCTGGCACAGGAATTACACACGAGATTGTATCAATTGACAGGGCAATCGATGGCAATTACAAGATCGTTAGTGTACCTAACGAAAGAAGCTTCTTGCTGGATTCTGATTTCAAAATGCCATACAATGAGATTGCTCTGGATCCACGAAAGAACTTGGTCTTGTATACAAGCACGATCTATTACCCAAATCACCGTCTCACGACAGGCGGTAAATTGTTATATAGTGCAAATGGCAACAGTGTGATCTCAGGCCTCAACGATGCTACCAACTACTATGCCATACGCGTGGATACCAATCACTTCAAACTCGCAACCACATATGCAAACGCTATTGCAGGAACTGCAATCTCCCTCAGTAGCTATGGCACGGGATCACTGCATTATATTTACGGTGTAGCTGTTGCAGGAGAGGTAGTGTTGTCATCGGCGATTGCAACTACAAATGGAAGTGCGATTGTAACAAGCGAGACCATTGACCTGCTAGCCTTGAGCCGTGTAGGTGATGTAACCCTCATCGAAATTCCAAACATCGTTTCTTCCTTTACCATCACCACGGTTGACACCACAAACGATGTACTAACGCTATCAGCCGTGCATGGACTAATTGACGGAGATCTCATACATTATCAAAGTACCACCATCACAGGCCCATCAACTGGTCAGTACTACGTGCGTGTAACTGGTCTTACAACATCGCAAATATCGCTGTTTAACACTTATGCAGGTGCAACAGGAAACACTGGAAAGGTGGACATCACAGCTTTTACATCCGCAACAGGAAACGTATACAAGATAGCAACAACGTTTACCATTACAGCAATAGATGCCCTGAATGATATTCTCACATTGAGTGCTGTTCATGGGTTTGCGGACGGAGACTATATCTACTACACAGGTGCTACCGTAACAGGATTGACATCTGGTTATGTCTATTATGTGCGGGTGACAGGTCTGACTACTTCGCAAGTGTCACTATACAACACTCGGTCGGATGCAACAGGTGGTATCAGTAAGGTCGATATTACAGGTGGCACCGCTTCGGGGACAATCTCCAAGCGACTTCCTGCATCTATCTATCAATCAACCATTGTAGCTACAAATGCGTCTAAAACTCTTACATTATCATCCAATGCATCCACAACATGCGCAGCCGCACGCTGGATAGCACGTACATCTATGTTCCCACGGGTAGATGGTTACACTCAGCATAGGCCATTTGATGGAGGGGTTGAAATCATCCCTTCTTCAAGTCCTGATTGCCAAATCATCCGCCAAACGCGAAAGTACTTCCGTTACCAGTCAGGAAAGGGTATCCAAGTGTCCAAAGCAGTCAATTTCAACGCACCCACGGACATCAACCAGTTGTATCGTGTGGGTACTACGGCTTATGTGCAAACACGCAAGCCACACCGTTTGACAACTGGGGCAACCATTCGTATCCGTGATGCATCACAACCCGAATGGAACAACACATTCACAATTGTAAGTGTCCCTGACGTCAATATCTTCACATTTACATTGACAAATGTGCCTACTGACATCGTCGCTGGAGGTTACCCTCAATACTATGTACAAGATTGGATCAACAGTTGCCTTCGCGCGGGACTATTTGATGACCAAAACGGATTGTTCTACGAGTATGATGGAACAACCCTGTACGCAGTGCGCCGAAACAGTGTGCAACAAGTGCCAGGCTCGTGCACGGTCACATTCAACAATCCACTTGTAGTTGGTACGAACACACGGTACACCACACAATTGCTTGTCGGCGATCGTGTGGTGATACGCGGTATGACTTACAAGGTAGTGCAGGTCACAAATGACACAAACATCTACGTGCAGCCTCCGTATCGTGGTGCAACTGCTACCAATGCAATCATGACAAAAACGATTGATACAAAGGTAGCTCAAGCAAATTGGTCCATTGACAAGTGCGATGGTACAGGTCCAACGGGCTTCAATCTGGATATCAACAAGATCCAGATGATTTACATTGATTACAGTTGGTATGGCGCAGGTAAGGTTCGGTTTGGTTTCAAGGCCGCAAATGGTGAAGTACGGTACGTGCACGAGTTCTTGCACAACAACAACTTTACAGAGGCTTACTTGCGATCTGGTAACTTACCTGGTCGTTATGAAGTAGCAACGGTGGGAATCCCAACCTATGTTCCCCCACTGATGCACTGGGGTACATCTATTATCATGGATGGACGCTTTGATGATGATAAAGCATACCTCTTTACTGCCGCTGGTAACACGATCTCGTACGCTAATGGTGATACAGCAACCTTCACTGCAAACACAAACATCGGCCAAAGTGCATACGTACTTGTACCTGGAACAAGCACATACGGTTACCGTATCACTGCTACGACGTACACATCGGTACAAAACATCAAATCTGGCTTCCTAATCACGGGTGCAGGTATTGCAACAAACACATATACCATTGGTAACCCCGTTAAGAATGGTACCGCAGGCTACATCTACTTGACAAACAATCTTGTGAGTGGCGGTAGCGCAAATGCTACGCTTACAGCTGGTGATACCAATGACACCCTGCCCGCACTGATCCCACTTGCTAGTATCCGCCTTGCCCCAAGTGTGGATAACAGCCGCCCAGGTGCCTTGGGTACACGTGAGATCATCAACCGCATGCAGTTAGCACTGAAGAGTATTGGTATCCTCACAACACATGACGTGGAAATCAAACTTCTACTAAATGGGTATCCCTTCAACAAGAGTTGGCAACGTGTAACCAATCCCAGTTTGAGTCAGCTATTGCTCCATACCAAGGGCGATGTAGTTTCTGGTGGAACACAGATTTACACTTTCCGCGTATCAGGTGGTGCCGCAGATGCCGCTGGAAAGCGTTCATCCAACAACATTACAACAAGTCTAGATGAACTAACAAACCTTGGTAACTCCATCATTGGTGGCGATGATGTCTTCCCCAACGGTCCTGACTTGTTGACTATCGGTGCTACCGTGATTGACACATCTGGTATCACGTTGTCCACACCATTCACAATCGCAGGACGTGTTACTTGGACAGAATCTCAAGCATAACGTTCCGAAAAAGTAGTCTTGTTTTTATTGCTTAAGCTTGTGCTTCAGCCCAACTAACACGTGCCGACACGGTGTAAGGTGTGGTAGCAGATACTCCAGCGGGATCCAAGCATACGGCTACCAGAGTGAGTACGTCGGGGCCATCAGGATAAATGCTATCGCCACCTTGGATACTGTTTCCAAGGTATCCTAGTTCACTGATATCGTAACTCTGTACAGCTGAGTTACGCTTACCAGAAGAGTCGTACACTCCTCCAGGGACACGATAACTGAACAAAATGGTACCATCTTGAATGGAATCACCCTTGCTGTGCACGACAAGTTGACTTAGACTTGGAGATGTAGCTGGTTTGAAAGTCTTGTTGTCAATAAAGCTGTTGAGATACAAACGGATCTCGGTATCATTTGTTGTCATAAGACCCACTGACTTCAAACGAAGTTGCATGCGGTTGATCAGTTCACGTACACCAAGAGGACCAGTGATGGACGAATCTACGGAAGGAGCTACACGAATACTAACCAATGGGATGACATTTGGGATCACATCCGTAGCGTCACCAAATGTGTAAGATTGTGATGCGGTTGTTGTCGTAGGCTGGCGGTCAATGAAGATGATAGCTTTGGTGGGATCAGTGTTATCACGTTGAGGAGTTCCCAAAGTCTTGGTGTTAGCTGCTAAACCTGTTCCTGTTACAAGCGTACCCGAACGCAAGTTTTGCAAGGCACTCCACGTGTTGTTTCCAGAAGCACCTCCCGCGGATACAAGGTAATATGCTGGCAAACGGGTTTGTGTATACGGATCGTACACGGTTGTACTGTATAAAGCTGTACTCAAGATGCTCCCTGTGACAACAATTTGATCACCGTTGGTGTAAGTTAGTAGGTTTCCTGAAGCTGTAAACAAGTAGGCCTTATCATCATCATACTTGCCATCCATGATGATAGCGGTACCCCAGTGCAGCAAGGGAGGGACCCAAGTTGGGACCGCTACATTGAAAACCTCGTAACGGGCGGGCAAGTTACCCGAACGGAAATAGGCCTGGTTCAATCGGTTGTTGTGCAGGAATTCATGTACATATCTGACTTCTCCTTTGGTATCCTTGAATCCAAAACGGATCTTACCTGCACCGTACCAAGAGTAATCCATGTAAATCATCTGAATCTTCGTCCGATCTAGCAAGTATCCAGTTGGACCTGTTCCATCACATTTGTCCACGCTCCATTGTGTTTGAGGTACACGCACATCAGTAACAACACTGACTAGGACATTATCTTCCGTAACACCACGGTAGGGTGGTTGGATGTATAAAGTGTTGTCATCCACAATATTCACAACGCGGTATGTCTGTCCGCGAATGACAATGTTTTGCTTCAACGTTAGTTGTGACAGGAAAGATGTGTTGGTGTCAGATGTTTTGGTAACCAATTGGCTTCCAAATACTACACTTACCAAACCTGATAATTGGCTTACACTATCACGGCGAACCGCATACATGTATTGGCCATCGTACTCAAAGTACATACCGTTCTGGTCATCAAATAGTCCCGCACGAAGGCGGCTGTTTGTCCAACCATTAATGAACAAGGATGGGTATCCAGGTGCAACTGTTTCCGTAGGAATCGTTGTGAGAGTAAATGTAAAGGTGTTGATAGTTGGTGTATCAACAATGGTGTATGTTCCATTCCAACCTGTAGTTCCACCAGCCCCCGATACTGTGACGTTCAATCCCGCTTGCATGCGGTGTGGCTTCCGTGTGCGGCCAGTTGCAAGACTACCCACTCGTGATAAGTAGTCAATCTCAAGAGGTGCACTAAAGTTCACTGACAATGAACATTGGATACCCTTACCAGGCTGGTAACGGAAGTACTTGCGAGTTTGACGGGTAATCTGGGCATCTGCGTTCTTAGATGGGATCAGCTCAACGCCACCATCGTGAGCACGGTGGTATACATAACCGTCTGCAAAGGGATAGCAACCAGATGGCACTAGATACAGGGCATTGGTTACTGCTGTGGAAGGATTGGCGGAGACCTTTAGTTTTGTACTGTTTTGAACTTCAGAAATGGTAAGTTCCATAACGGAGCCAAGAGGTATGTTGCGTACACTGTTACCAGTTGTACCAAGAGAAGTCAAATCTACACGGGTACCCGCAGCACCTGCAATGGAATCTGTGTAGGTAAGATGTAATGCGATTTGGGTTGCGCTATAGTTTTGCGCATAGTAGATGTAGTTGTTGATGACGGTAGCCGTGCTAGTTCCTGTAAACCGTACAGGGGTACCACTTGCAATGTTTGTCCCAACAGTGATCGCACGGTTCACTGTATCAACGCTCGTGATGTTGGAGATGGTAGCTGTTGCAGCGGGTACAACGATACGGAACTTATCACCGTACTTGAAGTACGACAAGAAGTTCAAACTATTTCCGTTGATGATTTGTGAGGTTGTGGTTGTGGTGACGGTACCCGTGCCATACACCTCGCCCATGATGGATGTAAAGGTCAATGTGTGTGCTGAACCTGTACCTTGGGATGTGAAGGTAATGGCGGTACCTGCAAGCGCATTTGCACGTGTGGTAGCAAGCTTCAACGTGGTGGGATCCACACGAATGGCATAGTATGTGGTACCACTTGTGAGGCCACCTACACTTGTTCCACCACCATTGTTGTAGACAACAGGGGCACCCGTGATCGTCTTGTGCACTGTTGATGTCAATATGACGTTTGCATTCTGAATCACGCTCGTGGTAGCATCAAATGTAACCGAGTTGCGTAGGATTTGTGCATTGGCGGGCATAGTGAAAGTGTATGCATCGGGTACGGTGGAGATCAAATAAAAGCTTCCGTCCGATGCATCCTCCGTACTTGTTAGAGTTTGGGTGCCCGTACCCGCCGTCAACGAGATCGCGGTAAGTGGACTAGATGCTAGAGACAATGAGATAGTGTATTGGGTAGAATTCATGACATAGTATGTGTTTCCATTCACAAGACCCGAAACCGTAGCACCACCGCCATTGCTGTACACAACCGACATCCCATTGTACAAGTTGTGGGGTGCAATGGTAGTGATGGTTGTCCCAGATACACTCGTACCCAAGAAACTTACCACGCGACGTCCAACCGTGTTGGTGAGTGAGAAGTTTGCTCCTACTGAGAAACCATGGGGGGCAAGAGTCTTTACAGTTACGACTGATGAAGTAGCCTCATCGGTGTTGATATACTCTAACTGATCTGCATTGTAACTTGTACCTTGGTACACAAGTCCCGCAAACAAGTATGAAGTGTTCGCATCGTACAATGATCCCGTAACAGTCTGACTGTACTTGGCGCGGTACACAAATTGGGTCGTAGACAAGATCTTGTTGATGAGGTAGAAACCCTCCGCAGTAACGCTTTTCAATCCAGCAATGTAAATGGGAGCACCATCAATAAAGTTGTGGGCGCTTTGTGTTGTGACGTAGATGTAATCAGTTCCTGATGTAGTGGTTACATCTGCTAACGGGATGGGAGTATCTCCTGTACGGTTGAAGAAAAGGGGAATGTTTGCTACCATTTGGATGGTCTCCCACTTGATACTCTGAAGACCATACTCGAAATCTGTATCAATCAATGACTCGGGGTTACTCACACGTAGCTTGCTGACTGAGTCGGTAAATGTTGCATAATCCAAATCCGACCGCTTCAATATACTTTGGATTAACGTGGTCATCTATCTTTCAAGTATAAATATTTTTGTGTGTTGTCTACCGCACTACAGCTAGAGAATAGCGATCAATCATGTCTATCACATGTTGCTTCCATCCTCCAAAGATGTCCTTGTGATAGGGGACCTTATTGAATGCGCCCGATATGTCATTGTACAAGTACTTGTCAAATACGTTGCCACCAGGATGTTGTTTGGACCACTCGGTTACATCAATGGCATGCACCTCTTTCGTTACAGGGTGTGACAACAGGACCCAATGGACCTCTGGAAACTGTCGCCGCATGAATGAAAGGTCGTTGCGTGAAAGTTGGCCATCCTTCATCAAGATCCATTGTTGCAATGTCTTCTTGCCGCCATGTTGGGCAAAGTGTCGCAACAAATGTGGCATGGTATCTTCTACTGATTCCAAAGCACCCTCAATCCAACCTTGGATCTTGCAGTATGCTTCGCCGACCACAAAGAATCGGACATCCTCTCCCATGATGTGCCGCACCTTTGGTTGGATGACGTCGGTGTCCACACCCTTCTTCCACATGTGCACACCCGCGGGCCAGTAATAGGAATCTATCCATTGAGGCGCAGGGATGTTGTTTACATCAGGGAAGACAGCATGGAGGTGTTTTAGTACCTCGCGCTTTAGATGATCCGCCCCTTTATCGGCATGTGACTTCCAAAAGTCTGCATCTTTGGTATCGCTATAAGATACCATGGCTAGCCCTTTTCTCTTGTCTACAGGGATGAACTGACGCACATGGTCGGGCGTGGAAGTCTTGTAAATGCTAGAGAACCATGGCTTGGGCTTGTGTGGGAAAGCACCATAAATGCGATGCAAACTCACGGGAGATACCGTATCTAATAGCGTCCTTTGTTGATGTGTGAAATTGGTCAACATTCCCAAATCATCTTTCGGGATGGCACATACAACCACCCTTCCAATGTACTTTCGTGGACGCCCCATACCATCGTTTGCATGCACTACAAAGTACTTACCCTTGTCTTCCACATTGGTCACGCGCGTTTGCATGTAAATCTTTGCATGTGTAGCTACCTCGTTTTGTATGGCATGCACTAGGGCGCTCAGGCCTTGTTTACATGAATAATAGGTGGTAGTATCGGCAAAGTCGCGACGAAACATGTCTAAAGCTGATTTGGCATTGGTCACGTGAAACTCGGCATTGTACCCGAACGCATGCACCAAAGTTTGTGTGTCATTCTTTCCCAAGATCCTCTCGCACAATGTTTGAAATGTAATGTTGGACAAGACCGTGGACGGGATGGCGGAGCTACTAGCAAAGACCCTACTCAGCAGTGCATGTGCTGGAGAAGGCTTGCCCATGAAGGTGTGTCGCTTAGGATTAGGGACCTCTTGTAGATGATATTCTTTGAGCAAGCTCCGTACTATGCGATGATTGTCACTAAACCTTCCCGCGCCTGCTTCATACTGAAATGTGGGGTGATAGATGGTTCGGATGCGGCCTCCAAGATTCGTGCCCTTTTCTAGCAAGAGAACAGACAACCCATTCTCTATGCACTTTTTAGCAGTGTAAAGTCCAGAAATTCCGCCTCCAATGATTACTACGTCTGTCATATTTTTCATCTAGTACCTATTGTAGAGAAATGAAAACCCTATTTGGATATATTCTTCTCATTATCCTTATGTTGGTATGTGCGATTGTGCTCTACCGATGGTACATGGGCCGTCGTGAGTACTTTGAAGTGTACCCATCGACGGAGGAGCGTGTCATTGACACATACCAAGAGGTTCTTCATCGCCAACCGTCGTCTACCGAGCTTATCAATGCAACACGTGATATCACATCCAACTTGATCACATGGGATGGTTTGCGTCAACGGATGATGGACTCGGATGAATACGCTCGGATGATCAAGCTACAGTCCAACTCTTTGACACCTGAACTTGACAAGATGTTGTCGGACTCCCGTTTGTTGCGCGAGATATCTGCCATCTACCGTGAGGTACGGAAGAAGGACATACCTCCGAGCATGGTGCTTCCATTGCGTGACATCTACATTGTCATCAACTACAATCCGTTCACCCTTGTAGTGCTGTTGCAAGATCCCAAGTACAAGACGTTCGAAGAAGACCTGTTGAGGACAGAGCAATTGGACAAGAATACCACATTGGATCTATTCACCAAGACATTTGACCAAACCATCCTCCAACAGAAATCTGTAGAGTTGTCTAAGAGCAAGGATGCTGCGAAGATTGCTGCATTAGCAACTAGCAACAATAGCCCCGTGACGGCCGCCGCATTGACATCCGCCGCCAACTCAACACCAGGCACAAATGGCCAAAGCACGGCCACAGGTGGCGGCAAGGATGATGCTTCAAAAGATGCAAAAGGATCTCAACCCAATAGCCTAACACCACAGGAGCAAGAAGCTCTGAAGCAGGTTCTACAGGTCCTTGGTGTATCGCCCGACAACAAGAACGCATGCCCCGTAGATGCTACGGACACCAACATGACTCCCATGGCCAAGTGCATCCAAGCGAACGCAGCTAAGATCTTTGACATTCACGATGCCGCGCGCCGCATTGAGCAACCTCACAAGGGTGATATGGTCCTTCGCCCCGAGTTTGCATGGAGTGTGCCTCAACCTCAACCACCCGTGTGCAACTCCTTGGGCCAAAAACCACTCACACAGCCTTTGCTTGAGAGCTCCAAGTTGCTACTAGGCACCTCTCTCACCGATGCAAGTGATACACAAGTGGGGTCCATCATGCCCAAGTTTGAGTACAAGGAGTTTGTAGACGTACCTTTGGTCAAAAAGTAAGATATAAGCATTAAAGGCATTATCATTTTTACGGTCATGGAGCACAAACAGCTACACTGCATCAATCAAGTGTATGTTCCCACACTTACAAAGTATACGCCCATAGATGTATGTCCACGGGAAGAGATTGCTTGTCCAAGAAAGCTTCTCGCATTTTGCCAATTGATGTCCACGGAATGGACCGATATCATTGTTCATGATCATAGTTTCAAACACGCATACATTTCGTGGCACAAGAAGTATGGTGCGTATAAAGATAGTGTGGTTGGCCTCGGTGTTTATGCATTCACTCGGAATGTGAACCTTTTCAGCTCCATCCACGACCTAGATGACAACGACAACGCCATCTACGAATGGCTGAAGCAGTGGGGTCACGAGCATTTCACCATCACCACTCCTGTGTACGTGTATCACAGGAATGCATCTTATCGTTGTTATGGTGTATCTAATTCTTCTGTAAACTCGTTGGTCCTTATCAATCCATATGAAGATCTCTTGAGCCAACTCATTGATGATGGATGCTACACAGTCGGGACAGGCCTCACGCTTGCATTAGCTATGCACCGTCTTGGGTTTTTCAGTGCACAATCTATGACGCGAGCACTCATACGGTTCATGGATGGGGAGCCATGGTATGCGGAACTGCCATTAGAGTACCATGACTTGTACCTCAACCACTTGATCCCTCAGATTGCCGACCATCCCTACTTATACGCATGCACGGGGCCAGATGTAGCTCATATAGACGTCACATCCTATTTGCTAAGGACCTATAACGTTCCATCGCACATCACCCAAGTCATCACGACGACCAAACATCTGTATACAACACCATTCGTAGCAGGCCTCCCTCATATGACTGCACAACACATGCAACTTTTGGACTTCAACAGTATGTTTTCGGTTCCCGAATCGGAAGAAGGAGATACAATGACGATTGATGTCATGGGGTTGTTTCAGAACGTCTTGCGGAACAAGCGTACATGGAAATGGTGGTTGCGTCATCAAGATACAGCTTTGGATAAGATTCTGAAATCCTTTGAATGCTTAGATGATGCGGTTACCTTTACCTTGAAACGGTTGTTCAAGTTGTATCGGAAGGGGTCCAACCGTCGTGTCCGCCATATTTGGAAAGGCATATTTGCACGTGTCGATACCAAGACCATGCAGACATGGCTCCACAAGTATCTCATGTTGCGCTACATTAAGACCGCCCTCAAGCGCCATGGCGTGTACCTGGCAACTTGTTGGATCCCATACCCTCCGATTGCTTTCATCAAAGACTTGCTCGCTTTCTACAAGGACGATTTTGACTTGTACGCAGCGCGCAGACTATCCATTATTACCCCTTATGACGAAGCAATGCATAACATCTTCGTATCGGATGGTGCAAACCATGATAATGCTCAAACCGTAAATGTGTCCAATTCTATCATCCGTCTCATGTCTAAGTTCAAGCTAACTTCTAGCGTAGGAGTGTTTTACAGTCTACTCAAAAAACAGATTACCGACCGACTATGCGTGTTGCGAACGGCATTTATGACACCGACACTGAATGTCAGCGAGAATGCAGGGGCTACTATCTGGCTGATCCTACAAGACTATCTTGAGGATCATCGCGAAAATCTAGTACTTTAGTGTTGTTGCATGGCCATGCACCCACAGCCTCCCTTGGACTTCCACTTGCCCCAAGCAGCGAGCTTTTGCTTGCCTCCCGACATTTTGATAGGGCGGGTCACCAACACAATGACCAACACAAGAATGGCCATGACCACAAGGGCGATGCCAATCAGCTTGCAAATGCGCTTGTTATCCCACGTAGACTTGGGGTGTTCTTCCTCTTTCTTGGCGGGTTCCATGATCCTTTTTCACTAGTATATTGGTAGAAATGAATTCGATACGCAAGTGTTTCAAGTATGCGGTAGTACGTTCCGCAGTAAAGCAAAGGCGTGTTCTTTGGGCTCGGTGCCAGCAAGTGCACGACCTGTGCCTGCACGCATTGTGTTGGGGTGATCCCGATGCAGCAATGTCCATCACGCACTTGCCGTCCGTATCGTGCAAAATGATTGTGCGTGACGCGTTTATAGATCAGCAATTTGTTTTGTTTCACAACACATCAAGTATTCTCCACATGCTCTTGATATGTTTGGTTCTGTATGCGGAGACTGTTGTAGTAGAGAAAAAGAAGATCTCTGGATATGATAACGGAGTGTAATGGATTGTGCAATACCATTTCAAGATACACTTGCATCCTTGGTTGTGCATGTGTGGACGGACAAAGATACCTACACCACACACGCAATGAATAACCAAGAGGATGCGATCAAAATCTATAAAGACGACACATTACTCAGGGCAATCTCAAAGATTGCAGTGTTACTCAACAAAACAAGCATGCCATATGTGTGGCACAAGTCCAAAAGTGTTCTCTTTACAATCAAGGAAACGGCATGGAAAGGGTATCGGGTGCACCCTTGGGATGCATCGTACGATGAGACAAGTCGTAGCAAGCCTGTCATCATCTACCATGCCAACGAACTGATCGGGGACCGTCATACACTTAATGTTGTATTTGCTCAAGATGTCCAAGGGAATGAGCACTTCTTCCCTGAGATGAGCTACAAGATCCCAACCGCGGCCAGCATTCTCAAGGAAGACGCCATCCTCAAAAAGTTGCTTTCGTATACCCATGACCAGCATGTACAGCTACAAAAGCCTGACCATTCTTGCACCTTCTCACACATCGCCTTCAAGGGTAAACCCACAAAGATGACGTTGCAACTCCAAGACATATTTGAGAAGCTGCATGCAACCCAGTTTATGCCTTTCATACAATGGATGGACGACCCATCGCGTGTCCTATACAAGTTGTATCAGCAACACACCATCCCATCAGCCCATGTTGCACATTGGACATCCTCGGATCGTTTGCCGAAGGTGGAAACGTCTATCACCTGCTACAGTCCTATCAACAAACGCAATGTGTATGCACGGGTCTTCATTGATCTTCATGGAGATGTGCTAGTGACGTACCACATGGATGCACGTGAAAAGGTGGATTGGGAAACCATTCAAACACATTGTAACAAACTCTTTGAACACCTATCCACAATCACTGGCAACAAGTACATCATTACGCAAGATGCCATTTCTGTTCGTACCGAGGTAGTGGCCAAGGATGCTACATTGGGTGTGCTCGCAAGTCTAATGAGTAGCGTGCTACCTGTGTTCCATGTGATCAAGTACCAAAACAGCAAGATTGATGCCATCTTTAAGCGTGCGAGCAATTACCAAGATGCCATTCAGCTTTCTGAGTACATACACTCTAAGCTACAAATGGGCATCCCTGTGCCAGAGATTGTGGAAAACTTACGTGACATGGGTGTATCTGAAAGCGACATCGCAAGCCACCTTCAAGCTGCTCAAGATCTCCAAGAACCATTGAGCACTGCAAAGATAGAAACAGGCACCTTGGTACACATCTCCAAGGTAAGCTATGGTTTCAAGGTCCACATTGAGAATGCGCCTTCCATGGATGAGGTCCGCATGGCAATGCATTGGTTGCGGGCATGCGTGCTGCATTCCGCATCTTGGACAAAGAAGACCGTAAAGGTCAAGGAATCACCCCCCTCCAAGAAGAGCTCATCTTCGGACAAACCAGGACCTTCGCGTGCTCCTGAACCGAAGAAGTCATCGTCCTCATCAAGCAATGCCTTGGAGGAGTCGTTGAGTAGTGATGAGTTGGACTTCTTGGATGGTGGTGCGGCTGGAAAGGAACACCAACGATACTTCTTGAACATGCTCCAAGAAGCCGATCCCCAGTTGTTCAATGATCCAACACAGAACTATGCCCGTATGTGTCAAGCATCGGCGTTTCATCAACCCGTTGTGATGACGGTGGAAGAGAAGGATCGGCTTATTGAAGAAGGATACGGAGACGCGATCGACAACATGATTGTGTATGGCAGCGACCCCGCACGTCAACATGCATACTTCTGTCCTCGTATCTGGTGCCCCGTCTCCAAGAAGCCTTTGACATACCAAAAGTACATGGAGCTTGGACAGAAATGCCCTAGCGGCGAGGATCCAAAACTGTTATACGAACACTCGTATTGGGAGAACAGCCATGAGACCAAGCACTTTGTTGGTTTCCACAAGAACAAGACATCCAATGGTTTGTGCCTTCCATGTTGCTATATCAAGGAGTTGTCAAAGGCCAAAGAGAAAGAGTGCATGAACCCTGCTGCCCCTCAGTCCGAAGCTAAGAAACCAAAGAAGAAAGATGATGTAGCTAAAAAGCAATCGGTAGCATCCCCGCCTGTCTCTGACGCAAAGGATGATTCGTATCTGATGACCCATGTTGCACCACTCCCTGAAGGTCGCAGTGGGCAGATTCCTCAAGTTCTCCATGAGATCATTCTTCCGAATGTAACATACCAACTTTGCAACAAGACCTTGAGCTCTCAAGAGTGTGTCGTTCGGCATGGTATCGTCCACCAAGGTGACAGCCTGATGAATGCCATCGCATATGCATTGTCTATGCCATCCAAGCAGCACTTGGTGTCGTGGATCAAACAACGGCTTGACCCCATCACGTTCTTGTCACTGGAGAATGGCCACATCGTATCCGCTTTCATAGATGATCACGCGATGCTTCCCAAAGACCACAAAGGCCTCGTCAAGGAGCTGAAGGTCCGATTGCGGAAGTACCCAAAATATGTAGAGCAGTTTGGTCTAGAGTCCCTCTTGTCAAGTACTCCTGATAAGTACAAACTCTCACGTGAGCTACAATTGTATGTCGCTTGGTTGCGATTCATGCAATATTTGTCGTCCGAAGAGCACAAGAACCCTCATCACTTGTTTGATCTCTTCAAACACATGGGTTACCTTCTTGTCATGTGGGACAAGGAAGGAGCGAATGAGGTTCTCTTAACGTGCCCATACTTCTCCTCGGCTGCCCATCTCATACGTAATGTGGAAGAGCATCGTAAGACCATCATGCTACTTCATGAGAATGGTGTATATGAACCACTAGAGATGAAAAAACGCAACACTCAAGGGTCACCCATTCTTGATACCAAGTTTACCACAAAGATAGACGATATGTTGGGCTCTTGCAATGAGGACAACAAGCTAGAACTATTATTCAATCAGGTGCGAACCATAGAATTATGGGCGAAGGAGGTACTATTCCATGCGGCACCTTACAAGTACCGCACAGCTATCGTATCACCAAACATGTACATCACCCATATCATGACAGATGGAAACATGATGATCAAGTTGTCTGGTATGGGCCTACCCATCGGCTACCTCCCACGCTTGTTGGAAGAAACCTCCATATCCTCCATACGGTACCACGAGGACATTGCTGGGACTGTGTTGAATGTTAGCATCTTGCAAGCCGACTTTGACATCTTCGCACGGAAGCTTCAAGCGATTGGATTCGGCTTTGATCTTGGACGGTTGGATGCTACCCGTATTGTAGCTGGGTATTACAACACCATCCTTACCATTCCCCACCCAACGGTAGCCCCCATGATCCTCTTGCGAGCGGAAGACAAGTTGCGGGACTTCCAACAAGAAGAAGAAGCACTGCAAAACAAGTGGCACCAATTGCAACGGCGGGTGGGAAAAACACTCCTGGCCCATTATGAGACCCTTGTCCATCCTCTCCTCCACATGTCGCGCAAGGATCGTATCAACACACTATCCAACACATTTCCGTCCATTCCACAGAAGCGCCGTTTGCATACCATCCTTGAAGAGATACCACTTGAGCATGGCAAAGAAGCGGTTGCAGAATGGCTTCGCATGGTCGGATACACCGACAAGCTGCCTTTCTATGACGCACGCGTCTTCCAAGGAAGCAACAAGCACGAGTGGCTTTTCTCTCAACAAACCGTGGAGCATGGTATTCCTGATTACGTCAAGGTTCCCGTCAAGGGTGCCCGCCCCGTCCCTCAAGAGACGCCATCAAAGGAACAGACCCAAAAGAAGAAGCTTGCACAGTCTCCCTCGGATGGGATAGAGATGCCACACATGTTGCAAGACGCTATCGTCCAACGAAACAAGCTTCCTAGCAAATGGACGCAAATGCGACAATACGAATGGGCTAACTTCCATGTTCTCAATGTGCGCGACTATGGCAAGGACACCATACCCAACCTCTTGCAGTGGGTGTCCAAGAAGCTATTGGTCCCCGTCGTATGGGGAGACATCTTGTATCTACGGTCCAAGTATGTTCTTGGTGCCTTGCAAGATGAGGTTGCTATGATCACGCTATTGGAAGACCCAAGCATGAATGCCGAATGGGCCAGTGTGCTTGGCAAATCCTACAAACAACCCAAGCAACTTTGGGATCGTGGCTTTGCCAAACAGACGTTCCCCGATCTGAAGCGCACTTGGGAAACGATCGTCGCATCAGACCGTCTTTGGCCCATGGATCTAGACCTTTATGTAGCTGCTAAACTGATGGATTGCACCATCTTGTTGTTGCATCGGAGCAAGTATGGAGCATCCAAAGACGAGGGTAAACGAGGGGACCTAGATGATCTGGTGGTATCATCCTCTCTCCTCTCCCGTAAATACACCCTTTCTCATGTTCAATCCAAGCCGATATGTATCATATACAAAGATACCAATAAAGAGCACGCTGTGTACTCAGCGATTACTGACAAAAACAATACATTCTTGTATCCATCCTTGATGAAATGTCCAAAAGACATACGTAATTTGGTGGAGTATCATATCTCTCAAGGAAGTGTTATCTTCCGTTAGACAAAGGTGACCTTCGCCTTGGGAATCGTCTTATTCTGTTTTGTGGGTAGTTCATATTGGAACGCGATGTGGTTGTAACCGCAAGGGTCGGAAACCTCGGGTGTTTCGGGTGCGTAATCCGAACCTTCTAGCAGTGCCTCCTTCTTGGATACGTTTCGCAGTAGCTGGATGTACTTGTCCTCATCCAGAATGATCTCGCTGTCTCCTGTGCCGCAAGGTGGCAGCTGTCCGAGCATGATGTTTGCGGACACACCATTGATCTTGTCGTACTCGCTGAAGATACTGGCATTGATGAGCATGTCGGTCGTCTCCTCAAACGAGGACTTGGCAAGCGGGCCTACGTCACCACGGTTGATACCGTGACGATCAATGGACATCAGGGTACCGCGGTTGGTCATGGTATCCAGCAGAAGGGATACGTGGCGGTAGTTGAGAGCACCTTCGCCAATGACATCCATGATTTCATGGTAGAGAGCATTGCGTGCGGCCTCAATACCTAGCGTGTGGAAGATCTCCCACACATCGTTGGAACGGGTGCGGTAGTTGTCTACATTCGGGTTGGCGAAGATCTCTTGGAGGTTGCTTCCGTCGGTGTCCAGCACCCACTCGGAGACCTTCTCAAAGTTGGCCGTCTCCGCATTGTACAACGTGGACGACTTGGGATGCATAGATACCTTCTTGATACCCTTGACTCCCTTGAGTAGCACATTGTGGATGAGGTTGTGTTCCACCGCCTTGAGTGCGGCAATGGCATCCTCGGATTCAATGTCCTTCATTCCAATCTCGGTCATACGCACGCGGAAGATGAGCTCCGATGCGTTGTCATCACTGAAGGTGCAATCAATCATGTTGCTGTAGACAGAGTGGATCTTGAGGTAGACGTCTAGCATGGTTAGACCCAGTCGGTACATCTTGTCCTTGTTGAGTTTCATCCGCAGAAGCCAAGGAGAGTTGCTGCGGCACTTGGTCGTCTCCACGTTTCCGAACTCGCGGTATGCCTCTAGCATGTGGTCATCGGTCTCAATACCCGAGCGTAGTCCGTCTTCACCAGGAGGGTCCCAGAACACTTCGGTAGCATCTAGGATGTCTACTAGGCGTGTGATCTCAAGCGAGTTCTTGACCTTGATAGCCCGCTCCTTGGTCTCTTGGAAGCGAGTGTCTGTAATCTTGCCATCGCCGTCCTCCACGGGGTTGACGACGGTGCCGATGTCTCTTTGTAGATAGATGGTCAGGATAGGGGTCTTGATGTTCTTGCTCACGCTTAGAAGCTCCTTGAAACGGGGCACACCCGACGTAGCCTTGACCGCGGCAACCGTACCCGAAGAGTGGAAAGAGTCTAGCACAAGCTGTGTAGAGTTCTCTCCCATGGTCTGGGCGGCGACGATGCCAATCATCTCTCCAGCCTGAGCGATCGCTTGTAGGAAGTAACGGTACACTTCATCCACAATCCAGTCAAACACAGAGCGGGTCATGTGGTGCTTGAAGATGAGGGGCTTGGGTGATAGGTGTAGTCGGGTCAGAAGTTGGATGAAGCGGGTGCCTTGCTTGATGTCTCCAACCTTGAGCTTGGCAACAAGGGTATCTAGCTTGTCAAGCACGTACTTGGGCGTCAGATCGGTGGGAAGGCCGTAGGTGCCCGCGGCCTCCGAGCGTTGCACGGCGGTGCTGATGATTCGCTCAAACGGAATGGGGAAGGTAATCTTGTCAATCTTGTCTCCCTTGAACACCTTCTGGATGAGGAACTCGCGGTCGTCCAGCAGTTGGTCGTAGTGTTCCTTGCAGCGTTCAAACACGTTGCCTTCTTCCTTCATCTCTTTCCACGCGTTCTCGGTCATGTGCAATTGGAAGTTGTCCTCGGGGCGGATGTAGTAGTCCTTATCCATCTCAAACATGTTCATCTTGATGTACGGAATGTATTGGTTCTCCATCTTGGTGCCGTCCATGCCGTCCTCGCCATACAAGAACTGCACGATGACTCCAGTCGCGTTGCGTACGGTTTGATCGTAGTAGATCTTGCAATCCTCCATCGCCTTGACGAGACGACGTTGGATATAACCAGTTTCACTGGTTTTGACTGCAGTATCAATAAGGCCCTCGCGACCGCCCATAGCGTGGAAGAACACTTCTTGGGGCGTCAATCCGCTGATGAAGCTGTTCTCTACGAAGCCACGAGCCTCGGGTCCGTCATCAAACTTGTTGAAGTGAGGAAGGGTGCGATCCGTGAATCCATAGGCAACACGCTTGCCGTCCACGTTCTGCTGACCAACACAACCAATCATCTGAGATACGTTGATGTCCTTGCCCTTGGAGCCAGACTTCACCATGTTGATCATACGGTTGGTGCGCTCATCAATCTGCTCCAGTCCGATCTTGCCGATGTCCTTGGTAGTGTTGTTGAGAATGTTGATGATTTCACGCTCAAAGAAGTCGTCGTTTTGGAAGATACTGTTGTTCACAAGGTTGCCCTTGCGCGCCTCCTCAATCTTCTTGTAGGCGTTGGCCTTCATGACGTGGATGGTCTCCTTGAGTTTGTCTTGGGTTGCGGCATCTACCACGAGATCACTGATACCCACACTGAAGCCCGACGACATGAGCCAGCGGCACACCAGTCGTTGGAGGTTATCCAGGAAGCGGCGTACCTCAAATGGCCCGTAGTCGTGGTACAGGATAGGGATGATGCCCTTGGAGATGCTGTGGAAAACAGGCTTGTCAATGGTTCCCGAAAGGAGTTGACTGTCCTTGATGACGACCTTCTCTTCCGCCTTGTTCTTCATGGAGATATAGAGGGAAGGTGGTAGAATGTGTGAGAATGCTTGTTTTCCTGAGAAGTTGTGGTCCTTGTTGTGCAGCTTGGGCATCTCGCCGTAGAAGTAGCTGTTGACCATTTGAAGATTTGCAAGGGTCTTGTCGTGGATGCGGACCCAGTCTTTTGTAAGGCGGAAGGATCCCAACATAGTGTCTTGTACCACCTCAATGACGGGCTTGCCATCACGAGGCGCCAGAACCATGTAAGGAACCGCCGCAAGATCCATCAGCTCACTCATTGTCTGAGTGCTCTGGGGACAGAATGCGTTCATCTCCATGAACACCCCATTGCTTTCACAATGGGACGGAATACACCTTGAGCCACATCAGGTTGGCTAGACCTTCATGTGTGACCCGCTTCCATCTACTCTCTGAACCTTCTCCATGCCCTGCCATACGGGTTTAGGAGCTTGGCTGCGGATTGCCCAATCCTTATCGTTGTTACCATACCCACGATTTTTCTCCGTGGCCAGACTGCCCTTTCGGAACAGTCCTTGGTAGACAAGGCTCTAAGGGGTTTCCCGACAATTTGAAAGCGTTGCAACGTGACATGTCTGTTCACGTTACTAGGTAGTTATATCGTAGGTCAGGGTTCCACTGTTTTCCTGCAAAGGTTTCCCTGACAACCGTTGCAGCAGCTACCTGTTGGGGACAAGATGAACCACCACACTACTGTGGTGTAGGTTTATCCCCGTCAAAGTCAGCATTATACCTTGATACCCCTCCTTTCGGAGTATTTTGAAGGGAGTAGACTATATCTTAAGCTATCCTTGGAAGTGACTAGCTTCCTCAAGCCCACATCCATTTAGTCGTTGAACCTTCTCCATGCCCTTGTCATAGCGGGTTTAGGAGCTTGGCTGCGGATCACCCAATCCTCATCCTTATTACTATACCTGAGGTTCTACTCTCAGCCAGGGACGGTTTTCACACATCCCCTTAGTAGATGAGGCTCTAAGGGTTTCCCCGAACAATTTGGACGTGTTGCAGGGATACAACATCCCCACTAGCACCTGTGGCTGGCGTGGTGTGTGCCACTAACTTGTTTCCCCCAACCTTATACACACTTTCGGTTGGGAAGGGTACTTTTCACCCCTATAATGCTAAGGGTTTGTTACCAGTACATTCAGTCTGAACGTTTGGTAGGGCATGACACGGACCTTGTGGCCCATCATGCTCATCTTGTGAAGGGAAGGCTGACGGTTGAAAAGGAGGAAGTCTCCATCGCGGTAGTGGCGATCCACAATGTCTCCCTCCTTGAGCTCCGCGGCAATCTTATCGCGATCGGGGTACTTGAGAGTCTTGGTCACCCCCGTCTCAGCAATACGCACGTACTTCGCTCCAGGCCACACGTCGGGACCATTGCGCACCAGGCGTTGCAGTTCCTCCTTGTTGTACTTGTTGACGGTCTCGGGGAAGGTGATGTTCATAGCAATCTTGACAGGCACGCCCACCTCGTCCACACTGATGAAAGGATCAGGGGTGATGACCGAACGTGCAGACTGATCCACACGCTTGCCATTGAGGTTACCACGGATACGACCTTCCTTCTTCTTGAGACGATCGGCAATGGACTTGAGCTTTCGCCCATTCCGCTGTTGGGCAGGGGGAAGTCCAGGGATCTGATTGTCCATAAAGGTGGACACATGGTATTGTAGAGCCAGAGAGATAAGCTTGAGGTGCTCTTCGTTGGCATTGCCCTTCTCAATCCGTTGCCTCAACTGGTTGTTGGTCTTGATGATGTCGGAAAGCTTGTGGGTGAGGTCGTCCTCCCTGCGTTGCCCATTCTCCTCAATGATGCTTGGGCGAACCGCAGGAGGTGGCACAGGCACGACCGTGCAAATCATGTACTCGGGCTTGTTGAATTGGGGGTTGAAACCGAGAGCCTCCATGTCCGCCTCCGTCATACGCTGGAAGATGTTGAGCACGCGTTCGGGTGTGAACTCCTCGCGGACGGTCTCCTTTCCAGTTTCTCCAGCGTCCTTCCACTCCGCAAAGATCTTCATGGCACCTTCCTTGATGTATCGCGATGGACGCCGCGCGCCACATCCGTTGCCACCATCATCTCCGCAGCGCTTGATGCGCGTGTTGCCACAGATCTTGAGCATTGCCTCCCAACGCTTCTGCAGGTTGCGTGTGGACATCGCCTTCTTCACATCCTCGCGGAAGTCGTCAGAGCATTGCGACGGAGATACGAGAATTCGCGAGCATCGGTGGCACACGCAATTCAGGATCTTTCGCACAGTGTCGAAGAACATCGCATGATAGACGGGACGAGCTAACACGATATGGCCGAAGTGTCCAGGACAGAAGATGTTCTTTTGTTCGCATGTGCTGCAGTATTTGTTGTGCTCCAAGACACCCATGCGCGGATCAAACAGTCCTCCCGTGACAGGCTCATTCCTGTCATAGGTTTCCGTGGTAGTCACATGAACGACAGAACGGCGTACCACCTCTTCAGGACCTAACACACTGAACTGAATTCCCCGCACGACATCAATCTCTTGGTCGTAGGAGAGCTCTTTGTAGATCGACATTGGAAAAGGCTCTGTCTCTGTCTTTAAACCTAGATTTTAAATGCTTTATACTGGTTTTGCTACGCAATATCGGCATGACCTACATCAATTTTTCGTAACGACTTAAAAATTGAAATTCCAACCATTGTATAAGGATGGACGCTCCTTCGGACGATATGCTTACTCGTGCTAAGAAGAAGATGATGGAGACAAACAAGCGTGATATTGCTGTTCAGACCGAGGGTGACTACCAACCGACCGTGGAGGACGACACTTCCGACGAGGACTATGATCCCGAGGAGGAGACGGATTCGGAATATGAAGAGGAAATAGAAGAGTATGATGAAGAACCACTTCCGACCAACCCTCAAGTCCTATTCTTCTATGGTGGTCCTCAAGGCCAGATGTTTCCCCTTCTCACTTGCAACCATGGAGACGAAGAGGAGGATGACGACCTTCCTGCCCGCAAGCGAACCAAAACCGAAGCCTCACCATTTGTACATAACCTTTCACGTGAGGAAAAGGCATACTTCAAGTCACTTCCCGAGGAGGAACAGAAACGGCTGGTAGATCTCGACCACAATGCCCGTACTGTACATAACAAGAATGACGTTCCACTGCGCTTCAAGATCCTAAACTCGGAGATGGAACACTCCGCTAAGACCATCGTTCTTCACAAGATTGACCAGTTCCAACGAATGCATGAAGGCTCTGGAGAGTACTTCAAGCTCAAGAACTGGCTCAACGCAGTGTGCCGCATGCCCCTTGGCCGCTACAACCAACTGCCCGTGAGCTACGCGAATGATGTGAATGAGATCGCGGTGTATCTGCAAGGTGTGCGCAAGTCCCTGGACAACACCGTGTTTGGACACTCAGAGGCCAAGGACCAGATCATGCGCATTCTGGCCCAGTGGATCTCAAACCCATCGTCAAAAGGCAATTGCATCGGCATCCAAGGCCCCATGGGTTGTGGTAAGACAAGTCTAGTCAAAGAAGGTATTTGCAAGGCGCTCCAGATGCCGTTTGGATTCATTGCGCTGGGAGGTGCAAGCGACGGTGCATTCCTAGAAGGCCATGGTTTCACGTATGAAGGCTCTACCTATGGAAAGATTGCAGAGGTCCTCATGCGCACCCAGGTCATGAACCCGATTTTCTTCTTTGATGAGCTGGATAAGGTCTCACAAACACGCCGCGGCGAAGAGGTGACAGGCATCCTCACACACCTCACGGACAGTAGCCAGAACGAGCGCTTCAACGACCGCTACTTTGGAGAGGTGGACCTGGACCTGTCCAAGGCGCTTATTGTCTTCAGCTACAATGACGAGAGCCTTGTGAATCCTATCCTCAAAGATCGTATGATCACCATTCATGTCAAGGGATACAACAAAAAGGAGAAACTAACCATCGCCATGGACTACCTGTTGCCGTCCATTCTCTCTCAGTTCAAACTCACCAAGGACGACATTGTGTTTTCCAAAGAGATCATGGAAAAAATCATTGAAAAGGTGCCACCCGAAGAAGGTGTTCGCAACCTGAAGCGTGGTCTAGAGTCTATTGTCAGTTGGATCAACATGTTGCGCTATGTTCCCGACAACGACTCCATTGCATTTCCGTTCCACGTAGAGGAGCAGCACGTCAAAAAGTATATCAAGCAAGTACACCACGGAATGATGTCCGATGATGTAGCTCGTTCTATGTATATCTAGCTAGCTTAAGACAGGTTGCACAAATACAGTGTCTTATCAAACTCGGCAATGATCTCCTCTAGGATGTTTTGTAGTTCAGGTTGTTTTTCAAAGGCATTCAACAGTCCTTGAATCTTGTCACGCTCGGATTCCAAGTATTTCTCCAATTTGGTAGTGTCAGATGTCGCTTTCATTTCAATGGTGAAGTGCTTCAGAGGTTGCTTCTTGAAACGACCAATGAAAGCTTCCACAAACAAGTCAACCTTGTCGGACAAGGTGCCATGGAGGTCATCTAGGGCCTTGTGTTTGGCATAGCTGGTTGTAGCCCAGTGCAACAGTTTGATCTGACCAATCAAGGACAAGAAGTACTGTGTGATTTTCTGTTCGTCGTGCATCCCTGTCATCTTGATAGAAAATTTGTTGTTGGATGTTTGTAGTGAGGATGTTGCACATCTGGTTAGCGGTTGTGCTGTTAATTGTAATCTTTTGTATTGCGATTGACAAGTCATTCCCTAAAACCATCAAGTTGCATGAAACCTTTGCAAGTAGCACAACGAGCATTGAGATCTGGGACAAAGAAAAGACACAAAGCTTCTTGGCAAGCGATCCCGATGGGTATGTTCAAATGATGTCCAAGTATGATCTCATGGCGCGGAAGGCAAAGTCACATGCAGACTACCTCATGAAGATTTCTAGTGTTGCATCCGAAGCACCTCTTGCCGAACAAGCGCTCCTTTCCGCAGCTATACATCGGGTAGACTCCTACTTGAAGAAAAACCCTACTTTGCCAATATCGGCGGGAAAACTGTTGAACATACCATGGATCATTGCAGTGACAAAAGGAAAAACATACGAGAATGGGTTCCCTCACACACGCCAAAACATCATCTTGTTGAATCACTCCACGATCTTGTCGCCGTCCTTGGCCAACACACTTTTGCACGAGAAGATCCATGTGTATCAGCGCATGTATCCCGAAGACATCAACTCATGGATGCAGTCCAAGGGGTTCACTCGTTGGAAGCTACGGAGCCAAGAACCATTGGCGCGCGCAAATCCCGACATTGATCCGTGGATCTATATAGACCCAACCACATCCAAACCAATGATTGCGGCATACTCATCCGATGCTCCCATTAGCATCTCGGATGTGAAGCTTACGTCCCCAGCATTTGAACATCCGTACGAGTTCCTAGCTTACGAAATAGCAAATATGTTACCTTCGTAACCGAGGATACCCCAGTGCGTGCAACGTGTCCAAAATGCCCCATATACGGTCCCACCCAGTTCTTCCCACTTGTTGCAAAAGTAGTAGTCTTCGGACAAGTAGACATGATCCTTCATGATGCAATCAAAGAACTTGAAGTATTTCTTGCCGTCCGCATAGAACCAATCATCGGGGTTGTTCTTTTGCATTTCCTCTAACACCGAACGCTTGATGAGGAGCATGCCCGTTCCAACAAACTTGACAGGTTGTGGCGCATAAATGTCTTGGATGGGTTGCGCATCGTCTTTGGGAACGACGACATACTCTAGCATGGGCGTTGTCTTTTTTCCTTTTTCTACACGATCCCAATCCAGTTTCTTCTTGGGATATACACCTCCAATCAGGGGCACGTCAGCTTTGATCATACGAACAACATCGTCGGACTGGAATTGAATGTCGGCATCCAAGAACAATAGGTGCGTACACTCCCGTTTGTCAAGGAAGTCTTGGCATAGATAGTTGCGCGCTCGTTGGATTAAGCTTTCGTTTGCAATGAACGAGTAGTCAATACCAATATTGTTCTCACGGCATGCCCTGTCTAGCCTGAGCAAGCTGATTACGTACTCAAAGTTCATATTCCCGCCATATGCTGGGGTACACACGAGCACGTTTGGTTTCATGATTAAAAAAGATACGGTATCTTTAATACTTTTTACAATTTAATTTTCCGATTTATACACCTTCGGTGGTTTCACTCTGTTTTTCCGCTTCTTCCATACTTCGGGTTGAAAAGCGTGTAGGAAGTAGTTTTGTACATTACCGTGTGAAAACGTTTCAGTCTATCCGCTATACAGCTTCGTTGACAATCAGAAATTTAAATTGTTAAATGCTGTATATACCGTTGAATCCAATGGACCAACTACTCCAACAAGCGCCTGCGCACGTGACTGTGGACGAGGCCAAAGCAGCGCTAGAAAAATGCAACAACAACGTGGTGGATGCAATTGCCTTGCTATGGAAGGTCCCCGCACCCGAAACAAAACCTACGGACAAATGGCAAGAGATCCGCGACATCTGCTCAGCACACGAAAACGCCATGAAAAACTTACTTAAGGATTCACAGTCGCAGAAAATGTAAAGATGTCGTCGCCGTATCTTTTGGAGATCAAAACCATGCAGGCCTCTGTTTTCAAACAGGTGGTGGATGCCTTGAAGGAAATCCTCATGGACGTCAACCTTGAGTTTGATGAAACTGGCATGAAGGTTGTAGCTCTAGATACCACCCACATTGTACTTGTTCATCTCAAACTAGATGCGGACCGTTTTGAGACCTATTCTTGCGAGAAAAAGCTGTATGTGGGCATCAACATGCTAAAGCTTCACATGCTAATCAAGACCGTCAGCAACAACGACGTTCTTACCCTATATGTGGAGCGCGATGACCCCAACCACTTGGGCATCCGCATTGAGAACCCCGAAAAGAACCTGCGGACCACCTACAAGTTGTCTATGTTGGACATCAACGTCCTCAACATTAGCATCCCACCTGCCGACTTTGAAACCACAATCACCATGCCTTCGGTAGATTTCCAAAAGATCATTCGCGACATGCACAACCTTGCAGATTTCATTGAGATCAGCAATGTGGAAAACCAACTCACCTTCAAGTGCAAGGGGGATTTCTGCACACAGGATACGATCATCGGCGCGGACAAGAACCAACAGATTACCATCGTAAAACACAGCAACAAGAACCACGAGATCATCCAAGGCGTATACAGCCTGAAGTATCTGGTGATGTTCACCAAGTGCACCAACCTAAGCAGCACGGTGGAACTATTCATCAAGAACTCGTACCCACTTGTGTTGTGCTACAGTGTCGCCAGCCTTGGCTCTATCAAACTTTGCCTTGCTCAACAAGACTCGTAAAAGTAATTATGACTCAAAATCTTTGTTTTCTTGGTGTCCCTTGAACATGACAGATGTGTAGTATGGTACCTGGAACGTGTACTTTGCCTGATCGGACCATGCCTTGTCACCAATCCAGATGCGGACGATGCAATAGTTGCGTTTTGGAGAGATGGAAACGCCACACACTTTGGACCAATTCTCGCCTCGTACGGATGGCTGGAGCAATGTCTCGCCAACGGCACGGGCGGCCAATTCATGCCAAGCCTTGGACACTTCGGGTTTCATGGTTTTGTAAGAAAAGCACCCACCCTGTTTGTTATGATCATCCTCCCACATGGGCTTGATGTGTTCACGCATCAAGAAGAACATTCCCTTGTTCCACATGTTCCCAAAGGCATCACACATCTGCGTGAGTTCTTCTGCGGTTGAGATATTCCCCAGATAATGGTAACTGTGTTCATCCCAATTGTCATTGTATGGGTCATGAAAATAAAGGGACCAAACATCGTTGAGGAATGTTTCCGCCATTGCCTTGGTTGACATGATCCACTGTCTTTATATTACTTTTGATTTTTCAGATTGGGCGGCACACATGCTACATGGTCCTGCAAGGGAATGTCTTCAGAGATATACAAGGGTACCTCTTCATACCAAGCTACGGTGTCGCTTACGGTATTTTCTTCAATGCATTCGTGTGTCATAGTATGCAAGCCATGTTCCACGTAGATCGTCAAGATGCGACGGTTGCCCCATGGGACTAGCTCTTTCTTCGTGCTGAAGTAGATGTATTTCGGGTCACGTGTCTCTATGTCGTAAATGATCGTCACCCGCTCGACTTTGTTTTCTTGTCTCACTTGTGTCGGAAACAAGCATCCGCACTTGTATGATGTATGTGTGGACACGGGAAAGTAGAACTGATATGTTTCGGCATAGGTGATCCTGTTATTGAAACGGAGACGGCCGCTAACCTTGTAACATACACTACCCGAGCAACACCAAGTGATGTGTGACGGATATTGCTTTTCGTTTGGATGGAACATCAATACAATGGGGATGGTCATCAAAAATTGACTTAAAATATAGCTACAAATATTACTTCACGATCAGGATGTTCCGTGTTGCGAAGATCCACAACGATGCCGTTATTCCCAAGCGCGGAAGTGCCGCTGCAGCTGGCTATGACCTTTATGCGGTAGAGGACAATGTCGTCCAAGTTGGTGATCGTGCTATGGTGGACACTGGCATTGCTATCGATATTCCCACGGACTGTTATGCTCGGGTAGCACCACGTTCAGGTCTTGCTCTGAAGCACGGCATTGACGTTCTTGCGGGTGTGGTGGATGCCGACTATCGGGACAGCATTCGCGTCATTCTGATGAACCATGGCAAGCTGCCGTTTGTTGTAAAGAAAGGAGACCGCATCGCTCAACTCGTCTTTGAGCGCATCTACACTCCCGAGCTTGAATGCGTAGACTATGACACGCTATGCAAGACCGACCGTGGCACAGGCGGGTTCGGTAGCACGGGCGTTTAATTTAGGGGCGACTCGGTAATCTTGATTCCACAGTATGGAACTGGCTTGCTTTTGAAGTCTTGTTCCTTGTAAACACCAATATTTACAGCCTCTTCCAAGAGCCATCGGAAGTTGGTCCAGAATTCTTCCGTATGGCCAATACTTTTTGTACCAATGTGCGATAGCTCGTGTAGAGCAACGAACATCATTGTGTTCAGGTCCACAAGCTTGTTGTGTTCATCGCGTGAACGTAGGCAGAAGACAATCTTTTCACCCTTGTTGATGGAATAACTTGTGTACTTGGAGTGGTTGGAACCCTCAGAGATTTTGTTCGGCTTGAAGTTCATAGCGATTTGTTCGGTGCGTGCATCCTTGGGGTACATCTTCTGCAAGTGCTTTGTTAGCTTCTCAAGATTGGCACGGATGTTGGCCAACAGATTGGCTGCTTCTTGTTTATCAGGCAAGCTTTGAACTTGGTATGGTTCGTTGTCCACAGTAGATACAACCATCTCCACTGCCCCTTTCCAATAGGCATCATACACGATCCATATCAATATCAGACCCAGAACTAGAAGCACAAGTAAGGACTGATCCATAATAGTGCTTAGAAAACTCTACACAACCATCAGAAAATTTGAAGTATCCGTTTTGGTTTAAACGGTTGACAATGACAGAGTCCATGGAGTTCCCTCGCAAAGAAGCCCCCGTCTTGGATGCGGATACCACGAACCTTGAGTTCCAGTTGATGGACTGGTTTGTGCCTGAATCTGATAAGGCCGCGCGGGAGATGCAGAAGGGTATGCCGTATATGCCCAGCGACGAGAAGCCAGCGGAGTATGATATCTACATGTATGGTGTGACTGCAGATGGGCATTCAGTGTGTGCTCATGTGGAAGGCTTCTGTCCCTACTTCTATGTCAAGCCCCCGCCTTCTTGGTGGGGTAAGATGGCGGGCAAGGTGGATGCGTTGTACAATACCCTGCGCGAAGGCACAACTGTCAATGAGCGCACGCAACGCACTGGCTACATCATCCCCCGTCGCCTGCTAGACCACCTTGTCTCGGTGAAGAAGCTCATGCGCAAGGACTTCTGGGGGTTCACAAATGGGAAGGACTTTCCATTTATCAAGATCACCGTAAAGTCGCTTGCCCTCTTCAACATCCTACAACGCTACTTCAAGACCAGGGCGGCGGAGGGGTTCAAGCTATACGAGAGCAACATTGATCCCTTCCTCCGTTTCATCCATGAGCGTGACATCCGTCCATGTGGGTGGGTGCGACTGAATGCCTCTTGCTATGACGTTCTGGAGGGAGACGACAAGTTTGCTCGTACGTCCTATGCGGTTCGTGTCACCTACAACGATGTGCATGCACTTGACATCAACAAGATTGCCCCGCTACTCATCGCATCCTTTGATTTGGAGTGCACCAGTAGCCATGGCGACTTCCCCGTGGCAAAGAAAAACTACAGAAAGCTTGCATTGGATCTCGTAACTGCTGCAAAGGCATCACCCAACAAGATTGATACAGAACAGGCTTGGAACTGGATCCTCGGAGCATACAAGGGAAATCAAGAGACCGAAGAAGGTGTGACAATTCACCAAGTCTACACCAAGGAGAAGGTGCTGGTCAAGAACGTGGCAAAGTCTCTTGAGCCGATTCTTGAGACAGTCACGGATCACATCAACAACGCAGCAGCGGCTAAGAAGGGCAAGGTTGCTTCTGATGATGCGAGTGATGACGAAGAGAACGAGCCACGTGGAGTCGCTGACACGCCCACGGACAACGAGATGGAGCTCAACCGCATGTTGTCTCAATACCTCCCGAAACTAAAGGGGGATCCGATCATCCAGATTGGGACCACCGTGCATATCTACGGATCGGACCAGATTGTCTACCGCCACATCGGCACGCTGAACTCGTGTGATGAAATCCAAAACGCAGATGTGGAATGCTTTGACACAGAGGAGGACCTCATTCGTGGGTGGAAGGACATGATGGTGCGCCTAGACCCTGATATCATTACGGGTTACAACATCTTCGGGTTTGATATGGACTACCTCTGGAAGCGGGCCCAAGAACTCCAGGTGGATGACGTCCTTGCGGAAGGCTTTGGACGGTTGAATCAGCGGAAGACCACGCTACTAGAGCAGAAGTTGTCTTCGTCTGCACTTGGCGACAACATCCTTCGCTATATCGATGTGGATGGTATCGTCCTCATTGACATGTTCAAGGTGATGCAACGGGATCACAAGCTGGATAGTTACAAGCTAGACAACGTAGCCAGTGTGTTCCTAGGAGACCACAAGGAAGACCTCAAGCCAAAGGAGATCTTTGAGAAGTACCTTGGAAACTCCACCGACAGGCGTGACATCGCAACCTACTGTCTTCAGGATTGCGCGCTTTGTAACCGCCTCATGCACAAGCTCAAGGTGCTAGAGAACAATGTCGGTATGGGCAATGTGTGTTCCGTCCCACTGAGCTATCTGTTCATGCGCGGCCAAGGTGTCAAGATCTTCTCTCTGGTTGCCAAGGAGTGCCGTACCAAGAAGTACCTCATCCCCGTCCTCCGTGGCTTCTTTGACCAGTTTGAGGAAGCGGATGGGTATGAGGGTGCCATCGTTCTGGATCCCAAGGAGGGTATCTACCTAGATGACCCAATCACTGTTCTGGATTACTCGTCTCTGTACCCGTCCTCCATGATTGCACGCAATCTCTCTCACGATTGCTTTGTGAATGATTCCGAGTTCTCTGCCGTGGAAGGGATTGACTATATCACGGTGACTTACGATGTATATGAGGGTGTCGGCGACAAGAAGACGTGTGTGGGGAAGAAATCGTGCACATTTGCCCAGCTGCCAAACGGTCAAAAGGGTATCATCCCGAGCATTCTACAGCAGCTGCTTACGCAACGGAAGAACACCCGCAAGAAGATTGAGTACGAGCGGTTCCATATGACCGATGGAAGTGTGATCACTGGACTTGTAAAGGAGGTGGATGATGCGCACGTGGAAGTGTGCAATGTGGACAATGGGGAGAAGGTTACACTGGACCTTGCCAAGGTAGATACCCGTGAGGTTGCCTACTCGCCGTTTGAGCAAGCCGTCTTGGATGCACTTCAGCTTGCATACAAGGTAACTGCAAACTCTCTATATGGACAGATTGGAAGCCGCACGAGCCCCATCTATTGGAAGGACATTGCGGCATGCACGACCGCTACAGGCCGCGAGATGATCATGACCGCAAAGACGTTTGCCGAGAAGGAATATGGTGCCGAGGTAGTGTACGGTGACACGGACAGTGTATTTATCAAGTTTCCTGTCAAGAAGGTAGATGAGAATGGTAACCCGCTGGAAAAGAAGGTGATCCTTCAGTCTGCCATCGCCGCGGGACAGAAGATGGCCAAGGAGATCAAGCGTCTGATGCCGCCTCCACAGTCGCTGGAGTATGAGAAGACGTTCTATCCTTTCATCATCTTCAGCAAGAAGCGATACGTCGGAAATCTCTATGAGGAGGATGCTTACAAGAAGCCCAAGCAAAAGTCTATGGGCATTGTTCTCAAGCGACGTGATAACGCCCCTATCGTCAAGAAGGTGTATGGAGGTATCATTGACATTCTGATGAACAAGAATGACCTGCATGCGTCTGTGGAGTTCCTCAAGCAACAACTACAGGACCTTGTGGATGGAAAGGTGCCTCTGGAGGACCTCATCATCACCAAGACGCTTCGTGCCGAGTACAAGGACCCGACAAAGATCGCCCACAAGGTTCTTGCGGACCGCATGGGCGCACGTGATGCTGGAAACAAGCCGATGGCCAATGACCGTATCCCATTCGTCTATATTCGCCCTCCCACAGGTGTTGAGGTGAAACTCCAGGGCGATCGTATTGAGCATCCAGATTACATCCGAGAGACCAAGATTACTCCTGACTACCGATTCTATATCACCAATCAGTTGATGACTCCCATCAGTCAGCTGTATGCACTTTGTGTGGAACAGCTCCCCGAATATACCTATCCTCCCGAGTACTGGGAGCAAATGGAAATCGAACTCATGGACAAGGAGCTGTATCGCGATAACGAGAAGAAGCGGAAGGACCGCCTGACGGCACTCCGAATGAAGGAGGTGGAGGCACTCCTGTTCGCACCCTTCACGTCCCAGCTAGAGGAGGTTCGCAAAAAGCCCGCCGCTCGCAAAGTGACGTCCAAACAAGTGACTACAACCACCCTTGCCAATCCTCTCACCGCTGATATCACGGTGGTGGACAACAAAAAAGACAAGCGGTATGATTGCAAGGTCGTTGTTATGGACGGTGACCAGGTACTAGATACCATTGAAGACCAAATTGCCAAGAAGAGGAATTCTACGACGAAACAATACTGTCTTCGGCGAATGGCGGAGGCAACCTTCAAGAAATTTCATGACAACAAAGACATCAAGTCACGTGGTCTCGCATTCCGCATTGAAGATAAGACCTTCCTTCGGACGTGGAAGGCGGCGATTAACAAGGCAGATGAGCATCGTGCGGCTCTGAAGGCGGCAATTGATAGCCAAGACATTGGCGCATTCAAGGCGCTTCAGGAGGAGTTCGTGTTTGAGAACCTCATCAACATGCACGACGTAGTTCCGTACGTAATTGGTAGCAGCAAGTAACATAAAGCTAAGCGTACAATACCTTTCAAGATGATGCTTTCCAAAGTCCACTTAGTGAAAACCAAGGCAGACCAACGACCTTATGTAGTTCAAGTAGAGTCCGCGGATGAATTGCGTAGTTTTGTGCTTGCCTTCAAGGTAAAGAGCGATGCCCATATGTTCGCCAAAATGCTAGAATGTCATAAGGACATGCATGGTGCTTGGCCAGAGGGTCAGATCTCGCCAGAGAAGCAGTTATCCATTGAGGCGAACAAGTATGTCATGCGGCGGCAATCCCTGAAGGAGCTGGTCGTGCACTCCTTGACTTGGGATGAGCTACAATACTTCGCTTTCAAGAACATGATACACATCATGGTGATGGAGAACATGGGTGACAAAATCACAACTAGTCTTATCATGTATCAGTACACCACAAGTTTTGCAAAAATATGCTTGGAGGACCCGAACGTGTAGCTCTACAGATGCATGTGGTTGAGAAGGAAGTAGATAATCAATGCTACAAGGAACCCGACATAATACACCACAATGTCCCGTTGCTTGAGGTCCTCCTTGGGTACAAAGTAGATATGATGCAAGTGTTGGCGCACCAAGGAATACCACAAGATCATTGTAAAGAATGCAAATAGGAACACGTGTGGATTGTGGGGAGGTCCATACAATTGAAGTGGGAGGATATGGGCTGCAAAGTCAATCACCATGATGACAAAAATGGGCATGTTCATCATGTAGTGCCTTTTGTAAAAGTCGATGACAAACGAGTATCCATAGCCAAGGATGACAAACACCACTCCAATGAATATTAGCAAAGATGAGGATCTTATAAATTCCAGTACGTAGTTGTTTTTGTAAAACATGTACACACTCATCACCAACCAGTTGAAACACGTGTACATGAACAATCCCCGTAATATAGTGGCATTCGGTGTCATTTGGTACCTCTGATGACAGGGAATAAAAAAGAACAAAACAAGTAGATGGACATGGAAATAGAGTACTACAAAGAAGCATCCGAGGCGCGCGCAAGGGTGTACACGTATGTGCCTACATATGACGAGATTTGGATCGCGCGTCGTTTGGGTGTTACGCGGCATACTTTAAACTTGTGCCTAGAACCTTGTTTACCTTTTGGAGAATGGCCTTGTCTTGAATCACCTTGCCACTCTCTAGGTCTTGGATCACATTGGGGCGCGTGTTTACCATCTGTGCAAGTTGTGCCTGTGTCATCTTCTTGTCGGTGCGCGCCTTGATCATGGTTTGGCGAGATGTAGGTGAAAGAAAGGGAAGGGGTGCAAGCTTCGGAGCGTTGTCAGTGGGATCTGTGTTGAGGTCCTCTTCTAGCTTGCGGGCACGATCACTATACTCCCTTGCACCCCCTGTGCGCTTGACCGTCTCTACTGCCTGTCCCGTGCGGAGAGCATGCTTCACAGCTTCCTTGCTCGTAGGAACGGTCACCTTCTTGTGGAAGACTACGGGCTTCCAATCCTGCTCAAAGTAGCTGGCCATGTTGATACCAACACTGGATTTGTTTTTATTTCAATTTTTAGACTTAAAGTCTAATACAAAGAAGAATAAATATAACTGCTTTGTAGAATATGGAAACCACCAAAGTCGATGAGTGGCAAGTCCTAAACAACTACTTTCAAGACCATATGTATCCATTTACAAAACATCACCTTGATAGCTTTCGGGAGTTCTTGAGGTACCATATTCCCAAAACGATCCGAACCTACAACCCGATCACCATGGTCAAGTATGATGATCATAATCAGGTGCAACTGAAGGTAGATGTATACGTAGGTGGCAAAAATGGCAAGGACATCTATATTGATCGCCCTGTGATGTTTGATTCGGATGGGAAGCCAATCTTGCTCACACCTCACGAGGCACGCTTGCGTAATCTCACGTATCAAACAAACATATTCGCGGACTTGCACGTGGAGTACACGAAAGAGGATGGAAAGATGACCGAACGCCAATTCCCACGGACACTCCTTGGAGCAATTCCGATCATGACCCATTCCGACCCTTGTGTCCTGCATGGCCAAGGTAGCGATGTATTGCGCGAGTTCAATGAGTGTGTATACGACCAAGGCGGCTACTTCATCATTGATGGCAAGGAGAAGGTGATTGTATCCCAAGAACGCATCACTACCAACCGTTTGTTCATTTCAGCTCTTGAAGACGATCAGGATTTTAGCTACAAGGCAATGATCCGTTGCACTGGAGACGAAGGCGAGTCTTCCCTAATTCCACGCACGGTAGAATTGTATGTGGTCCGCAATCCCGATTTGATGCTGGAAGGAGATGTCAAGGGCGAATACAAGGCTTCCAAGGGAGCAATCTACGTATCCCTTCCATCTATCAATGGCAAGATTCCCCTGACCACCCTCTTCCGTGCACTTGGCGTTGAAAGCGACCGCTCTATCATAGAGCACATTGTGGGGGATATGAACCAAGATGTCCCCAAGCAGTTCTATGACTTCTTGCGCCCTTCCCTCGTGGACGGCGTATCTGAAGACAAGCGTAAGGCGTACAGTCAGGCAGAAGCAATTGAGTACCTTAAATATCGGGTTTTCTATGAGTCTACCGACCATGTGAAGTCCATCTTGGTATCTGATGTTTTCCCAAACGTCAAGGGGCCTTTCCATATGAAGGCACGCTTCCTCGGGTACCTTGTCAACCAGTTGATGAAAGTGTGTTTGAACATCCAAAGCCCATCCGATCGTGATAGCTATGCATTCAAACGGGTAGATATCAGTGGATTCTTGCTCGCACAGCTGTTCCAAGATACCTATAATCGCATCCGCAAGGCATGCCGCGATGCCCTTGATCGGGAGTACTACTACGGCCCATGGAAGAACACTGGGGTTATTGAAGACATCATCCGAAGCGATAACCTCAACCGTTTGTTCCATCCCGTCATCATGTCGGAGACCTTCATCCGCAGCTTGAAGGGCATGTGGGGTCCTAAGGATGCGGATCCAGAACAAGGGATGGTGCAAGACCTTGCGCGCATCAGCTACATCGGCTTCCTCTCCCACATGCGGCGTGTCAACCTTCCCTTGGATCGTACCATCAAGGTGACCACCCCTCATCGCTTGCATGCGCAACAATGGGGTGTCATGTGCCCTTTTGAGAGCCCCGATGGTGCTAGCATTGGCTACTTGAAGAACCTTGCGTTGTTGACCCAGATCACCTTCGGCACGGATCCAAGCCTACTTGAAGAGTGCCTCAAGGACCTTGGCGTGTTCCCTCTCCAACAAGTGGACATCAAAGTATGCAACTCCAAGGACATGGTCAAGGTGTTCTTGAACGGAGACTGGTTTGGCATGACCGACAAGCCGTTGCATCTACTCAAGGTGTTCCGCTTGTACAGGCGCAATGGGTTGATCAATCCTTTCACATCTATCAGTTGGGATATCCCGAACAATGAGATCCGCGTGCAATGTGAAGCGGGTCGCCCTTGTCGTCCACTGTTTGTGGCAAAGGATGGACAAATGATCGCGGATGCAGATGTTTTGGCCAAGCAATCTTGGTTTGATATGGTGTTTGGCACACTGCTACCCGAAAACCGCCGCAATGAGAATCAGTATTACTCCAACGAGTATGTATCTCCGTTCACCCTTCCCGCCTTCATGGGAAAGAGCATGGAAGAGGTACTTGCCTCACTAGAAAAGACACAAGGGTGTATTGAGTTCTTGGACATTGAAGAAGAGAACACCATGTATGTAGCTATGTGGCCCAAGGATCTCACGAACCTCCACACCCACGTAGAGATCCATCCTTCTACCATCTTTAGTGTAGTTACCAACAACATCCCACTTGCGAACCACAACTTTGCCCCCCGCAATGTGTTCTATGGCTCTCAAAGCAAACAAGCCGTTGGTGTGTACGCTACCAATTTCACTAAGAGGTTTGATACCATGGGTTACATACAACATTATCCCCAAAAACCACTTGTCACTACCCGCAATGCACACTACACTGGAAATGACCGCATGCCCAATGGTGTAAATGTTATTGTTGCTGTAGCTACACATACTGGTTTTAATCAAGAGGACGGTCTCATCATCAACAAGAATGCCATTGATCGTGGTCTGTTCCAGTTGACGGCTTACAAGAGCATGAGTGCTTCTGAGAAGAAGGTATCGGAACGCGAGTCCTACATGTTTGCTAATCCCATCAAGCTTCGGGACTCTGGAAAGAAGGTGGATGGCATAAAGCACGCCAACTACACGCTACTTGATGACAATGGGTTCATACCCGAAGAGTCATACATCCCTCGCGGCCAGGAAGCTACCGTGCTTGGTATGGTGCACGTGCGCAAGGACCTCAAAGAACAACGGCGCGGTGTCCTTACCGAGCAAGTGGTGGAGACATCATACCGCGATGTTTCGGAAGTTACGGATGTGCATCACTATGGCAAGATTGACAAGGTCTTTGTGGTAAACAAGGGTGTTGGCAACACTGAACGCATCTGCAAGATACGCTTCCGCAAGGTGCGCCGTCCCGAGCTCGGGGACAAGGGTTGCAGTCGTTGTGCCCAAAAGGGTGTGGTAGGTATGATCCTTCCCGCAGAAAACATGCCTTACACCAAAGACGGTATCATCCCTGATCTCATCATCAATCCTCACGCTTTCCCAAGCCGTATGACGATTGCACACTTGATTGAGTGTGTCTTTGCCAAGCTGTGCACGTTGGAGGGATTCATTGGTGACGGCACCGTGTTCTTGCCGTTTGACCAGAATGCTATGTTTGACAAGCTTGCCTCCCATGGTTTTGAAAAGTACGGCAATGAGATCATGTACAATGGGCGTACAGGAGAGCAAATCAAGACCGAGATCTTCTTGGGCCCTACTTTCTATTTGCGGTTGAAGCACATGGTTGCGGACAAGGTGCATGCCCGCGGGACAGGCCCCAAGGTGCTATTGACACACCAACCGACTTCAGGCCGCAGCAAGGCGGGTGGTTTGCGCGTAGGTGAGATGGAGCGTGATGTCATCCTTGCACATGGTATGTCACAGTTTGTCAAAGAGGCGATGATGGAGAAGGCGGACAAATACAAGTGGGCGGTATGCAAGCAGTGTGGTACCCTTGCCAAGTATGCACCCTCGCGTGGTATTGCCGAGTGCACGGGCTGCCAAAGCACCGAAGTGTCCGTGATTTCCACCCCTTACTCTTTCAAATTGTTGATGCAAGAGTTGGAAGCTATGGGCATTCAGATGCGCTTGTCGGACCAAACACTGACCGATGTCATGGAAGAAGAATGGAACGAGGACGAATGGGAAATGGACGGTGGCGGTGATCCACACAGTATCGACACAGGCTACAACGACGCTAGGAAGGTTGAAGACCTTGAACGTGAGAAAGAGATCGCCGAAGCAGAAGCTAGGAAACAAATAGAAGAAGAGGAGCAACAACGCATAGCTGAAGTAAACGAACAAACGGAACAACTTATTGAAGGCGAGGACGATGATGAGGAACTAGAAGAGACTGATTCGGATTCAGACGACGAGTCAGCCGATACGGACGAACTAGTGGGCGGAGGTGAAGCTCCTGTCGAAATCAAGATAGAGGATGAACTTGACGAGGATGAAAAGGAGATCCTTGCCAAGGCTCAAAAGGAGAATGCTACACAAGCACCAGTGGGGCCTCAGGTGGAGGTCAAGTTTGGCGGCAATGAGGAAGAGGAAGAAGTAAAGACAAAGGTCATCAACATAGACATGAAGAGGCAGAAGTTTAGGGAGCCCCAGTCTTCATCTGACGAGGAAATGGACGGTGGAGATGAATTTTTTACTGCGCCATAGGTAGAGATTGTAACAAATGGAATTCGCAGCCGTTGTTGTAATGGTCTTGGTCCTTTTGGCACTCATTGGTGTCTTGGTGTTCTTAGTATGGGATTACTTCAAGTACAAGGATGAAACCAATACCAATTTTGCCAAGGCTACCAAGGCAGTTGATGATGAAAAGTCGGAACGTCTATCTAATCTCAAGTACATGGTTGACCAAGTAAACACTGTAAACACTGATATCTATAACACCTTCTCAAGCAATGTGCAGCTACACGCTCAACGCATTGGTGGTGTAGAAACCACACAGACTGGCATCATCGGAGGCTTGAACAGTTTCTTGACCTTTAGTTCCAATGTTAGTGTAGCTCCTGGGGCTTCTGCTGGCCCCATCTCTCTTCTAGATATGCCTGGAATGAAGAACCCTGATGTGCGCCTTATCAAGCATGTTACTGCCGTGAGTGGCATGACAATCAACGACCTCACCGCCAGCTCAAACACGGTGATGTTGTGTGGTCGCGACGACCCAACGCGCTGCATCCGTTTCCCCGATAGCGATGGAAACACATTCATCACTTCGTTGGTCCCCAACAAGAATGTCATCGTGGATGTGCCCACCGAGTTCCGCAACACGGTTTCCCTGAAGTCGGGCACTAACGAGTACGCTACCTTGAGCTCGGTTGCCAATGGTGCTTTGAATGATGCGGTGTTCGAATCAAAGAACAACATGTTCCTTAAGGCTGGCAAGGTTGGTATCTCAACCAATTCTTTCACACCTGAGGCTGCCTTGCACGTCATGTCATACACAAACGATCCTATCTTCAAGGCTCAAAGCTCGGCAACAGGAGCTTCGCCTGTTGTGATTAACGCCGATGGCACGGTTCAAGTCAACAACATGAAGGTAACCAAACTACAAATTGGAGATGACGCTAATCCTATTGTGATCCAAAAGGAGAACAATGTTCTCAAGATCTCAGCTCCAAGTGGCATTGAAGTAGCTACAGATGCTTCAGCTACAACCTTCAAGAACAAGTTGGTCTTAGAAGATACCAACACAACCATCGGCACCGCTGCTTCACAGTACGGCATCCTTAACCTCTACAGCGGAGCTCGCCCCACTCCTACTACAACAGCAGTCGCCGCCGCAACAAGCGTAAAGGTTGCAGCTACCGCACCTACAAAGCCCAAACCATAAACCCGTTACACACATACTTTTTCTATTATTCTAGTAGTGTAGAATGGCTAAAAAGAATGGAGTTGGTAAAACATGGGTTCAAGTGCTAGTTTTCTTGTTGACGTTTATCTTGCTAGGTGTGGTTGCTTACGTTCTGTTGATGCCTAAGAACCGCGAGACATTCGAATCCGAAACCTCACGCTCGCTTTATAAGAAGAGCTATGACTTTGAAAACGCCATGAAGTTGAATTCTACAGTTTTGGCGGACCGCGATGACATGTTGCATATGGCGGGTTGCTACCAAGTTTCCCCCACAGATACCAAGCGTTCGATGATCCCATCGGATTGCTTGATCATCAACTTCAACATGTACACAAACAGTTTTGATGATGTTCGTGCTCGTATTGTGGATGAATTGATGAAGGTCAAACAACGGGTGGGAAAGTCTCTTGAAGGTCCTACGTTTGTATTGGTAGAGCAATCTCCATTCATGCGTGACAGCAAGGGCAACGTTATCACCGTGCAATACACCATTTCGGACTACCTTGATGAAGCGGTCAATGTCATGAAAAAAGGAAGTGATGGGGCTGTCTTTGATCAACCTCTATATATTCGCGTGACCCTGTACTTGACGCAATACTACACCAACTACACAAAACGTAGCTCCCCGATGGATATTCTAACTCCTCTAAACCCTTACAAAACACGCAAAGACCAGTGCTTTGTCAGTTGCCCCAATGACTCCAGCAATAGTTTCTGTGGATGCCTGAACAAAACGATAGATCCCAAGGACCCCAAGTCTTATGTAGCTGCTTGCTCGTCTACTCCCCTTCCTACCAACAACAAGGCCCCCGATACAACAAAAGCAGTACCCGCGGACTTCATGATCTTGTACAAGATCAACCCCGCCGCGAGCGTGTTGGCAAAGAATGCATTGTTCAAGTATTAATCGTCCGAATCATCAATAAATGAGTATTTTGCTTTTTTGGTAGTTGTCGTTGTAACAGTTCCCAGATCCAAGGTTTTCTTAGCTACATTAACATGGCGGCTCCTTGCTTCCACAACATCTGACCAGAAACCTTTCAGTTTGGGCACCAAGTCATGCCAACGGTCTTCGTCAAACACTACACGTTGGACCATGATCTGCTTCAACTTCCACATGTGCATGCGTACAAGGTCCATGGATGCATCCGCTTTCATCTTTGTGGTGCTTATCGCCCTCGCCCAGTTGTATGCTTCCTTGGGCGTAAGACATTCGGGACTGTACTCGTAGGTTGTCTCGCCATCTTTGATAAATTCACAAATGACACCATGATCTTTGATTTCATTGTCCAACATCAGGAAATAGTCATCTGCATTCTCAAACACCTGCATCTCACATTCAATGTAGTCGCATTCCTTCAAGCTACATACTGCCATCTGACCTTGCATTTGTAGCTCATAGTAATCAGGAACTTCCCCTGTGATTTTCCGTTTGAATGGGCACTTGATTTCTGTCATGATGCCCAATGCAGTAATACCATCTGGTGATGCTCCATAGCAGTCTAGAGTAGGATGTGGAATCAATCCAAATTCATACACAGGGACATTGTTGTTTCTTTGTTGATAGCATCGCATTGCCATTGCTTCAAACATCACGCCCCACTTCATCGCGGGCATTTGCTTGAATGCAGGAGGATTGGGCATCACTTCAGCAACCTTCTTTTGAATGAGTTGATCACGGTTACCAAACTTTCCCTTTCCAATCGCTTGTGCAGTGTCACTTGCCGTCAGCCGTTGTTTTCTTAGATTGTACCACTCGTCCGTCCTTTGTGCAATATAGGGGTACGCGCGAAGTTCAGCTAGTTTCTTCCTATATTCTTGTACCTGAGCTACCCTTGAAAAAACTACATCTCTCTCCAGCTTTACGTTACCTTGTTGTAGCTCATTCCAAACACTCATCACCAGACTTGTCATGTCATGGGTTGAAAATCCATCCAAGCTTTCTTCGGACACGTTTGTGTATAACACGCGAAGCACACGATCTACAGTCTCGTTATCCATCTCTATCTTATAGATCAAGCGTCTTTCTTTTTAAATAGCTTTTCACGCCGCTCGGTTTCTTGTTGGATCTGGTGTAGTACCTTGCTCACTTCAAAGGGGATTGCTGGTCCAAGAGAAACCTTGAGCGCTTCGTCGTCCTCGGTGTTGACAATACGATGCGCCTCCTCTGTCTTAGACTTGAAAAGTTCCTCAAGCCTATGGTAAAATGAGTCCATGTCTATATCTTCTTACACTCATGTAAAGTCATTTTTTTAAGTATTTTGTTGTATCTCGTTGACACGGAAGGTTTCACCATTGTCAAGGATCTCCAGCACTTGGAATGACGGGTTGCCATAGGACCGAGATAGGGCTGCGTCTACCATCCACAACTTCCCTTTGCAAAGAGGTGATATACGTGATACTGTATTATGACCCACACATACCATTTTTGCATCTGTTGTTTTGAGAACCTCTGTCATCAACATCTCTAGAACTTGCTCATTGTGTGTAAGTTCCATGTATGCTCTTGTCCACAAGAGTCCTTGTTCGCCGATTACACATGAAGTCAGGACAGCTTGTTCTTCAGGAGACAACTCTTCTTTCCGCAAGAACTTGCGGGTGACCTCGTTCAATGCATGGAGATTGTTGTTCACAGCATTTACGTGGTGTGGCAAGATTCCACCATGAACGAATAGACAAGGACCGATTTTCAATACTACACACCGTTTAGACAATAGGGTTGCCAACGTACCACCAGGGCTAAATTTGACACGACGAAGTTGTTCTCCCATGGAGCCCATACTTTTTTTAGAAACGTAGTTGAAATCACCAAGTACATTCATAAGTTCATGATTACCTATGAGACTCAGCACCCGACCTCCATGTAAACGAGCGGTGTGATCAAGTTTGTCCATAAAGTACAACACATCCGTATCGGGGAGCTTCTCCCAACCGTCGGGCCCTCCGCGCGACAAACTGTCCACCTGATCACCAAGTTGTACCACAATTGTGTTCTTCGGCTCGGCAATCCATTCGCCGTTCTGATTGATGACCTTGGTAGCATACAAGCACTCTGTCAACCGCCCAAGATCTCCATGTACGTCTCCGATGACGATAATACGGGGACATTCTGAAAAGTAGGTTTGTATATCGGTGTTATACATCGTTAATATGTATGATAGATATATTCTATAAATGGTTTGACGTCAGTTCTCTAACCTTTTCATATTGCGCATGGATGCAATGATTTGTCTCTTGGTAGGTTGATACACAGACGCGACCTTACAATTCAAATGATGTAGGCTTTGAACAATGACACCGTGATGTTCTTCCCGATCTTCTTTCTTCAGAGCGTCATTAGAAGCATAGTGGTCATGTAGCATCTTACAACCATTATCAATCAAAAAGTTTACAATAGCTGTCATATCTTTGATGTACCACTGATTGTTATCATATACCAACAAGGTTTGTCCCTTGATGCTATCAATACGCACATTGTGGTTTTCTGGAACATTTGGATCAAAATGGATTGCTTCTACAAGACGAGCTACACCAGAACCATTGATTTGTTTGGCAAAGGACGTCAACATATCAGGTGTTATGTGATTCAAACTCTCACTTCCTAGATTATTTAGATGAATGTTGACAGTATAGTTATTGTTATTATTGATTGTATTTGCGTTTTGAATTGTGTTAGCTGTTTGGTTTGAAATTGTACTTGACGGGCTTGTTAGTTGGTTGTTGCACTTGCATATCTTTACGTGTTTGCTCTTTGATGATCTACATGCTAAAATTACATGACAGTATGGACATTCTAGTGGATGTTGGGTTGCCTTGCATACATCTTGATGTTCCAAGAGATACTTGCTTTTTGTGAATGTTTTGTAGCAGTTCTCGCACTTCAATAGTGCGTTCACGTTGGCCAGTTCACGGCAAACATTTACCTCCTCAGGGCAAACATTTACCTCTCCATGGCAAACATTTACCTCTTCAGGGCAAACATTTACCTCTCCATGGCAAACATTTACCTCCTTGCGGGTTGAGCAAGATTTTTGCTGCATATGTCGTCTACAAGTGTACTTGGATGAGAACTTTTTGTCACACAACTTACATACAGTCTCATCTTCTATTTTTTCTTGAACATTTTTCGCATGAGTTTTCATGTGGCGATCAAGGTTGCTTTTTCGGTTGGTTACATATTTGCAATTTGAGCAAGTGAAATTTGCAGACATTGCAAAAATAATGAGTTGTTACCTTATATCAAGACAATATTTTTGCAAATTTTAGCGAGTTTTCGCACTGTGCTCATTGTTGCCAAATTTTTGAGCAAGGGGGGGGGAGGACCCCCTAGGAAAGACCCCGAAAATAGGGCAAAAAAAGTCCCTTGTAAAATCTAGATCCTGAAAAAATGATGTCTCCAAATCTTCAAGTACAATAGGAAACATGGGGAGTGCGGCCAGCAAGTGCAAGTACCAGAAACTAACAGAAGATCCACGAGAACTGAAAGCACCACTAGACCAAAATGGTCCTAACTGCAAATGTAAGATTACATATGTTACGCCTCCGCGTGACTTTCCGTTGATGATTCCTTAGAGGTGCTCAAACACAATCTTCCTCGCTACATCGGGGCAGAGGCTGTCTTGCAAGATGTTGACAATCCGCCGATGATAATTGTTTGTGTACTCCCGATGTGTCCACATCTCAATACCGTGGGCCGCTAAGCATTTCTTAAGATACACCAACGTATGTTTTGTCAATTTGTATTCCATAGAACGGTGATAACTCTTCTTCCAAGACACGATATGGTATCTTGAGCAACTGATGTAATCAGGGGTCAGTTCAATGTAGCTAAACAGTTCAGCTACATGACAACCACCCTTGTCAATGACGACAACCTTTTTGCCACAGTGAAACCCAACAACTCTTAGACGGATGATCAGACCGAACATACGATACTTCCACATTTCATGTTTCTGTTGATGCCAAGGAAGGAACACAGTATGATATGCGTCTATTCCAGAGGAAAGTATGCTCTTGATATACTCATTGAAATGCCGTGGAAAATCTAGAACCTTATCAATCCTCTCAGACCCCAAGTCCCTTTGGCTCTTAACGTTGAAAAGCTCGTGGTACTCGTGGATCATGTGCCGCTTCAAATCTTGGGCATGAAAACAATTTTTGGTCAAAAGTGTCAACAAAAATCACAAATTTTAACTAGCCAGGTTTTCCACCTTCCGTTGCAATGCGGTCTTCTTGAATCCTGTGAACATCTGCTTGATCTTGTCAATAATAGGACGCAGGATCTTGGGCCAGATGAAGTCACTGAAGAACAGGTAGATCGTCATTCCAAAGATACCAATGAATGCGAGGATCATTGCGGTACGAATAGACCTCTCAAAGAACTTTGTGCCCTCGTCCGCACTGGGAGGGTTGGGGTTGCTTTGATCCGCATCATCTGGTGGCACCACATCGGGAACATTATTGATGCACACAGGGTCCTTTGAAAACCTGTCAATGGTATCGTCCTTGTCATTACAGAACAATGCGTTGCAAGCCTGCTTAAGCATCTTCGTTTTTTCACTCTGACGTTGTTCACCATCTCCGAGTTCCTCTTCCAATTGACGCCCATACCATGTGTCATCCACAGCTAAGCGCTGGCAAACGTCATGTGCATATGCAATCCGCTCTTCATTGTTCAAACGCTGGCATGCGAGAATCATCTGATCGTCGGGGACGGGAATGTTCTCAATCTTCCTCCCCGCTCTCCGTGCAAGCTTTGTAGCTTCGGAATCCACGCCACTCCGCAATGTTTCGTAAGAGTCATTCATGTTCTCCGACTTGTATTTGGTCTTTACCTTGTCCAATTCGGTATTGAACTTTTCTTTCATGGTCGCAGGCGTCATTGTCAGACGGTGTATCCATGCAAGTGGACAATAGTCAGATCCCTCCAAGTACTTTCCTGACATGTAATCATTTCGCGCTACACAACGCTCCAACTTCTCTTTTGCATTGAAACCTGCACTGGATTCGTCTACAGGGTCCTTTGCATATTGCGGCACACTATATGCGGGACATGGTTTGTAGCACTTACCAACCTTGGGGGAATAGTACTTGTTCCCCAAATGATAGTTCGGAATCGTGAACCAATCATACCACCGACCATCACATCTCGCCCGTTTGGATATGGCGTAATCTTGCAATGGCTTCTTGCATTGCCCGCGCTCCAAAGTGAACCCAGGAGGACAGCCGACTGCAATACATTTCTCTGGATACCCCGCCTTTCGCACATACCCGATCCCATGTTCCAAGCTGCAATACTTGTATGCGGTCTTTCCTTCCTTCCCTTGCGTACATACCTCCTTGTCGCGGTTCTCTTTGAGGTCCTTCTCTTCCACATATGTTTTGAGGTCATCATATCCCGCCCTGTAGTAGTTGTTGGTTTCGTCAATTCCATATGACTTGGCGGTCTCCATGCTGCAGATCTCTCCTGGAGATACGACATCATAGGATCCATTTTGAATGCATTTGTTGAACAAATCACTCATCCCTTACTTACAAGCAGGTAAAATTATGCCGTACACTTTGGATCATCCTTGGTTGCAATGTCGTATTTGTTTTGGCTTGACTTTGGCCGATAGGTAACCCCATATTGCGTGGATGCTTTCTCCAAGCGCTCGCAACTCAACCCCTTGTCTTTCAACAAGTGCGCCGCTGGGGTTTGCACTTGCTTGCCGTCCTTGTCGGTTTCAACAAAGTAGGCCTTGGAACATTGTGGTACATAGAATGTCCCCTGAAGCGCCCAAGGAATGTAGATTTGCAGACGTTCGCCATTCTTTTGTAGCTCCTTCGTCATAGGTGTAGGTAGCTTGCTCAATTCAGGCATCTTGTCCACATCCAGTGTCCATGTCACCTTGTCGGGCTTGTATGTGCGCACACAAAGTCCAGCTTTGTTCCCGCCCGTTTGCCTCCATTCCGTGTTATCACAACGTCCGTAGGTCTCAATTGGCCGTGGGTTACTGGGTACATCCGCGGCAAATGGATTCAAGATCCGTGACAACGCGCGCAGTTTATACCCAGGCATGAAGATCTGCAACTGCTTTTTGAACCATGCTTTGAACTTTTGCCACGTGGACTTGGTTTTGTTCATGATCTGGAGCTTGCGGAATGGTTGTGGTGCGCGTAGCTTTCCGCCCCTCAAGGCACCTGCCATGATCATAAACACAATTGCGAGTGCGATGTAAGGAGACAAATCACGGAGGATCATACCAAGTGGCTTCACAACAGCAACAATTGCATTCCCCACGGCGGTCAAGCGGTTCTTCCAGATTTGGCTACTCTGAAAGGACCGCGCCGATTTCATGGCATCGCGCTTGATGCTAATCTCATTCTGGTTTTTCTGCACCAGGTTCTCATAGTACGATGCTTTTGCTGCGAGCGCAGCGTTCTTGAGCTCTCTGGTTTTTGCGACCTCTGCTTTCTCGTAGCTGTCACTCATCGTGTCCCCTATCCTTTATTGTTATAAAATTATGCGTATAACAGTGACAAAATAAACATACACAATGGTTAGTGTGTCATGTGGATACTTGTTATAGCCCTGTTACTTCTTGTTGCATTCTATGTGATGTACTATTACAAGGTGCCTGCAACATTGACCATCTTGCAAACTACTTTACAAGACTTCCACTTTGATATGCTACGTGAAAAGCAACCCATTGTCCTCCAAGATCGTGTAGCCGACATTGACCATTTGCGACGTTTATGGTTCAAATGGAACTTCACTACACCATTCAAACTGACCCCCAACGCCGACTTGACGTGGATACGGAACAAGTACAAGTACCTTATCTTGCAAGCCGACGAAGATTGTGAGGTGTTCTTGGCATCTGCATCCGAACGTATGGAGGACGGCACCATGCCTGATAGTGCTACGCTCGTAGCCGTTCAGTTGGCCGCGAAACAATGTGTCATAGTACCTTTCCGTATGTACTATGCAGTATCAAAACAAAATTCGGCGATCGGTGTTCATGATCTAGTTACCCAGCTGTTGCCTTAATCCACGGGCTCCACCTTGGGACCAGCTTCCGAGGGAGCAGCTTCGCCGTTCACCGCATCGGGAGTGTAAAGCTTCACCATGATCGGGCGAAGCTTCTCCTCTACCTCCTTCATCTTCTCGTCATAGACCTCTTTGTTTTCACGCTCATGAGCCTCAATCCACTCAATTGCTTCCTTCACAATGGGCTCAGCCTCGGTCCATGCGGCCTTGGTCTTTTCCTCTTCGTTCGCCTTGAGCGAGTTGCGCACATTGTACACGTAGTTCTCAAGGTTGTTCTTAGACTCCAGGCGAGAACGTTCCTTCTCATCCTCGTCCTTGAACTTCTCCGCAGCCTTCACCATCTCCTCAATCTGTTCCTTGCTGAACTTGTGCTGGTCGTTGGTAATGGTGATCTTGTTGTTCTTACCTGTGCCCTTCTCCTCGGCACTCACGTTCAGGATACCATTGGCATCAATGTCCAGAGTGATGTCAATCTTGGGGACACCACGAGGAGCGGGAGGGATGCCCGAGAGATCAAACTGACCTAGTAGGGTGTTGTCCTTGGTGAGGGCACGTTCACCCTGGTAGATCTTGATGGTAACCGCGGGCTGGTTGTCATCGTAGGTAGAGAAGGTCATGGACTTCTTGCAAGGGATCGTGGTGTTGCGCTCAATGATCTTGGTCATGACACCGCCGCTGGTCTCAACGCCCAGGGAGAGGGGAGTTACGTCCAGGAGTAGCAGATCCTTGGTGGTTTCGTTGCCCTGACCAGTGAGCACCGCGGCTTGCACGGCGGCACCATAGGCTACGCATTCATCGGGGTTGAGGCTCTTGCACAGTTCCTTGCCGTTGAAGAAGTCGGATAGTAGCTGCTGGATCTTAGGGATACGAGTAGAACCACCAACCAGCACGATGTCATCAATGTCACCCTTGCTCATCTTGGCATCGCGGAGAACCTGCTCCACGGGGTCAATGGTGCGCTTGAAGATATCCGAGCACATCTCCTCAAACTTGGCACGGGTCATGCTCGTGTAGAAGTCAATGCCTTCCGCCAGGGAGTCAATCTCAATGGTAGCGTTGGCAGTGGACGACAGGGTGCGCTTGGCACGTTCCGCGGCGGTCTTGAGGCGCTTGATGGCACGAGCGTTCTCCGAGATGTCCTTCTTGTGCTTGCGCTTGAACTCTTGGACTAGGTGGTCCACAATGCGGTTGTCAAAGTCTTCACCACCCAGGTGAGTATCACCCGCAGTAGCCTTGACCTCAAACAGACCACCATCCAGAGTTAGTAGTGAAACGTCGTGTGTACCCACACATGTTATCGCAAGGCTCTTTATCCTTGCTTCTTACGCTTTCACGTAAGTTCGGACTATATCTTATCCATCCAAGTGGCACATGCACTAGACCCCATGTGTATCACTTGTTGATGGACCGCCGCACTCGTGGGAACTTTGCCATGGAAGTTAGGGTGCTTCTGTAGGCATTTGTTCCTAGTCTCTGAACCTTCATCTTCGTTTCCAAAGATGCTTGGCTGCGGATTACCCATTGTTGCATCTTTCTCTTTTTTACCATACCCAGGTAGTTAAGCTGGCCACTATCTCGCTCACACGGATAGCTTGGTAGAGAAAGCTTTAGGGACTTCCCGTCAGTTCACGGCGTTCATGAATAAAACATTCATGGTGGGGCTTTCACCCACAGGGAGCAGTTTAATTTTGTTTACCCCCGCAGTCAAAGATGATGATGTTGCGCTCCTTGCCATCATTCTTCTTGTCAAGGCCGTAAGCAATAGCAGCTGAGGTGGGTTCTGATACAATACGTAGAACCTCAAGGCCAGCAATTGCGCCCGCATCCTTGGTAGCCTGGCGTTGAGAATCATCAAAGTAGGCGGGAACGGTGACGACAGCCTTCTTCACCGAGTGGCCAAGGAAGGCTTCGGCGGTCTCTTTCATCTTGGTGAGGATCATTGCAGAGATCTCTTCGGGATGGAAGATCTTCTTGTCCCCCAGGTAATCCACCTCAATGAGGGGCTTGTTGTTGGAATCGGGCTTCACGGTGAAGGGCCATAGCTTGACATCCTTCTGTACGTGCTCATCAGTGAACTTGCGACCAATGAGGCGCTTGGCATCGTACACGGTGTTCTTAGGGTTGAGGGCTGCTTGGTTCTTGGCAGCATCACCAATCATGCGTTCGTTTTCGGTGAAGGCAACGTAAGAAGGAGTGGTACGGTTTCCCTGGTCGTTGGCAATCACCTCCACGCGGTCACCCTGCCAGACGGCAACGCAAGAATAGGTAGTACCCAGATCAATACCGATGGCAACGTTATCGTTTGCGCTCATCCTTGTGTTACTTTGGAATGATAACAAGTATGACCAAACTCTTAAGTAATTTCACAATGTTTAAGGCAGTTCCAATGCAGATTTTGTGATGTCCCTCAAAAAGATTGGATGTGAGATAATCTCTGTATGCTCGGTACCAGGAATACTGGTGTGAATCAGCTTGTTCTTGTCAAACAACGAAGTATACCAATCTGGGTGTATCTCATTTACGATTCCATCTCCACGCCCTTGGACGGTCTGATACGGATACTTGTCAAGCGCCTTGGTGTAGTAACGGACAGGGGTAGGAACGTTCAAAGCATTCACAATGTGTGCCTTCACATCCACTTTCTTGGTGATATCCGACAAATGCGGCTGATACAAGTCACGCCACAGTTGAAACGCCAGGTGTCCATTGTTCGCCAGCTGGCCATACTCGTATTGGGTGAAGTTGTGTAGGAACGGCTTATCCACATGTACAAGGACATCATGTTTATCAAACCCTACTTGATTAGGCATACACATGACAATTCCCGAGTTTGTTTGTAGCTCTGGATAGTACATCTTGTGGAAGATAGAAACGTAGAAGTCTCCTGCAAGCACCGCCCTCAACGCAAAAAGTGCACCGCCAAATGGTACAGAAATGAAGTAGCATTTGTCTATGTATTTGTCAATCCAGTCTTGTGATACAGAGACAGATAAGAACCACTTCAACATAAGCCCGCCAAGGCTATGGCCCACGATGACACATGGTTTCTTGTTGAGAGCGTACGCCTCTTCAATCACACTCTTAAGTTCTTCAAACATACTTGCGCGGTAGGTTGGATCCAGGGTCAAACGAAAATCATAAGGCAACCCATACAACGTGTGCTTGTCGCGGTATCCATGTCGATACAACACTTCACATAAATCATGAAAATACCGAAAATGGAACAACTTCTGCAGGCCTTTTTGTACCACATCAGGAAATAGCAAGAACTCAGGAACAACATCTTTGATGCCTTGTGTGCCACGTGGATCCACCGTCAACAAGTGGGACTTGTCATTAGATAGTCCAATGATCTTTCCTTGGTGATTTCGGTGGATCGTACAAGACATGTCGCCTTTCCATTGCTCTACTTTGGACGGGATGTAGGGATAGATATTGAACCATCGGTTGTGAAGGACATCACTGTTCAAGATACGTTGGGTTGGTTGGTTTTTGTTTACTAAGATAGAGCCCCCGATACCAGGAATCAGAATGATCGGCTTCATTTGCCTTGAGTACCTTGTTAACTTTCCCTGACGTTTCTTTTATATCCTTGTTGCCTTTGATACGCAAGGTGCGTTTTTCCTCCTTGAAAGGTTCGGAGTATGCTGCCCTCTGCAACCCACGGGGCATGTACTGATGCCAAAACTCTACACACGACTGCTCGGTAAGCACATCTTCAGGTTGGAGTTGGTTCCAAAGGTCTTGTACGTTGTTTTCAATGTGTTGATACATCGTCTTCTCTGGCAATGTCCATGTATCTACTTCATTGTAGCTACAAGAATGAATATAAGATACAGACCACAAGAGTCCAAGACGATCGCTCTTTGCTCCTTTCTTGAAATGGAACGTAAAAAGATGGTAAATTGTAGCTACAATAGGATCTTTAGAAAAGTACAACAGGACTGCACCCCACAAGACCCATGTGATGTCCCCATCATCTACGACATTTGGCATGATCCACTTTGGCTTTGGTACGGCCAAGCGTTTGCGAGATAGGTACTCCATCGCCAATCGCACATCATCCCATTGTTCCTGGGCCCACAACTTGCTAAGACCTGCAAGAATCCGTTGCAAGAATGCGTGCTCGTCGGTTTCTTTGGGTGGAAGTATGGATTGAAACAATTCCGCACCTTTGGGAGATAATGTAGCTCCTTCGGGAAAATGCATGATCACCTTCTCTTTCAGCTTTCCAATAGTCGGTCGGGCATACTGGCACGTGTATTTTGAAGACAGAAACGATAGTCGGACAGTGAACAGGAAGGCGTCCTTGATACGTATTTCCTCATCATCCAGTATTTTCTTCAAAGTCATGATACACCTCTGATATTCACCGACATGTGGCAATCTCACGTTTTCGGCAACCCTAGCAAGTGTATATATCCATGTGGTCTCAAGCATCTCGGTAGCACCTTTACGTAATAAGTCGCCTGTTTCGTACAATGCACTTTCAAGATCATTTCGCATAATCGCAATCATTAGGTCTTCATGTTTTGACATCCTTACACATTTCCAACAAAACAGAATGCCAAGCTCCCACGCGTCGTGTGTGGAGAAAAATTGATACGTACAAATAACTATCCGTGTGTGCTCTTTAAGTTGTCCAATAGGCCTAAGGACAAAAATCTAAGTCTAAGATAGACCGTTTGGAAACAATGGATGCTACCGAGGATCTTCTCACGGAACAGAAGAACAAGTATGTTCTGTTTCCCATCCAATACCCCGACATTTACGAAATGTACAAAAAGGCTACATCTTCCTATTGGGTAGCAGATGAAATCAACTTCCAACAAGATCTTGCCGACATTGAACGCCTGAGCGAGAATGAGAAATACTTTGTCAATCACGTGCTTGCGTTCTTTGCGGCTTCGGATGGTGTCGTCATGGAGAACCTGTCGCTTCGTTTCTCCAATGAGATCCCTATCCCAGAAGTAAAGCAGTTCTATGCCTTTCAGAATGCGATTGAAGCCGTGCACTCGGAGACATACAGTCTGCTAATTGACACATACGAGAAGGACCCCGTCAAGCAAGCCCAGCTGTTCAATGCCGTGGAGACATTCCCCGCCATCCGCGAGAAGGCTGAATGGGCCATCCGTTGGATCCATGACAAGGAGGCAAGCTTTGGTCAACGACTGATTGCCTTTGCAATTGTGGAGGGTCTGTTCTTCTCGGCGTCGTTCTGTGCAATCTTCTGGCTTCGCGAGCGCGGTCTCCTTCCTGGCCTAAGCTTTGCCAATCAGCTCATCAGTCGTGACGAGTCCCTTCACACCGAGTTCGCATGCCTTCTGTACTCAAAGCTCAAGAACCGACTTTCATCCCAAGTGGTGCACGACATGATTGAGGAAGCGGTTGGCATTGAGATGCGGTTCATCACCGAGTCTATCCCTTGCAACATGATTGGTATGAACGCCGACCTGATGAAGGATTACATCATGTACATCGCGGACCGTCTCCTTGTCATGCTTGGTTATGAGAAGAAGTACCAAAAAACAAATCCCTTCCAGTTTGCCGAAATCTCATCCCTTGAGGGCAAGAGCAGCTTCTTTGAAGTACGTGTCTCTGAATACGCAAAACCTGTATCACTACAGGGAGGAAAGTCGGTTATCCCAACAGAACTGAATATCAATCCTGATGAGATGGATTTCTAAACTGTCAGTAGGTGCTTGTATTTAGACAGTCGTTTGTAGCATTTTGTGATGGTCACTTCGGATACCTCGCAAATATCTGCAATCTGTTTTTTGTTGTAGTCCATGTCTTTGGACATACAATAGTAATAGAGTGTCCCTGCTGCGACAGACGTTGGTGCGTTCTCGGACACAATCTCCAGGTCGTCTAGTTTCTTCGCGAGCTCCTTGCACTTTTGGATATCCGCATAGTCCATGTTGAGTTTAGAACCGAACCTTGAAATGAAGTCCTCTGCCTCGGATGATTCTACATTGATTTGAAGTAGTGTTTGGAAGCGGGCATTTCCTTTTGTGAGGACGTTGGGATCGATGTTAAACATGCGGGACACCTCCTTAGGCGACCGCGGGACCTTGTTGAGAAGGCATGCAAAGTAGATACAGGAAGCGATAAGGCCTTCTTTGTTTTCGCCGCGGCTGATTTTCTTCTCACTTGCTTTTTTGTATAGGACCTTGGCATCATCTAGGACTTTGGAGGGAATTCCATGGTTCACCGTGTTTTGTGACAGTTGTTCAAACACGTTGTAAAGGCTTCGTTCCCAATATGGCATGCTGTTCCACATCTGATACATGCGAATCCGACGGATGTCCTTGCTTTCTCCTCGCCGTCCACCAATCATGGACCCAAGCGAAGATTTTGGGAGGAGGTCGTTGGTTGGAAGTCCACAACGTGTAGGATCTTCATCACGGCTATCATCCGCACCATAGTACCTCCATTCTGCGGTGTGGTCAATGATGCGACCCATCACCGTGCAACAACTTGTGCATATATTTTGACCATCTTCAACGACCATGCTGTTCGCTCCGCATGCTTCACATACCAACTCGTCATCACCAGAACTGTCATTTTTGAAGGGTACATCAGGTGCCCGAAGGCAGTCTAAGATGTCCCACAAGTCGTCTTGATCTGTGCTCATGCTCAAGATTTAGATCAAAACCATTTAAAGATAACAACACGACTTATTCCTTAAATAATTTTCAAATTTTCAAGTTGGTCATAAACGCCTGATGCTAGCTCGGAAGGGATCTGCGTCATATCAATAAGGCTCTTGTTCCTCAAATACTGCTCCCATGCCCCCTTCTCGCGGATCCACTTTTCGCGTTCTTCGGGACTCATGTCTAGCAGCTTTTGTACCGTCTTTGGCCCCATCCCCGTGCAAATAGACGGGATATTGTCGCTTTTGTCGCCAGTTAGGATCTTTTTCCACAGATCCTTCTCGGGATCTCCAAGGCCTCGCTCTGCAATGTGCTTGCCCTCCTTGTTGATAACTTGCACCTGGTCACACACAAGCTGAAGATAGTCATTGTCATTTGCCAACACGACAATCTGGCATTTGTACCCCTTGTCACGAATGTACTTTTGGAAAAGGTACACGAGATCATCGGCTTCCATTTTGTCTTGTTCCAGGAAGGACAGACCAAGGCGATCCTTGTGTGTCTCAAGGTACTCATACACAATTGGGAAAATGCCACCATCAAACGACTCCGAGTGCACGCGAGATGCCTTGTATTCAGGGAAGAACCCACATCGCCAAATGTTGCAACGCGAACAATCCTTCATGAGCCAAAGGTTACCTGCTGGCGCCTTGTACTTCTTTTTGAAGTCTTGAAAGTCACGCTCCATATGCTTCAAGAAAGCGTTCACAAATTCGGGTTGCGACAACACATTGGATACCTCATCATGCTGATACATGTACCATCGTAGTGTTGCAAAGTACCTATGAAAAACATAGTAGCTGGTGTCAATCAATAGAACGGGGGAGTCCTTGCAGAGCGCCATATCTGTATGTATAAAGCAATCCTTAAGCGTGTCATCATTTTTTAGTTAAATAGTCTTCCATCACATTGATCACCGTGCGAATACCATTACCATTGGGTATCATTTTGCTGTCGGTCTCGTGTGCCAGGTCGATGTGGAGCCATTTTGCATGAGGAGGTACAAACTCCTTCAAGAACAAGGCTGCGATGAAAGCGTCCCCACATTCCAACGGGCTGTTTGCCAAATCAGCTACATTGCTCTTTAGGACATCCGTGTAATCGTCCCAAGTAGGCATGGGCAACATGCGTTCACCAATCTTATCGGTTAGATCTTCTACACGATCTTTCATCTCTTCGGTATTCGCAAAGAAGTACCCTGCATGCCAACAGTTGATATCCGATGCATGACCCGTAAGTGTAGCTATATCAATCACCAGGTCAGGATGTAGGTCGTGCAAATAACCCAACGCATCCCCAAGCACCAACCTGCCTTCCGCATCAGGGTTTGTGATCTCCACAGATTTTCCAAGGAAGCTCTTGATGACGTCCCCAGGGTGCAACGCCCTCTCCGAAATAGCATTTTCGGCTAAGGGGAATGCTCCAATGAAGGTGACGTGATCCCAACGTGGGTCTTCTATCATGTGAAGCATTGCCATCGCAGCATACACGGCACCAATCTTATCAAACTTCATATCTACCATGTTCCTAAAGTCTTTTACCGCCAGACCCCCAGAATCAAAGGTGATTCCCTTGCCAACCACCGCAATCTTTGGAGAATCCTTTTTGCTGCCCTTCCTTGTCACTACAAGAAAACAAGGCTTTGCTTGTGCACTGTTGCCAACACCCAAGATCATTCCAAATCCCTTCTTACGCAAGTCCGATTGATTGAACATCTGCACCTTGCATCGTGGTTGTCCTTTGAACAACTTCGCCAACGCACTTGCCATGAAAGTTGGTGTAGCTACATTTCCAGGAAGCATAGCCATCATGCGTCCCGCCATGACCTTGCGCATCTTGTGAACACATTCATCCAACACTTCTGACACCTCCTTATCTTGATGTGTAACAACCAGCTTGATATCGGACATATGAACATCGGGAAGGAAGCCATTGAGTACAGCGCAAATGATATGCTCCACCGCGTGTGGATCTTCCTTCATAAGTGTTGGAGCTACATAAACGTAGACTGTCCGTATCTTGATGGATCCCCATGTCACACGGATCGCCGATATCTTACGCCTCGCAGCCGCAAGGTCCTTGTACACCTTGTTCTTTCTAATCTTGGCATAATCTGCATGTGTAGGGTAGGTTTCTTTTCCCACATCAGAGACGGCCGATTTCTCCCATAAAATGTCAAACACCGCCTCGTGCTCGGACAACTTGTGATGGACCCCAGGTTTGTATTGTAGCTCAAACATCCTATCAAAAACAAAAGAAGGTTATTCTAGCATCACATACAAGTTGCCATCATATGATAGATACTTCCAGTATGCGGGGACAAGTCCTGTTGTGTCGGGCACCAGCACCAGCTTGTCGGTTGCCAACATGTTGCGGATGTTCTTCAACAACTCGTCGTTCATAAACTTGATGTACTCGTTCACATTGTTCTTGATACTCAGCGTGTAATTCAGGTCACTATTGGCTGCACTGTAATTGTTTCGTGATGTTTGCATAGACGCCCGAGTAGCATCAATGGAATGTCTGACGGCGTTCATCCGTGCTCTCACTTGTACCTTTTGGTTGTTGAGGCTTCGTATACGATCATTAATCCTATTACGCAAGCTGCGAGACAACCATCGGACAGCCCTTCCAATCCTTTCCAAGATCCAGGCGCCAACAGTGATCGCTTTTAACAAGGCACCTAATCTATGCAGTTCGTTCACGTTACTTCTGTACCTGTTCCAATCAGACAGGTACCTAGTCAACGCATTGTTCAGAATACCCTGTTTCTTATTAACCTCTGTATTGAGCTGGCGGTCATTTGCCTGCAAGTCAGTGACGGTTCCTTTATAGAAGCGGTTGCCATCGCCATTCGTGACTGTCTTCAAGGTTGCTTGTTTAGAAAACGTGATCGTCACATTCGCAGGTACAAGTTCCTTGACGATTGCATTGCATGAGTCCTTGATTAGACGGATGATTGGTTTAGATGCAGTTTCAGCAAAGGAAAACACCGTTTCACTATTGTTAGCTGTTTGGACTGCTTGTTGCTCTACAAAGAATGGTCGGAAGTACTTAATGATATCCACGTCCGACAATGTTTCTGGAGCAACGGGTTCATTGTTCCGAATAAAGGTCACAATGTTTGTCTTGGGATCGATGCGCAAGCCACATGTGACCACAAAGTCAGTTAGTAGAGGCATCTCGCTACAATGTAGGCGTTTCACGATATCCTCCGAAAAGCTTGGGAAGGCACCCCTTGCAAGCTTCTTCCCACTGACTTCCAAGTAGTAGTAATCATCTACATCCTCTTGGTTATCATTCTCAACTTTGGCATACAGCAAACCATTGCCATCCAACATCCCAGGACTAACGTTTTCCCTGCCAATGAAAGCCCAATGTTCAGGAGGGCCTCGGCTTGCATTTTGAGAGATGTCCCCCAAGATCAATTCCTCGTCATTCTCAAAATCCTTGCGCTTAGGGCGGATAGTGTACCAATTTGGCAATTCAATCTTGCATTTGATCTGGTGTGGACCAGGGAAACGGGCATACTGTTTGATCAAATCATCCACCTGCATTAGCACATCGTTTTCTTGGGGCGTCGGATTACGATTGCCTGTCGTGTACTTTTTGTTCAATGCCTCATACAATCGCTTGTAGTACTCAACGTCATACCCTAGATCAATCTTGTATGCATCATCCACAATGTCACCAATGTAGAATGCACCAGGCAAGTCACACTCCCTCTTCTTGTCGGTGTAGTACACTTGTGCAGGTACCGCCTCTAGATTGGGGGCGGGGATCACATTGGGCTCATAGTTGGTTGGGTATTGTGACAAAAGGTCTTCACCTAACCATGACAAATCTAGGTTGTTAGCCAATTCCGCATCATGTTGTTGCTCAGGAGTTACCTCGGGCGCTGCAGCGGGCGTGACGGTAGGCGCTACGGCAGGAGCTGCTTCTGTTGCTTGGAATCCTTCCACTGTCCTATGTGATATCCATGTGTGTATTGCAGCCGCAACAAGGATGAGTGCTACATACATGATGACATGGCGATGTCCCATATTTATAAAACCACTACAGTAACACTAGAAAAAACAAACCCAAAAATTGGGTGTTTTATTTTTTGTTTTTCGTTAATTCGTCTTAGTTCTTCGCGGCCTTCCACTCGCGAGCAATCTCGGCCTCCTTCGCCTTGGCATCCGCATCCATGGCCTTCCAATCGGCAGCCGCCTGAGAAAACTTGGCCTTGTGGTTCATCTCGGGGTGCTCCTCGCCAAGCTTTGCAACACGGTAGCTCATATAGATGTTGAAAGCCGTAGGGGCCTTCTTTTTCTTCTCAGAGGTCTCCGAAGAGGTCTCAGTTGCCTCCTCGGCCTTCTTCTTGGGCGCGGCCTTCTTGGGTGCACGCTTCTTCTCTTCCTTGGGGGGCGATACCTCCTCCTTCTCGTCCTTCTTGGGCTCGGTGGGAGGAGTAGAAGGACCCGCATCGTCATCCGTCTTCATGACAGGGGTATCCTTCTCCATGGGCTTCACCACCGAAGCCGCCACTTGCGTAGGGATGCGGTTCCACACCTTGACAGCGTTCTTGATCCCCACCATCCACATCGTCTTATCACGCCCCTCCATCACGGTACCGACCTGCTCTGCCTCCGCAGTGTAGCCGAGCCCAAGCGGACTGGACTCCTTCCCAGAGAAGGTGTAGGAGGGGTGGTTCTTGCAAGGCTTCTTGGACACAGACATCTTGATATGTATCACAGTTCAGGAAAAATAAGTCAATTACAAGTGTGGTGATAACGTATTATCAATTGGGATATCAAATTTTCCAAAGTTGGAAGGCACATGTTACAAAAAGTTTTGTTTCGGAATGTCGTATAATTTCGCAAAATTTGAGCGTTCCATCTTGTTTTGAACAAACTATCGCAATGGATATTGGCGAGACTATTTCCGCGCTCTTGGAGCTCTTCCAGGAGCAGTTGTCCAAGAACAACAGCAATCCGCAGGAGATCATCAACAACACCAAAGACAAGATCGTACTGGCTTGTTACTCGTGCATATCCGACATACACCATATGGCCACCTATCTGCCTCCTCTTCAGCTTGATAGTGGTGCTATGTTGCGTGCGGATGCTGCTTCTTAAAGAAAAATCCTTCCACGTTTACTAGAGAGGACACAATGGATCCAATAACATTCATGTGTGTGTTTATCGTAGCGTACCTTTTGTGGTTTATAGGAAGGTGGTTTGTGCTGCCACATTTGAAGATGTGGCCCTACATTCCACCTCAACCACTCTGGCGCGGCCTTTACGGCGTTTTTGTGTTTCTAATGAACCTCATCTTCAAGTGGATTCTGTTGTTCTTGATCCTCGTCTACATCACGTGGCTCATCATCAAAAAGTATGTTCCCAACTTCCCCATCCCTTTCAAGATGATCCTGTTGCGAATGCCGCCATGGAGGCCATTGGAGAAAGCGGGTGTTCTGCAACTGATCGATTCATTGCGCAAGATCATCTTCTCCAACCAAAGCGTCGAGGGGCGGTTGTCAGGAGTCGGGCGTGCAGTAGGGAACTTCTTTGGCAAGTCGCTTATTTATGTTCAGAGCTACACGCGCGCAAAGATATCAGGAGTAAGAACGCCAGCTCCACCAACCTATAGCGTATCTGGACCGTCATCAAGTGAGGCCGCGATCCGTAAGGGGTCCAAACCATCTCCATATGAAGAAGACGAGGTACAACAGATCCAAGACGAATACTTGCAATGCATTGAAGAAGAGACCATACCCATCTACAACGATATGGGAGGTATGGAGAAGGCCCAAGCTCTCATAAAGAACAGTTCTGCGTCCACAAAGTGCAAAGTCAAGTCAATGCAGTCGTACTCCAAATTGATCAGCAACCGTCCCATGTAATTTCAAATCTCTGCATCAAATAGAGTGTACCATGGGCTTCATAGAAAACCTCAAATTAGGCTTCGGAGATATGTTTCGTGGCGTAACTTTCAAAGAGATCACCTTGTTTCTTGTGACCATGTCCTTCACGCTGCTGATTGTGATCCTCTTCCACTACTCCTCCATTCAAAAGGTAGTGAAACAGAAATCACGTTGTTTGCGGGAGCGGTCATCGGGCCAAACCAACGGCATCTTCAGTGTCCAAGCAAAGAACGAGTTCAACGACCGTTTGTATGATATCACATACAACATGCAAAACAAAACATACGATGTCGGGTGTGCTTGTGCTACGGGAGAGACGATCAACCACTTCAGGGACATCAAGGTGTACGATGTTCGCAACCCCACCAACCCCATTCGGAATGTACCCGACAAGGTGTGTTACTGCGACAAGTTGGTTGAGCCACAGCGCACGTACTACTCGGGATACCCCGACCTACTCCGTTTCATGAATAGCGGAGATGATTCCTTCTTCCACTCATACTCTTACTAGAGTCCAACGCTTTCTAGCAGTGCTTTGATTTTGTCACGGTCCTCCTTTGTAAGTTTGACCGACGGATAGTTGATATGGAACAAGATGACTAGGTTCCCACCAGGCATGCCCTTGCCTTTCACCACGTAAGGTTTGTTGGGTTGCACTACACCAAATTCTGAAGTGTTCAACGAGAAGGCCCCCGAAAAGTGGGGCACATTTACCTCTTTGCCTACAATCGTCTCACTCAAGCTGATGGGTACCGTGAAGATGAGGTCGTTTCCTTGGCGTTGGAAGTTGGGGTCATTCTGGACATGCACTTCAAACACAAGATCTCCCGATACCTCTCCAGGCGAGAGCGCTTGCTCCCCGAGACCTTTGAACACACAATGATGACCATGGTGCACGCCCGCGGGCAGATTGAGGTCAATCTTGTGTTCCTCTTTGAAACTCCCCCCGCCATTGCATTCCTTGCATCCCGATTTACCCTTCGCGATGAACCCCGCACCGTTACACGTACCACATGCACGTTGCATCATTTGGGTGAGGAAGCCCATGCGCCGCATATCCATGACGTGCCCTTTTCCTTGGCAAGCATAGCACTGCTCTTTGCATTTGCTACAAATCTTGTTCAGACTTACTTTTAGTGTCTTTTGTACTCCCTTGTATGCATCTTCCAGGGTGATTCTGAAAGGATGGACGTGGTCTTGTTTGCGAGGTGGTCCTGCATGATGAGGGTGCACATCAAACCCAAACCCTCCCATGCCCCCGAAAGGGAAACCGCCACCACCACCAAAGAATTGCTCGAAAATGGCATGTGGATCCACGCCATGGAATCCATGACCACCCCCATCGTTCTCGGCAAAGCCTTCATCGCCAAATTGGTCATAACGAGCCCGCTTGTCATCGTCGCTTAGGACTTGATATGCGTTCGCGACTTCCTTGAACTTTTCAGGATCACCGCCCTTGTCGGGATGCATTTGGATAGCCATCTTCTTGTAGGCTTTCTTGATGTCCTCCTTACTGCTCCCCTTGGGAATCCCAAGTACGTCGTAGAACTTGTGAGTCATCTTGACCTGATAATATCCTTTTATGCAAAATCCTTATATGAGCTCATCGCAACGTTAGGCGATTCACTTGCTCGTGATGCCTTGAAATGGCAGCGTCGCGTTCTTTCAACCGCATCAAACGCTCCTCCTCGCGGCGTTCCTCTTGAAGCTTTCGTTGCTCCATCCATTCAAGTTCATCAGATGTAGCTGCTCGTGCCACTGCTCGTGCCCTTGCCGCCTCGTACTCATCCACGTTACGGTATTCCTTGCGTTGTTGAACGCTCCTAGGATCTACCAACCTTGAGGTGGTATGTGCCTTCATGTAATCCGTGTACTGCAGACCACGTTTTTCGCCCTTTTCCCCTGTGCTACTGAAGTCATCGGTGGTACCTCCCAGCTCCGTGAACTGAATCCGCTTTGCTAGTTGAAGCGGTTCGGGCTCCCGATACACGACCACGTCCTTAGACAATGGGGCATGCTTTTCAAACTCCTTGTTGAAACGATCCTTGTTGTACTTCTTCATGATGTTCGGGATCTCGATATCATCGCGGTTGGGTGAAGACTTGGTCATAAGATGGCCGTAGCCAACCGCACTTTCGTCGTCATCCAACTTGTTCTCTTCGAACATGCGATTGAACTTGTCTGCAAAATTGTCGTCCCGATCAAGGTTGCGATTGGGCATGGGGCGGTCCACGTAAAAGCTCTGAGACTCTTGTTTCAGCTCGTGGTGTGGTCGGGCCTCTAGCTTCATCTTGTACTCTGTGGCAAGTTGGCGGAAGCAATCCGTGACAAGGTTAAAGATCTGTTGCGATCCGCCCTTGTCTGGATGGACCATCTTGGCCTTCGCTCGGTAAGCCGTTTTCAGCTCTTCCCATGAAAAGTTCTTGGACACCCCAAGCACTTCGTATGGGTTCATGCCTGAAAGATCAAATTGGACATTCTGAACGCTTCCTCCATTCTGTTGTTTGAGGAACTCGTAGTATTGGTCATATGACATATTACGAGACGTTTGATTGCCCATTATCCTCCTTTCTGTAACAAGTAATTCTTTAAGTTGAATTGTTGAGAAAAAGAAATTCGCCTAGCACTTGACCCATAGGGTTTCCACGGGTCCAAGCAATCCTGACATTTGGCAGCACAAACGGTAGTGGACGTGACGGCCAATCTTCTTGCCCGTTGGGACATAGTATTCCGACGGGCATTGGAACCGCAGCAATGCTTCACCATTCTTGATCACAGCTACACCCGCATTGCTGTAATCTCCATAGGCTAACGCAGGCGTGGGAAATACTGTGCGAGGGTTGGTGGGTTGGGCGCCCCAATAAATCACACGCGTGCCGTCTTTCGCATCAAAAGGTACACGGATCTCCGTGTTGGCGTCCTTTGGAGATACCTCTGTTGGGATCAACGACTTGGGGAATGCAGCGTCACCCAAAAACGGCAAATAGGTGTCGCGGCGGAATGCCAGCCAAAGGGTAACTAGGAACACCACCAGTGCGATGAACTTGGCAACATGTCCTACTTCCTGAGATACCATGAAATGGATGCATGCGTACATGGAGAATACCAAAACCACCGCTTGACTGATCATGTGCATTTTTAGTTTCATGGATGTTTACTCTATCAGTTTGAACAGAGATTATTTTTCATTTTACCTGATACAAGCGCTCTTTATAAAACCGTGAGCAGTGCCCCTCCTCTGACTCCAACAACTTGACAAAGGATGTGCTCACAATGTTACCCCCTGCCTCCGAGTAGTACACCTTCTGGAGGGAGTAACCCTTTTCTGGTAGCTTGGTTTTTAGGATGGTGAGACAGTGGACACACGGCTTGGAGTTGCCAAGTGTCCCGACCCTGCTTGTGCGAATGACGAGAAGATCTATTTTCTTTAGTCTGCTTTTCCGAGGGAGAGTAGGAAGCTTTTGCACGGCGTTGTGCTCTGCGTGAATAGTGCCTCGCTCGTAGCTATCCTTGTACATATTCTCGCCATAGCTTAGCAGGTTGAAAAAAGCAGCCATGAGGGAAGAATGCGGCCGCGTGGTTGAAGCCAGGGCTCATCATGATCTTGCAGTCGGAATGCGTGAGGCACCGCCGCCGATCACACAACGTATTCGCAAGCTGGTACAACGTCGCCATGTCGATATCTGTTACTTGATACACAAGTCTTGACTCCTTAAACCATAAATTTTCAATTTTTCCGCAAATGTTTACTTAAGCGCTGCATTTACATGTAGTACATGCCGTCGCTGTTTGTGATCATTCCAGGTTATGGCGCACCCCACGCTAACATCAAAGAACAGATCTTGCGCTACAACCTCCAACACATTCTTGCCTACAAATGGTCTGATATCAAGATTACCATATGCGCATATGACGAAACCCCATTACCACACGACATAACCGACCTTCCCTGTGTGAATGTTGTACGCGAGGCAGGACTCCCTGGTGACTTCCTCATGCGTCACGCAACTCCCGCTAGCACTGCTAAGTACGATTATGTCTTGATCTTGTACGACGATATCCTATTGCAACCTAACGTAGACTTTGCAAGAATCATGGAGATCAAAGAGTTTTTCAACCTCAATATCATATCACCTTCGCTCACCCAAGACTCACAACACGTGTACAAGTACATGCTAACTTCTCCCGATTCGCCATACGAATTCAAGATCACACCTGTTTGTGAACTGTTCTGTTACTTCATGGACCATGCGTCCTTTGCGACCTACTATGAACACCTGGATGACAAAAACCCTTGGCTATGGGGCCTTGACCTAATCCTCCATAGGCACATCAAACTCAAAGTAGGTATTATGAATACGATGACCATGAAGCACTTCTTCCAAGGGACGGCATACGCATATCATCCAGATCGCCCGCCAACGGATGGTTACAACCACACGCTCAAAAAGTATAATGAAGAGAGTGACTTTGCATGGCGTGATCAGCCAGCTGCTTTCTATTATATCGTCAAGCAACCATAGGGAACTTGATGGTGGGATGTGATTGATAGTCTTGTAGTACGAAGTCATGGAGGGCAAGCTCCTCAAGCCAAGCTAGTTTTTGTTCTACGGATGCATCTACTGGAGGAGCATCCTTGGCAATAGACATGGTTGGGAAGGCCATAGGTTCGCGTGTCACCTGTTCCTTGGCACCATCGTAGTGCTCTTCATAGATATGCGTATCGCCGATCACGATGATGACACGGTGAGGCTCCACATGGAGAAGTTTGGCCAGAATGGTCGTCAGCAGTGAGGTTGACGCAATGTTGAAAGGGAGACCCGCACATGTGTCGCACGAGCGCTGGTACATCTGGCACGATAGGCCCTTAGACGACATATAGAAGTTGTAGAGGACGTGGCATGGAGGCAGACACATTTGGTGAAGTTGCTTGGGGTTCCATCCCGAAAGAATGGCGCGACGACCGTGTGGGTTAGTGGTGAGCTCTTGCAGCAGATACTTGATTTGATCCATACCGTTTTCAAGCTTGGGATAGTCTCCTCCAAAGCAACGCCATTGATAGCCGTAGATGGGTCCACACTCTCCCTCGGCATAGTCGCAAAGGCCTTTGGCATCTAGGAACTCGCGCGTGGTGTTACCATCCCAAATATGGACACCCTTTGCTTTGAGTTCGTTCGCATCGGTGCTACCTTTCAGGAACCACAGAAGTTCCTCCACGATGCCGCGCCAGAACATCTTCTTCGTCGTCAGGAGAGGGAACCCTTTCTTTAGGTCAAACTCAAGACGCTCGCCGAAGAGGCCCTTGGTGATGCCATTCCGACCGTGACGTTCCTCCCCCTCCTCTAGAATCTTGCCGAGTAGTTCAAGATAGCCGTGCTCTTGCTTCATGGTTACTTGTATGATATTGGAATATCCTTAAGACAAAAGAGATGTATGCATCAAATTTTAGTGCCACATACGAGCCATCATTTCGTCAATGGTCTCCAGCTCCTTGCGCACTTGCTTGCGATCTTCCGCCTTCTTCTTGCGTAGCTCCTTCTTTTGAGCTGTTAGAGAAGCTAGGCGTTCGCGTTCGGCGGCGTCTTTCGCGGCTTTCTGCGACTTTTCCTGTTCGACAGCTGCTTGACGGGTGCTACGACGGGTCGCGATATCAATGTCCATGCCATCTTCGCGCACCTTCTTGCTAGCGCGCTTGGTAGGTTGGCGTGCCTCTTGGAAACCCAGCGAGGCCATCATGGATGCGAGCATCTGACCAGGGCTGCCAGGAGAGTTTTTGGCGGTGCGCTTGCGACCAGTTGTGGTAGCGGGGCGAGTAGCTGGGGGCGAAACTTGCATGGGAGCAACAGCTTGGGGGCTAGCCGTCATGTTCATGACACGGCGTTGGAGCAAAAACTTCACTTGACCCAAGAATACGCCGACGGTCTCTCCATTCACGGCAACGGGCATGTTGTTCACGATCTCACGGATGTACTTGCGGACACGTTCGCGACGCTTCTTGGCCAGCTCCACGGTACCAAACAGAGCGACCAATTCATTCAAGCTCAACAACCGTTGGTAGGCTAGGTGCAACTTTTGGTTGGCCGTCAGTGTAGCAACAAGGTCCGTATCGGAAACTACAAAAGCAGTTGCGGTGGAACGGCGGGCAGTGACAATTTTGCGTTCAGACATAAGTTTTCTAGTATATCGTGCTACTTTTTTTGGTTTTGGTGGTGTATGTGATTGCTACAGGTTTCACGGTGACATCTGGAAGGTAGAATGTGGGGCGGGCGTACTTTGATAGCATAGCGTCTTTATCCAATCCAAACCGTTCTGCAATACGACATATGAGGTCCTCATTCTGAGCTTTGATGACCCTTTTGACAAGGTCATACATTTCACTTGCCCATGAATATCCATTTAAGAAAATATTGCATCAGTTTTTCAAAAGCACACGTAATCAATAACGAAGATGCCTTCGCGCTATGATGACGACATTGTGGATGGAGGAGTCGAATACCTTCCCGACGAGTCCGATCAAGAACACGACGAGGAGGAAGAATCGGTGTATTCGGATTATGAAGACCACCCAGAGGATCACGAAGGTCTTGCGATTCGTCCTACTACATGGCGGCACGTACGCATTCTTGGTAAGGACTACCATGTGTCATGCAAGGGACATGTGAAACCCAGTGGCAGTCTGCTTCAAGCATCCAAGGGTTTTGCGGATGCTAGCACGCCATTCCGCATCTATACATTCCAATCGTCAGACCACGAAGCAAAAACGTACTACATGCACGACATCGTATGGCGCGCTTTCAATGGCGAGCCGCCCGAGGGTTGGCAGGTTTCCCATACTAGTGCCGAGGTATCCAAGCGGAAACGTTGTTACAGCAATGCACTCCACAACCTCACCATCAGCCCCATCCTGGTGGAGGTACGACCCACGATCTTTACTTAAGAAAATCACACTATATTCGTACACGACCATGGCGTCCGTACGGTGGATGAACAAGAAGCGCAAGGCTGAGGCCGAGCCTGTCATGAAAGGCAATGATGATGACGATGGGGACATTCTCCCTTCCATTGTGCTACCCAAGTTTGGGTTTGGCAACAGCGCAAGCGTTTACTCGAGCCTAAACCACGTGTACTTTAACGACGATATTTCTAGCGACACTTCGTTTGCCCTTTGTCGTGAGCTTCGCAGTGTGGAGCTCCGTCAAAAGATGTTTGCAGCTTCTCATGGCACGGATCCCCTGCCGATCTATCTTCATCTTACTACCAACGGAGGTGAAATCCACTCGGCATTTGCGATTGTGGATACCATCACACAACTGTCCGTCCCAGTCTACACGGTAGTGGATGGCTTTGTTGCCTCGGCTGGCACCCTCATCTCCCTTGCTGGCGAAAAGCGGTATATTTCAAAGAATGCATACATGCTACTCCACGAGCTTCGTTCGGGGGTCTGGGGCAAGATGTCTTCCATTGAAGAGGAGATGGAGAACCTCAAGAAGGTGATGGAACATATCACTTCCTACTACATGTCAAAGACCAAGCTTACTCGCAAGGCCCTTGACAAACTTCTGACCAAAGATGTCATTTGGAATGCTACCGAGTGTATCTCAAAGGGCGTCGTGGACGGCGTGTACAGTGCTTAAGCGTATCAATCTTCTTTTTTGTATGACAACAAACCGTTTTGATATCATCGTCGCGTGCGCAAACAATGGCGCAATTGGCTACAAAGGAAACATACCATGGCAAATCAAAGAAGACCTTTTACACTTCAGAGACCTTACCACGAATGCACCCGTCGGCATGGTCAATGCGGTCATTATGGGACGGAAGACGTGGTACTCGTTGCCACATGCGCCTCTCAAGAATCGCATGAACATTGTCATCACAACACAACAACACGACATACAAGGTGCAAATGTCGCGCCGTCATTCCAAGCCGCTCTTGATATGGCATACCACACACCGAATATGCATCGCGTGTATGTCATTGGTGGGGCCCGTGTGTACGAAGAAGGCCTGAAGCATCCCGATTGTAAGGAGGTACATGTCACACACGTCTACCAAGACGTAGCAGAGGCAGATACACTTTTTCCGTTAGATCTCCTAACAACCCACTATCAACTGAGCCAAAAGTCGGACCGTGGAGAGTTTGCATTTTGCACGTACGTAAAAAATGATGTAAATTGTTGATCCATTGTAGCTATGATTTCGTACAACTTCCGCTCGTCCCCTATCCCTCGCAACGTGAGGTGTGGGAATTCTCGCAACCAAAGGGGGATCTTCCAAGCGCACCCCCGCGTGCCAGTGAGCATTGCGGACGCCCGTGACGCATACGATACATGCCGAGTGTTCCAGCACATCACACCATCGGACAGCTACGCCCTGTACTGTATTGATGGCGAAATGGTGGAGAAGTACCTTCACGTAGTAGAGGGGCTGGAGGCATCTTATCAGCGCACATGTGACGATGAGCGCAAGAAAAACGCAGACAAGAAGTTCAAGTTTGGCCCCTTCACAATCTATATCACGAAAGACTCTTAGACCCACACCTGTTGTATATGACCAATCATATTCCCAGCCGTGATCTCCATTCTTTTTTGGATTTGTATGTCGGCTTCGTACATAGGGAGGGTAAGCTCAATGGCCGCGGTAGAAGATATGAAAGCGATCAGGTCTCCTTTACGCACTAGGTCACCCTCGTGCGTTAGCAGCTTAGCGGGTATAGACGTCGTCAATATACTCGCTACAATAGGTCCCGCGTAGCTGTCAAACTTGATCATGGTATGAGTTCCATTTTGTTTGATTTCGTTGACGTTTGCATCCAACATTGCGTAGAATCCATGGCGTTGCAAAGCGTTTTGTTCTATGGAAACAAATGTCTGATGCTTGGTGTCGCAATATACATCTGTGATCGTCCCGTCGCATGGAGCAATCAATGCCCCACTATCTTGGTTTTCTAATCTCAATTTCCCTGGTCCACGTGTGTAAACAAAGAGTGTGATGACCAATCCCGCAACAAGCCCAGCGATTACAAACGACCGTAGTGCAATAGCTACAACCGAAACAACCAGTATTGTGTACACTGCTTCAGGGACAACAAAATAAGGGTTCATCTATAGATTCACCACACTATTATACCGAACCAGTGGGACCAAGCGTGGGAGCTACAACAGAGATCACCTTGTCCAACTGGATCTGCGACAAGAGTGCATTCTTGCTGGAGGTAGCCTTTTTCACCAAAAAGCGCTTGAAATACGGCGAGTTGACGTCGTAGATCATGTTTATATATATAACATAGCCACAAAGAAAGCTTTAAGTTGTGGAAATCGTAATTGTCTTGCATGGATCAAAGTTGTGTACTTCGTTTAGGTAACCAAGACAGTTTGCAGTATGTGGAATGCCGTTGATGTACAAGGTCATGTTTTGGTGCGTATGCCCACATATCCATGCCTTGATAGGTGGCACGAACATCTCCATCAGGTCCGTCGCGAATGCAGACTGGTTTGGCCCTCCCAAGAATCTCCCGTTCATGCGCATGTCGGCCGCATGGTGCGTCAAGACAATGGTTGGGCGATATGACATTCCAATTTCGCTTTTCAGCCATGTAACATGCTCCTGATGTATTTTTCTTACATCCAAGGGCTCTAGAACCTCGTTTTGGTTTTTGAAGATAAGACGGTAGTCATTCATTCTTTGCTTTACATGGTCCTTCACATCACTCCATAAAGTACAACCTAAAATGCGCACGCCATCTACGACTACGGCTCTTTTGTCTAGGAAGTATACATTTGTATACCGCAATTGTAGCTCAACACATCTTCTCTCTACATCGGCGATCACATGACCATAGTACTCGTGGTTACCAAGAATGACAAAGACTTCTTTGAATGTATTGGATACCTGGTTGATCAACTTCTCATAGGTGTCGTCCATGATATCACCAATGTCACCACAAAGTGCTAGATACTCGGCCTCTTTGGGTATGGCAGGTATGCGTCGGTTGATATCAATATGCAAGTCCGACATGTATTGCAACTTGAAAGACATTGGTTTAAAGGAACATCAGAAGTACTCTTTATGCCCGTTCTCAGGCTTCCCTACATCATCGAGCAACCCATTCATGGCACAGCCCTTGGCATCAGCGTAAAGGCCAAATGGCGAACCCTTCCCCCTTTGCTGCACGAGCTGAAGCGCATGAACCTATCCATTCACAAAGCAAAGTACTGGAATGAATGGACAACAATGTACATCAAACACAACCAAGAAATCGCCATGAGCGGTGCAAAGCAAACATTGGAGGACATCTTGCAAGGACAACTCCAAGTGGATGAGGTACCACTCTACAACAATGGCTTGCCCCCAAACACATCCATTTCTATCTACAACATTAGCACGTTTCCGTTTACCATCCTAGACTTTGGATGCTCGGACCGCACGGGCCTGTTTTGCGAGATTCTAGAGTTCTTGTCGCACTACGACATTGACGTGAATGGGGCTTACATCAACACGATTGGCGGCATTGTCAGCAACATGTTCTACATTTCACGAAACAAGCAAAAGCTAGATCATGCTTATATTGAATACCTCAGCAACACTTTCGAGCACGAGATGAAGAAGCTTGGTTCACGACAAGAGCCAGGTTTCTAATACGTTCCTGTTATAGGATGTACGAATACTTGTTTTTGCTTGTAGCATGTATACTAATAGCAATCGCACTTGCATGTGGACACCGACTAGAAAGCTTTGAAGATTGTCCGAGGAGGAACATGAGCTACGATCTACGTGGTGAAGAGGCTTACCCACCTCGTGTGAATTATGCATTCATGGGCAGCGAGATCGGACCGTTGGATCCCAGCAAGTGCCGTCGACGCCATTTAAGTATATGACGCAACAAGACTATATCATGGACCTGTTGGATGGCCTGGTAGCTACACTTTCCAAGGAAGCAAGTGTAGAACAAGTGGAGAACACGGTGAAGTCGTGTGGCTTGTTCCCATATCTTGGTTGGCAACTCAAGGAGTTCCCTCTCCACCTCCACCCATATTGTGGGAAGGGCATTGGTATCTGGCAATACCCCAACCAGTTCTCTAAGTACATTTCATTCATTCGTCAATTCCCGATCACCACGTATGTTGAGATTGGTGTTGCTGCGGGAGGAACGTTTATGTTCACCCATACGTACCTCAAGACATTCAACCCTAGCCTCCAAAGTTATGCCGTAGATATTGGTGAGATTGGAAAGGTAACTGGTGAGGGTTCATCGCCATACAATGGCTTGCTGGAACAATACATTTCATCGCATCCAGAGTGCGAGTTTGTGCATGGAACATCGGGTACCTTTGCAAACAAGTACCCCAGCAAGCCGATTGATCTGCTTCTCATTGACGGCGACCACAGTTATGAGGGTGTGAAGCACGATTTTGATGTGCTAGCAGAAAAAAGCAAGATCATTGTATTCCACGACATTTGCAGTGTAGCTTGCCCTGGTGTTGCCCGCTTTTGGCAAGAGATCAAAGCGCAGTACCCAAACAATGTCACTGAGTTTGTGGATCAGTACAATGAAGTACCAAACTCTTACTTAGGAATTGGTGTTCTTGTGAAAACAGACGATAGAACGTGACCCATGTAGATGTAACACATAAGATCTTGCCCCGACGGTTGTAACTGGTGCAATCGTTGAATCCCATTCGTCCGTACATAGTGGTACAATAACCCAACAAATATGGTCTTGATCCACGTATCATACTTCTTTTTCATCAACATCATGTTCAGTTGCCGTTCAAGGTCCGTGATCTCGTGCAGCATAACCTCAACTTCATCCATGCATAGATTGTAACAAACGAGTCTTAAGTAACTTAGCACAAAAGAATTAGCTAGGACTTTATCATCATGCCAAGCTCATATGTCCCACTTGGTGTAGCTACAATCACCATTGTTTTTGGATCCCAGTCCATCATGATTATATCAGGTGGTATGATTACAGGTAATGGAACGACTCGGGCTCTTTCATGAATGGGGATAACTCTCTCCGTCATACATCCACCACACATGGTCAGAGCCCAACAACTCCCTACAACAATACCTGCGATCAGACATTCCATTGGCATTCAAACCAGATGGCCATTGTCATTTTTTATCCATTCATTTTATATAACATTAATGGCCGAGGAGGTAGCGTACTGTGTAAAGTGCAAATCAAAACAAACTATGACTGGTGGTAAGCAAGAAGTTGCAAAGAATGGCCGCAAGATGATGGTCGGAAAGTGCTCCAAATGCACAACAAAGATGGTGAAGTTCATTAAGTGATATAAAACAAAAAATGGTAATATAGCAAATGACCTCACCGTCACTCAATTGCACACGATGCAAGGTGTTGAGGCGCCAATACGTCTCTGCATACAGACAACGCGCATATTACATCACACAGGCTGAGGAATGCCCACCATACTCAAGGGAATCCAAAATGCATTGGGCACAAGTACGGCGGCTAAACAACACCTTACGTGTCATCAAGAACTACATGGTGGAAAGTTCGTGTGCATGGTCAGACGGCTGGTGTGACGAAGAATGGTAAATGCCAAAACTGGCTTATTGTTTCTTTTTTGGTTTTACATGATTGGTTGAATGTTTTACTTCCTGGTGCGCTTCTGCCACTTCTTGGTGCCGTTCTTATCGGCCTTCACAATGTACAGGTTACCATCGCTGCCCTCCATCTGGTGACCCTCCTCAAACTTGCCAGCCGACTCCTTCGGTGCCTTCCTCACAGGCTTGGGCTTAGTCGTGGTGGTAGACGAGCCCGAGCTCTCGCAATCACAGTGCTCCGCCTCCTCCTCCGTCTGCTCCTTCTCCTTCTTGTCCTCCGACTCCTCCTCGGGCTTCTTGTCCTCCGTCTCCTCCTCGGGCTTCTTGTCCTGCGACTCCTCCTCGGGCTTCTTGGTCTCCGTCTCCACCTTGTACCAGCGCTTGGTACCCGTCTTGCTCTCCTTCACGATGTACATGGCCCCATCAAGGCCCTCCATCATCGTGCCCGCATCCATGGTAGCGGCCTTCTCCTTAGGGGACTTGGTAGCGGTGCGAGTCTTCTTCTCCACGGCAACCTTGATCCACCTCAGCTTCCCATTCTTGTCCGCCTTCACCTCGTACATCAGGCCGTCCGATCCAGCCATCTGGACTCCAAGATCATAGGTGTTGGCCTTCTCCATAGGAGCCTTGCGGGTAGCCATTGCGAGCCTGAACGGTTCTTGCTTGAATTTGAGTTGTGGATAGCGATGTGTGAGAGTTGTGTAGTTGCTTGTGTTGTGCTGATATTGGTGTATATGCATCTTCACTTTTTTCATGTTTGCACGCATATCACTTGCAAATGTTGTAAAATGATTTAAGATTTTCTCACGACACTAGTCTACTGATTGTAAAATGTCGGACGGTAAGCAGCATATGTCAATTGTTATCTGTGGGCATGTAGACTCGGGCAAGTCTACTACCACTGGCCGCCTCATCTTTGAGCTAGGTGGCATTCCCGAGCGTGAAATGCAAAAGCTAAAGGACGAGGCCGCCGCCCTTGGTAAATCGTCGTTTGCATTTGCCTTCTACATGGATCGTGCTAAGGAAGAACGTGAGCGCGGTGTGACCATTCAGTGCACCACCAAGGAGTTCTTCACGGAGAACTTCCATTACACTATCATTGATGCCCCTGGTCATCGCGATTTCATCAAGAACATGATCTCAGGTGCCGCCCAAGCCGATGTCGCTCTGATTATGGTTCCCGCGGATGGCAACTTCACCACTGCTGTGCAAAAGGGAGACATCAAGTCGGGTGAGGTCCAGGGCCAAACCCGTGCCCACGCTCGTCTTATCAACCTTCTGGGCGTGAAGCAGATCATTATCGGCGTCAACAAGATGGACTCGGACACTGCTGGCTACAAGGAAGAGCGATTCAACGAGGTTGCTGAGGAAATGCGCCACATGCTCGTGAAGACGGGTTGGAAGGATGACTTTGTCAAGTCTAGCGTCCCTGTGCTACCGATCAGTGGTTGGCAAGGCGATAACCTCATCGCTCCCTCCACGAACATGCCTTGGTGGAAGGGTCAAGACGTCAAGGTGGGCGACAAGACGGTGCACGTGCACACTCTGCTAGACTGCCTCAACAACTTCGTCCAAGTGCCAGAGCGCAAGGTGGATGCTCCCCTCCGCGTGCCCATCTCTGGTATCTACAAGATCAAGGGCGTCGGCGATGTGATTACTGGTCGCGTGGAACAGGGCATCCTTCGCCCTGGCGATGAGACCGTGTTTATCCCCACCCACACCACGGCTAACCCTTGCGTTGGTAAGGTGTTCTCTGTGGAAATGCACCACAAACGGGTGGAGAAGGCAATGCCTGGCGACAACGTTGGTATGAACGTCAAGAACCTGGAAAAGAACAACATGCCCAAGACGGGTGATGTGATGATCCTCAAATCGGACACCACACTGCAGCCTGTCAAGGACTTTGTTGCCCAGATCCAGACGCTTGACAACATCCCCAACGAGATCAAGCCAGGTTACTCGCCTATCGGGTACGTGCGTTGTGGTCATGCGGCATGCAAGATCACCAAGATCAACTGGAAGGTTGGCAAGGAGACTGGCGGCAAGAAGGTAGAGGATCCCACCAGCCTCAAGGCTAACGAGATGGCGGAAGTGGTGTTTGAACCTTGTCGCCCCATCGTCGTGGATAGCTTCCAAAACTGTGAAGGCCTTTCGCGCATTGCTTTCCTTGAAGGCAACAGCGCGGTGATGCTTGGCAAGATTGTAAAGGTCTCGCACAAGTAAAAAGTGAATGTTTTTCTGTTCTTGTAGGTAAAATGTATCTACGACAACGCATGGTGCGCACACAAGCGCGTAGCAGTGGGAGAATCGGTGGCAACACCTTTGCCTCCAAGCGCATGGACATCATCCAAAAAAAGACGTACGATAGGAATGACATTGCACCATCTACACCATCGGTCTATATCGCAGTCCAACCTGTGCCGTTACCTCCTGTCTACTATGCCCCCGTTGCCTACAGCGGTTCCTTGAATATAGCCGCCTTGTTGTTTTCCATTATTGTTACCTGGATTGTGTACATTGTGCTCCAGAAGTCCAACAAAAAATAGTAGCGCCATATAACCATGGCTACCTTTGCAGAGTGCAAAAGGCTTCTTTTGTTGCTAGAAAATCCTGATATTCAAGCGTGCATCAATGCGCATCCCAACAGCAGGTCAAGGTATGTACAAACGATCTACAAGTATGGAGTAGATCACTACTATGAAGAGATGCGGTATGGGGCATCGGACGATGTGTGCCTAGATACATACAAGCACGTTTATCTGTACAAAGCTACCCATCCACAACAGGTACAAGACTACATCATTCACGGCTTCTTCAATTGACACGGTTCAAACTCCACCTGCATAAACTTGCATGAGTTGGATACCAGGTCCCAAGCAAACACCTCTTTGCCATTGTAGTGGGACGAGGTCTCTGTATCAATTATCACGATTCGTTGCAAATGATCATAGAACATGGACACGAGGACACGCAAGTTACCAGGGGCACTGTTCAATGCTACCTCTACCAGGTTTTTGGAGATAGGCGTTTGACCTGTTTTCTCAAAACGGGTGTAGATACGGTGCATAAGGTCATTGACACTCGTGACAAATGGATATACAATGTGCACCTCAAAATTGTGCTTGCGCGCAGGCTCCAAGAAGCTTCGGAACCATTGGACATTCCGTCCCGCAACATCCACGGCAACGTTCTTTTTTGCGTCCATGCGAGCGTACACAGTGCGACGGAACAGGGTGTGCATATCGTCCTTGTACTTGCCAAACAAGCTCCGCATGACCTTTTTGTCTTTCTTTTGTTGCTCCGACAACTGTGCCACTTCGGCTTTGTAGTCAGAGTTGTTGTACACGAAATCATCCACGTTTAACTGTTCCACCTTGCGGCGCGGGAAATGTTGCTTGACGTAATTCGCAAGGTTTGTACTTTTCCCCGAGCCAGGTGGTCCAAACATGATGATCATGAGTGGTCGCCTTGTGTTTGATGAAGACATTCTAATATACTATAAGAGTAGAATGTCGCGAAAGTTGAGTATATCACAAGCGGATTGCGAACAATGGTTCCAAAACAGGTTGATGAACCCACTCACGGGTCGGGCTATCAAAGAGGGTGGACCTACATACCGTCAGTTTGAAACGGGGTGCTCACAACACGACAACGCTCAAAATCAGTTGGCGAGAATGGCAGCATCATATCACGACACAAAATATCGTGAGTTCATTGCCTTGTTGAATGACCCCAATGTAAAGCTTGATTTCAAGTACGAAAGCCAGGAAGGGCAGTATCTGCCTCATATCATCGCAAAAAAGTCCGCCATTACATCGTCATTGTTCTTTGAAAAGTTTGATGAAGCCGCACGGACACGTTTGACACCCGAGGAATACAAAGCAGTGTACATGGCGACAACAACAGGTAATGAAACTCTTTTGGACATCTTAATCGCACGTTCCCATAAATGGATTTTGAACTGGATGGCTAAAAATTTGGATGTACAGCTCCTTGCAGAGTTGAAGGTCACGAGAAAGCCGAATGTGATTGCATACCTGATGGAGAAACTCATGTATGATGTTGCTCGTGTTATGTCTGAGAGGAAGGTGCCATACCCGAAAGCACACTACAACCATGCAACATTATGGGCTGGCGCACGTGGTCAAGGCGAATGCTTCAAGTCCTTTGTGCTACACAATGGTGCAGATCCCAACTACCGCGAAGGTATTTATGGAAGCACAGCATTGTTGTATGCGATTCACCACAATCACGCTCTTGGACAATCATTGACGGACTTTTTCCAACATGGTGCGAGTATGTACATTTCGTCCATTGTCCAAATGAACAATGGCCGAAACAAGAACTTCAACATCTACACAAACGTTGGCTACAACGACATCGAAGCATTCAATAACGAGTTGATCAAGGATCTACAGGTCATGGAAACAAAACATGTGGAAACAACTTCGGAAGACTTCTTCAATGTAGCTCAACAAGGTATCAATCGCATCTTGGGTGGCTACTCCCCCCAGAGGGACATTGTAGCTCGGACAGCAGACATGGTTGCCCAAAAGGCATATCTTTACAAAGGAGTCGTTTTCGATGAAAAAAGCATGCCAATCACATTGTCGGAGAAGACGAAACAAATCCAAGGAACTCCATTTGAAGCATGGTACAGTGAGGATACATTGGCTAAACTCAAGGTCCGCATCATCCCCGTCGGTGAGTACCTAAACGAAGCAAGCACACGAAAGAGGCGCACTATTTACGATATCTACCTTTACCACGAAGGACTCAATCAGTATGTCGGATTGATCGGAAACTTCATCAAGTCACTGCCTGCCGATAAGCGGAACGTTCCCGAGCTCACCGATCACGCCGTATTGGAGAAGGCGCTGCAACGATTGCACGATAAGCGACAACTCCTATTGCCTATGTTCCCATACCAGTCTCGTCTACATTTGTTCATGTTTGACGAACGTATAGTAGATGAAGTGAAGTTGCAAAGGCCTATGGCGAACAAGAATCCACACCTTAATGCAGATTCCAAAGCCTACATGGATTTGCTTCTATCAGTTCAGGCTGCAATCAACAAGAAGACCCGATTCATTCCTCATTACACAACGGATGTAGTCACAAAAGCATATTCCACAAACTTCCCCCGTTTGATGCAAGAGCGAGCCCAACGATACAAGGAACCCGAGATTGCACAGGAGATTGCAAAGGCTTTACTAAAAGAAAAGAGTAGCTCATCAAGCCCTCTTCCTGCTCAAGACTTGCGTGATACCATCATTCAGAGGCTTACCGAGCACCGAGACCAGGTGGATGGATCCACCGTTTTCAAGAAGGTAGCCTACAATAAAGTCATCAACCAGATACAATCTATGCAAACACCTATCCGCACACGCGATGACTTGAAGGACGTTAAGGGTATTGGTGAGAAGATGAACACCATCCTATCCACAGTGTTTGAGGAAGCACCGTCCCGAAACTCTCGCAAGGTAAGTGCTCAGAAGAAGATTGCAAAGTTTGTGAAAAAACGTGTATCTTCCCTTACCAAGTATTTTGAAGACAGTATCCGTTACATGGACAAGCTGCCCATGGACAAACGCCGCACCATTTACCGCGCCCTCAACGGCCAGATTATGCAAGGACCGTATAGCCCTATCAAGCGTGTTGATGGTCTACTCTATGCCAGGGCAGACAATGGAGAAGATCTGCTCACCATGTTGGAAGTTGTTGCACGAGCCCCGCGTCTTCCCATCCGTTACTCGCTGTACCGCGGCATGTACGTGAACCCACCACCAACGGTAGGAACATCCGCAATCTATCAAGAGATCCCCTTCTCCACAACTTTCTTGAGTATGTATGCACTTGGATGGGTCTTAGCTAAGAAGAACACCAACTGCTGCTTGTTTGAGCTACAATGCCACAAAGGGACGTCTGGCCTTTTCTTGAGCAAGCTTCCTTGGATGGATCCTTGGACATCTGCTAACTCTGCGATATTCCATCGTATTGCTCCCGATAATGTACGCAACAAGTTCCATATCAAGGTCAACTCACAAAACGAGTTCCTGATGTTCCCATACAAGCTTGTTGTGGTTGGATCTCGGACCAAGAATTTCAAAAGCTTGTTGGATGAACAAATAGAAAAGGTAGATAGCCATTACGAGTTTGATGCATCACAACGTAAGCTTACGTCCTTGTTTGAGAACAATGAGGACTTATTGAACAAAGATATCACCATCTACACATTGGAGCTACAACCGATCAGCTTGTACATGGTTGAGTTGAAGAGTATTTCACCAAACTACAAACACAATTTCCAACCATCGCGCCTTATGTCAAATGCTTCCCAACGACAGCTCAACGATATACACGAGTACACGCACATGTTCTTTAGTCCAGAAGAAATGGCCCCTGGTGTGGTACAATCCATTGAAAGCGAATTGCGTGCAAGTAACGGACCTGCCATTGTGAAACTAGTAGAAAAAGGAAAGTATGTTGGGCCCAAGACATTTGATTAAAAAGTGAAAATGCATCAGATTTATACTATATGTGATGCATAATGACGTCTATTGGACTTAGTTCGGACCTCGTTGCAGTCATCAGATGCAACGAAGATTCATATTGTATCATGTGGCCTCACTACTTTGAGTATACACTAGTACAAAAGTCATCATTGTTGCAACCAGACATGTTGAAGGGCGCGGTGCAGCGTGCAATCGACCAAGCTCGCGCAATTGATTCATCATGCACCATCCCAATGGTCATTTACGTGGACAAACCAATGCCAACCATAGACAGTATTGACCGTTACATTAGTGTCCTTACGTGCGGATCGCCATGGGACTCTGATGCAATTGGTATGCTTCATCAGTCTTAAGAAACCCAAAACGGGTTTTTGGCGTTTTCTGATGTTGTAGTCTTTTTTCATTTAGGCGTTGAACTTGGCAAGGATACCCTCGTACAGGCTGGTCAGCATGCGGAGGGCATCCACCTTCCTCTTCATGATCATGTAGTTCTCGGCTGACTCGTGCATATCACTCAGAGTCTTGGTGCCGATGCGGTCCACGTCAGGCTCCTTGAGAATGAGCTTGTCATCAATCATCTTCTGCATGTCCGTGATGTTGGACAGGTTGAACTTGTGGTCCTTCTTGTCAGCGACCTGGTGAAGGAGCTCGTTGAGCTTGTCGTGGCTTACCTGGACGAAGTTGGAGTACGACACCACCTTGCCAAGAACGCTCCAGGGGATGTCGTCCGTCTTCATGAACGAGGGAATCATGTCAGCGGGAGGCGGCACAGGCTCCTTCTCCTTGGCAAACTTGGGGATCATGTCGGCGGGAGGCGGCACGGGCTTCTTCGTGTGCTTGGCCTTCTTGGTCTTGTAGATGGTCATGATGTTCTCGGCAAGGTCCGAGCAGTTGTAGGTGACCACCACATCATCAAGACGATCAAGGAGCACCTGGATCTCGTCGTTTCCATTCACCACACTGCGATCATTCAGCACTTGGCGGAGAGTGAAGAAATCGTCATGAGGAATGGTGTTGTTCTCCTTGTGGAAGCTGGAGAGCTCCGCGAAGAGAGTGTGGATCTTGCGCTGGGGGAAAGGGCACATGATTGCTGGGTTGGTTCTTGGTTTGAGCCGAATACAATACAATCGCAAACTTCATTTTTTCCAAAATTTGAAATCAAAAATTACAAATCTTGTCATGTGTTATCTTTTTGAAGAATACTTTGTTATGTGATTGCAATGGCCTCGGCACCAGTAAAAGACATAGAAGACATCTGCTCGTGTGAGGAACACAAAATCACCATATCACGTGAGACACGCACCATCCCCATGTCCGAGTACCTAAAAACCTTAAAACTAGCGAACTCTGTATGTGCTAGCTGTTCGAAACGAACCTCATGTGGAGGCATTGTTCGAAAGGTACTTAATAACATGAAGTGATGATTACATATTATCAGTATCAATATGTTGATGCGCTTCCATCCCTCGTATGACATCCAGTTTTATGATGCCCGAGCATACATCAACACCCATTCTTTGCGTCCCGCATTCCATCATGTGAGGTCAAATGTCACAAATACCAGCACATTACAGCTCACGCAAGATACAAGCCGAATGCTAGACCGCGGAAAACATATCTGCCAACTAGGTCAGTCATACACACCATCCGTTTTTGTCCAGCGTCTCACACCTGAATCATCATCCATTACGCCACCATTCCTGCAAAATTTTACCCAAGTAGGTGTTTTGTGTGTTGCAAGGGAGAATGCTACTGGCGGTTGGATGACATCTACCGCACCTACTCTACCAACACTACATCACGAGTTCATCCCAGGTTTCATGCTTGTCGTGCGCCAAGGCATCTGTCATCATGAAGTCTCCCCAATCTTACCAATTGACCTACATAGCGAAGCATATGTGGACCTTGTATGGTTTGTCGATCAAAGTCCTGAAGTGTGAGCAGTTCATTTCTGTGTGTACTATAGAGTGTAGCATGGTGCAAAACATCGTTCCAGCTAAGGCAATTTCACTTGTCAAAAGTCGCACCCCCATTCTTTTGGAAAAGGGTGTTCAAGTTGTTATTGGTTTCGTCATCTTGATAGTTGCCCATTTTGTAGCTGGGATTGTGAGAAGCCTTATTGTGAAACACGCCAACCTAGAAATCAAGGAGCTCACATTGCACAAGAAGGACCAAGGAACGTACAGCGCTCAAGAGAAAAAGAAGCAAGCAAGGAGCACCAGCCTGATTATGGTCACACTAGCTAACATTGTGTATTACTTCATCATGATTTTCGCCCTCCTAATAGTACTTCGTGTGATTGGTATTGAGGCAACGAGTATCGTAGCCGTTCTTGGTGCCACTGGTTTTGCCATCGGTCTTGCAGTTCAAGGTACACTGAGTGACATCTCGTCAGGCATTGTCTTGGCCATTTTGCAACTGTATGCGGTAGGAGATGTCATAGAGGTCAACGGCGTACAAGGGGAGGTAAAAGACTTTACTCTGTTGTACACGGTTATTGAGGACGTATCTACCATGACACGGATGACCATACCTAACCGCAAGATCCAAGATAGCATTGTAACAAACCACACCAAGCACAACACACGGTATGTGAACATTATGTTCCTTGTATCCAATAGGAACACCGACTTTGAAAAGATCCGTAATGTCGTCCGTGATGCCTTGAAGAAACACCCTGGCGTGCTTCAATCCTTTGAGCCAAGTGTAGGCGTGCAATCCTTGGATTCCGCGGGGACACTTATGCGTGCACGTGTCATGATCAATTCAGAGGACTATCCATCCATCCAGGTGCCCTTGCGAACTACAATCCGCGAAGCACTGGCCGCCAACAAGGTTGAAATGATTGACGCATTGCCACAATAAGTTTAGACTTAAGCGTTTCCTTTCTTTTTATCCCAATTCTGCCGTGTATGACATACCGCGCGGGAATTGTACTTTTGGCAGGTTCCAAAGTCCTTCTGGTGAAGATCGTGCACAACAACGTGGATGTGTGGGGCTTTCCCAAAGGAAGGATGCGGAAGGGGGATACACCTAAAGATACTGCTGAACGAGAATTCCTTGAAGAGACGGGCATCCCTTTCAAGCTGGATGGAGACTATCGTCACATCCGTTTGTCTAACGCCCACTTCTACATCACCAACACACCAAACGCTTTTGAGGTATCCTACCAAAACGTTCCTGACAAAAGAGAGGTAAAAGGCATCCAATGGATGGACCTTACTGAGGTGCAGTCACTTCCCGCCCAAAACATCAACCGCTACGTCCGCATGTATATTGACCGTCTTAAGCGCTCAGAGACTTAGATGTACTTCTCAAAGCTGTAGTGGTCTAGTACTTTTTCAATGATTCGCTCAAAACATAGCCATTCATATGATGTCAGCGACCCGTGTTCCATCATGTCTGCAAGGATGCATTGGCGTGTTTCTGTGTCATTTGCATGAAGAACAATCCCTGTTAGAAGACCAACTTGGAAACTGGTCTCCGATGTACGCTGGATGAGGTGGTCTAGAAGATGGCAGATTTGCAAAGCATCCGAAAATACAGGGAGTTGTGATACCTTCAGATTGAGGCTCATCTTTCTATCTATGTGCCATCAAATCCTTAATTGAAAAGCTGACTGTAATACACCCACATGTACATTCCAAAGAACGCCTTAGCGATCACATCTAGAACATTGTAGGTCAGATGTTTAGCATTCGTCTCAAGTAGGTAGGCAACACCATACATGCCCCAGATAATCAAGAATACAGTGAATATAAGTGCTTCGTGTCCAAGTTTCTTGCCATGAATGAAGTTCACGTAGATGATACCCACCATGATCACATATGCAATGAAGCCCAAAAGGCATCCTAGTTTCTTGTCAATTGTGCCCTTTTCACCCAAGTATCCTGATATCAACATCAAGTAGTTGAATAGCAAGATCCATCCATACACATGCACTGGTATACGTTTAGAGTCTCGGAAGGTGAAGAAGATAAGCAAGACAAGCAACAACATGGGTGTCGTGATGCACCAATCCAAGTAGCGGAGCGGCATGAGGTCTTCAAACTTGCTTCCCGCATCTAAACGCGATACAAATATGGAGTATGCAAAGCCAGCTACCAAGGATACCGCGGTCTCTAGGTTCATGATATGTCGGATGCGTGTCGTAGGCGTTCGCAACGCTTCAATGAAAGTGATGATTGTCAACCCAAAAAGCGCAAAATACGAGACCGTGAAGGACTTGCGAACTGCTAGGTCACTGATCATTTACCTCCTAGTACTTGGATGTATTTCTTTTTTCCAGCCTCCATGATGTATGTCCCACCGCGCGGGCCAACGTGGAGCTTATTCTTACCACCACCCACCGCACCACGCTCTTTCACAAGGGAGCATTTGTTTCCACTCGCCTTCCGCAAGAGCTTATCAAACAACCGAATATCGTCGGTTCCCAAGGCATCCTGAATCGCTGCGTGTGCATCTAGGCATGCGTTCACAAGCTTGTTGTTTTGTTTACCAAACTTGGTGATGGTGATGACATCTTCGGTATCGCTATAGCGCGCCGCACGGTAGCACTCATTCTCGCAATGGTTAAAGTTGAAGAATGTCTCAAGGCCAAGTTGAAGGAGGACAAGCGAGGTGTAATGAGCAGCCTTGTCGGATGGATTCTTGATTGCGTAGCCGACGACCCACGCAACACTCTTGTCCATGTGCTGCTGCATAAACTTGTTCACCAGCTCTACCAAAGCTTCACTTATGGGCATGGGCTTCATGAGTGTGATCATGGATGCGACGATCTTCTGTCCAACTTTCCTCCAATCCACATCCGACTTGGGGCTATTGCGCGAACGAAGGGTAGTAAAATGCTTTCCAGCGGTGTGGATGATGTCCTCTACATCCGAGTTTAGGAATGACAAAATGGAGCCTTTGGCAATGTTCACATTGTTCAGTAGTGTAGTTGGTGAATCTCGTTGAAAGTACCTTACTTGTTCCAAGTTCTTGGAAAATGTGACCGTTTTCTTCATTCTACACCATCATGCGATATTTTATCACATCGCAGTCAGCAACCGAACCCGCGTTAGCACATGTTGGTCCATTGGTGCATAGAAACGACCGTTGCGGTTGAACGCGGGATAGAACATCGGAAGCACCGCAACAATCGCACGTGCATCTTTCTCCTCAATAGTTACATACTTCATCTGAAGGGTAGCGAGACCTTGCATGTAATCATATAGATGCTTCATGACATCGTTGAACCAAGCATCTCCAGCAACCATGCATGATAGTGCCACTTCTTCTAGTTTGGTAACGTTGTATTGAAGTGTGCGACCGTTACGCATGAGGTAATCCATCTCCTTGTACTTTAGGTTCTTTTGATCAACGTACTGCGAACGAATCTTAGCTAATGCTTCCATCGCTTTTGCGAACTCAGCGTCAAGCCTGGCAACATCGCAATTCTTGTAGATACTGAGAGCATTCTTCCAATGCGTGCCAAGATCAACCACTGTCAAGCAACGGCCTCCAAGCTTGCAACAACAGCAGGTAAGGCAACTTGCAGCAAAGCAACAAATACCCATCCCCTTGGTTGAGCTCGCATGGTACATCATACGCTTAGCTACATTCTTGCGATGTTTCAGTTGAAATTCCTTCCAGAAGTTGACATAAAACTGATACTCATCATACACCATGGTCACCTTATCCATCTTCGCTATAATCATTGTGAGTCAATTTTTTGTGAGGCATGTATAGGCCAATGGAAGAACTAAAGAAAACCGTTGCCAGTCAGCTAGCCGAGGCCGTTTCATCCAACAAGATCAACATTGCTTCGCCTTTTGCCGTTGTCACAAAGACCATGGAAATCATCCAAACCTTTCCAAACCTCAATGGGTACGAAAAGAAGGCACTTCTGATGAAAACGCTTCGTGAAGTCGCCGCTGGCAAGGATGGCGTCCTAGGTACAGATGACGATTTGCTTCCACCCCGTACCGTGGAAGGCATCCAAGTATTGTTGGACAAGGACCTAATGGAGGACTTGACAAGCACCGTGCTTGACATTGCTAAGGGCAAGGTCAACTTTAAGAAGGTCGCTGAAACCGCAAAGAAGAGCTTACCAATCCTCAAGGGATGCCTTGCCCCTCTTTTCGCCAAATTGACCAAGTCCAAGAATTAAGGACTTTGCACATGTATTAGACATGTTCACCAAAAAGGATACATTACATCTACCACACATCCCTGTGGAGGGGTTTACAAAGGAGGAAGCAGCCGAGATAAAGGACACTTGTGCCATCTTTCAACATGTGTCCGTAGCTCCCTCCGCACAAGACTGGAAGTGGATAAGGTTCAATGGGGAAATGTTTGGTAAGAAGGATTTAGATTATGTGGTTCTTCCACATGGTCCTTTCTCAATCAATGTGCAAGTCATGAAGAAAGGCAACCTCATACTCTATGATTTTGGGATCATCATTACAAAAGACAGCAATGGTAATATCATAGAGTTCATGCCATATCATGACAACATGGCTTAAAGTTTCGTTTTTATGTATTCGTACAATGCCTATTGTTCGCTCTGCTATCTCTAATGGTGATAAAGGGGACGTTATCAATTACATTACATCAAGGAAGGCACATGGCAAGTTTACTGTGATTGATGTTGGCGCATCAGCAAATGGGTGGTCGGGTCCATATCTGGATGCCTTGGTGGATATGAACTCGGATACAATAGAGGACGATCGTATTGTACGCTTCCGAGGAGATATCAATCAAGATGATGTTTGGAATGAAGTTATGCAATATGTATCATTACACGGCAAGTTTGATTTCTGTATATGTACACATACCATCGAGGACATTCGCGACCCGTATTATGTTTGTACCCAGTTTGGAAAGATTGCAAAGGAGGGATACATTTCCGTTCCAAGCAAGCATCGCGAGTGTGCAAGATTTGAGTTCGGTCCACATGGTCCACGTGGGTACATTCACCACCGTTGGATATACACTGTAACAAACAACAATCTTGTTGCGTATCCGAAGCTACCAATTGTAGACTACTTAGCAGAATTGGATGATGTTGCTAACCCCAGCGATTCTGTTTCCGATTTGTGTGTGTATTGGAAAGACGACATCAAACTCTCATTGTGCAATGATGACTATATGGGTCCTAATGTAGATGCCGTTATCAACTATATGCTTGAGCTTGTGAATTGACGGAAGAAATATTTGACTTACAATACTTTTTGTGATTTGATTTGCTCTGTCTTGATGCAAAGACCATGTTGCATTTGGTGCAAATAAGAGGATCAACATTTTCTTTGCACGTGCTTTCATGGCGTTTCAAATTCCGCGCACTAGCAAAGTGACGATTACACCGCACACATAATGTCTTATCGTTTAGGTTTGACATATCACCATTGCTCGCATTATTAACCGATGGGTTGACATTTTGGCAATTTGGGTTGACATTTTGGCATTTTGGGTTGACATTTTGGCAATTTGGGTTGACATTTTGGCAATTTGGGTTGACAATTTGGCACAAGGAATCTAATTCATCGGAGCACGTTTGATTCCTTTCACTACATCTTTGCTCCATATGTCGTCTGCAGACGTATATATTACAGAATACTTTGTTGCAAAAGATACATGTACAATCAGTATGAGCTGAAATATTACTATCGTCGTCATGTGTTTGAAGATGTCTTGCGTAATTGTACTTCTTGTTTGTGGTATACGAGCATTTTTGGCATGAATATTCAAATGTCATTGGTAAAAAAACGAGCGCTACACTTATATGGTATTGTATTCCTGGTTAAAAAACGAGCACATGAGACGGTGGCTCGGAAAATTAACCGAGCAAATTAGGGGGGGGGGAGGGGGGTACCCCCTGGACCACGTACAGACAAATATGTACAGATGTAATATGGGAAGTCGGCGAACAAAATCTTACGAGGTACATGCACTCAGTGCGTACAAGGATGGTATGGACGGTATTGGTTCAGATCGTATCAACACTTTCTTGCGCCAAAACTTTATTCAAGACAACGGCAAAGAACTTGGCGCATTCTCTACACACAGCCATACAATGAAGCGCATTTGCAGCGTAATTATAGGTATAGATTCCAAGCTACAACCAGCTACAAAAACCAAGAAAGTTTATCGCGGAGTCAGTGCTGAGGTATACAACATGATGAAACAAGCTGGCGTATTTGTGAATAAAGGATACACATCTACAACAACGGACATTAACACAGCGTTAGCATTTGCGCAAGGTAGCAAGCGTGGCGTAGTCTTGGAGTTCATGATTCCCGTTGGTATGAAGATACACAAATACAATAGCTATGAAAAGGAGATCCTCATTGAAAGGAACACTCAATTCATTAGTTTTGTAGAGAAGACAGATGTAGATGGTGCGCTGTTAGTTGAGACTTCCATTGTAAAATACAGTATGCCCGATGCACTATCGGTCAACAACAAAACATCTGAGAAGGCAAGGTCGGTGTCTATCAAGGCGTTTGATATGTCCAAACTTTTGGAAGACTTAGATGCAGCGGATGATGACCTGGATTGGCTTCACAAGTAATACTCCATCCCCCAAAATAGATAAAAACAGGATATTTTGAACATAAGCGTTGTACGGTAAGATTTCCAGGTCATTTTTGATTTTCGAATATTTTTCCCCGCCCCATCGAACCCTTGCTCGTGAGTAAAATTATCATCAGTAACATTTTTCTCAATATAAGGAATTATATTATGCACTTAATACAGTAATGTATACAATATCTGAAAATGGAGTGAGTTTTTGCTCAGTATGTGCTTACACTACAAAACGCAAGTACAATATGGAACGTCACATTGCTACGGTGCATTTTGAAGAACAGCAAAAATGTATCATTTCTAAGCCAAACTGTATCATTTCTAAGCCAAAATATATCATTTCTGAGCCAAAATGTATCATTCCTGAGCCAAAATATATCACTTCTTCAACACTAGACGAAGAGTCGTGCGATGATGATGGCAAAAGGTGTACTTCATGCTTTAAAGTCTTTTGTTCAAAACAGTCATTAAAACGCCATGTTTCCCGTGGATGCAAGGGAGATATATCAAGCAATGAATGTCCTACGTGTAACAAGTCGTTTACCTGTCTATCTAATAAGTATCGTCACATGAAGACATGTAAGGGCTCGTCTTTGATTCCTATCAATCCAGAAAATGCTATTGTAGCACCTTCTTACGATGGAAACAATCCTATTACAACCAATTGCAATAACAACATCACCAATAACAGTGGTGATGTCAACGTTACGAATATCGGTAATCAGAACAACACTATCATTATGAACTTCCCTAATGGTATTGAGGATCAAGAATTTGCTTTCCTCAAGGACCATATCAGCACAGGGCGGTTTGAGAGCCTGATTGCAAATAAGAAGCCTGAGATAGGATTCTCTAGATACGTCGGTGCCTTGCTGGAGCGGCCCGAGAATAGGGTCATATACAAGACAAACCCAAATGTCAAGAATTGCAAGATACACAATGATGGCCAATGGGAATACGTTCTAGACAAGGATGCATTCCCCGTCCTTACATTCCATATGTCATGTGCAGCGCTTGAAGATACACATAAGTACAAAACCATAAGCAAGCGCCCCAAAATAGACATAGTGTCACTTCTTCAATACCTAGATGACGTGAACACGGAGAATGATGAAAACGAGAACTACAAGGAGGCGATTGAACGTGTGAAACTGCTTATTGTGAACCTGTCACAACGCGTCAAGGTACCGATCAGTGAAGAACCATCAGAACAGGCAAGTCAAAAAGAAGTCATTGTGGATCCTTAAGCACACTATTCTCGTCTCATTTACACTTTTGACACATCCTCATGAGCAACCCAACGCAAGTCCCCGCGGATTTCTTTTTTTGCAAGCCGAAAAATAGATTTATTTATTAGCAAGTGCCAAAAGAGAATTTGAAGGATAACAGATCTGTTATCCTTCAATATGTTTATTAAGATTTGGGAATAAATAATTCTTTTTATTTGCTTAAAAATAAATAAATCCGCGGGGACTTGCGTTGGAACCGCATTTGACATACATTGCACACCTCTTTCATCATCATGTATTTGATAGAGTTCAACCGTTTTTATTACATATAGGTTGGAAACAATTGACTGAATGACCATAATCCGACAGTGCATAGAAGGCCTGATACACCGATCCCGTTTCATGCACCGCTTTCAGTCCATGACTGTACGTTGCGAATGCTTTCAACGACTTGGTTTCTAGAATGGCATATGTACCATACACGATAACATCGGCAGAAGCATTCTTCACCTCCAGGTAGATTGCCTTGCCCACTTGTATCAACGGAATTCCTGAAGATGGAAAAGGATTCATCTTACCAGGTCCATCCAACGTCGCATACACAATCTGTTGCAAACCAGTCCAATCGTACTGAAAAAGCGTCGCCTCCTCAAACTCACCTTGTACCTCCACATTCAACAGCAAATCGCCGTTCTTAGGTATCACATACAACACACCGTCCTTTGGGTGCGAGTATTGTAGTTTGTCCGCTTGTTCCAATTGTGTCTTCAATGTCGGGGAATTGTACAAGTAAGTATATGTCCCGTCTGGATGGATCTTTATTGTGTCTTCTTTTTGATTGATTAGCTCGGCAAAAACTTCATCCAATGACATGAATTCGTCACTGTGTACAAACCTTAAATCAACTCACTTTGGATCTTCTTGAGGAGGATCTTCTTTCATCCATAAGTGCCCTATGTACGCCATTGTTAACTCTATGCGGATCATAACCGCTAGCCTTTCTTCAATCGGCGTATCTTCTGTCATGTTGTCAAGAGCATTCCTGTATGGCTCCAACTTCTCTTGCAACATTTTTACATACTTGTGCCCAACAGATGCACTATGCTCTGATACCTCTTGACATGTATTCACCTCTTGCAGATTAGCGTGCTTTTTGGCTTGATGACGTTCCAGGTTGTACTTCCGTGTTGTGCTGTAGGAGCAATGTGTGCACTTATGTGGTTTATCCATATTGTACTCTACACTATACTATAGTTGTTTTTGTTTAAGTGTTTTTCTTATCATCGCATTTTGAGAGTGTTGCTATTAGTCATAAGCAACGAGCAAGCATCGTTTATAATAAAGCGCTGATTTCGTTGATTGGTATTTTGTATTGTTGAGACAGGTTGATGATAAGCAACTTTAAGCGTTCTACCGAAAGCTTGTAGTTGTTGTTTTCATCATTTTCTGTATTAACATCATCAAGATACTCAAGCAACGATACAATATCAATTTTAGGGAGTTTCTTGAGCTCCTTGTACTTGTGTGTATCTTCTAGCGCAGAGCACGTCATCTGAAAAGTCAATACAGGGAATGCATCTTCGTCAAGGATGTAAGTCCATCTCTTCTCGTTATGAACCTTACAATACTTTGTATTAGGACCTCGCTTGTATAAAATGCGGTTCTCAGGACGCTCCATAATGGCACCCATGTATCGTGAAAATGCAATCTCAGGTTTATGACCGCTTATTAACTTTTCGAATTTCTTGGTGGTTATGTGGTCTTTTACAAATGAAAAATTTGGATTATCTATTGCATCATTGAAGTTCAATATGTATGTGTTGTTTTGCGTTTGAATGGCTTGTACATTGTTCGTATTGTTGTTTCCATTGTTAGTAATGATTGGTCCTGTACTACTTGATACTTCGGTTTCCTCGGTTGATGATACGAGTTGCAATCTAGCTTTACAAACCTTTACATGATTGTACTTATTGCTGCGGTGCTTGAAATCTTTATTGCAGAATTCACACACCAGAACATTGCGAATACCTCTGCAACCATTGTGAACATGACGCATAAGGTTTCCTTGCGTAGTGAAGTGTTTCATACAGGTTGAACATTGGAATGTATCATTTTGATTACATGAAGTATCTTTTTGATAAGAATCAGTATCTTTTTGATAAAAATCAGTATCATTTTGATAAAAATCAGTATCTTTTTGATAAAAATCAGTATCTTTTTGATAAATACAATTATGTACCATTGCAGTGTGGCGTTTGAGATTATACGACCTATTTGTGCTATAAGAACAGTATGAGCATTGAAGGGGGTTTTGTGAGCACGTGAGCATCTTACTATCCTTAATGCAGAAAATTACTTCTTATATACATTTACCCTTACTGAAGTTTTGTGAGCAGTGAGCAATATATGTTGATGGTGGGGGGAACTTTCATGTATAAACATACCTAGGGGTCCGAGTGCTCCCTAAATTCGTGCAAAAATAATCTACAGATCCTTTTCGTTCTTTTCTGCCCATGCATCTTGGCCTAGCCGCCAACACACACTGAACATAGTGCCTTGGATGGCATTTGTAAGCATTCGTGTCTTGAGACCTCTTCCAAGCAACCCTAACATGCCATCCTTTGCTAGAATGCCACGGATAACTTGTGTGTATGAGCTATTGCTTACAGAAGCTTGCTTTGCCGTCTTGACAACACGGAATGAGTTTGATAAGGTGTCACTGATTACAGATGCACAGAAACCTATGCCAGCACTCCGCGATAACTTCATCATAAGGTTGTCCTTGTACTCTGGGATGACAGCGGTAAGATAGTTATATGTCGTGTACCATGGATAATGGCCCGCTAAGGTAGCACTTGCACTGGCAACAGAGCCATAATACATAACTCCAAAACCATGCTTGTTGATCTTATTGCGCAACAATGTCCACCCCTTGTTTCCTTCTACTTGCAATATCGTCTTGCAAGTGTCTATGGGCATCAAGAATATACGGAACAGAGCTGCATTGAAAGAAGCAAATAGGGTTTTGATGAAAACAGGCAAGTTCCTGGAAGATTCATATGAGTTCAACAATGTGAGGGTCCCCATGTTGGATGCGGTGTCCCCAAAGCGGCTCAATGGGCCTTGCAGCAGAGCCATAGAGTATCCCGTGTAGAAACGACGGATCCCGCATTGGGCATACAAGCGTTTCATAGCTTCTGTCATTGTGGTACCATATGTGTACTGGTAATTCATGGTAGTACGCAACCACATGAGACTTGAAACTTGGGCAATCATCGCCATCATACCAGGGATGCCGCCACCCAACGCATCACGCAACACACGCTTGGCGACGGATTCTTGTTGTTTATCAACCATAGGGCCTGTACAAAACAACACACTTTTTATTCAAAGCATTTGCGAAGCTTGTGCTTGATGAAGTTACGTGACAAGTACAACTGAAGTGTTGCCACCATAGCTCCGATGGTAGCTGCAAGCACCATATTGGATGATAGACCAAACACTACACGCGTAAATATGATGAAGGTATATGCGGGACGAAGCACTGCATCTGCAAAAAGTGTGTACATAAAGAATGACTTGTGGGCATGCAAGTAGTATGTATAAGGTTCATCTTGCTTATCCGAAGGATTGAAATGCTGGCCCATGATTCGTTTCTCGTTTTCCGTGAACACACACTTGCTTTCAGATGTCATGTATGATACAATCTGCAATAGAATCATGATAGCAAGGAACTTGTCATATGCCGCAGGAAGCAAGAACACGATTACATTACCACCATTTACCAATACAAAATGTGTAAACACGTTTGCATACAACGCTACTATATCTTTGTGGGACAGATGATCAAGGTACTGAATGCGATTATTCATAGAAATCACAGTCAATACAGCTGACACCGCAACAACAACTGTAAACAATGGCCAATTGAATGCCTTTGGTGACACATTATCAAGCCACATCCTACCATATAGTAAGTATTTGTTATCGTTGGATATGCGTTTGTGGTGCGCCTTTTTTGTAAGTTCACATGTATAGCATGCACATTCTAGAGAAACCGTTCCAAGCAGGAGGAGTTGGTGTGGAAATCGAGGAAGAGCTATGGAAGTGGTTGTCCACGACCTACAAGATAGGCACAATCTTTGATATTGGAGCGAAGGAAACAACGATTCCCGATATATTCCCATATGCCAAGAGCTACTTGTTCGAACCTATGCCGACGTTCTACCAACACTTGATCAACATGTACGATGGACGCGGCAATGTGTTCGTGTGCCCTTACGGTATCGGTGATACGAATGAGAGTTTGTCGTACTATCCAAACACGGAAAGCTTTATCCAGCGGCGCGTGCATGTACAGAGCCGAGACCCCATTGAGTTGCCCATGAAGAGCTTTACTGACGCTTGGAATGATTTGGGCGTGGATCATGTTGACTTTTTGAAGATAGATACTGAAGGATACGAGTATGCCATTCTGAAGAATGCACAACCATACATTCGGGAAAAGAAGATAGATTTCATTCAGTTTGAGATGGGAGGAACCATCTTTGATGTAGACCACAACTTGTTTGACATATTTGCATTGTTTGATGACTCGTGGACTATCTACAACATGGAAGCGCCAGGTATACTAACACGTATGACGTCGGCCTTCACATGGCACCCAAGCAATTGGATGTGCAGTAATCTGTTTGCGACTCACCTGAAACTGATTTAACGTTTGTGCATAATGTTCAACCAAATGTTGATCTGTAGGGACTTTGTAGCGGGAAAGTGTACGCGACATGCTTGCAAGTTTCCTCACAAAGAAGTATGTAAACATTATTGGCAGAATGGCTCTTGTAAGCATGGTGACGGGTGCAAGTATCCCCATGAACGTCCTCGTCGCGTAAAGAATACAGAATCTTTTACACCTATGGATCGTCCCGTAGATATGCGTGTTGTGTGTGACGCTGGGAAAGACAAGCTTTCCACTCTGATCACATCTCGCGATGTTTTGCTTGTTCCAAACGTGTTCTCCGACTTTGTACCTGGAGAGTTGTACAAGCGGCTTGAGTCAGAGATTATGAACTGTGGTGTGCCCCAAGACAAGTTGCTCAAGCCGTGGCATGGGGACAGCCATCTGATTGCGGACGATCATACCAATTGGAAAAAGAATGCTCCCACTTTCGGATTGGTGATTGACCGTATCCGCAAGTTCTTTGATATGGATATCAAGGCAACACGGTTCAATTGGTATGTGGACACCTCGCAATGGAAACCGTTTCACCATGACGCGAGTGCAGTGAAGGCCGATAAAGCAAAGACACAGAACTTTACGGTTGCCGTCAGTTTTGGTGCTACACGGGATGCCGCCTTTGAAGAGGTCAAAAGCAAGACGGTGATCAGCATGCCACAACCCGATGGATGGATGTATGCTTTTGCTAAAGATACCAATGTGTTGTGGAAGCATGGCATCCTACAAGAGAAGGAAACGCGCAATGAAGGGCGCATCAGTGTAATCTGCTGGGGCTGGTGCGACAACCAAGTGGATGTCCCTGAAAAAATGACAAATACGAAATAGCACAAGAAGTATCTTATTTTATAATGAACAGCGTAACACTGTATCGTATCGGCCATGGTGATGCACGCAGGATTTATGTGACCGATGCTTACCGAGCAATGACCTCCAAGCAGATCGTTGTGCCAAAGGATTATGCACTTCGCGGTCCTTGCATGAAGGACGAGTTCCAAGCATGGTTTGCGAGCGATGTTGCTCCTGTGATGAAGAACCATTGCCTAGATCTTGTTGTCTACAGGTGGTCCTTGTCGCGTAGCAATGATCCATACATGATAACGGTATCTATGTGCATCAACAATGATCTAGTTATTCCTGATATCCTTGGGACGACCATGTATTGGAGCAACTCCACCCAAGAGCATGAAAGGATGAGTCACGATATCCGTCGCGCAATCCAAGAGTACATGGGAGTTCGTATCACACTGCCAAGTGTAGATCTAAAATAGGGAGTATGTATAGCATGAACAAAGAGGAGTTTGCAGCATATGGGTATGAAACGCCAGAGTTCTCGTTGATTGGAAAGAAGTGCTATGCCCGTGTTGTGAACGTGTACGACGGCGACTCACCTACTTTGGTGATTCCTTTTGAAGGTAAGATGTTCAAGTTCTCCACGCGTGTCTTCGGCATAGATACCAGCGAAATGAAGAGCAACGACATGATCAACAAAGACCGTGCTCTTCGTGCAAGGAACCGCTTGATTGAGTTGATCACCAAGGTATCTCCACTTCCTGTTTCAGCTACAAAAAAGGACGTAATCAAGTTGTTGTCTCGTGATGTTTACCTGGTGTGGATTGAATGCATGGATATGGACAAGTATGGTCGTGTTTTGGTCAAGGTGTCCAATGGACCGAGCGATGACAAGACGTTTGCGGATGTCTTGATTGAAGAAAAACTAGCATACCCCTATTTTGGAGCTACAAAACTGACAGAACAACAACAAGCGGCTATTGGTCCTGCTTGATCACCGTATCAACAATGTTGTCCGCGTAGTCTTTTACGTCCTTGGTGATGGGTACCGTTGGCTTGACGTCAACGATATCGTCGTCCACGGCATCCGCAACGGCGGGCGGAGGTGTTGATTTCCCAGTGGAAGCGGGAGGAGGAGTAGGAGTAGTAGTTGCGGAAGGTAGTGTGGTCTTCTTGCGAGAGAGGGAGAACCATAGTGCGACTCCGCCCATGATCACGAAGCCAACCAAGGCAATGATACCACCCACCATACGGACTGGGGGATTGCCAGGGTAGAAGTTGGAGGGGTTCACGGAGTCATAGCGGATTGTCATGGTCTGTCCGACGGTGATTGGCCCAGTAACCAATGCGTTCTCTTTATGATCCTTGCCCTTGTTGTCCTTGTAAGACAACTCAATGCTGCAATTGTTCGTTTTTGATTCCGTACGGCACTTCACCGACGTAACTTCGGCATTGACAACCGCATCATACTTCACTTTAGCAAACAAAATGTAGCTACCAATTGTCAACATCAACACAGCGATTGCAATAAGGATGAACATCCAAATGTATTTCATGTCCATGTGTCACTTGATTTTAGGCCAGATTTTGTTTCAAATAGTTCACCCTTGCACTGGTATTCACGAGCTATGGTTGCATGCTCGTAACGAATGGATCCATCCACAAGATTGATACTTCCAAAGCGGTTGCAATATCCGTACTTGATTGAGGACTTGGCATCAATCAAGAAGTGCTTGCAATCTTTGCACAATTTTGGAGGTAGCATATTGGGATGATAGGGAACACTATATGAGAATACGCGGATCGCCATGATAAGTGCAATGCATTATCGTCCTTAAATTACAACAAATAGTGGACATAACCTACATCATACCATCCATGTGTTTCTACTTGCTCACCATGTTTGTGTAGGAGATCGGCAAGGACATCTCGTTCGCCATTGGTGAGACGTACATCGGGTGTGATGGGATGTCGCCACGTTTTTCCAGCGTTGGTGTCGTAGTAGTTAGCACGTTGGTGGTAGTACGTAGATGCAAGAAGACGGTTGTCCACAGATGGAATGGGAACTACAGTGATGTATTCGTTGTTTTTGAGTTGTATAGCATACTCGATGCCGTACATGGAATATGCACCCATGCGGTCTATGTTGATTGTAGATACACTTTTTAAATGGTTGTGGGGGTAAAAATTGAAGTATAAAGGGTTGTCTATAATACACTTGAAGCATGTTGAACCAGGACATCCTTGCGCGGTTCCCTTACACTCTAGATACATTCCAGCAGAAGGCAGCAGAGGGTATTGAGAATGGTGATCATGTACTTGTTACCGCACACACGTCCGCTGGAAAGAGTACGGTTGCCGAATACGCAATCATCAAGGCATTCTTGGACAACAAGCGCGTTATCTACACAAGTCCCATCAAGACTTTGAGCAATCAGAAGTTTTATGAGTTCAAAAGGAAATTTGTAGACTTTGGGGAGAACAACATTGGGATCCAAACGGGGGATGTGAAGTTGAACCCAGATGCACAATGCACCATCATGACGACAGAGATTCTGAGGAATATGCTTTACAAGGAGGGTTGTATGGATGACTTGGGGTACGTCATTTTTGATGAGGTGCACTATATCAATGACAAGGACCGTGGGCACGTGTGGGAAGAGTGCATCATGAAGCTACCCTCGCATGTGGTTATGGTCATGCTGTCGGCGACGATGGCCAATCCAGAAGACTTCGCTGGATGGGTTCGGAGCATCAAACCAGAGAAAGAGGTGCACATTGTATCCACTATGTACCGTCCAGTGCCGCTACAATTCTTCGCGTTCGTTCCCAATCCTGGGTCCTTTGATGAATCATTGCCGTGGGAAGAAGCCGTGCGAGATGGTCATATGGCACAGATCCTTGATGGGGAGCATGGGACATTCAAGGCTTCGGTGTACACCCAAATGACACACCGCTACAAGGCATATGAGTCACGCGTGTTTGACGACAATATCAACATCAAAAAGGCGATGGCCGCGGCTGCCGTCAATAAGCGACAATCATACGACATGCTTGCCATGCTCAACAAGTTCCTGAATTTCTTGCACATCAATCGCTTGGTACCATCCATCTTCTTTACCCTCTCGCGTAAGAGGTGTGACTTCTATGCCGACCGCGTGAATGTGTCCATGATTACACATGAGGAGCGTCGGGAGGTGGAGAACATCTTTGACTTCCATATTCGGAAAATGCAGAATCACGACACTTACGAGCAAGTTCGGAAAATGAAGGAATGGCTCATGAAAGGTGTCGCGGTACATCATTCTGGGCTTTTCCCGATATTGAAAGAGATTGTCGAAATTCTATTCTCGAAAGGCTTGGTGAAGGTATTGTTTGCGACAGAGACCTTTGCCGTGGGTATTAATATGCCCACAAAGACAGTGGTGTTCTTAGATGTGACCAAGTACACGGATGGGGTCATGCGGCCCCTGTATGTGGAAGAGTTCAAACAAATGGCGGGGCGAGCTGGAAGACGTGGTCTAGACAAGATTGGGACGGTGATTTACTTTCCCGTTCACGATATGCTGGGGGCCAACGACGTACAACAAATGATGCTCGGGCGTTTGAAGCCTATCAAGAGTCGGTTCCACGTAACACCACAATATGTGCTTCGGAGCTTGAAGGCTGGAGAAACGATCGTAGACACTACAAACTTGACCATGGTGCAAGCCGAGCATACCGCTTTGGTGGAAGGATACGTCCTTCAACTCCAAGAGCTTCAACAACGGAAGCAAACGGCAAACCAGAAGATAGAAGAATCGGACATGGGAGGAAGACTACGTTTCGTCATTGCCGAGGTTCAAGAATTGGAGCATAAAGCGAACCACGGAAACAAGAAGATGCAAAAGACGTACTTGCGTCAAGCACAAGACCTCAAGGACAACCTGAGCAAGCAAGAGCAACGTGTGTTTGAAAGCCTCAAAGGGCTTATGACGGAAGTGGCACGCCTAGATGCCGATATCCTGAGCCTACAAAACGACATGGAGAGCTCCCCCAAACTGTTGGAGTGGGACATCTGCAAATGCAAGGACTACTTAGAAAAGTATGGTTACCTGAATGGAGATAATGTGACAATCAAAGGAGTATTCGCGGGGGAGATTACACAATGCAATGAAGTGATTCTTGCCGAGGTCTTCTTCCGCAAGATGCTGGACCCCTATCGCGATGACCCCGTAAACCTGGCAACCGTGCTGGGAATGTTCTTAGACGACCAAGACCGTGTAGAAGACGACCCTTTCCAAGACATCGGCGACATCGTGGGACAAGACATGCGCAAGCGACTGTATGACATCCAAGAACTTGGAGAGACCATGTTTGATGACTTGGTGCGGCGCGGGATCCACGTTCCCTTCCAAATGAATGCCAAGTACGTTGGTCCTGTATATGATTGGTGCCAAGGCGAAGAGCACTTTGAGACGATTTGCAAGAACTACAACATCTTCATCGGAAACATGGTTCGGGCCTTCCAAAAGCTGGTGAACCTGTTAGACGAGATTCGCAACGGGTTTGAAGCCATCCAAGATATGGATTGGGTCCAAGCCATTGACAAAACGAAAGAACTAGTAGCACGCGATCTTGTTGTTACCGACTCTATCTACTTGTCCATGTAAAGGACACACAACTTCTTTTTGAACCTATGTTCGTTTGGCATGGTATATAGACATATTTTGATAGTAGATCCCTCCTGAATTTGGTATTCCTCATTGGTCATTTTGTTGGTGATGGTAAGATGGTTGTCATTGTGTGTAGCCTCATACACGTGGGCTGTTTTGGAGTGATACAGTTGAAGAGGAAGGATTACTTGTAGAGAAGGGATTGCTACATCCACCTTGTAGTCGGCGTACTTGCTTGAAAAACGGAATGGGAGCACCACTGCTTCCAACTCGTGCTTTCCTTGCGGGTACTTGTGGACGATCTGAAGAATGTCACAGTCCCGTTTGAACCGTCGTTGTAGCTTTTGGATTTGGTTTAGGTTTGGGATTGAGTTGGTTGGAATGGTGTGAAGTGTGTCCTTGATCATTCTATGGACTATCTGATCCGCGTACCTGCGAATGGGTGAGGTAAAATGCGTGTAGTATGGTACTCCGATCGAGTTGTGTGCGGTTTGTGTGGTTGGCGTATCCGTGGTTGCTTCTATGTACGATGCTGGGGTTCCCGAAGACTCCAAGATAGATTGTAGCCATCGGTCTGCAGATTGAGTGAGAGTGGTGATGTGGTTGCGTAAGATAAATGGGTGTGGGCGAGTCCTGAGACACTCCGCAGCGGCAATGTTGGCGCGCAACATGAGATTCTCTACGAGTTTATGGCTGTCTCCATGTGAGTTGGTGAGGACCGAAAGGTTTTCCAGTGTTGGTTTGAGAGATGATGGTACGTTGCCTTGGTCTACATCATCATAAGCAAGCGCGTGTTTGGAGCGGATGATGGAAGGTACAAATCTAGCGCTTGTTTGGATGTTATTTGTGAAAGTCAGGATACATGACAAGGCAAGACGATCTTGGTTGGGAAGTAGAGAACAAAGATTGTGTGAAAGAGATTCGTGCAAGATGGGTACTTGCGTGGTTGGAAGGTACACGGTCATGGCTCGTGAGCGCGCCTCGAGGTCCACGTCCGAGTCTATGTCAAAGAAGGCGGTTACATCCGCAATGTGCACACCGACCTCGTATGTTATTGTGTTTGTTTGTACTAGATGGATGGCGTCATCAATGTCCACGCAACCGATGGGATCAATGCTGAAAATGGTATGATCCCTAAAGTCTTCCCGAGCGTGTCCAAGTGGAAGAACGCGTGCATCTGGTAGCTTTGGAAGCTTGCTTTGCTTCATCAACCCATGATAATGTGCACGTGCCAAGGAATCTGCTTGGATGTCACCACATGCGCCTAGAATATGCTCGCACTGGCCACGCGGGTATTTCTGGTCTGTGGTCCATTCCAAGTATGATACTAGTGCGTACACACATGGAGTTGAAGGATAGCTTCGCAATGCGTTTGATGCTACCAACATGCATGGATAATGTGGTGACAATGGACGGAAGAGATAGATGGGAACACCCTTTTTGTTGGTACCGTACTTCTGTTTGTCATTCAGCATGATGACACCAGGAGTTAGCGACATGTAACGGTTGGTAGTGTGAAAGCCAGTGACGTATGAGTTATCAAAGTAAACAGTATCATTGTGCCAAGCGCGGTTGATGGTCTTTGGATCGGTTAGAGTAGCTTGTGTCCCATCTGGGAACGTAATCGTAGCGTCGGCGTAGTCCGTTCTATTGATGGAAATGGTGCCATGTCTTGTTGTAGTGGTTGGGAGCGTGTATTCGTCAAAGTACCTCATGGATCTTCAAACCAAACCAAGATGGTACTTCATTTTTTCAATGCTTTAATATAGCATGCGACGTTACAAAAAGAAAGGTGGTGATGTGACCCCCATCGGTGAAGGTGATTTTGGCTGTGTGGTATCAGATGGTATCCAATCGTTTTGCAACGCTATGAAGCTGGAAGGTGTGAACGTGCCATCCGAGGGCCGCATGGTTACCAAAGTGATGAAGGACAAGTCGGCCTATGACAAAGACATTGAGACAGCGAAAGCACTCGTTGCGATTGACCCTACCCAAGAGTATCTGTTGTACCCGTTGAAGTTTTGTGAGGCCCAGCTCAATGAGCAGCTTACCAAGGCCTGCAAGCTGACTTTGGGAAACACCATTTACCTTACAGAGATGCAGTACGGTGGTGTGAGTTTGGAGCAGTTGTCAAAACAAGGGAAACAGTTCACCGTAGAACAAAGCAAGAAGATATACAATGACATCAAAAACGGTCTATACAAGCTACATGCCAATAAGCGTTCTCATGGCGACCTTCATCATGGAAACGTGCTTGTGCGTGAAGACGCCGATGGTGTGCGGGCATTCTTGATTGACTTTGGAAAGGCCGATATCATCAACAAGGATTTGGATGACTTTGCGACGTTGATATTGTCAACCTTGGCATCTCTCACCGAGCCCTCGGACTTCCGTGAAGTGATCGCAAGCATTGCGGAGATCAACAGGAAACGTGTGATTACATCTTTGGCGGGTGTTGGATCACCATCTGACCCGCCCACAGATGGACGGACAAACAATGACGATTCTCCTCCTGCCAGACGGGCTCTAAACTTCAAAGATGATGGAGATGATTCTCCTCCCGTCAAACGGGCTCTAAACTTCTTCTAATGGCAGGCGGATCCATCCTGTGAGGGCATCGTACGTGACGATAGAGACGCAACCCTTTGTGAAAGGTTGATTGCAAGGTTGGATAGTTAGGTTCGGATACTTTTTGATAAGTTGTTGTTGCAACCATGGCAACGACAATGGACGTTGAAGATCGTCTACATGAATACGAAGAATGTTAGGCGCTAAGAAACCAAACCACATCAATGACAGTGGATGGTGAAAAGATGCCAAAAGACTGGATACATCCACCGCAAAGTCTTTCGGAGACGAAGCATCTAGTGTAGCTACAAATTGTGTCATATATCTCAAAGTTACATATCATTTTGGCGCAACTTCATGAGGAGCTGTCCAAGCATGTTCTTGCCATTTCCACACGCACCTATTCCCCAGAAGTAGTCCGTGGGACTGTCTTCTATGAGGGTTGCATCGCCAGTGGAAAGTAAGAGTTGTTTGAGATGCGGGTTTTGGGTAAACTTTGCGCGGAGGGCGGTTTCCATGACAGTTGTGCGTGCCGTGTCCCAATCACTGCGAATTTTGACGCCCTTGTCAAGATACTCGTCTATGATGTCCACTATCAGCCGCTTGTCTGTTTGTTTGTTGACCACCCAATTTGAAGCAAAGCGGTAGTTCTTGTTTTGTGTAGCAAGTAGCTTTGATTTCATCGGACTGTCCGCATTGGCAATGATGGCCATGTATTCATGGTGATGGATAAACTTCTGGCATTGGTAATACACCTCCACGTTGATGTACTCTTGGCCATCTACTGTGAACTTGGACGGAGCAAAGTTGCTCAGCTCGTAGTAGGGGTCAGAAGACTTGTAGAACCGTATCTCGTGCTGCATGATTACACCGATGATGAATGGATATCACGCTTCATTTTTTGCAACTTAAGCACAAATTGAGATAAATAATCCAAGTAAAGTGTATGATTGCATGCAAACAGACAGTACCGAGAGCTCCAAAACGTGTATGGACTCTTTCAAGAAATCATTAGCGGAAGCACGGTCCGCATCCTTAACAAAAGTGTTTGGGCGTGAGTTGCGCGTGTCTGAAGGCGACTCCGTGGTGGAAAGAATTCACAGCAACCCTGAAGTCAGGCGTGACATGAACCGTCTCATACGTTTTGGGAAAAAGTGGTGGCATAACTTTCTTAGAACGTCAAAGTCAGAAAGGAACATTTAAGGGAAATATTGTTTATATGTGTATACCATGTTTGGCCAATACACATTGCATAACAAGATAGCTGACGGTGGCTACTCATCTGTATACAAATGCACCGATATCATTGGTGTTCGTTACGCATGCAAGGTTCTGCCCAAGGTGAAGAATAAGAGGTCTCGCATTACACATGAGATATACATTATGAAGACCATGCAAAAGTCTCCAAAGACAGTTCATTTTGTGGACGCTGGTGAGGACGATGAAGCCTTCTACATTGTACAAGAGTGGTGCCGTGGCGGATCCGTGCAAGAATACATACGGAACTTCCCATCATACGGCGAGAATACCGTCGCAAGCATCGTGCGAGGTGCATTGCGTGGTTTGTACCACATGCATGAGAAAGGCATCATACATGCCGATGTCAAAGCAGGAAACATCTTCTTGGGGGATACAAGTGAAGATGCGGACGTCAAACTAGGAGATATGGGGACTGCCATCGTGTCCAATAAGAAGGAAGTGGAAGTAGATAGCCTTGTGGGGACGCCGTGGTTTATGGCCCCTGAAAACTTGAGCCATCGGTATCATACGTCATCCGATGTTTGGAGCATTGGCATCATGACATACCAGCTATTGTGCGGAAAGTTGCCATTCAACGACCGTGACAACCCACTCTCACCAAGCATGGCAAGGATTTGGAAGGCAATCCTCGAAGAAGATCCGAGGATGAAAGGATCCAAATGGGACGGCGTAAGCGAAGACGCCAAAGACTTTGTGCGGTTGTGCCTCCAGAAGGACTACCTATTACGACCCACTGCAATAGAATGCCTCAGCCACCCTTGGTTGACGAAAACAGATTGCAGTGATCGGTTCAAAGGGGTTCCTTTGAAATGCCAGCCGTTCAAGTACGATGAAAATGCAATGACCATTGTGATGGATCTATGAAAAATGATTGATTTTTACACTACACACTTGTATGGTGTGTCATGGAACCTATTTGTGTGAAAGGCACACCATCATCTAGGTGCCCAGGATTGACGAGCAATGGCAAGGCTTGTCGCAGAAGGCTTGATGGAAAGGATGCGTTCTGCAATGAAAGCCACAAGCCATTGAACTGGAATGATATTACGGAAGATGGTTGCTTCATATGTGGGCTAGAATGTGATAAGGTAGTGATTCTCAAGTGCAAACATGCCTTACACCATGCGTGCTTGGTTAAGTGGTGGGACAACACATGGAAGAAGACGTGCCCCTATTGCCGAACGGAAAGTGCAAAACATTTGTAGCTACGTATTCGATAACACTTCAAAAATTGATTTGCCATGTATTTTGTAGGTACGGACTGTGTCTGGATACCATTGCGTTATTCTTTCGTGTGGCTTTCCCCTTGAGAATGCGCGCCTAAAAGCTAACTGCTTTTGGGTTTCAAAAACTGATTGGTTGGAATGGGAAATATGGATGAAAGGCAAGATGGAGGAGCGTCATGTGCACGCTGTGTACAATGCGATTGCGGATCACTTTGACGAGACAAGGTTCGCACAATGGAATGGGGTCGTATCATTTTTGCAGCGGTTTCCTAAAGGAAGTGCTCTATTAGACATTGGATGTGGAAATGGAAAGTATTTATCTACAAGAATGGACTGTGTGATGCATGCTTGTGATCCCTGTGAAGCACTAGTGGATATTGCAAAAGAAAAGAACCCTCATGCTACAGTGATCCAAGCTAACGGCATGCAGTTGCCATACTGCGACGGCATGTTTCGTGGAGCATACTCCATTGCCGTTCTACATCATCTGTCCACGATGGATGGTTGCTACAAGTTCTTGGAAGAGATGCACAGAGTCATGTGCGACGGTAGCATGGGGTACATCACTGTATGGGCCAACGAGCATCAACAACGAGGCAGAGACAAATGGACGAGCTTGGGCGGAGGTGACTATCTTGTTCCTTGGCAACACAAAGATGGAAACACATACATGAGATACTATCACTTGTTTACAAAAACAGAGTTTGTAGAGCTACTTGAACAACAGTTTGATATTGTAGATCTCACCTATGAATGTGGAAACTGGCAAGCTACAATTATAAAGCGAGCATAGAGTAAAACGCATACCATGGCACCACAAGTACTGCGTTCATCTCGGAAGGATATGGATGGGGATCGGGTCTTTTTCCACAACTTGGTTACCAATTACTTTGCGCGTGTTGATAAAGCGATCCAGAATCATGGTACGTGCATCAACAACCGCAACACACATTTGGCGAAAACCAGTGACAAGATTTTGACATGCGGTGGAAGCACACATTTTGACTTGTCTGTGCAAAAACAATACCTTTTTGGAACAATGAATCGGGTCCTCATACATGTAGCTAATGTGGACGCACAAAACAGGACCATCGGACAACTTAGTTTGAGCTACAAAAATGGCGTCTGCCAGTTTGGGACAAAACAAAGAAAAGGCGGCGACAGAGACATGCGTTATGTGCCCATTGCTGCGGGATTATTGTTTTGGGCTACTGGGATGAAGCATGTGATTGATGATGTATATGAAAGTGTATAGTATAAGTAACAGCATGGAATGTTTTGGATTGAAGCGCGCGAAACAATATGAAGTTTTTGATACGAATATGTGCATCACATACCGTAAAGATACGGATGCACCAGAAGGATTGCGTTACCCTTTCTCTTTTGAAGAGATAGCAGGAACATTGCAAAGCTTGCAAGACAAGTACTTGGCATATCAACTTGAGCTTCGGCAGTTGCAACCGAAGTTGGATGCCTACAATGCACGGTTTGACAGGTTCACCGTCATGTTTCGGAATGAGATGCTGCTCAAGCGTATGCGGTCGTTGCGGCAAAAGATGGATGGGCTCGAAGAAACCATCGATTCCTATAAAAAATACTTGGACACGTTACTACCTACCATCCCCGAGTAGATTAGTAGTTCAGACATACAGGTTGGAAAGGAGGAACATTTGCTGAGTTTTGGATTGACAGCAATTCCTTCTCATAGTAGGGACGGATCACATTGGCAACTGCATTCACATTCATTTGTTTTGTTACAACAAGTTGCTTCATATCCGTAAACACCTCAGAGTTGATGTATATGGTACTCAGTCCTTTTTTCACCATGTTTGAGTACCAAATCTGATAGACCGTGTTCATGTCTTTTGAGTTGGCAACGCTAGATGTAGCGGTAGCATACATAGCTTCTATAACAGCCTTGGCACGCTGTTCAAGCGTAGGGATGGATGTTTGGAAGCCCTCCTTCTTCGTAGAGGAGCAGCTACAACCGAACACCATGTAACCTACAAACACAAGGAGAACCACGAATAGTATCAACAATACCGTTTGTCTCATATCTATTCATATGTTTTCTTTTTCTTTTCAACATGGGCTGCAATAGAGTCAAGAATGTGTTTGTTGAGGATTGGAAGTCTGAAGAGTCTACGGAAGAAGTTGACGGTGTGTTGCTTGAAATGGTTATGTTTGGACACTTGTCCCCACATCAGGTGCCAAGTGTATTCTAGGTGACGTCCACTATAGTAGTCATCCATGTCGGTTGATAGTAGCCAGGTATACAGGTTCATATAGAATTGGAGCGATCGTTGTCGGATGATGTCTTTGTGGACGATGAATTGTGCGCACCCTTGGAAACCCGACATGAAATCCCCATATTGCTGAATGCATCCAAGTTCCTTGACAAAATAATGATCGTACCAATCCAACAGTTCTGGAAACCACTCAATCGTCTCATTACTCCAAATAAACGAGTTAAGATTCTTATATCGTACACGCTTCCCTATATGTTCTACCACCAATGGAAGAATAGATCCCTTGTGGTGCCATGAATACTCGTGGTCATGAAGGAACACGACATGTTCGGGCAAGTCTCCATAATGATCGATAATGTATTTTAGATACCCACTTGCTTCGTTACCCTTGTTATATGGTACAAAGTATGGTTTGTATTTGTTTTCGGGATGCTTTTCATATGTCTTGACAGTAAATCCCACAGCTCGGAACTTCTCTTCAAGTTCGGCAATGTCATTCGTGTATCTTACAAACACAACCTCAGAAGTAGATGGACGAAAACAATACATATTGTATAAACCAATATTTGCTTTAATACTATGCAGCTACATGTTTCTTGATACAGAAGAGAGGCGTCGTTTTCACATGCTATTGTTCTGCATCCAACATGGATGTCCACAGATCCACCATCATTGCAAATACATTCTTTCGGAGGGGGTAATAAATTCCATTTTTGTCACATATAGCCATCAAGGATTGGTACATGATACGCCCATGTTCCACGATATCTTCTTGCATGATGGGGGAGTTCACGTAATGTTCCGCCAACTTCTTGCAGCTTGTCTTGATGACTTCATCTAACACATCTGTTTTATCACGTACCATCCATCTCTCATCCCCTTTGACTTGAAGGAGTTCTTGTTTCAGAAGGTAAGGTTTGATATTATGATTTTCTGGAATATTTGCATCAAAGTGTACTTTCTTGATAAGTTCCTTGACCCCACGTCCATTGTCAATTGCTTTGAGGCAATCATCTTTGAATTCTGCAGTTATATGATTCCATGACTCGTTGCCAAATGAATTGATAACTATGTTGTATTGTGTGTTATTGTTGTTATTGTTTACTTGGTTTTGAATGTTATTCTGAGTTTGAATGTTCTGGGTGTTGATACTTCCTGGTACAAGCGGTTGTGGTTGCTTGACAACCAAAGCGGTTGTTGGACCTTTGCATGTTCTTTTGTGACGTGATAAATTTGCATCATTTGCAAAGTTCTCATGACATTTATGACATTCAAATGGCGAAGATATGTGTTTACAATTTGGTTTATGCTTGTTCAGCCATCTTGGTGTTGTGAATGATTTGTAACATGTTGGACACTTAAATTCCTCTGCAGAATCAATGATAGGATTTTCTCCATCGATGACAGGATTTTCTCCATCAATGACAGGATTTTCTCCATCGATGACAGGATTTTCTCCGCCAATGACAGGATTTTCTCCGCCAATGACAGGATTTTCTCCATCATCGATAACATTTCCTCCAACAATTGATCCCTTGCAATGTCGCACCAGATGACGCTTCAAAGTGTACTTGTCCGAGAAAACACGTGTGCATTGTGGACACACAGTGCGGTTTTCTATTGGATCTCGCTGAGGTTTGGCATGAGTCGCAGTATGCCGTGTAAAGTTACTTTTCTTGTTCGTTTGATACTCGCACAATTTGCACACAAAATTTGCACACATGCAAAAACAAGAGCTCCTTACCTTAAGCCGAGATAAACATTGTGCAAATGAAACGAGTTTTGTGACGGTAGCTCGCGGCTCAGCCTGCAAATTGCTGAGCTGGGGGGACCCCCCCCCCCTCGAAGAAAAAGCAAAAAACGCAAAAGAAAGTCTATTAGGTACAAAACCCTACGCTGTTGGTTGCACAATGAATGCCGCCATACATCTTATGAACCTCATAGAATGGTACAAATTTGCTGTTCTTGATCTTGAGCAAAGACTCGGTTTCTTGAACCAAGATCTCCCCATTTGGCAACCGCAGTATGTTACACCCATACTTTCGCTGTGACTCATCTGATATAGGTATGACGGTGTACAAGTGGTTGTGTAGATACGTCCGCAATGGCAAGTCACACTCTCTTAGCCTCCATTTCCCATCTTCATACTCGTAAACGTCAACCACACGTTGGTATGGTTCTTGATGATCTTTCAGCAATTGTTCCCATACTACACAAGCGTGGTGTGGCAAAAACCCAAGGATGCAATCAAGATGTATCCTGCACATGTCATCGTCACGGCCGATGGTGCGTACAATGCACGTTCGGTGGCAATGTCCCAGATACTTGTTCATAAATTCTTGAGCGCCATTCTTGCTGCTTCTTGGTCCCACACCGATGAAACATGTACCATATCCATCAAAAAGTACGTCGCCCCCCTCCAAGAATCCACCGTGGATTTCACCTAGGACTGGTATATCTAGATCTTCAAGCACATCCTTCATGATTTCCGTTTCCGTTCGGCGCACACCTTCTTTCATGTTACACATCACCGCGCCGTCAGGAAGTCCAACAAATGTATCTCTAACAAAAACCATGTTCGTCTTTTGCTCTACGGGGATATCCTTGGGAAGATAGTCCATAATGTTGATGACCTCATAAGACAATGCACTCTGCTGTAGTCGTCTCACCAATACATTGTGTTGATAGCATATATCTTCCACCTTGACACGGTCCTTATACAGGTGTTCGTGAATGGAAGCGTTGGCATATGCTACACTGTGCACGTCGGGACTACATACGAACAGGTACATCCTTGCAAAGGACCTACAGAAAAAAGCTACACAATCGGACGTCGCGTTTATCTTTAAATCGTTTTAGGTACTTAAGGATATGGACACAAAGTACTATAGCATGCAACAAGAACAAATGCCCCATGTTTACACGGTTTGATGATGCCGAGGAATACGCCAGATTGCTAGAGGACATTGACATGACTCTTACGCATGCGGAACAAGAAAAGCTAGACACATACCTGCTAAACCCCTCTTCAACAGTGTCACACCACGGGTGGTATGAGGTAAATAATGTTTCTAGCACACTATGACATATAAGAATTTGGAAGTAATCCAAGTATATGATGAGAAGAATGTACAGAGTGGTATTTAGTGATAACAGCACGTTGCGTGTTTATGCATATGAAGAACATATAAAAGCGGAAGCAGAGGTCATGAGACAGTGCCGTTCTTCATATTATAAAAAGCAAGTTGCAATCCTAGACATTGTGGAAGAAGAAAATGGAGCCAAAGACGGTTTACATAGACGTACCTAATAGTGAGATGTGGCGTTTTTTTTGATTACCTTTTGTGTGTTGTTTACCTCCACCAAAGTACGTCCGTGTAAAGAACAAGATGGCCAGAGAAGGTTGGACCTTTGTTGAGCAAAGAGAAAGCGGTTGGACTGGGTATGTCACGTTGAAGTTTCAAAAGGCACGCGTCTAGTAACGACATATGTCGCACACCTCTGTATCTGCGAAACGGTGCTTTTGTTGAGACTAGTGAACACGAGTTTATGTTCCAAATGGATGAAGACATCAAACACACGAAAAGCTTGAGTCCCCCGCGGATTGCCCGTTGCCCCGTGGAAAGGTTGAGGGCACAGTACGCAAAACCTATCAAAACTACCTATGGTTTCAAATAATGGAGGACATACTAGTACAAGTCCTTGCAAATCTGGCGCTTGCACATGCATATGGCCTCTTCGCGGGCATGTATGATCCCTATGATCTCCTGATTGTAGCTCGTCCAAACACCATACAGAACACGATGATCTTTTTCTGCATACCGCAACTTCCAAGCTGCGGCATAGAAGTGGGACTGAGAATATACGTATTTGGAGTTCTTCCGTTTGACCTCCATGACCAGATAATCACGGCCCTTTCGGAACACTAGATCCCCTTGTCCGTGTTGGCATTTGCCTTCAATGACGGGCCATTCATGTGCGACAAGTCCCCAATCAAGTAGCTCCAGGACACGAATACAGTCCTTGTGCATACTTGTTTCCGATGCGGGCTTGACAACCTTGGCATGCCTCCCTGATGCGTAAAACGAACGATCAAAAAGTTTTACGGGTCTGCGGCACAAATGCATTTTGACAAGAGTGAGCAACTTCCAACCTAGCGTCATGTGTGCTCCCTACTTATAAAGGCATACTGTTAAATGACAAAAATTGAAAATCTCGGATAATAGCAAGCCATCCACATGAAAATGCCCGTAATCCCAGCTCGGCATTCTCACTTGGCTGTACCGAAGGTGCAATGCAGGCGCCACATTGCTCAGCACATGGAAAATCATGTAGATCTTCGCGTAAAAATCATTACATCCGACACCGAGACCGACAAAATGACGTACATGCCGTTGTCGTTCCTTTCTAAGATCACCTTCTTAGACATCTATGACGACAGCACGCCTACGCTACCCATGATGAAGGGATCCATGGTGTTTGATGGGAAGGTCTATGGATTTTCATCCCACAGTGCGAGTGGTGAGGTTGTGTTTTACATCAAGCAACACGAGTACGAACTTGTATATATGCGCATCGTGCTCCCATTGTCAGTAGATCCTAATGCGCGGTACGCCATCCATGTCCCTAGCGACTTCTGCACTTCGCCTCATTCCATCCCCAATGAGGTCGTCTACGAGTTCCTTCGCCAATGGTGCCAAAAGAGTGCTCCAATTGAGCCATGCATCTAATTGCGTCGGAGTACCACGATGAGCAATAAGAGCCCGACAACAATTGCAATTCCTGTACATACTACTTTTGTGTTTTTCCACCATGCTTCCCGTGAAGCGCTGCGTGCTGTGAGTTCAAAGCGATGGGTCTGTGCACTAAGCTCATTTGATTTATCATGAAGCAAGGACAAGTTCTCCTCTCTCTCCAACATCTTGTCTATGTTCTGTACCATCATTTGCTTGACTTCATCCACCTGGGTTTGAAGTTTCTCCATAGCGTATGTTGTTACATATGTGGATGACACATTCATTTTTTGTAGTGAGTTAAGGATCAAAACCACTTCTATAATTAATGATGGGAGCATGTTGCTCCAAACATCAAGTAGGGTGTGAAGTTGTTGTTCCCATTGAATTGAAATCATCTAGGATATTGGATGTCATCACACCTGTAGAAATTGAGCTGTATCGTTTATCATCATCACGCGACCCATCCGTACGATCCAATCAAAGTTTTGTAAAATTGCAAAGCAGCATCTTGGAAAATTTGAAGATCCATACTATTCCGTAATTAGCTCTACGTCCTTTTTCTACAAGCAACAATGCCCCACGTGTCGCTTATCAACCCCGCCGTCATGCAGTGCCGTATCTACGGCCTGTACAAGATGATCCTCCGCGAGAACTACGCCAAGGCCATCATCGTGACGAAGATCACGCTTCGTGAGATGAACATGGCTTTGGAGGTGGACATGCATCGCGAGGAGTTCAAGTACATGGAGCGCAGGATGCACTACCTCTTGAACTACTTGGCGCTCAAGAAGTACAACGACGCCCACAACACCGTGCGTGACATGCACTACCACCTCACGTTCCAGACGGACGCCGAGATGTAATCCCAAAAAAGACTATAAAAATAACCAAGACACATGTTTTGGTCTAGATTTGCTGGATACGCCTGAAGTCTGCGGTAATTGCGAAGGGCTTTACGTTGTATAGTTTAGCTACCGCGCGGAAGCATTCGTTACAGTAGTTTGCCAGGTTTGTGATTTCGTCGAACGTGGGCGCAAGGTCTTCGGGAAGGTTTTGGTGGATCGTCACGATGGACTCCGAGAGCTGATTATAGAAGAGTTCCATGATGTTTCGGATGGCCATACTTCTGTCTCGGCCGCGCTCCTTCATACTCATCTCTCGCTTGAAGTCCTCCTCCGAAATGTTGTTCAGTAGGAAGGAACGGCGAAGGGCTCGGTTATCCTGGATGTTGTAGCGGTTGGCCAGCCGTGGCATCTCCCACTCCCGCATATGAGTCGCCAGCATGTGGAAACGGAGAAGCATCTCAAGGTCCGCTTGGGGGTAACGGGGTGCGACACGGTTGCGGAAGTCACGCACCCAAGGCATCACCCGTTCACCGCCACAAACAGGCGGTTGGTCACCTGGCGCCCGTGGCACATCGCGTCCAGTTCGGCGCAACCACTCATAGTAGTGCGGGTTATGGACATGGCCCTCTACGATTTCTCCCGACCTCCAATTAAATGTGGTATGGCACATCACACACCACATCTGATCGCATCCGTCCACCTTGTTAATCATGGCACCGCACTTGGGGCATGGCTTCGTGTTGTTTAGGAGCAGGCGCCGTGTCTCAATGTCTTCTTGGAGACACGTGTGTGCCGTGTCGTGAGGCTTCTCCTTCAGACAGTCCTTACACACCTTCTTGTTACACAGGCCACACGCCCAATTGTTGTTCATGATGAATCCACGGCAGTTGTCGTCCAAGCACTTGCAAACTGGTCTAGGCTTGTTCGCGTTCTGATCTGGCCTCCTTGTCGTTGCACCCGCAAGTATAACGCCTAGCTCATCCGCAATTTGTTGTGCCTTCTCTCGGTAGACTGCTTCCTCCTCGCGGCGGTTCTGTTCGCGATAGGTCAAAGCGAGGTGGTATAGGGCATTCATCTCGCGCGTGAGGTGTTCGTGGCGGATTTCTTGCTGGGTGTGAGGAAGAAGGGCCTTCTCCCGCTCAAAAAGAATTCGCTCACGATGACGCCGCAGCTCGGTATTGAAGAATGTTTTGGTGAAGTTTCCCACGATGATATCGTTGTTCCACGGCACCTTACAGTTCATACAGTGGGGCTCCTGGATCGTCTGTAGCATGTACGTCTTCTGGCATGAGGTGCACGCCTCATAATTACAGAAGTTGCACGCTACAGGTTTTCTCGTCGTTTTGTTATACTTCTCACAGCACACACCACAGTCCGTCATTTTCTCCACCTACAACTCTATAATTTCTTTCAAATTTTCCGTGCGTGCCAGTTGTTGATAAACAATTGCATGGATGACCTTACACGCTCAACAAAGTCCTCTACCGACTCGTCCTCAAGACGTGTCATGGGATGCAAATATACCGTTCGTAGGATAGTCGGAGGGTCGGACCGATGCCGCCACATGTACGATATAAAGTCTTTCGCCTCTTGTGGAACATCTGGAACCGACGTTTCCGACACAATCAGCATTGGTTGTACTCGGTCGGATAGTCGGAAACCACCTGTGCGGAATGGGTATAAATCCGTGCCAATTATACCAGCTGCGGTAGCATAGCTTCCCTCGGGCGCAATCATGATGCTCTTGTCGGGGTTCTCTTCCAAGAACTGCTTCATCCTTTCTACTGTGTTCTCCTTCTCTGCCCGAGATACGAACACTATAGACAGTTGGGACGCTACCATATGAACGACCCATCGCACTAGTTGTGCCGTATCTTTCCGCGCAAGGTACGAACATGTCTTAGGCAACGTGGCAATCCAAATCAACCCGTCCATGTGCATGCCAGGATGGTTGCTGATCACTACGCGACAAGTTGGGTCCATGGTGCCAACGGAAGGACCAATTTCAAAGCCTAAGAGGTGTAGGCCGATACGACACAAGAGAGGTAGGGGGATGTTCTTGGCACCTACCAAGAAAAGTAGGGTGGTGATAAACAACAACACGATGAAGCTCACAAGCCTCAGGAGGAACAAGAGTGCACCCATCATTATTACTCGGTTTTATAAAGATTCATCGGAATCAGACGTCATATTTTCAAGATAAGCCTGCACCAAAGCGATCTTGTTCATCAAGAAGCCAGTGAGCCCCGCCATCAGTTGCCATTGCTCTAGCGAGTGGCCTTGGAGCTCCGTGGCAAAGGCTACACAGAGCGTAATCACAAGGATACGGAAACCACTCGTGTTGATAAACTTGTACAAGGTATGAGGGCTGGTTGGCTTCGCAAGGGCATCTACCTCCCGTTGAAGGAGCCACTGGTAAGACGTACCGATGAGGCCACCAGCTCCGAATGCCGCGACACCATCTAGTCCTTTTGCGGCCGCAGCAACCACTAACCCGAGCCCCACATATTTGGATGTCTTCACCAGCACCTGTTGTTTAAACTTGGAGAATGAACCGCTGCACGCATATACAGGAGTGCACCGTGTACGCAACATAAAAAGGATGGATGCCTAAGTCTTTAAATACTAGGGAGGCGGGGGGATATCCGCATATGCTACAATGTCGTTAGGGGTGTGGATCATTCCCGAGGGTGAGATATACATAATCACTGTGCCGCGGACCATAATCCAGATCTCTCCCGAATCGCTTTCGATTGCCTTGACAGCGGCCATTGCGTAACACTATCTTTTGGTTTGTCCTTATACCATGAATTATAATATGCCCTTGGTATAATACCCATGGACGTGTGCAAAAAGTGCGGCAGCACAGCGATTGTGTGTATTGGACCTGGAACTTGCAAATGCCAGAAATGTGGTTGCATCATAAAAACTAAGAAGTAGAACGGCGCTTAGACCTTGCACTTGTTTAGTAGAGCGGTTTTCTGGGAGATGTCGCCGAGTGTAGCACGTCCCATCTTGATCCGCAATAGTTTCTTTTCGTTCATGAGCTTGCCAGCCTTGGCCCTGAGCTTCTTGTATTCCTTGTCTGTTTCCTTGTATTCCGCACCAATGCTTTGTTGCACGCGCTTGGTCTCCTCCTTCTTGACAACCTTGTCCTTGATCGCCTTCAACCGCTTCTTCTCACGGGCGAGTTGCTCTTGTAGGCGCTTGCGCTCTTCACGTGCAGTCTTGATGTGTGGCTTCAACTCCTTCAACTCGGCGGTTAGCTCCTTGTTCTGTCCACCAAGTTCTTTGAGTTCTGCACGTGCGGTTGCCTTTTCCTCCTTGAGTTGGGTGACACGTTCCTTGTGGGTTTCCAACTCATGTTGCTTGCGGTCAAGATCTTGCTTGCCGTCACCGCAATCCGTCTTCTTTTCGGCACATTCGGCAACATCCCGCTTCTTCTTTTCCTTGAGCTCTTCACCACGAGCGCGGAACTCGGCGGTCGCTTCGTCCTTGCAAGCCTTGCGCTGGTTGCGGGGCTTATCCTTGCATTCCTCCAGGGCATTCTCCTTGCGGGTCTTGGCGGCATCCATATGGGTATCAAATGCGGTTTTAGCCTCCTCCTTGCAACGGTTTACACGCTCCATACCAGCCTCCTTGCATCGCTTCTTCAGCTCTCGGATCTCCTCTTTGAGGCCCGCCGCTACCTCCTTTTGTTGTTCGCGAGCTTCTTTGATCTGATTTTGTAGCTCCTTGATGCGCTTGTCCATGTGGCGGGGAGGCTCATCATCCTCGGGTGGAGTGGTCATAGGAACCAACACGTTCTCAAGGACGGGATGAGAGAAGTTACGGGCATCCGACGAACGGTTGAGGTAGCTAATGTACCCACTCACATCATTGCGGTATATCTCCGCGCCCTTCTTGGTGAAATAGCCATGGTCGTCCAAGTACTTCTTGGCGAAGGCGTCGAATGTGTTGGGGAATTGCTGTGAGGCGGGGCGCAAGAGGTTCAAAAGGTTCACCATCTCCATGCCATCTTCGGTGTAAGGTGTAGCAGTCATCAACAACAGACGGCAACTCTGCTTGCCCGATTTGCGGTACGAGTTCTGGATCATCTCCTCCAAGATGTCCATACGAGGCTTCTCACTTCCTACCACGTTGGGGGCGTACAACTTGTGGGCCTCGTCGATAATGATTAGGGTCTTGTGCAAGGGATCTTCCTTACCATTTCGGCTAACGATTTCCTCGTAGAACTTGTTCTTCTTGAGCAACATGTTGCTGAACTGCTTGTAGGACATCGGCTCCATCCAACGGTCCGACACAAACTTCATGGGGCCCGCAATGCGATCGGGTAGCTTCAACTTCTTCTTCTTGAGCTGATCTTGGATGACAAGACTACACACTTGGTTGTACATGTTCTTCCAGATGTCGCTCTTGAGGGTGTGGCGGGTCACCCACAAGATGTTGTAGCCTTCTTGCTCAAAGCTTGTGGTCGCAGTGGCAATCGCTGTACATGTCTTGCCCGTACCCACACTGTGATAGAGCAGCATTCCCTTGTATCCAGAGCTGGGTTGGAAGTAGTGACGGATGAAATCTTGGGTAGGAGTGAAAGAAACGATGTTGGGAGCACCACCACCTTGGCACATGTTTTGCAGGCGGACCTCGGGGTACTTGAACTGTTGGAAGCGGCTGCGGATGTATGCAGATAGAGATCCGAAGTTCATGATGTTACGAGGAGGGAGTGGATCACCCGCCGCACCACCCGCAAGAGCAGGCGGGGGAGTCTCAATGGTGAACTGGTGGATGGGCGCTGTGAGTGCGTGATCCACTGCGGCCTCTTGACTGGCCCGCTCAATCTCGGCGGCAAACACGACACGACGCATGTCCACGTTGCTATACTTGAAGAACAGGGCCGCCATGGTACGAGCATCATACTCGTCTTCTGGGATGGTCACATCATAACGGAAGACGTACAATGGCCAGCCGAAACGAGGGTGGAACTCAAGACCCTTCTGTCCACAGAAACGGGTGCCGCGTCCAATCGCTTGCTTCTCATCCGCACGGACCACAAGCGGCTCAAACAAGTGCACGTACTTGATATCAAATAGATCAATGCCCTCTTTGAAACCTTGATCCAGGATCATGAACCGAATGAGTTTGCCGTGGGTGTTGTCGGGGCGGTGGTTGAACTTTTCTAGCTCCGCCTTCTTGAAGCGGGTGCTCATGGAACGGTCAAAGAACGACTTGCTTGATAGGACACCGAAGTTCTTGTCTTTTGTTTCCAGGAGCTTCTCATTGTTGTGCAGGCTGAAGCCAGACCCGTGGACCTCAAAGGCGGGAATGTACCCTTTAGCTACAAAAGCGGAGGCAAGGAGCTTGAGTCCATAGGCGCTGGATTGAAGGTCGGTGAAGATCATGTGCTTGTAAAGTTTTCCATCTTTCTCCATGTCACGGGCATCAAGGGTAGCAATCTTGTCAAACAAGGCGACCAGTTTGGGCGATGCATGGGGCATGGAAAGGTTCAAGAGATCTGGGTTAAACACCTTCTTCTCCATGAGGTGAGATGGCTTGACCGTACTGAAGTTAGCTACATTGCGGATGCATTGTGCAGTCTTGGCGGCACTCTCACTGGACGATTGCGACAGCGAAGATTCTTGGTAGGACTCCCGCGATGACTCCTTCGTCTTGGACTTCGATGATTGTGACGACGACATCTTTCTAATAAAGGGGACATAAATGTATTTACCGCTTGTGACATTTCAAATGTTACTCTAAAAGGTCAAAAGTAGTAATACGGATTTTCACCGCTTACCTGTTTATCAACCCTAAAGGGCGTATCACAGGTATATATTCAGCTTCTTCTCATGTATATTGGACGCTCTTCTGAGCGTAAAAGGCACATGAGGAGTTTGAGGTGATTGATAGAGCTGTTCTTATCCCTTTGCCAACACATTGCACACTCGTTGGAACGGCAACGGACAACCTGATGGCTACGGGATAGCTCTATAGTTCCCTCCTTGTTCTTCTTTGGGAGCCTGATTTTGGTGCATCGTTCCCCACAGCAGGAACATCCCCTAGATGTACCATATTCATCCAAAGAAATCACTTTGGCATAACGGTGAAGCTCCTTTTGGATTTTCTTGACAGGAGCAGTAGGATGGCGTTTGATGATACCATCTTGACGACTCCAATCTCCAATACCAATGCACGTCTTTTTTCCTCCTATCAAACGTTTGCACAGATTTGACAGAGCCTTCTTGCTATACACATACGTCTTGAACCTCCACTTGCGGAACCCTTTGTTAGCACAGAAGGCAAAAAGCTCATCACACTTCGTAAGGACATATCCAAGACGATGATGGTAGGTTTCCATGTTCGTGACAGCAAAGCTAGGCATCTCACGGATGATTTGGGAGTATTGGGGATGTTGCACCTTGGTGTTCTCATTCCATCGCAACTGCTTCCGCATCTGAGCCATGTTACGATACTCAGCCGTGGATATTTGCACAAACTCTCCTGTGTTGGTTCTGGCCGTGAGAAGATAATCCACACCAGGGTCTGCTCCTATCAAACGCTCAAACTCATGTTCGCTTGGCAGGGTTGACTGTGTTTCTGCATGTTTTGGTTTCTGCATCCTCAGGGTGACAGCATATCCATTGGTGGAGATTTCATAGGCAAACTTGCGGTTCTCGGTTTCGTAACTATCTATGTCAAACAGGCTCCTCCAGAATGTATCCTTTTGTTCATCAAATACCTTCTTGGTGATGTTTGAATGACCCAAGAAAGATGTTCCTTGATGGTTCTTGACAATGGTCTGAAGGATTTGCTGGAGGCAAGAGCTACATATGGTGATGTGGGATAATACAAATCCTCCCTTGAGGGGCATGATGGTAAAGGTTCTTGCCCCTCGGGTTTTGGCAGGTTGTGCCTCCATGAATTGGAGCATGTCATAGGACTTGCGAAGGAAGTGTGTATAGTTCTTGTCAATCACATTCTCGTAGGGAGCATAACCCAGCCATTGGGAGAAATCTGTCTGTTCTTGGCTCTTCTCACCGCTTGGATGGAAGGCTTGGTTGATGAAATGCCACGCCTCCTTCCTGCTCTTGTCATACTTCAACCGAACGTATCGGATAAGTCTCTTTCCGAAATTAAGAACCAAATGGTTGCGACAGGCAACATTCATCTGACGGGCTAGATTGCACATCAGGAATGCCATGTTTTCCTTGGTGGGTGGCTTGTAGTTCTCTTTGGGACGGAGGGACTTGAAGATTTCAAGAGTTGCATCCAATTGGACATCCCCTGTATCTGGTGCGGACGCATGTTCTCCACGCTTCTCTACCACCCCCGAGCAACAACGGTAGAAGAAGTTTTGGTCAAGGGTAGGCAAGGCAATGTTTTCCTGTAGGCAGCGGAGAACGTGCATATTGACCACATGATAGGCTTCTAAGGCAACCTTGTTGATGTTCCACACAAATTGCTCAATCTCCCTCTGGATAATCTCGTCCTTGCAGAGGGTGTTCCATTTCATCACTACGCCCGTAAAATCAAGCTGCTTGTTTCTCGCAATTCTGGCTGCTACATCGGGTCTAGAACGCTTCTTGGGTTCCTCCACGGGGTCGGGAGGTTTCGGATCTGGACACATTTTCTACAAGAAGTTGAGAAAATATTTCTATAAAAAGAACGCACTTTATAATTAAGTAGTTTTCGGGATGAAGTTGTAACGCTTGGTTCTTACCATCTTTTCTTTATCCCGATAATCCTCAATGATAATCTTGTACCGTTTCCCAAGAAGCGTTCGGATAATAGATAGCCATGGACGTTTTAGTCCATCGGGTCTATTGACCCCCGTAAAATTATGAATGTAGAATGCGTCGCGTAGTTCATCTACTAGCCCCATGATTTGTTCTTGGAGGGGCTTGTCATTATCCATGTTGTAAAGGGTAAATGCTTTTTCCTCCGAAAGCACTAAATGTTCTAGTTTATCAATCAGTTGCTCCTGTTTTCCAGGCTCAATATGTTTCACCCGCATGGCTCATTACTTATTTATACCACGCAATTTATCTTTATATATTTTGCTATAGTAATATGGGAAAGCATAGGTCTTTGGACTACAAGCAAACAGTTGTAGAGTACTATCACAAAACAAAAAGTCTACAAAAGGCATGTGAGCCATTCGGCTGCAACAAGATGACACTATGGAGATGGATACAACGTGCTGAGAAAGGGGAGCTAGAAAACAAACCACGGATAGGTGCTTACAAAGTGACAGAAGACATGGTATCCAGCTGTATCCAAAGGATAAAGGAGAACCCTGACACAACCTTGGCACAGTTGCAAGAAATGGTACAAAGGGAATATGGAGCTACCTTATCTCAACGGCACATGGCACGTGTGGTACGAGACAACAATTACACCCTAAAGCAAAAGAACAAGCGGCATTTCCCTGAAACATACCGCAATCAACCACGGAACCAAAAAGAGGAGATCGCTACCTTCATGGAGAAGGTAAGAAAACATCCGATAGACAAGATTATATCTATAGATGAAACATCAGTTGTGTCGGGTATGTCAAGGAATGAGGGTCGCCAATTGATTGAAAAACGCTTGATAGAACAAACATCCCATCCAGACCGTTTCAAAAAGAAGACGGTTGTCATGGCAATAAGTTCAGACGGTGTAGAGGGTTGGAAAATCTATGACAAGGGTGGAATGACCTCTGAGAGGATGGTGTCTTTTCTAGAGGGCGTTCTCAAAGACAAAGAAGGATACATGGTAGTAATGGACAATGCTGCAACCCATGGAACGCAAGAGGTGCGGCGGATAATCAGGGACACAGGAAACAAATTACAACACAGCGTCCCCTATTCTCCTCAGCTCAATCCAGTAGAAGAGTTCTTCAACCAGTTCAAACACTACATCCGTCGCAAAAAACCTCAACACCTAGAAGAATTGAAAAATGCCATTCAGTACTCTTTGAATGAAATCAAGAAACGAGGGTGCTGTGGCAACTACTTTGTTCATGCCTACAAAGAAAAGACTAGCCTCAAGCGGAAACCAAGGCTACGTCCAAAAAAAGTATATAAGCCAAAGTAACATTTGAAATGTCAAAAGCGGTAAGTTCATCAGCTCACATATACATATTGTCATGAATCATGATGAGATAGAAGTAGCTGTCAAAGAGGTGAGTACATGTATCGAATGGCAAGATGTCGCAGTGACCTCTAAAAAGCACGCAAAGGTCCTTTTGCAGAATGTGAGCGGATGCGTCTATGGAGGGCTTACCGCGGTTATGGGACCGAGCGGAAGTGGCAAGAGCACGCTGCTAAACACCTTGGCGAAACGCTTAGAATCCAACATGAAGGTGTCGGGAACACTACTTCTGAATGGCCAAGCGTACACCAAGAGCGACCTGAAGCAGATGAGCGGGTACGTGATGCAAGATGACCTTCTCAATGCGAACCTTACGGTGGAAGAAACGTTGATGTACGTAGCCCAATTGCGCATGCCGAGGAAAAGTACATACAAAGAACACCGAGAACGCGTGGACCATGTGATTCAACAAGTTGGGCTTGAACATTGCAGGAACACGATTGTGGGAGACCCTCTTCGCAAAGGCATTTCAGGAGGGGAGCGGAAGCGGCTTTGTGTAGCAATGGAGCTGATCCCCAAGCCGAAGTTGTTGTTTCTAGACGAACCGACGTCAGGGTTGGATAGTGTGAACGCGCTAATGTTAGTCCGAATGCTGAAGCAACTCTCAAGCACGTGCACGGTGGTATGTACTATCCATCAGCCCCAAAGCAAGATCTTCTACTTGTTTGATGACCTTGTACTCCTTCAAGGCGGTAAGATTCTATATCACGGACCCATTGACCATGTAGTCGTTCACTTTGCAAATGTAGGCTTTCCTTGCCCAGAGTACACCAATCCCGCGGACCACATCCTTGACGTCATTACTCCAAGTGCAAACAACAGCTATGGTTGCATAGAAAACATAGAGAAAGCGCTACAACATGATGGTTGTATTGTACCTTTCTGTATGGTAGCACAGAACATGACCCAACCCAACACACAACGCATCTCGTGGCTCACACAGTTGCGCGTGTTGCTCCACAGATCATACAAAGAGACCGCGAGGAAGAGGAATCTACTGTATACCCAGTTCTTCCAAAGCGTTGCGATATCACTGTTGATTGGATCCGTCTTCTACCAGATTGGCACGGGGCAAAGCAGCATGATTCGGCGACAACCTGTATTGTTCTTTACGGTAATCAATCAAGGGGTGTTTGGGTCCCTGATGGTGATCAACACGTTTCCTGCCGAACGGGCGTTGGTGTTGCGCGAAAGGAGCGCGGGCATGTACCAGGCTTCCGCCTATTTTGTAGCTAAATCGCTCATAGAGTCTATAGTGCAATTGCCGTTCCCTATCATCTTTAGCAGTATTGTTTACTGGATGGTAGGGTTACAGAATGCACCTGACAAGTTCTTGATCTTCGTAGCCTTCATGATTCTGTGCAACATGTCGGCAACGTCACTTGCGCTTGCTATATCCACGGTTTGCAAGACCACCGACATGGCTGTGACGGTGCTTCCCATGTTGTTTGAAGTGTCTCGTCTGTTTGGTGGATGGTTCCTCTCGCCCAAAAACCTGCCAGTATACTTCTCGTGGTTGGACGCATTGAGCTACATCAAGTACAGTTTTGTTGGAATTGCATTGAACGAGCTGTCGGGTTTGACTCTAACATGCACGGAAAAGGAAAGATTGGGTGGAACATGTAAGACAACGGGTGAGGTTGCGATTGTCTCTGCAGGATACAACAAGTTCTCCATTGGGTTGTGTGCAGGAGTTCTTGGGGGATACATTGCTATGTGCAGGTTAGTGTCATACTTGGGCATTCGGTATCTTGTGAACTAGCCTTTGTTGTGTTTCTTGATCAAAGTAATCAAGCAAAGAAGCCTGCCATCCACAAGCCCAACATGGTGTGTTGGAGCTACCGCGGATGTCAAGAGAGAGCAAAATGCATGGGGCGTCAGAATAATTGAAAACCCTATTTGTTAAGGAATGACATAACCCTACAAACTCTCTAGGGCGCAAAGGATGAGCATATTCTGCACTTATGACTCCCACACGCCTTGTTGCATGTAGACACCAAAGAACACACTGCATTTTGCTTGATACCATCGCATGTGATGCAGTCAGGTCAAACTCGGAATGCGCAGGAACAAAATGTAGGAATGCATTGCAAATATCGGGGGGCAATAAGTGTTTGTGCATCTGAAAATGCGTAGAGACCTCATTCAGTACGATCAATGGGACCGTGACAGGCATACCATTTCTTGCTAAACGTTCCAAAATTCCATACATGACATCACGAACATTCTGGTACTGCTTGTCATATTCTTCCACTGGTAGGATCGTTGAGGGATCGGTAAAGGAGCTCATTGACAATGCACAACACAAAAAATACAATGACACAAACGTTATGAACTTATGCAAAGCCAAGTCTGAACACGATAGCATTGTTCATCTCCATATATTGTGTAATGTGGGTGAGTCCAATACGGCGGGAAAAACACCATCGTCCCTTTTGACAATTTAGCTGACCTATTTTGTACTGGGAATACTAGATAATCATTTGATTCAGATAGACTGATCACAATGGTGCCCATGCGATATGATATGCCATCTTCTCTCATTTCGGGACATACACAGTCATAGTGCATTCTTGTAGGCCCATTAATCCGCCGTACCTCGTAACCACTATCAAAGAGTTTGTTGTCGTCCAAGAAAGTTTGTGGGGTGCCAACATCATCCTTCAGTTTCGGTGAAAGATGATCATGGATTGCGTCGTGGATAGCTTCAAACAACATACGATCTATCTTGCAAGATTCCTCATCATGATGCTTGAACAAGAATATTGAGTCACACAACACATTATTGGTCTTGACATATTCGCGGTTCTCAAAAAGATGTGAATTGGAATGAATGTATTGTAAAACTTGATCGCAAACATCATGACTAATCGCATTTTCCACACAATGTATAAAATCGGTCATGTGAAAAAAATTGTTCAACCTCTTAAGTGGAAATATCTTGAAGCTTCCATACAATGGTAACCCGAAGGTATGTATAAAACCTAGTCGGAGCCATGCCTCTGTGCATCAAGTTTGAAGGAAACAAAACTGCCGAGTTTACATATGGCGTGATACAAACCAGATTCCCTTGTTTATCTTTTATTTGTGTAGCCCCACCTACCTCAAATACCTCTTCGTCACTGATCGGGTTCATATACATCAAGAATGTGTAACACCCTGGTCGTTCATCATCCACATGAAACCCGCCATCTTGTCCAAATGTTTGACCATTTGCATACACACGGTTTAGTTTAAATTTACGCCCTGTCACTGCTTCAATCTTCTCTTTCAAGACGGTGTTGAAGAATGTAAGGTGGTTCAGCTCAAGGTACCAAAATGTTGTTGCATCATGATCATTTGAACGCCCTGTGAACTTCCATGACGCATTCTTGATAATTTCAGAGCACTTGTCATACTCGTCCTGAGACAATATGTTCCGATATACTTTGATGTCATCTGCCATGTCTTTGTTATATACATCATGCCATCATTTTTGTACACATTTTTGTAACGCACAAAAATGGATTTAAGCATTTTTTACCTATTTTACTGCAACTGATATGGTGAACATCCTGTTTGCAAGTGTTGGCTGTGATGTTGAAAAATACATACCATTAGTCAAAGAGTCATACAATGAAGCAAAAAAATGTTTTGACGTTGTCCGTTATGCAATCTACGAAAACAACTCATGTGATAAAACCAAAGTAATGTTACATGAATGGGCAGAGAATGATCCCTCGTTACAAGTGGTTTCTGAGGATCTCGACATCAAAAACCTATGTAAAGCCCGTAACATTTACAACGAATGCTCGAAGATAGAAATAATTGCATTAGTTCGGAACAAGTTGCTGGATATCATTGAGCAAGAACAATACAACAATGTAGATTATGTCATCATGATGGACATGAATAACCCATTCCCCGTTCCATTGTATGATATCCACAAAAACATCATCAACTTTGGGCGCCCATTTGATGCGTTGATTGCACATGTCGTCAATCGCAACGGAAACATGGCTACCATCCAAACATACCGCGATGAAGAATTTCCATTTGGTCCAGAAGTAATGGGTGAAGAGTTTTATATGAAACACCATGTGTCGCGTGTGTCACATCACGTAGCTTGCAAAGACAAACCATTCCGAGTGTTGTCGTGCTTTAACGGACTTGCTATCTTCAACAAGACTAGTATCTACAATATCAGATACAATGCATATCCCACCGACAATCTTGACCTGATGTATCGCCGATCATCGGATCGATTCATACAAAAAACTAACTACAAAAAGGATGGTTGCCCTCTAGGAATGTTCTGCTTTGAAAACGTTAGCCTATTCTACTTCAACTGCCATGGTTTCAACTTTCCCCTCGTGAATCCACATGTCACATTTTTTATGGACATGATTGACAAAGGATTCCGTGATGTATTCTATGTCCCATCAATGAAATGGTTGTGTGAGTAGCCTAGAACTTGTACAATTTGTGACGTACCTGCTCATCGCCTTGTGATTTCTTATTGATACAAACATCTAAATCAGCTTTTTTTGACAAACCAAAACTCATTCGGCGTGCTTCAAAGCTGCCTATCGCATGCCATAAAGGGTTATTGGTGTCACTAACAAGATTGAAAAACTTTTGCGTGCCGTGTATGTCTGGTACTGCATGGATTTTGTGAGAGAATGGATGGCGGTAATAAAAGAAGGAAGCACCATAATGATTCTTGTCCGTGCACACAAAGTATACAACCGCACATGTTTTTCGTGGTACACTGTCAATATTATGATGCCACCCTTTTGCGTAGGAGGGCCACATAATATGCAACAAACCAGATATCAAATGTGAGGGAAGTATGAACAGCCCGTTTTTGTACATGTGGTTGGTTACCATGCATGTTATTGGCGGTGCGTATGGACTTGGTGAAAGCAATGCATCCATGTTGGAGAGTATGATCTGATAGTTATGGAACGTTTTGAACATGTTTCGTGGGAAGTCCACAATATCCATTACGTCATTTCCAATGAAAATGTTTTTCTCAATTTCACGGAAAAACGGCCATCTCCATGACTTATTGATCTTACACTCGATAGCTTCACTCACTTCAGGTTTTGTGTAAACTGAATCCGCAAATTCCGTCAAAATCCTACACACAGACGTAAAGTTATCTTCCATTTGATCATAGAATATGGTGGGTACATGGCACATCGTGAGTTCCGACAAGTTGTGTTTGAAATCGCATCCAAAACGAGCACCTGTAATTCTATGAACTGGTATGCTTTCTTCGTAAATAGTTTTCAACACGGAATTAGCATACCGAAATATCTTTGAATCTGATGCAATGTACATGTCATCTTTGTCTGTGATGAAATAATCATTGATTACATTGTCCAATGGCAAGATAATCTCTGCATCGTTTCGTTTGATGTCTAATGCAAACTTGTACAACTTGTTGTTTGATGAATAGAATAAATGCTTCCCAACTAGTATTGGATTCTCCGCATGTACATGTGGCAACACCACAGTTCCAAACAACCTATGATCGGGTGCATATATGTCGACTCTTCCCGAACCAACAACATACAAGTACATATCTTGATGGAGTACCGTTACTGTTTCACCATGTTCTGAAAGTCTATCAAGCACGTACACACTGGTATGCTTTGTAAATCGTGTGTCTAATTTGTACAAGTACATCCGCCCTTCTGAAATGGACAAACAACCAAGGTACTTGTTACGGTAACGATCTTCATACAGAAACATGTCATCTATGTTGTAATCACATGTGTGACGGTGATACATTGTACATTCATAGGAATGATCCGTGCGTAGAACGACGATGTTATTGGTGCCTTGTTCCGCAAGATACACCAAGTTATGAAACACAACTATTTTATTAAATTGCCCATTCACAAGCACCTTGCTAGTTTTCTCGTGCGCATTGTAAACACACAACGACTTGTTTGTGATGTAGTATGAGTCATACACAAACATTTACAACTACGTCATATAAATTTGGCCATGATACAAACACATCACTCGTACACCAGTTGCAATAGTACAATCGGTGCATTGCCATTGTTCGGGACACAACCGAAGTCATCACAATGCTTGCAATTTAGGTAGGAATACTGACTGACGGATACATACTTATCTCGGTAAAAGCACACCAACGATGATTCTTCACCATGCATGATTGGTATGTTTATAATCATTTCTGTACCATTCTCAGCACGATGAATATAGCATCCTCCGCATTGGATAATGCACATGTTCACCTCTCTTAAGGACGTGCGCCCATGGATAACATCTTGTTTGCATACGCGTTCATGTATGTCACACACGGAGCGAGGCAACATGTCAAATGGGATGTTTCGGAACATGTATGTGTTATGTTGTTTGATATCAACTCTTCCTGCCGACAATAAAATTGTGTCCATTAATTGGAGTATCTCATCTGCATCGCGATCACAACATATGATTGGGTTGCTTAGGTTTTCTACCTTGTGACCATCGACACAATCACGCATGACTAGATCGTATACACGCTGATCTTCATGCCACTTGTACACGTGCTTTAAACGAGCATTCATAGACTCTTGATCTTGCACGGCATATACCAATGATTGCTCCACATGTGGTGTATTCGCCATATACAACGATTCTATGGGTGCATGAAAGCCAAAGGATATAGTGATCACTTGTTCAGATCCACTTACATCTAGAGTTCCACACTTGTATTGTCCGTTGCAAGCCTTTAGTATTGCGCCAGGACACATATCGTACACACAACGATTCGCTATAATTGCCCCATCTAAACCAGTTCCACGTTGAACCATCAGTATGTATCGCACATGTACCATACCAGTATGCCAATTAGGGACGAATTGCAAAGGCACATGTGCACCTTTGGATAGAATAGTTATCCTATCTTTCATATGCTTGTCTTGCACACAATCATGTAAATGTTCGTTTTGCATAATGCGTTTGCGGATATCATGTATGATTTGGGGCACATGTGTTGAATCCTCGTCAAATGTATGAGTTAATTCTTTAAAGCCATCCTTTGTAAACAGTTGTTTATTGTTTTGAATCCATACGCATATTTCACGCAACTCGGAAGGTTCAACAATCACCTTCCTTTGGAAGATGTGTGGAAGGTATTTTGCATCTTCTTTGGTTATAAAGCGATTTTGATCCAAGTAAAATTGTAAACGCTGATTCTCGTGCCAAATGTGCATGTATCGGTTTTGTAAATACTCCAATCGTGAACGGATGTGTGTTTGCATTACACATAGAATGGATGTTTACATTCCTTGTACTAACGCGATGGAAACGAGTTTGGAAAAACATACAAGCAAATTAGAGATGTACTATGAGCATGTTATTATTGGCGGGGGTCCAGCAAGCTTGCAACTTGCTTACTTCTTTGAACGTCACCAAATGAATTATATTGTGTTGGAGAAAACTTCCGAATGTGCCGCATTCTTCAGGATGTTTCCTCGTCATCGTCAATTGATTTCGGTGAATAAGGTCAACTGCGGTCCCAATGACCCCAAGAAAAACCCAGAGAACATTTTGCGATACGATTGGAATTCGTTGTTGCTGCTACCGATGGATTATGGAAAGATTTTGTTTCGGGACTACTCGGAAGAATACTACCCTCATGTGGATTGTCTTGTCAAATACCTCACAGACTTTGTTGATATGTTTGACATCAACATACGATACAATTGTCCAATTGTTAATGTACAACGTATAGACGGTATTTACAACATCCACGTAGAAGGATCAGATGAGGCATTTACGTCGAAGTACCTTTACTGTGGAGCTGGATTAAAGCCAAAACGTTTGCCATGTACCCCAAAGGTACCACCGACAAAGCTATTCTACTACTACGACACCATGCCTCTAGACCCAAACATCTACATGAACAAAAAAGTAACCATTGTTGGGGGTGGAAACGCTGCATTTGAAACAGCAAACTTTGTCAACAAGTATGCAGACACTCTAACCATATGTGGAGCAGAGCGTTTTGCATGGCGCACACACTATCCTGGAGATATCCGTAGCATCAATATGACCATTCTTGACGCATACTACTTGAAGCTCAAAACGAATATAGATTGGGTCGATAATGACTTTGCAAGGCATGATTCAAAATACAAACATTACATTCAGCGAATCAACAACGGGAGCATATGGAGTTCGTGTGATATTGTCATATACTGCGGTGGTTTTGAACCCAGATTGGATTACCTTGATGCGCATACAATACACATCACAAAATCCAATAAACACATGTTTCCATTAACCACCCCCTTCTACGAAGCGATATCATGCCCTAACCTCTATTTTATAGGTGCACTCTCCCAAGGTAACGATTACAAGCATGGCACTTCCGCATTTATACACGGGTTTCGCTACAATGCACGGCTTGTGTTCCAACACGTTACACACACTTACGATAGCAAACAGCTCCAACACTACGCAAGTGTAGCATGTGAGATTATGCATCAAATTAACAAAAGCTCAACCCTTTTGCATCGTTTTGACATCTTTTGTGACGTGGTAGTAGTGACAGCATCTGCCTGGCATTACATCAAACATATTCCTCGTACTGCATCTGTCCATGACATGATGAAGATTATTGGGCAAAATGAAACGATACTAGGCATTATCAAGGTTTACTTAGGATATGACCATGATAATCCATTCCAATTGACGTTTCGCCAGCCTCAAACGGGAAGTGATATCAACAAAAACAAAGAGTCTGTTTTCATCCACCCAATACTCGAACTTTGCAATGTTTTATCAGGAGACACATTCCTTACACTTCATCTAAACGAGAATGCATTCAACATCTTTGTGTCATACAATACACACTATTGCTTGATTGTGGAAATGCTAGCTCTTATCAACAAGTACCAACAAGAGTTGCGACCAGTGAACGAAATGCACATGCAGCAATGGTACCATACAATATACTTCCGCCATCTTGATCCACATCAAAAAGCATACATAAATATGTCTGAGTTTGAGGAACACTAGAGCTCATTCGTCATTTTCACACGTACATCCATAGCATATTTGGTCCCTTTGAGAGATATTTTGGATATCCAAAAATGTTTATCCAATCTAATCGTATAGCATTTGATCCATCCAGATATATCTGGAACTGCATGAATGGCATGAGTACTCGGATGAACATATATAAAGTACGAGTGTCCAACAGATTGCTGGCCGATTGCAACCATCTCATACATATGCCGTTCTTGTCCAATTCTTGAAAAATTCAGGTGATAGTGATGGAAATACCAAGGTATGCCTTTCCCTTGTTGAATCATGTAACATGGGCCTTTTACATGAAGATTTGACTCTTTAGACTGTACCATCCATTCACTTATGCTTTTTTTTACGTCAAAGCTATAGAAATCTTCGTCGGGGTATATTTCCTTCATCGGTACATCTGTTGAAACAACATGGCCATATTTCATTGCATTCTCAAATTCCAATTGCTCCTGGCCAAGAAGAAGGTCTATGTTTTGGAGTGGAATGTTTCGCACATGTGGGAATGTAAAAAGTGTGTTATTGAACTTGTTGTCTTTCTGCATAAAGTACAATTTTCTTAGGGGATGTTCGCATAATGCATACAAATCATTGTGCTCGGAAGCAAGGTTCACTTTGTAGATTTCTTGGTTCACCGTGGCAACAATCAAGGTGCCGTGATGCAACGAAAAGCACGAGATTGCGTCCGTTCTATGCATCATGTAAACCACAGAAGAGCTCCGTTCAATCAAGTCGTACGCATGGATCTCATTCCCGACGGAATACAACAATCGTGTAGAACCTTCCAACAAGGTATTTTGGATCATATGGTCACTCACATCCAAAGTATACACCAACACAAATGTTGGAAGATGCACATGGACCTTGGTGCCTTGCTCTTTTGACGTTGTGACAATGTACCAAAACATATCACGCATGTATACTTCTTGGATTGTACGTGCGCATATATCAAGCTGACACACATACGAAACATTAGACATAATGGGATAACCATAGAAGTCCATATCCACACGCGAAACACCATCGTTGACATCAATGAGGTACAGAGAATCCTTACATTTTTGATCTAAACCAAATGCTACCTTGCATATCCAATGTTTCATCATAGGGAAACAAATCTCTTTTTGAAAATTCCAATTCGCATCCCAGACTAGTAATTTCTGATGGTTGTAGTCAAACCCATAAATGCGTCGGTAATCAATGTAGAGAATGTCAAGGACACCTATGTTTGCAACCAGTTTTGTATCGTTTTGATGGTACACACATCTGACGTCTTCCGTGGATAACACAATGAGTGGATCCATTGCTGTGTTGTCTTGTTTTTTTCCACGCAGTTTGAACACATCACTTGTCATAAACTGCCCAAGATACAGCAGTGTATCGCACTCCTTCTACAACTGAATGCACTTGATGTGGAAACATGAACGATGAAGGAAATACCAAGATATCCCCTTTCTTGATTCGTATGCGATGTGTATTGTTGAAAAACGAGATTTCTCCTCCACAATAGTCATCATTTAAGCCACATATAACAGATAACATGCGGATGTTACCTTCTGACCAATGCGTATCTTGGTCTATATGTTCAGTGTACATACCACCTACATCATACTTCAAAATCTCAATATCATTCAACCTTGGTGGATTTATATCCATCTCGCGACAATATACGCCAATTGCGTAACGGAAACACTCTTGCAACTCTTTTTGTAATGTGGGATAGTCCACTGTATTGTAAAAGTACGAGCAATTGCGGATGGTGCGTTCAACAACCCCGTTGCTTTGTCCTATTCTACATGGTGCAAAACACGCAGGATTATTTCTGATAATGTCCTCTATATGAACATCAAAATCATCTATATGAATGACGCGAATAAACCTACGGATATCAAAATCCATATATTGTATATCAAGAACATATATACGCCAATATTTACGCATGGTCATGGTAACAATTGATTATAATCCACATGTATGGTAGAGTAAAATGTCGAACGTGCAAACCGTAATTCCTTGGGGACATGAATACTGGAAGTTTATTCACATTATGGCGTTGCAAGTGGATAAGGGCATTTGCAAGTTCACTGAAAGAAACGTATCATGGTTGCTAAACACGGTTGATGATATGATCCCATGCAATATGTGCAAAGGATCCATCAAAAAATTCATGACACAAACACCGTTCTATCCATATTATGAAAGTGGTAACCTTTTTGATTGGACGATGCTCCTTCACAATGACATAAACAACAAACGAGGGGTGGACATTGTTGATTCTACTGATCTATACAAGAAGTGGGAGTATGAAAGTGTGAACACCCCTCCATTCACGAACACCTTGAACCTAATCAAGCAACACTCTCAGTTTGCATTCTCACATATGACAACGGATGTTAGAAATTATCAACGACTCACAAAACTGACATTCCCTGGAGACCTTGCAATTTGCTTCAACACGTTACTGGAAGACAAAACATTGTACCAGCCGAACACATTATTCTACTCTGTCTTATCAAATGTTATTCACCATGACTGGTTCTATCCGTTGTACAACATGCATGTCTCCAACTTTTTAGTCCAAGGCTACACATCTGTACAAAGCATCACATCCAATATGATAATGCCTAACAAAATTGGAGAGGAGAAGCTAGAAGAACATCCTGTACATAATGGAGAACAATCCAATGTAACATTCACACATTGCATTCAAGACTGGCCAGCAGTGTTTTACGAGAATGCAAGTTATTGTGTTGCACCAAGCAACATACGGATCATTGGTTCATACTCAGATACGAATGTCAACATGAATGTTACTTCATTGATTGACATGTGCAACAATGTGATCACCACGTATCCAAGTCAAAACATAGAGGTTCATGTTTTTAATATTCAGGAATACGATGTGAACAAGCCATTGTTTGACTATGTGTACAGTAACATGTTTGATCAAACCACATGTTACAAAGATGATGAATACCAACAAGGGTTTTGCATTGGCATATCTATTGATGTGTTTGCAACATTGCCATCTAACGTACATGATGTATTGGTGTATTCCTTGCAAGAACATGTTTGTCCAAATCAACTTGTATGCTTGGATGTATCAAACATAAATGACTCAAATAACGTGCGCTGGTCAGGCCGTACAGAAGATGTGTGGGCAGTTTATCAAACACTTGTAAGCTAGGTTTAGACCGTTTTTCACACAACTGTGTCCCCAATATAGTTTTGTGTATTGATCATAGCAGGCAATTGATGTGTTGTGCCAGCATTTGTTGATTGATAAGTTGTTGATGTCCAACTTGGTTTTAGAATGACCCTGTATGCAGTTACACAAGGAGCTGATGCTTTGAAACTTGACCCATCTTGACATGTAGACGCCGCATCAAACACCGTTGAAAATTGTAAATTTGGGAGAGCACTGGTTTCACCTACATACGATAGTTGGGCTGTTGTGGTAGCGTACTGATTTACGTGCGTGCCGTAATGTGTGCCATTTTGGTGTTTGGCAGGGGTGTTATGCTCTTGGGCAACAAAGTGTTGCTGATAATGCTGACCTTGGTGGTATGCGTTTTCATGTCTTCCTTGAGGAGCTTGCTGATTAGCTGCTTGATTAACGGCATTTCCAATAACCTGACCATTGTGATTGTGTTGGTGTCCGTAACTCTCGTGATGTTGACTTCCATGTGGCGTTTGATGGTTAGTTTGGTTGTGATTTAACGGTTTTCTAATTTGAGGTGCTTGATATGCATAACCATGATGGTATGCATGGCGATTGTGGTTGTGGTGATGATTATTGTGATGTATTGCAGGATCATTTTTATGATATGGGGTATGATATGGCGTGGTTAGTTGATTGGGCGCCACACTACTCGTTAATTGTACGGTAATCGGCACTTGCGTTGTTTGCTGACTTGCATCAGCGATAGTTTGGTATATTACGGATTGTTTCCCACTTTTCTTTTGAGCAACGATGCTAACGGGTATGTTTGCATTGTTCGCGACCTGGGCAGAAGATTGGACAACTACATTTGCTCCTTGCACTTGAACTGGGTATACCACACCATTAACAGAAACATTTTGAGCGGTGTATGGAAAGACCGATTGTTGTGTTAACGTGATTTGTGTGCTCGCAACATTGTAGTAGCGATTGAATCTCTTTGTAATGTAGAACGGAGTCCCAATCGCAAGAGAAGTACTAGCACCCCCTTCATAAGTTACGTAGTTCTGTACAGGATTAACAACGTTCACAGATATTTGTGGTCCTGGTAAGTTTTTCCCGCGATAGGATCCTACATTGTAGTCAGTTTGGGATATGTCACCATACATAGCCTTAGTATATTCCGCAATATTCACCTCGTTGTTGTTATTCGGCCCTAGTGTATCTTTAATGTTATTAAACGCAACTTCCCCTGATGGAATGCTATCGTCCGTGAGGTTTGGTGTATAACCCATAGAAATCACTTAGCATTTTTCCAGAAAAAAAAAGGGTTGTGTACCACGTATCTAGTAAAGCGTGTGCTTTATCTTTCCGTCACCATCCGTCTCAATAATTCTGAATTGGAAGTAGTGATCTTGGTTCTTTTGTTGATACGGATTACCATACATGTCTTGAAGACGCACATGCAGTTTTTGGACGCGTTGCAACGGTTGTTCAAAGAATTTTACCATTTTGGAAGGGTTGTACCTGTACGCATAATCGTTGTTCCGTGGAAGAATAATAAAGCTGTTATCAGCTTTGTCGTAGTTACTCTCCACAAGTCCATAGTCGTTGATATGAACAACCGCAGTGTCATCCACTGAAAAGTTGGCAATGTATGGAGTGTACAATGTGGTGTTGTTGATGACAATCCGAGACGAGTTCGTGGTCGGAGTTTTGGTTGACATTGTTATCACATTTCCTATACGGTTGTACACATTGTGGTAGATGCCACGGTTGTCCAGCAGAACCACGTTGTCATATGGATTTCCTTGCGTTGTGTTTTGCGACACAAAAACTTCGTTACTTGACAATTCATTTATGGTCAATCCAAAGTCGGCAGTTGTATCGTAGGTAGCATGGTCTACACTATAGGGGTGCATTGTCTTGATGGGCGACAAGTTATTCGTAACCGACATCTTTTGGATAGCAGTGTCATGCTTGCCGCATTTGGAGAAGTAAACAACATCGCCTGTACTTGAGAGTGAAATTGATGACGACCTAGGATAGTAGTCCATTGTTATGTTTGGAATATCTGTATTGTTCAATACACCAGCACTTATGTAGGTGTTGTTTGCCAATGTGTACAAGTACATGTTATCGTAAATATCCAGACCAATCACTTTCGCACCATTCTGAGTGCAAGTCACTTGCTTCATCACATTGGTATTAGTAGCCACAACATAAGGCGTGTATGCATTGCCCGATAGCTTAGAAAGTTGTATCATGTTTGATGTTGAAAACACTACGTTGGAGCCGTCTTGTTTTACTTCGGCACTCAATATATCGCTAGATGATGCGATTGTGAAGGTTGACGCATAAACGAGGGAGAGATTGGCGTTGATGTTGAAGTTGACCAACGGGTTGTTATGATTTGTTTGATTGGTAAGGAGCCTTATCGTGGAACCATCGGAAGTTGCATGCACAATATTGTTATACGACAACACGTTGCTGTTGAACAATCCAAATGTTATACCCGCAGCATTGGACGTATATTTGTATGCATACACAATGTGATTGGAAGAATTTGTTAACCGTGAAAGGTGATACACGTTTGAATTATTGTCCCACAATGTAAATGAATTGTTGAACACGTCCGTGGAGGGCACTTCTAATGTTTGAATGCATCCCCAATTCACATCCTTCGAGTGGACATCAATCATCCACTTGGGATGTACAAAGCCATTCGCCGATTGATATGTGTGTGACAACAACTTTCCAGAGGCATGAACAACGATATGTGACGGTTTGGAGTGATCAAACCCTTTCAAACTACGTGTTAGCTTGCTAGGTGTCCATGAGTTGGGTTCCGAATACAGGTTTGAGGAGCATGACGCAAAGTTGTTAAACAAAATGGAGGTTCCATAACTTGGATTAAATTGCTCAAAGGATCGGTTTGTAGTTGAGTTTATGTACGACAAAGCTATATTCTGAATGCAAGAATGTTTTGTTGGGTTGGTGATGTTATTTATCGGAACTACAGTACCGAACCCAATAAATCCATGCAGTGTGACACCTTTGTACACAACACTGTCAATGTTGTTGTAGATATCCGTGTCATTTGTTACGTCATACAACCGAACTCCGCCATTTATCACGTATAATTCGTAATCACAATACGTATCCAAGGAGTTGACGTTGGTGTAACCGAAAGTTTCTGTGATTGGAGTATCTACGCGTGCATCCATTTGGTAATTCAAAATATCTTGGAGCAACGACGTATTGATATTGCTATTGATTTTGGTTTTTGAAAAGCGGTTATACCTTGCTTCCACGTCCAACAAACATGGCGTGGCAACAACCAAGGAGTTGTTGCTAGAACTGTAGTAGAATGTATATCCATCACTCAACAGTTGAAGGGATGATATTACACTGCCGTCGTTGTTTCCATCCAAGTGTTGGCTAGCTACCAGCTGTTGGATATGGGTGGTTGACTTCAAGCTGGTGCCAATATGGAAGAATGTATCTGCTTGTGATGATATCTTGAGTCTAAATCTCAGAACAGATTCTTTAGCCAAGGGTGCGTAATATGATACGTAGGATGATGCATAACCTGCATTGTTTTCATAACGTTTTAGGTTAGTTGGTGTTTTGACGGTGAGCTCCAAACAACTTCCAACCACGTGTGTAGCACCATTGTACAATGTAGCAAACGATGGCGCAGTTGTTGTATAGTTTTCTTGGAACATTGTCACCTCTGCCGCATTTGTGCCAAATAATCCCGATGCAGATAGTGCGTCGGCAATTTCGGAGGAAGTCATGTTGCTTGTCGCATGCAATGTACGCTTTTGCGTCAAGTAGGTTGTCGTTTCGGTGGATGGAACAAAACCACCTGTCTCTTTGTTGTAAATTGTAATGTCATCGTTTGGGTTGACAATCGAAGCATCACCTGTGCTAACGGTGAGTGTGTTGCCTGAAGATGATGCAATCAATGGCTGTTCCGATGAGTATATTGTGTTATCAAGACCAAACAAGTTACCAAATGCGTTATCATTTCGCTTGTTCGCATACACACGCACGTTGTAAGGTCCCTTGATGATAAAGTAGTACTTGCTCGTATTTGCGTTGTAATCCACCTCCATGCTAAAGCCAGAAAAGTCATCTTTACTAGTCGCTATCGTAATGAGCTCGGTCATTTTTGCAGCAAGTTCTGTTTTCGAGTAGTTTCCCTCGGGAATCACAATCTCATAAGTTGTAAGGAGGGCATCTGCATCATATACATCCAACCAGAATGTATTGTTGTTGGAATGGATCAGTTGCGGGTTGAATGGAACATAGCAATGGACAAGCTCCATAGATGTAACATTCTTCAAGTTCTCTTTCAAGTCAATCACATAATCATTGGGATCAGGGTAGCGTGTGCGATCACGGCTGCGCGAATCTACCAACAGGATCCTCTCCCGTATCTTTGACCGTAATTGTTCTTGAGTAGGAGGTTTGATTAGGAAATCCATACTCGTAGTGACTTCTAAAAAAGAACGTATAAAAGATTTCATATGTCTGAGCGCAACTTATGCCAAGAAGCAGTAGAACTCTATCACAAAGTTCACCTCGTAATTGTCCGTGTCATAGAGGTCGCCATCCGAGTTCAGCAACTTGATGTGCAACTCCTGCAAACGAGACTGTGACTGTAGTAGAGGGGTATAACGATCTTGTTTCTGTTGCACCATAGCACCCGAAGCGCGCGATGATTCAATAATAGCGGTAGCCCGATCGGTGACCGCATCCGCACCATATACCGTTTCAACATCGGTGATGCGCAAGATCATGTCTGACGAGTTGTTGACATTGCATGCATACGGTGCGACAGCAGTGTTAAGGTACAACTTGGTATTTGCGGGTAGGGTGGATGGGGGTGTCTGGCCCGTTGCATAAATATGGATGCCTGTTGTGAAGCCAATGATCCGCAATAACCTGCAATAAGGGATGTACAAGTTGACGCCAGCACTGACGGCCAGGGTGAACACACCTTCTGTCACTGTGAATGAAACCCCATAGGATAGAAACTTGGTGTTCAACTCTGTTAGAAGAGTTGCTGTAGTGTAGTCTCCCTTGGTAAGTTGTACAGTGTTGGTAGTGCCCGAGGAAACAACCGTGATTTTACGTGTGTTTTCATTGATAAGCTTTTCGGGCAAGTACTTGAAATCACGAACGGAGATCCCTTGCACATTGGTCAGAGTGATTGGAAGGGGCAGTGTAAAGTCAGATGCACTGGGATATTTACTAAGGTCACGTTGACGTGATGAAAAGAACACGGGACGCATAAGAGCATTTGGTGGAACAGATGCCATATCTCTATATATGACATGCAATAAAAAGAAACCTTTGCTTCATACAAGGTAGCGAAGCGTGTCATCATGATTGATGGCTTGTTAAGGATTTACTCCATTTTCATGTTGATTGTGATTAGAGCCGTCATACATCCATGGAGTTACTTCCTGGACTTTGACGGCTTGTCTAGTATGATCTTGTGGGCATATGGTGTGCGCCGAATCAATGTGTATGGACGCGTGGATGGGACAAAACAATGGATGCCAAGTGACACATATAATTGGATGTTCCCGTATTTGCGTAGCGTTGTGCGGTCGTATCATACGAAGTTTGTAGCCAATGAAAAAGTGAAAGGGAAGGCAACGATGAAGTTCGAAGATACAGGCAACGATGAAGTTCGAAGATACAGGCAACGGGTGGTACGTCCAGTGTTGTGGGAAGCGTAAGAACGTCCATTGGACTATGTCCTCCAACATGGCAACGTTCTATTGCCGCCATTGCGAGTGCCTGCAAAGGTATCATTGCCGCCCAGGCGGTAGCGATAAGAAGATGGCACTCTGGATGTTGTATGCTGGCATGGAGCCGTTCTTGGCATGCGTTCCTTGCAAAACCGATTTCATCGTGGAAAGAGTGAAGACAGATGACACGGAAGATGTCATATCCATTCCCACTGGACATGTATGGTGTCCCAAATGCGGTCGTAAAGAGACACTTGGCTGTGTCCAATCGTTGTAGGCTACATGGGGCGCACCAACAGAAGTGCTATCAGTTTACCTCTTAACCCCTAAACCCTTCACCCTGCAAATGTTGGCTTTGTAATGTCATTTAAGGAATAAGGAATAATATAATATCATAGAGATGACGGATGTTACAAACCAACAATATACAAGTATTCAAGACAACGATGAAAGCATATACCCAGAAGTACGTTGGTGGCATGCAGCAGTTCGTTGTCTAAAAGAGAGTGGTTATAATAATGATGTAAGAAACGAAAATGATAGCATATACCCAGACGTACGTTGGTGGCATGCAGCAGTTCGTTGTCTAGAAAACAGTGGTTATAAAAAATAGTATGATGAGGTTTATAAACAGAAGCTAAAAATAAATGCATGTGATCATTGAGTCAAGTAACAAATCATGGTCTATTTGGAACCCATTGCAAGATAGTTTCGAGGTCAACATGTATTTTGTGGACCATGAGGATGATGACAAGAGTCAGCTAGATCGCGTGTATTCCATCAGTACCATCAACGAACATTATGATTGGGCGCAATATGTCACAGCACATAGCAGCATCTTCTTCACGACTATCATCTTCCATGCGATCCTCAAGAACCATTGGAGCCTTGCCGCATCATGGTTGGTATTGACGATCACATCCATCTTGCATCACAATCACTTCTTCGGGAAACCAATGAAGTATATCGATTATACCGCAGTGTATGCGTGCATTGCGGTAGGTGCCTTCTTTATCTTCAAGAATCTGACATTGAAAGAAACGATCGTACCCCTTGCATGCTCTCTATTCGTATTGATGATCTTTTGGGTTGGGTACATCATCAAATCGTATGCTTGGGATGAAGACATTAAAAAACAATACGACTGGCACAAACTACTGCACCTGGTAACGACATTTGCATTCCACTACGTTTTTATTGTCGCTTAGATTTGAATAGGTGAGTGATACCGACACCAAGGAGGGAGAGGACCACGATGACAATGAGAAGGAAAAGGATGAAGTTTGTCCAACGGATGTAACCAGCGAGGGAGGAAGGGGTCACGCAATGGGGCAAGCGGGGATAGCTGGTCTTAGCATCAGAATCGTACATTTTGATGAGGAAGTTGAGGTAGTACTGTATTGACTTTCCGTTGATGTGATTCAGGTCACTCTGCATGGTCACATCTTGGGCAAACAATGGAGGTTGTGTGATGTAAGCATCCAATTTCTTCTTTTTTATACATTGCACATAAGCAAAGTCAATGAGTGCCTTTTCCTCTTCCATGCACTTGGCAATATCAGCAAGGCTTGATTTACGGTACAAAATGCCTGCTGTGCAATACGGCTTGTAAGCGCGATGCAAGTTCTCGGTTACCTTCTCTGTTTTGTAGGGGCACATCTCCATACAGTACTCCAAATAGACCATATCCCAATCCGCAGGGACCTCCTTGATGATCTTGTCAAGACGAGGAATAACTTCCTTCGGAGGCACCATGGACATAAGATCATCCTCAAACACGACGAAATGGTCGCCTTTTACGAAGGGGAAGATCTTCTCTGGAACGGTGCGGTTCAAAGAGATGTGGTTCTTGTTCATGTTGGGATACTTGACTGGATCCTCTTTGTCCACCTTGACAGGCTCCACGAATTTGTAGTTCTTGAATCCAATGTCGGTCATCAGCTTCTCCATTTTCTTCCTGCGATCCACACGGTGTGGGAGGTTGATAATGAAGACCTCTACGTTTTCCATTTCTGCCTACTCCATGTTTGTAAATTAATTTTGCACGAGCTGTGTAGCATAGGTATCATGCGTCTCGTGTCAGGGGTATTGGGGATCATTGGGATACTATGCTCAACCTTTGGGCTAGTAGTACCTCCATCATACAATTTTTTGAATAATACTTGCCTTACAGGGAGTGATGGGAGTTATAATTACAACGCATGCTTCTTTGATCAGGTCACGCAGTTTTCCTTGGACAACGAGCTGGTTGCCAACATCGGATACATGGATGACTTTGACACAAATGGGGCGTTCACCGTTGCTCGTGGAACGTTTTGTGGGGCGATCAATGCACCCCGCAGTGGCACAATCTATCTTGAGTGTGGTACGTTGGAGTCCATGCAGGTCAGTGAAACCCATACATGCTTTTATGAGTTACACATTGTTTCGCCACAGCTGTGCCAATGTAGCCGCCAAGATACATTAGGACAAGTGCTTAACTTGCAGGGCGATGATGAGGTCACAACGGTCAACATTCCATTCACTTTCCAGTTTTACTGTCATCCATACAGCTCCATTGGCGTTTCTACCAATGGACTCATCACCTTTGGGTCGTTGTCGGCCTCATACACAAATACTATCATTCCAAGCACATGGGATCCGAACAACTTCATTGCCGCGTTCTGGACGGATCTCATCACAAATACCAAGAGCATCTACACGTCCGTAGAAGACGGCGCATTTGTTGTGCAATGGACGAACATGGGGTTCTATGGGTCAAACATTCCCTTGGGAACGTTTCAAGTATGGTTGCATCAAAATGGTACCATCGCCCTTACGTACCTGAATTTGATGGGGTCTCCGCAATCATTTGGTTCCACTGCTACCGTGGGCATTGAAAACGCCGATGGTACAAACGGCAAGCTTGTGTCGTACAGACAAGCGGTGTTGAAAACAGGACAGAGCTACATTTTCCATCCAAATGCGTGTGATTATGATGTTGTACACGAGAATGCTACAAGTTCGGTGGTACTCGTGCCACAAGGATCTGCATCCGTGCCGTTCCTGTTGCGACCTCCACTTGGGGATGTGATAGGCTATCGATCTCTCATTAACTTCACATGGTCTGCCTGGCGTGCGAATGAGTTTCGGATATTCATTTCACGCACATCATCGTTTGACAACATTATTCAAAGTGATACAATCACAAGTAAATGGTATACATACACACCATCTGTTTATGGTTCTGTATATTGGAAAATATTTGCATGTAATGCGTACGGGTGTGTTGAATCATGTGTGAGCACATTCAGCATACCACCTCCGTCTCCGCCTAGTCCACCTCCACCCAGTCCGCCGCCACCTAGTCCACCTCCACTCAGTCCGCCACCACCTAGTCCTCCTCCACCTAGTCCACCACCGCCTAGTCCACCTCCGCCAAGTCCTCCTCCACCCAGTCCGCCGCCACCTAGTCCACCGCCACCTAGTCCACCTCCGCCTAGTCCTCCTCCACCAAGTCCTCTGGCGACTGATGCGGCGTTTATTGCGCAAGTGGCACAGTCCATCCAAACTGCAGTAGCGACTACGGTAGCTACAAGTGTTGCGACCAGCGTTGCGACATCAACTGCGGCGTCCAGTGGCTCCGCAACGCAAGTTATCACTGCAGTGCAAGCACTCAATCTCAAGAGCAACCTTCAGATGGGAGTATCCACGCCGATGTTTCAAGCAGTTTCAGGAAGTTTGTCGTGGAGCACATTGGATATCAGCCCTAAGAAGCTGAAGCATCGTATGTTGATGGAGAAAGCACCTTCGTCGTCCACCAACAAGATGTTCATGATCGGAGTGTTTGCGGTGCCCATCATGGGACTTCACGCCATATTGGTTACTACCTATGAAAAGAGAATGGGCAAGATGGTCCAAGGAATATTGGGTTTCCCTACCTTCCAGCTTGTGCTTGCGCACTTCCTTATGAATCCGTTCGTGGATGCCGCGGCACGTTTCTTTGCACAGGGAACGGTGGGCATGGCATTTGCGGGTATAGCTACATTGTGTGTACTCCCTTTGCCATTGCTGGTGTACTGTGTGTATTTCATAAGGACTCATATTGTTCATAAACGGGACATCGTGTTCGCCAACACCGATGTCAAGTGGTACTGGCGGATCTTCTCGCGACATTACGGGAAGTGGTACGTACCCAATCCGTATGCTGCACACATGGCCAAGGCGCATGAGATCTTCTACATCCAGCACGCGGGGCCGTTCCACAAGATCGTGCCTGTCTATGAATTGGACCCCGTTACCAAAAGGTACGTACGATACCGAATAGAACCACGACACAATGTGATGTCACATGTAGCTACATATTTCAGTGCGTACATGCTGGCAAAGACGATATTGACAACATTGTTGCTAGGATCCTTCCCAAGTGGTGGCAGGGCGTATCCGTCACAATCTGCGGCTCTTGCGGCACTTTCTTTCATCCATGGTTGTGCAATGGTCGTGTTGTCGCCGTCCAACACAGTGAAAGAGTTCGTGTCCGAGGTGGTGCACTCCCTGACCGATGTAGGTACCTATTGCCAATCCCTTGCGGTATCATTAGCTCCTAGACTGGTGAAATACCTTGACAATGGCATCACCACACTGCAAATGGTCGGTTTGTTTACCAAGATCGGGTTTGCCATGGCGGGCGTGTTGAACATTTTGGTCGTCATGTGGTTTTCCTTCCGCAATAGGAGCGCTACCAAGAAGTTCAGCGAGTGTGTAGCACAAATGCGCAAGAAGCACATCTTACACAAAAAGTACGCGAATCGGTGGTTATACAGGGTACACGCTAGGACATTGGAGAATTGGCCCATACCTTGCGTAGTAACTCCAAAACAGAAGGAGATTATTGTGGAACTATTGCCTTAGTCGGATCTTGAGTGATTTTTTCGCAAGTTTGCACTTAAGAACTTTGTATTTTTACATTAGATAGCTAAATGGGGGTACTGCGACGTATCACTGCATTCTTTGGTGGGCGTCCATCGGATGAGGTGCTCTATATCATCCTTCCATATTTCAACTATTGCAAGTTCCTTCGGAGGAAACAGTTGTTTGTTGAGTTTGTAGAGCGCGTGGGTAAGATCAAGAACATCCGCATTGTTGTGGTGGAAGCTACAGAAAAGGGTTCAGAGTATGATTTGCCCCTCATGAATGTCTTCCAACATTTCCGTTATGAAGTAAATCACAGGCTGTGGATCAAAGAGAACCTGATCAACCTCGGGTTTGAACAATTGCCCAACGATTGGAAGTATGCCGCATGGGTGGATGCGGACATCACATTCTTGAATGAAACGTGGGTTACGGACACCATTCGGACACTGCAGAAGTACGATGTCGCGCAGATGTTCCAATCATGCATCAACCTTGGTCCCGAAGGCGAGTCTATCAAGATTGACCAGAGCTTCGCGTATCAGAACTTGCGCAGCGGGCATCCATACCACAGGGCATACAAGTACGGTTTCTGGCACCCAGGGTACGCTTGGGCTGTGTCTCGGAAGGCGTACGCTGCCATGGACGGTTTGGTGGATTGGGCCATTCTCGGCTCGGGGGATCGGCATATGGCCCTTGCTTTGATCGGTAAGGTGGAGTGCAGCCACCCAGGAAACATCCATCCAGAGTACGGCCGCATGTTGAAACAATACCAAGAAAAGTGCAAAGGACTGAAGTTGGGATACACACCAGGAACGATCTTGCATCACTGGCATGGTCGGCTTGAAGATCGCAAGTATCGGGAACGATGGGACATTCTGACCAAGGGACAGTACGATCCAAGCTTGGACATTCACAAAGACGGTATAGGGTTGCTTCAGTTGTCAAAGTCGGGTATGCGCTTGAAGGAAGAGATATCCGAGTATTTTGTTGGACGCAATGAAGACAGCATCCGTAAGTGATCAGGAAAGGGTGATATTGAACATGTTTGGAACCGTTACATAGCTATAATTATGGACAAAATCGGTGCCTGAAAAAGGGCCGCTAAACTCGGTTTCTATCTGGGCTACCCAATCGCGATCCGTTTTGTGTCCCCATGTTGACACCTTCTTGATCATGTCCTCCTTGGTCCGCACCCAGCTGAAATGGTGAAACATAGGAAGTTTTGTAGCTACAGAAAGTTGCATCCGACGACACGGAAGGTCCTCCACAATCCCATCGCGCTCCATGTCCCGCATCAAACGGTCATAGGACATCTTGGATGCGTGAACAAGGAGGACCGAGTCTTCAAATGTCGTCGCCTGGAAGATGGGCTCGCGGAAGTACCAGTAGTTTGCTAGTTTATATGCGCACTCCTTGTTCAGGTAGATGTTACGGTACCATTGCAAGAAGGATGGGGCATGTGGTATCTCATCAGCATCAAGGAAGAGAACCCACTCGGTCTCGTCTGGCATGCTTCGCCAACCTGCAATGCGCGATACGTTGTGCCAAAACGCATCTTTCCGATATTGGAGCGGATTGGTTCGCGATATTTCTTGCGATACTGGGTAATACACGAATGTTGCGTTGGGGTATGTAGCGGCCAGGTGTTGGATGTGGTTTGTATCTTCGGGTTGAAAGTCGTACGTGTGTGTTCCAACCGTCACAATGACGTGTTCGGCACATTGAAGGGCTTGGGTTAGTAGGGCGTGGATGAATGCACGCTCATTGGAACAATAGCTGATGACGATGGTAAGAATACCATTGTTCATTGTCTCTTAAGAACATATGAAGTTTTTTGATTGGAATCCGACAAAAATTTGATATTGGCGGAGGTATCTAGTATAAAAGGAATGGACGGATTGATTGCGCAGTTCTCCCGCTCTACCACCCTTCATTTTTATAACCCAACGCAGTTTGAGTTGGAGTTTTACAACGAGGGTGTACACACCCATAACAGGATCCCCGCGGACACGGTGGTAGGAGAGATTGAGGGTGATCCTGCGTACATTTGGGACATTAGCCACAACGACTATATCATTGTTGGAGAGGACTTCGTGTTGGACTGTTCCAAGTTGACCCCGCGCCCGATCTTGACGATGGTTCGTGAGGAGAACAGCACCAATGAATACGCTAACTGTATGATTGTCTCGGTCGTCAACGAACGTACGGGATACACAAAATTCTTCCTAAAGACGATTGCGGATGTTTGGGAGGGAACAGAACTGGTCTACACTGTGGACGAGTACATGTATCACTAACATGGCGATTCTTTCATCATATACGTGCCTTGCTCGCGGTACCCCAGCTTTTCATAGTACCGTTTTGTACCTTCGCCTGCAATAATGGCCGTGCGTGATAGTTTATGAGAATGGGCGATCTCCTCCGCACGGCTCACAAGTCGGCGACCGATGCCCTTGTGTTGTACATGGGATGCGCCATTCCCAACGAGGTTTAGCTGGCCGTAGACATGTAGCTCGCGAATCAATGCGGCGTTCTTGAGTTCGGGGAAGATATGGTGCGAGGAATCACAGATGCGCAAGCGGAGGAATCCGTATAGAGTCATGTCGGTATCCCCTGACTCGGCACTGATGAAGTACTCCATGCCATCGGATGCGGGGTAGGTGCGGACGACGAGGGTGTGGCTGCCGTCCCATTGCTTGTTCTTGACCTCGCGACAACGGATGCACTGGCACATCTTGCCCTCGTGCTTCAGCAGTTCGGTAAGCTCTTGGCGCATGTTTGGGCGGTCACTGCTTGCAATGATGTAGCAGGTGGGGATGTCGCGGATGATGCGGTTGAGACGGATCCATGGAAACACAAGGGACTTCATGTCCATAAGGATGTCCCGCAGTTCTTCTTCAGGATACGGCTTGTAGAGTCCTTCGTTGTACCACTTTTCAATGTCCGTCCATGGCACAATTGCACACGGGTATACCTTCCATTGGTCCAGTTGTAGGTCGGGTTCGGATACCTCATAGTGTTCCCACATCTCGCCGTTTTGGCGTTTCCTTTGGATGTGCTTCTTCATGCCTAGAAGCTGGTCAATGAGCATCTTGCGGTCGTGTTGAGGGGTGGAGAAAGGAAGATTTGGCATCCAATGGCCGTCCACCTTGAAGCCACAATCCTTGAGCATTCGGATCGCTTGCTTGACCTGCTCAATGGTACATTGGCGGCGGATGCGGTATAGGATTTCGTTGTCGGTGTGTTGGATGCCAAGTTGGACACGGGTGCATCCATAGCTGCGGAGGCGGCGGATCTCCTCGGCGTCAATAGTGTCGGGGCGGGTTTCTAGGGTAAGGCCGATGACACGACATTTGGCATCGTGGTTGATGCGCTTTTCTTCTTCCAGTGACAGCTTGGCACGCTTGGTCTTGTCCCAGAAGACATTCGCCGCGTAGTAGGTGTCGCGGATAAACTGCTCGCAGTAGAGGATTGGATACGATGCCCATGTACCACCAAGAACGATGACCTCTAGCTTGTCCACAGGATGCCCCGTTTGGCACAGTGCGGCCATTCGTGCCCACATCTGTTCGCAAGGGTCAAAGTTGTGACGGTTGGCGCGAAGGACCCCTGGTTCCCCCTTGAGGTAGCTCCTTGGCTGGTTGGGTTCGTTGGGACAGTACGCGCAATTCCACTTGCAACTGAAGTCTTGCTTGCACGTGTTACCGTCTTCGTCAATGTATTCGGGATAGGCACTCGTGAAGATAGTGATGACTAGGACGCCCGAGTAGCTGCGGCACTTCTTGATGCGGAACACGCGTTGTAGGACGGGTTCATGTTCCATGGACATCAAGCCCATGTCGACAAGCATGTAGAATGCTTGCATGAAAAAGGAATACTTTGTCGCTCGGCCGAGATGGTGGACCATCATCTTCTGTATGTCATTCATCGTGCGCTGGCGTTGGTCCTCAACGAGCTCGTCTAGCATGGGTTTTACTTGGCGCGCTTCCTCCTCTGTGGGTGGAACGTACTCCACTGCAAGTGAAGCGTCAAACTTGCGGTTGATGTCCTCAATGTCTATCATTTCTTGCTCTTCTTGGAAGACTTCTTCTTTTCATTTTTTCCACCATATGTTGGTTGCGGAGGATAGGCTTGTTGTAAATTCGAAACGAATCCCCTTGCATTATCTCCCAACATCTGGGCTTGAGCGGTCACAGCTTGTCGACCAACATCAGCAAGGTTATTTACCCTAGTCATCAATTGTCTAGGGCTGTATTGATCTCCATATTGTTGATATTGAGCCGCCATCTGTTGTTGCATATTCGCTGCTTGTTCACGAAGATTTCCGCTCATTCCCAAAGCCCTTTGTTGCATATTTGCGGCTTGTTCACGAAGATTTCCGCTAATGCCCATCGCCCTTTGTTGCATATTCGCGGCTTGTTCACGAAGATTTCCGCTCATTCCCAAAGCCCTTTGTTGCATATTCGCGGCTTGTTCACGAAGATTTCCGCTCATTCCCAAAGCCCTTTGTTGCATATTGGCAGCTTGTTCACGAAGGCCAGTCATCCCATTTTGTTTAATATCCGCTGCCTTGCTCATTAGCGACTGTATGCGATTGTTCCCCATCGCCCTTGCCTGCATGTTTTGCATCATCCCCCTTGGATTTGCAGCCGCATTTGTCACTAGTTGACGTGCCGATGCCATCCTATTCATGACTCCGCTCAATCTGGGGTTTTGCGCGACTTGGTTTCGAAGACTTTGCATGGTCTCCCCAGGGTTTTGCATCATTGCGAGGCCTTGAACTTGCAGACCTTGTGGGACAAATGTTTTTGCGTTCTCTAATACACTACCAGGGGTGTATTTATCTTTGAGGTCTAACGCCGTGCGCAATCCAGGAACACTACCTTTTGCTTCTTGGAGCCATTGTTGAGCAGATTCGGGATCCCTTACTTTCATCAATCCATTTACAACAGGTGAGTTGGCTAACGCTTTAGTAGCTTTCATACCCAATCTTGCTACAGGGTTGAAGCTGGCAGCCTTTTTACCCATATTTGCACCAAGTACCATTGCATTGATCATACCATTACTAAATCCACCTTTTTTAGCAAGGTCTAGTGGATTCATTCGTTGTGTGATATCCCCTTGGAGCATTTGCTTGACATCCTTTTCAAGTTCAGAATCAGCAATTCCATGTATTTTCATGAGTTGTCCAAGAACAATGCCAATGCTGTATATGTCAACCTTGTACAACCCATTGTTACTTACAAAGGCTAGGTAATTGTCTTTGTTATTCTGTTGAGCTGTCACTGCGGCATTCCATATCTCATTTTCCCAGCCCGTGGGTAGGGATTCGGCTAGCCCTTTTTTGTCCCACTCATCTTTACCTCCTCCTCTGAGCAAAACCCATTCAGGTGGGTATGGAGGATAACTCGCGTACCTAATTCGGTCATCTCCATATTGTTCCATGTATCTTGAAGGATCAGTAATTTTCCGCAAGAGTCCATAATCAATCAGGTAACACGACTTGCGATCTTCTGACAACAAAACGTTTGCAAGCTTGATATCCGTATGAGCATAACCCTTTGTTGCAAGGTCATACGCCGCTTTCATAAGGGTGTCCTTGATCATTTTCAACTCTTCTAAGGTTACAGAACGTGCTTTGTCCAGACTGTCCCCGCCCTTCTTCTGCAGTATCACTGGGTATGTACTACGTTTATCAAGTAGTTCTTTGGAATTATGATCTGTACACTTGTTTATCTCGTTCAGATTTCCTAGATTTGTTGCAGCACAATACCCATAAAAGGGGATAGACCATATCCCCTTCGGATCAATCACATTCCTCACAAGTGCAAATTTCTCAAGTTCACCAACGAACGAATCTTTATTGTTAAAGATCTTGCCAATCAAAGACTTGCTCATACTGCCATCCTTGCCGATTGCACCATCCTTGAGTTTGTTAAATCCGCATTCGGCTTTTGTGTTACATTCGAGTTCATCAAACACACAGCCGTACGAGCCTTGTCCGAGCAACTTGCCACCTTTTTTCTTGGGCATTCTACAACTAACTTAAGAAATGAAGTTGTACATGAGTTATGGACACTACACGTACGTTCCAGCTGTCCTCCGAGCTCTTCTGGGGGTTTCGGGTGAAAGTAGATCTGGCATATGTGGATGACATCGCGACCGTGATCAAGATGGTCAAGTTGGAGCTGAAGGGGTATTTGCTACAGCGCAACCTCCAGGCTCTGGCGGAAAAAGTAGATCGGCTCCCGTTGCACATGCACGAGCCGAATGTGACGTTTGATAAGTTACTAGAATACACGCGTCCTAAGGAAATTCTTTACCTTTGTGACCATTGCGACGCTGCTTCGTGATCTTGATGAAGTTGCGCAAGATGCGTTGGGTGTATGTTTTATCCTCTGGGTGGTAGATACAACCATACAGTGGTCGGGTGTGGTGTCGGAAGGCGACCATGCGGTCCTTCTTGTAGATGGTAGAGGTACAAAGGGGCATCAGGACCTTGGGGGTGTTGGTGGTCATGTACTCGGCACAAAACTTCGCTTGGAACTCGGGTTTCATGTATGCCATGAATGGGTCTTCTATACATGTGACATTGTTGGTTTCACAAAACATGTGCGGGAGTCGTGTCAACCGTCCCTTGAAGTATTGATAGATGAACTGTGCACCAAAACAGATGCCCAATACAGGCAGACCACTGTGGATTGCATACGTGTTCATCAAGCGGCGGTTTTCGTCTATTTCGGGGACGTGGACTGTGGACCCCGAAAGGATGAAGCCTTGGACAGCGAGGGGAGGGATGTTGATCAGCTCGGAGACGGTCCGCACACTCTTGAAAGTGATCTTTGATTTGGTCAAGAACGCAACAAACTTGGTGTAGAACTCTTTACTGTCTTCGGTGTTATCTATCAACACGATCATGTGTGCCTTCTGCTTCCACTTGGGATTTTATTCCAAGTGCCTTGTAACATCCCTCAAGGTCAAACTTCACTTTGAGAGCGATCATCGTCCCACACAAGCACAAAGATACCATGTTTGCTAACACGAACACCGCGTCCTTCCACATGAAGCCGTACACTATCCATAGTACAATACCGACACTTAGGATCGCATAGGTGTGGATGGAGATGTCACGAGCACTCTTCGTCTTCCAAATGGACAGGATCTGGGGGATGCTTGCAAAAGTGGTGCAAGTTGTTGCTAGCAAACCGATGGCTGTCGATAGCATGATCATTCTTCTTGACTTGAATGCTGACGCCGATATCAAATTTTACTGACAAGTACAAAACAAAGTATGCGTGGTGCAGGATTCGAACCTACGAAGCTAACGCATTGCATCTTGAGTGCAACCCCTTTGACCGCTCGGGAAACCACGCTGATGGTCGGAAGAATTACTTCCTGACTTCTGATGTTGACTTATCCTTAAATCGCTTTTGGTATTTAAGCAAAGGTAGCAGGCCGTTGGCGCGTGTAGTGGCCACAATGTTGACAGGTATACGCCCAGAAGGTAGTGTGATAGTCGTCATCGCGCTCGCGAATGTACACGTGCGGACAAGATTCCTCAAGAGCACGCATAGCTATCTCCAACTGCCTCGTCCGAACAAGCGTAGCACTGTACTCATCACGAAGCTGCTTCATACGACGCTGGACATCCATCTTTACACACCGCTCAAGGACAAAAAAGGACATCATTTTTTGCGATCTTTTCTTCCAAAAACGTCACCACGTTAAGTCTTGGATAATCCATGTATCGATCATCTGGGATAAATGCGGCGTGGAAACAATCTGCTGGGAAGATGATTGTACGACCTGGTTTCATTTCTATGTGTCCGACACATTCCCATTCTTCCATGACTCGAGAGGATGCCCAAAAACGTTGTCCATTCTCATTCAAGTACGGTTTTTTCTTTATCAACTCATACATATCATGGATATGGTTTCGTACACTCATAGTGTTAAGAGAGCGACTTCTGAAAAATGCGGTTCCACCTGTGCATTCATCTTCCGTATTTAGATAGGTAATGACGGCGTATCCTATCTCGCATTGTTCTGGATTCATGTCAGAATGTGGTGTTGCATAGTCGGACTCTCTTGGCTTGATTTGCAAAAACCAATTCGATTCTAAGGAGGTAGTAGACGTTACTTTTGTGTTCACTTTCCAAACGTGAAATACGAGTCTGTACAAAGCATCTACATATGGGTTTGGCACATCTGTGGGGGCCAAGAAATTGCGACAATCGTAGTAATCTATAAAGTTACGAGTGCCTTCTGTATACTTCCAGTTGCCAACTGGCCCGCGCAACAATACATCACGCACCTTCTTGTAATCATTGAGAAGATTATCACAGACTATAACGGCAATGTCACCTATCATCACTTTGTTGCAAGTACATTCATCGTTGACACTTAGCACATCATGAACCAAGTATGGGAACCCACTGTACCGTTCTGCCATTACTATTGGCATAGCAAACTGATATAAAGAGTTTTACGCGTGTTTTAACAAATGGACGGTTACGTCAGTCCATATGAACTGCTTGGCTTGGTGTCAAACAAGTGCACGATTCAAGATGTGCGCAAGGCCTACTATGAACTCGCTCTGATTTGCCATCCCGATAAAGGCGGCAATGCAAATGACATGCGTGTGCTGCAAGCCGCATATGACTGGATCATGACACAAATGACCAGCATCAAAGAGCGCGGCGGGGAGACCTATGAGGAAAAGGAAGACAACTTCAAGGCCTTCCTTGAGAGTCAGGTACAGTACAAGGTGGTTCCTTTCACCGAGGTAGTGCAAAATGTAGCTGGCTACACGGAAGAACTGTTTGAACGTGTATATGAACGGGCAAAAGACAATGACGACCCATTGACGAAGCAATTTGTCAAGCAATATGTCACCAATTGCATCATGTACCATGTTGGTCGCGGGGCGGACGCATCTATTGAAGATGTCGTGGAGCGGGAGGTGAAAGCATACTTCGCGATGGTAGCTAAAACGCAATGGTCGTATGCTTCCATTCAAGACGGTTATGGTGCATATTTGGATGTTGGCAGTGGGGTCTCACAACCCTTTGGCAAAACAGAAATGATCGTATATGAGGAGCCCATGGTACTACCTGCGAAACTGGGGGAAACCATCGAGCAACCCAAACAGCTTGAGGACTACACACAGGGTGACATGTGTGATTATCGGGTTGCATTCAAAGATACCGAGCGACCGCTTGCAGTATTGGAACAGCAACACCCACCCAACACCATCGCAAACCCGCTTCAGGATATTCTTGAGGCAAGGCAGTTGGATCGGCGCTTGGATGACATGAATCTTGAGAAGGAAGACTCGCGGCGGTCTGTGCTCTTGCGCTTCCAGTCCCAAGCTAGGAAACTAGCGTCATAGTAATCTTTGATGTCAGGAATGCCCTTTAAGCACAAGGGTACCCCCTCCCCCCCCCTGTGTTGCTCCGAAAATTTGCACGGAGCTATCGTCTGCAGCTCCGAATTTTTGCAGTAATTTTTGTGTCCATATGAGAGTAGTGCTCCAAAATTTGCAAAACTGTGCAAATTTACACTCGCTTATACAACAACTAAGAAAAGTAACCTTGAGTGACACCATAACAATAATAGCAATAAAGTCCCATATGTGACGGGATGAACATGGAAGCCAAAAATGTTAGCTTTGATTGCCAAAAATGTTAGCTTTGATAGCCAAAAATGTTAGCTTTGATGCCAAAAAAGTTAGCTTTGATTGCCAAAAATGTTAGCTTTGCTGCAAATTTTCGGAGCCTGGGGAAAAATTGAAAGTGCTTGATATGTAATGTACTAGTATACACCATGGTGAAGCTCAGTGATCCGATCCATACGTTATTTCAGGAGATCCATTCTATTGGCATTGATAGGCCAAGGGTTTATTGTGACATGCTCCGTGATCTTCTATATCAAAAGATCCTCAACGGGAACGATGAAATTGCGTGCATCTTTGATTATAAAAACGATTGGTACGATTATGTTTGTGATCATTACCCCCCATCCAAGGTGCACAACTTCCACGAATGTATGAACATGCTTCAAATTGAAGATGAAGTAGAATCTTCATCACTACTGAGTGAGCATGATCTTCTGAAGGCGGTATGGGCCGCGGGATTCATCTACGCAAAACTGTTTGCCCTTGATTCGTAATCATACGGCACTTCTTTTTGTCATGTTATATCAATTGAATATGCATCTTGGACTGATTCCCGACGGAAACCGAAGGTGGATGAAAAAATGCGGGGCAGATCACCATGTTCTGCTGAACCACCTTTTTGAGGTTCTCGGTCGGACATTGAAAGCAATCATTGAAAAGCGATGCGTAAAACTCAGTTGCGTGAGTCAGCTATCCCTTTACCTCATGAGCAAGGATAACATGACCAAGCGGGCGGACGGCACCGTCGGACTGATATCCAGTGCGCTCAAGATGCTTAGCGACCATATCGCGGTGAACAAGGTACTCTATTCATGCGTAAAAATGAGGTTTGTTGGGGATCTTGAGGAATTGCCGATAGAAATGAAGGATCTGTGTGATGACATTGAGCGGTGCACTTCCGAGGGCAGCTTTTTGGTATTCATCGCTATCAACTACGACCCCTTTACCGACTGTGTGAAGTTGGTGGAGAAAGATGAGAGTCGCCCCGCTCAGGGTGCCATTGATTTGGTGATCCGTTCGGGCGGCGAGAAGCGTTCATCGGGGTTCTTCCCGCTCCAATGTATCTATAGTGAATGGGTATACTTGGACTCCTTGTTCCCTGATCTGACTTGGGAGGACGTGGAAGCGGCGGTTGAAGATTACGAGAAGAGAAACAGGCGGTTTGGGAGCTAACGAATCGTGGTTCGTCGCTTGCCACCTGACCTAAACTGGGGTAAGCGGTCAAGGGCCTCCTTTGCGGTCAGGGTGTTGTTTTTCATGAGATCTTTGGCGAGGTCTGTTAGGGGCGCGGACTGCAATTGGAAGCGTGTCAAGAGCTGTAGGATGATGATACCAATCGGGTGTAAGTCCATCTTCTCCTTTTGGAAGGTGTTGGGAGATGCTTGTTGATATGTAGCTACAATTTCTTCAAAAACATCCGTGCCAACCGAGGGGTACTTGGAGCGGCCATTGGTGTTGGTCAAGAATCGGCTCCGATTGCCGCGTAGGTAGTTGTCATAGGGGGTCTTGTTGTTAGCTACAAAATGGCAGAAAGGAGGCATGTAGTCCATGTTGCCATAGAAGTCGGTGGTTGGGGACGTTGTGTCGTCTGATTTGGCGGTCATCATGCCGTAGTCCGCGACCACGACACGTCCCTCGGTGAGATTGGTGAAGACATTGTCCAACTTGATGTCCTTGTGCAGCAAGTTATTGCGATGGATGATATCGCAGAATGTCAACATGCTCTTGGCGGCATCTATAGTGAATTGCAGAGGGTTCGCGGGGGTCGCGGATAGCTTGGGGGTCCATACTTTTTCGTATGCTTTGTCGGACTGGAACAATGCAGACTGCAAGTCGCCTTCAAAGCGGGGATAGACGAGAAGCGTATCCATGTCCGTGTCCACCGAGGAGATTTCGGGATGCAAGCTGGTTAGGTTCAACTTGCCCTCCGCCTTGAAGATATCATGGATTTTGATGTTGTTTTGTAGCTCCTCGTCGCGTTCTTTGTACTCGGGTATCAGTTTGAATACGCAATTGTTGAGCGAGTTGGGGTCTTTGGCAAGGGTAGCTTTGGCAAAATCGTGGATCGTCTCTAGCTCTCCCACGTCGGAAACGGAGGTATAGACCTCGCCGAAACCACCCTCGCCTAGGAGTTGGCCGCCGCGCATGTGTACTCGTCCCATATTATACTGGAGCGATAGTTTATTTACTTGTTGTAATCATGATGAGGCCCAAGACGACAAAGATGCACCCCACGAACGCAGACGGGGACAGTCTGTCTTGGAAGATCAGAGCGGAGACCAAGACGGAGATTAGCACGCTGGAATACACGATCGCATTGACATACCCGACATTGGGCGACTTATGCTGAGCAATGCGTTGCAGAAGGAACGCAAAGAAGAAGGAGAACCCGACAATGGCGAAGACGCACCCGTCAACCCAATGCTTGGGGGCGTTGATCTGCTGCTTGGTAAGGGTCGTGTATAGGATCCCCACAATTGCCGCGGGGACAATACCGTAGAGCACGATTTCAAGGGAAGAGTACTTCTGTTTCATCAGGTACATGTACATCAGGTCGAGGGCGACGACGATGATGAGTACGGCAAAGCTCAGCAAGGTCCAAGAAGGCATCTATATGAAGGGTACATATTCCAGTAACTAGATTTTAGAAGGGGCTTTTTTGCCCTTTTTTGGACCCCTCCAAG